AGACACCCGGAGACACCCGGAGACACCCGGAGACACCCGGAGACACCCGGAGACACCCGGAGACACCCGGAGACACCTGAGAAGAGTATTTGAACTATGCCTCGTGGTTGAATCTTGATGATATCCACCGTCTGGCCGCCAAACTTGGTGTATATTTACCAAATATCATTTCTGTGATTTTGCTCTGAGATTAACAAAATCTCAGACTCTAGTATATGCTGTACTTGAGTAGTATTTGCCCACAGACATCTGTTGCGCTGTCAATTGACATCAGCTACAGTACACACTGCAGCATGTGCTGCAGTCATCACGAGGAGCATCAATATGTCAGCACCTGATGTCAGCAAATGACCTTGTCCTGGGCACTGAATGAGACCAGGATCCAGGCCTACGCCAATCCATGGTGGGCCAATGCCTATGGACTGTGCAACATACTCTATAACGTGGTGATGCGCCAGGGGTCTGATACTCGGGTGGATCCCAGCTCCCCGGACGCGAGCGTGCTGGATCGCCACGCCCGACAACTGCAGGATGAATTTACCCTGCTGGCACGCCGGTGGCCCAGGTTCAGTGGTCGTGACTCATATCCTGTGCCCAGCTGCAGCGAGCAGACCGCCAGTGCAGCCTACTGGTGTGCCAGCATGCGCAATCAGCTCTGGGACCTCAACACCGAATATGGCCGGGCTCGTCGTGACATGCTGGACTGGATGGTGGAACAAACCAGCCAACCACAGCCCTGACACCGAGTCGATCGCATTGTGCCTGTTGCATGCTCAGCAGGCATCACTTACACTGTGTACTGCAGCATGTGCTGCAGTCAAACACAAGGAGCAGCAAGATGATCAATCCTGATTTCAAAAAAATGACCCTGAGCTGGGCGCTGCAGGAGACACGTCAGCATGTCATTGATCAGCAGGCATCGGGTGGAGATGTGGAACATGGCATCTGTGGCATCATCCGCCATGTGGTGTTGCAGCACTCGGGTCTGGACCCACATCGCCCTGACTTCAGATCACCCTGGTATCGGCCTGTGGACCGTTATCAAACTGAACTGGTTACCCAGTTCCTGGATCTGGCCGAATCATGGCCCCATTACAGTGGCAATTACAGTTATCCAGTGCCCAGTGGCAGTGTGCACCCGGCCACAGCCTTCCACCGGGGCTACCAGGTGCTGGAACTCTGGAGCACCAGCACTGAATATGGCCAGGCCCGGTGGGCATTGTTGGCCTGGTGTCAGAGTCAGATGCAGCCACATCATCGTCTCCGGCGATGGATCCGCCAGCAGTGGCAACGAATCACCAAAAAATCCACGCAACGGGAAAATGAATATGACTTCACCTGATTTCAGAAAAATGACCCTGAGCTGGGCGCTGCAAGAGACACGTCAGCATGTCATTGATCGGCGAGCCATGGGCGGCCAGGTGGAACATGGCATCTGTGGCATCATCCGCCATGTGGTGTTGCAGCACTCGGGTCTGGACCCACATCGCCCTGATGCCAGAACACCCTGGTTTCTGGCCGTGGACCTTCACCAAGTTCAGATGGTCACGGATTTCTTGGATCTGGCTGAATCATGGCCCGGGCACAGTGGTCACCGAAGTTTTCCAGTGCCCAGTGGCAGTGTGCACCCGGCCATGGCCTTCTTCCAGAGCCAGGGGGACCTGGAACTCTGGAGCACCAGCACTGAATATGGCCAGGCCCGGTGGGCATTGTTGGACTGGTGTCAGACTCAGATGCAGCCACATCATCGTCTCCGGCGATGGATCCGCCAGCAGTGCCAACGATTCACCAAATAACACACTGGGAGCATGAACATGGCCATTGATGTCAGACACATGACCCTGCACTGGTGCCTGCAACAAGTTCAGGCCCTGGTGCCCACTCTGCCGCCCCATGACTGTGACGCTGGCATCTGTGGCCTCATACGTCGTGTGGTGTTCGACAACATCGACTTACCCAAACTCAGTGAAGACGTTGAGTTCAGAGAACTCAGTGGTATGATACCCGGGTATCGCCATGTTCATAATCACGCGCATCGAATAGTTGAAGAGTTCCTGGACCTGGCTGAACTCTGGCCCCGGCACAGTGGTGACCCGCAATACCCAGTGCCGGATCCCCGGCACCAGGATGCTGACGCGGCCTACTGGCGCCAGGAACATCGCGGCCAGTTCTGGGATCCTCGGACTGAATATGGTGCCGCACGCCTGGAGCTGCTGGATTGGTGCCTGGAGTATCTGCGCAGTCAGGACAGCTAGTCCCAGGCATAGACCCCGCTGCATCGCGCGGGGCTTCAACAACATCTCACAGCTGCCTGTTGCAACACCACTAGACAGTCAAGTATAGTGTGTACTGCAGCATGTGCTGCAGTCAAACTTGGGAGCAGCCATATGAATCCACGTGATATCCGCCTGCGGCATGTGTTGCAGAGGATTCAGAGTCAGCAGGACCACCCCAATATCAATCAGTGGCCCTGCCAGGGCATCTGCAGCCTCATCAACGAACAGCTGCATGTCATGTGTGAAGATCAGGACTGGGTTCAGATCCTGACCAGTAGATTCCACCATCAGTTTCTGGACCTGGCCGAATCATGGCCTCAGCACAGCGGGCGTCACCCCTGGCCAGTACCCCATGTGGGCGGTGACCCAGTGATGAGATACCAGAGATATATGGATTTCTGGAACCCTGACCAAGCCTATGGTCAGGCCCGGCGTGAGCTGCTGGCATGGAGTATCCAGACTCTGCAACAGGGTAGTGTGTCATTGTTGTCGGTGCTGTTGATGGTGCAACGGCGCGTGGAACATCCTGATCCGGGCCCTGATGTCGATGACCAACTGGTGCCTATCATGGGCATCTGTGCCATGATCAATGACGTATGTGAAGCTCGCCAGCCGCATCTGGATCTGGGACAGGCCAAGCGGGACAGTTATTCATGTGTGGATGAGTTCCTGACACTGGCTGAATCATGGCCCCACCACAGTGGTGATCGATCTTATCCGGTGCCGGGACGGGATGGTCTCAGTGCCCGGTATACCTATTACCGGAGTCATAACAAGTGGCGACCGGATCATGGCTATTGCGACCAACGTCGAGCACTGTTGTATTGGTGTATCGATCAACTGCGAGCTCGCCGGCGGCACCAATCACTGTAACCACGCTGTGGAACCAGTTGATGCCAGTTGCATGTTCAGCTGGCATCACTTATGCTGTGTACTGCAGCATGTGCTGCAGTCAAACACAAGGAGCAGCAAGATGAAACTGGAAATCACCAACCGCCGCCAAGCAGCTATCTTCTCGCTCATGGTCCGTGCGGTTATATACGCCGAGGACTATGAAGCCGGCCCATTCCTGGGTCTGGAGGATCCCCAGAACTTCCGGGATAACCGCCGTCCGCCCCAGCCCAGGGAACACTGGCTCAAGGAATACAACGCGGTGGCCGACCACTTCGTCGCCTGGCATCTCACCAACCTGGACAGTTGGATGAACCAATTGAACTATGACTGGGAGTTGGGGGACCGCAGTCGTTGCGACCAGCAGGAGTTCCAGTGGGCCCGGGCACTGTTTGATCAGCTGGTGACCATGACCGGCGCACCGTATAACATCACTCAACTGTAACATCATGCCAGTGGCACCCCCCGGAGTAATCAAATGAACGCCATCATCACTCAACTCACTGCCATGCATGACATCACTGCCTGCAATCAGGACCACGTCTGGGAGGTGTGGAACGACGGTGAAGTCACGGTCACCAAGGGCGGTGACATCTATGAGCAGCGCAGAAGGTTCACCCGTTACCTGGGCGACTCAGCAGTGGCAGTGCCCCAGGAGCAGTGGCCCCAGGAGTTCCGCCGCGGCGACCATGCCAGGATCGTGGTGCAAGACGAGGCAGCGGCACTCAGGGCACGCGAGCTGATCTTCAACACCATTTAACACACCGGCTGGTGGCGACACCAGCCAAAACTTTTCACAAGGAGAGTATGATGCGAGTGCATGAACTGATGGAACGACTGGATGACTTCAACTCCGAGGCCCAGGTCAGGGTGTTCTGCATTGGCGGGATGTGGGACTCCTGCGCCGGCGCCACGGACCAAGCCAACGGTGACCAGGGCAGCAACAACCCGTTCGTGGTGGCTGTGTCTGATAAACTCCACACGGATGATATCATGCGGGTGAGTGACCTGCTGAGCCGGTTGGAGAACCATGACCCCGAGGCCCAGGTCATGGTGTCCTGCAATGGCGGGCTGTATGACTCCTGCGCTGACGGCACTGACGATGCCAACGAAGACCAGGACGGCGACGATGGTCGGCTGTTCGTGGTGGCTGCGGCCACCACCTGACCCCATCAGGGGGTGACTCAACACAGCACACCAGCAGGTGCCAGTTGCATGTTCAGCTGGCATCAGCTATGCTGTGTACTGCAGCAATAGTGCTGCAGTCATCCCCGAGGAGCAGCTATGAAAGAAGTCATGGACCAGTTGATGAAGTTGCATGCCCCCGACGCCAAGGAGAACCCCCGTGTCTGGGAGGTTTTCTCGGATGGAGAGATTTACATCCGGCAGGGCGGCAACGATTTGGAACATTGCCAGCGCCATCTCTGGCAGCCGGGCCATCCCTGCGCAGTGATACCCCAGCATCACTGGCCCCAGGAGTGCCACGTGGGTCACATGGCCAGAATTTTGGTGCGTGACGAAGTTGATGCTGCAAAGGCGTACCATCTGATCTTCCAGGTGCTGTGATGATGATCTCACCCCTGGTACGAGTCAGGTGTCAGGGGCAGACTCCGGGCCAACTCCGACCTCTGCGCAGTGATTTCACCCTGGGGCCAGGCCCCTGGATAGATCACTGCAGCACTCTGGGACCAGTGATGCGAAGTCTTCAGGTGGTGAATTGGCAACAATTCCCCGAAGATCTGCTGGTGCTGGGTGTGCTGCCCCGTGAGGCCATCTACTCGGAACATGACACCACCGTGTGGCATATATCTTCAACAGACCCACCGGGGCTTGGAGGCCTGTACTGTCTGGGCGTAAAATGCCAGTTGCGCGTTCAGCTGGCACCAAGTATAGTAAACACTGCAGCATGTGCTGCAGCCCTCAACAAGGAACAGCTATGGTCTCACAAAACGAATTCGGACTCTGGGTAGCCACCCAGGTTCGCGATCTTTACAGCGGCGTGGTGGTCACGCCGGGATTCACCATCTGGAATGAGAATTTCCAGGTGCGTCTGGAGTGGGATCCAGGTCTGGATCTGGAAACCACTGCTGATGGCCAGTGGGTGGAGTTCACCGACGGTGACGGTGCCCAGGTCAAGTTGCCGCGCCAGCTGGAGCCCCAGGCCCTGACTTTCATACACAACTTCTGCCCGGGCCACCGCGCCCCGCATCCCGAAGTCTGGGACCTGGCTGGTGCCAAAATGTCATCGGGCCAGAAAGGTGTCTGGTACTTCGAGGACCAGAGCCGGGTCATGGTGCGAGACGGTATGGTCCGGGTGCTGGACTAATCGATACACGGGGGCGGCTGGACGCCGCCCCAGGAGACCGCAATGAATGTGATTTGGTGTGCAAGCTTGGCCACTCAGGGCCAAGATGGCCAGATGCTGATACAGCCGACGGCTGTGATCATGATACCTGAATCCTGGGTGCTGGGACTCAACGGAGACCTGCTGGAGTTGATGATCCCTGACCAGGGATTTGTCGCCGTGCAGTGGCGTGATGCCCAGGTGCTGGAGACCCAAGATCTGCCGCGGGCACACTGGCTGTGCCGGTGGATGTGCTATGACAACCATGCCGGCGAGTATCATCGCCCCAGGGATCAGGCACTGCTGGCCTGGGGCGGACGGCTGGTGCACAGCAGCAACTGGCAGGCCGGTGACCAGAGTTTCTCGCCCACTGATGTCTGGGAATTCCCGGATCGCAGCCAACTGGAGGTGGCCTACCAGGGGGCCCAGGCATTGTAACCCCGCTGTTAATCGCTGTGTGCCAGTTGCGCGTTCAGCTGGCACCAAGTATAGTAAACACTGCAGCATGTGTTGCAGCCAAACTAAGGAGCAGCGATGATATTCCCCAGGGCTCATTTGATAGCCATCGAAAATCATCAGGGTGATGACCAGCCTGCTGCCAGGGTCATCATGCAGCGTCGCACCACCATCCTGGTGGTGCACCAGGTCCGGCCCTGTCAGCTGGATCAGCAGGGGTTGGATAGTTGTTGGCACCAGTGGTACCTGGAGGCCAGGTTGGGTCTGCCGGGTAGAAAGATCTACGAAATCCCTGACGATGACGCACAGGGTCTGCCCATGCCCGAGCGCAGTTGGTGGCAGCGACTGTGGCTCGGTGACTGGATTCAATCATTAATTCAGAGGTGAAATCGTGGAACATGTTTGGTTGGCCTTGTCGGGGTTGTTGGTGGTGACGGTGTGGCTGTGGGCGTTGCTGTATCGGCAGCACCAAGAGCAACGGAGGATCATGGAGGAGATCATCTCCTCCATGAGTCGCAACAACCTGCAACTGCACCAGGGCATACGGCGGTTGGAGCATTTGCGCCAGCAACTGGATGACATCGACATCAACGGTCCGCGACCCAGCTGATGCCAGTTGCAACATCAACTGGCATCACGTATGCTGTGTACTGCAGCAATAGTGCTGCAGTCCAACACAAGGAGCAGCGTGATGAATGTGTCCGTGGAAAACTTTCGCCAGGCCATGATCCTGTCCATGATCATCGCCGCAGCCCGCGACCTGGGCCACAGTGATGGCAACACCCTGGAGGGGTTGGAGAATCCCGACGAAGACCAGGGCTGGGGTGTTCAACCCCGTGAGTTTTATGAACTGGAGTACCTGGAGGTGGCCCACAACTACGTAGTTGTGTGCTTGACCAACATCGAGAATTGGGAAAATGAGCGTCGCTGGGTCACCAGGGACGAGTCCCAGTGCCAGCCATCGGAGATAGCATGGGCACGGCGCATCTTCGATGATGCAGTGGAGATGAGGTACGAGATAACCGTGCCACGGCGGTACCAGAAGTAACGGGAGTTGTAACCACCACTGGGTGCCAGTTGCAACATCAACTGGCACCAGCTAGTATACAAGCTGCAGCCAAATACGGAGGAACAGCGATGAAAAAGGACGGAAACCTGACTGCAGCGCTCAACGCGCTGAGCACATTCGGCCTCAAGTTGGAGGATGTACTTGACCCTGACCGCCAGCGTGCGGTGCTGTTGTGCCCGGGCATCGGGCGGCGGCAGTTGGCCAGGCTGCGTGAGCATGCCGCCCAGCTGCAGGGCCCCACACTGACACCAGTGGAGGTCATGCTGCCGCAGGACATCCTGGACCAGGCCAGGAGTCTGGGTCAGGGCAATATTTCCCTGGGCATCCAGTTGGCCGTGAGCCTGGCCACCCGGGCTCAGGAAACCCTGAGCCAGACCCTGGTGAAATAACTGCCAGCAGACACCTGTTGCAGTACCACTAGACAATCAAGTATAGTGTGTGCTGCAGCAATGTTGCTGCGATGACAACAAGAGGAGCAGCAAATGGAACAAGCCAAGCTGGTGGCCGTGGAAGACCAGGTGCCGGGCAGTGATGCCAATGGTGGCCCCATGGCCCTGACCACGGTGGTGTTGCGCCGCGGTGCCGAGTACGTGGCGGTCTGGGGCCTGGCCAACTGGAAGGAACCCAGTGACCAGGCGGAATTGAATCTCCTGTTCAAGCTTTTCTGTCGGGATGCTGAACGCGGCGACCTGCATTGTTGCCGCTGGCTGGTGCAGTAAATCCATCAGAGACCCCGCTGCATCGCGCGACGGGGTTGAATATTAGCCATGGCGGAAGACATGCAACAACCAATCCAAGTTCAAGATCACCGGTTGGCAACCCTCTGGGAACTGCTGTACCAGAACATCCAACAGTCGGTGGATGAATTCTTCGAAGTAGATCGCAGTGAGCTGCACCCTGATTACCAGGAAAGTCAGTGGTATCAGAGGCTGAACCAGAGGATGGTGCTGCGGGCCCGAGATCAGGCTCGTGATCAGTATCAGCAGATCACTGGTGGCCAACCATCGCCGGATTTCACTGCTGGTGACCTGATGACGGCCCGCCGAATATTCGATGTCCAGTTCCAGCAGCGTCATCGGGATCAGACCCAGGCCCGACAACGGCGGCAGCATGTTGAATCTCATCGACGGTACAGATCATGGCTGCGGCGCCGGTTCATCATCAACCAGGGGATCCTGATGGTGGTGGCGGCGATGTGGTTGGCGGCCTTGGTCATCATCCTCAACAACATCTGGCCAGCCAGTCAATGATGCTGCCCCGCCACTGATGTGGTGATACCCAACCATGCCAGTGGACACCAGGCCCCGAACCCCAGGTGATGTCTGGTGCCACTGTGGTGGCACCTGTGGTGCCACTGTGGTGGGGCCTGTGGTGCCGCCAGGGATATCAGGTGTCATCATCAAAGATGTCAGATGTGTTGCAAATTGTAACACCGTGTGGTGTCACTTGCGCATCCACGTGGCACCACTTACAATGTGTTTTGTGCAGTATGTTGTACATAATACTGCAGCGCAGCAAGTGCGTGTACACGCACTTGTTGCACGGTGCACGCTGTATGTGCGTGCAGTGCGCATGGTGCGCACGGTGCATGCAGCGTGAAACACAAGGAGCAGCTGAAATGACCAACACCAACACCAACACCGTCTCCGAATTCATTGACTGGGAAATGGTGGCCATGGTGGCACTGATGGCCCAGGCAACAGTGGAGTTTGGCAGCAATGATGGCAACATCATTGCTGGGTTGAAAGAGCCCCTGGTGGACAACGGGTGTGGAGTGCAGCCCCTGGAATACTACCAGCAGTGGTACCTGGAGCAGGCACCTGTGACGGTTGAATACTACTGGAGCAACCGCGACAGCTGGGAGGCAGCTGCGCTGGACTGGCACGGGCTGGGTTGGGTCAAGTGCGACCCGGCTGAATTGAAGATGGCCCGAAGTATGTTTGATGACATGATTGAAATGCGGTACGAGGTCAAGGTGCCCAGGCAGTACAAGACGTCACCGAAAGTGTAACAATCAGCTGGTGCCAGTTGCATTACCAACTGGCACCAAGTAGTATACACTTGCTGCAGCAATAGTGCTGCAGCTCGACAACAAGGAGCAGCAAAATGGAACAAGTTGTGATTGTGGAAGTAACCAGCGAGGGCCCTGGCCCCGCGAGTGGTGTCCACTTGCGCCGTGGGGACCAGCATGTCATGGCACATGACATTTACTGGGACCCAACGGCATTGGAAGATGGCGAGTTGGAGTCCATCTTCGCCGACTGGGTTGCAATGGCTGCCACCGACCCGTCGATAGCCACCTGGCGCCAGGTTTAACCACACCGGGGCACCGCACCAGCGGTGCCCAGGCAGTACAAGACGTCACCGAAAGTGTAACAATCAGCTGGTGCCAGTTGCATTACCAACTGGCACCAAGTAGTATACACTTGCTGCAGCAATAGTGCTGCAGCGCGACAACAAGGAGCAGCAGATGAAACAAGTGCAGGTTGTGGAAGTGAAGTTTGAACGCCGTGACAACCACGGTGACCTGGTCAGGGTGCACCTGCGCCGCGGGCATCAAAACGTCATGATGCACGGTATCAGCGATTGGGATCCGGAATCCGAAAACCTGGATCAGCTGTTCGATGACTGCTGGGCGGCAGCGCCCCAGGATGAATCCGTCAGCCGGTGGCTGGAGTAACCACACCAGGGCACCGCTGGCGCGGTGCCCCGAATCAAGGAACGGCTATGTGGTGGTTGATCATGATGATCTTTGACGAAATCGAATGTCTGACGGGCATGGTGCCCCGGCATCACACCACGCTGGATGCCTGGCCACATCTGTGGTGGCCCATCATTGCCGGCTGGCCCAGTCGCCAGTGGGCCCAACCACCACTGGGTCAGTGGATCACCGTGACCCAACCACTGACCCTGGGTGGGCAGACCTTGCCCCAGGGCAGCAGGCTGAGACTCTGGCGGTCAGCCAGGCCTGGAGAACTGGCCCTGTGGCACTGGCATCCACCCAAGTAGACACCCAGTGCTGCCAGTTGCACTGCCAGCTGGCACCAAGTAGTATACACTTGCTGCAGCAATAGTGCTGCAGCCAAACTAAGGAGCAGCGTGATGAGTGATGTCGAGCAGAACAGGTTTTGGGCAGATGTGCAGGCCATAGCCAATCTCAACGACTACACACTGAGTTCGGTGGCGTGCGGGCACCTCAATGAGATGCCCAATGTGGCCGAGTTGTTGGGCCTGATGCGTCAACATCAGGATGGCCTGATCACCACAGCCGAGCTGTTAATGAGTTTGACCAGCTGGTGGCGGGATAACCAACCCAGGTAAACCCAGGGGGCCGACCACGTGCCCCCATCATATCAGAGGTACATCATGCCGTATTGGGCAAAAATGGACTTGTATGAAGTAACGGAATGGAGGCGCGGCACAATCTACCGCACCCGATTCCTCGGCCACCAGTGGTTCCCGGGACTGGAAACGCCCGACACCGGCGTGGTGGTGAATAACCGCAAGTGGGTCGCCACACTCGACATGGAGTTTGGGCCGGAGGCACCCAGCCTGGATTTTCATCCCCATCGCTGACCCCGCTGCGCCCCTGACCCCACACCAGGGCCCCTGAACCGGATACTGGTGCCCTGGTGGTCAGCCGCCGCCACCCTGCTGACCTCACCAGAGACCCCGCTGCGCGGTTTGGCCCCCACCGGGGTGGTGATCAGACCCCACCCTGACTCACATGATCTCAGACCGCATGTCTGACCCCGCTGCGATCATGGCGGATGGTCAATCCCACCATTGGTGCTGATGTTGATGTCACTGTCAGTGATGACTGTGATGTCACTGTGCCAGAACTGTGCCCGCATCAGACCCCGCTGTACCACCCACTGCATCAGACACTGGATCCGGTGGGTCATGGCACTGGTGGGACTGAGGGGCTGGGCTGACCCCGCTGTGGGGATCTGTGGCGGGGCGGTGGGGGATTATGGTGGGGATTATCATGGTGGGAGGTGGGGGTCAGGTGGCACCAGGCATCATCACTGGTGCAGACCCCGCTGTGGCGGGTCAGGTCGAGGTCCTGATGGGACCTGATTGGTCAGATGGCGGGGCCTGGTTTGACCCCGCTGCGGTGATTCTGGTATCAGAATACCAGATGCTGACCCCGCTGCGGGTGGTGGGGCAGGCGGTACGGTGGGAACAAAAAACAAAAAAAGGTGGGCGGTTGCCCGCCCACCTTTTACACCGTTACCGCTTCACGATCTGGAAGCGGCTGGCGAAGTCATCGCCCAACCTGGCAATCGTCTGCTGCACCGGCGCCTCGGCCTTGGCCTCGGCGGGTGCCGCGTCCTCCACATGCACCGTGACCCCGGCCCTGCGCCATGCCGCCAGAACCGCGGCGCGGCCCTCGGCATCCTTTTTCCCCGCGGTTCCGTCGGGGTTCACCGCGAACCACCAGTCCCTGAGGTAGTTGCCAGCAAGGCTGGCTTTTATCCCGCACAACCTCTGGACCGGCTCCATGATGTCGTTGGGCCACGAGGCCAACACGCCGTACCTGGCGTGATGCCAGGCCACGAATCCGCGGAGCTTGTCCGCATTACTCGGGCCCTTCCCTGGCCGGCTATGCACCAGCCGGTCGAAGTCCTGGTAGGTTACTTCCGAGTAATCATACTTCTTGGTGCTCATTTCGCTGCTCCTAGTTGCGTAGCTGCAACACGTTGTAACAACGCGCTACTAACGCTGCAGCTACACGTTGCGCACGCGCACGCTGCGCTTGCTGCGCTGCAGTATTATATACAACATACTGCACACGTGTACACTAGCATGCTTTGCTAGCATACGCAAGCGCAAAATGCGCTTTACGCTGCGCTGCAGTATTATATACAACATACTGCACACGTGTACAATAGCATAAAACACGCGTGTGTATACTGTATAAAACACTGTATAAAGTGTAACAGTACAAGCGCATAAACTTACAATTTGTTACAATTGGTTACAAACGCAAACGCGCAAACGGTTTTTCTTCTTCGCCTTTCTTCTTCGCCTTTCTTCTTCGCCTTTCTTCTTCACCTTTTTCTTCACTGTTTTTCTTTACTGTTTTTTCACTGTTTTTTACCTACACCGGTGTAGAATCAGGTACCATTTTTAAAAAGTTCTTGTATATAAATTTTTGCGCGCCAGAGATTTTCACCATGCTGGCACCTTTTCGCGCCCAAAAACTCCTCAACGGTGCACTCAGGGCTGGCAAAAAATTCTGCGACCAAAATTTTTCGCCCAGCCACAGCCTTTTTCACAGTCAACACCCTGAGGCAGAACTCGGAAATTCTGCAATGGTGTGTTCACTGTGACAGTGACTGTGATATCACTGTGGGGTCTACTGTGGTATCACTGTGATATCACTGTGGGATCCGCTGTGTCCACATGGTTCTGGCGCCAACCACTTGAGATCGCTGATTCAGCGGATCTGAGACACATATCGGTTATAAATTTCAAAATACCTGGAATACTGGGCAATTTGGGGTTCAGCTTCGGGCCAGCGACCCTGGATCACTGAGGTCTGTGCTGGCAGCAAAAATGATCTTTTTTAGCAGCAGATATGAGTTGTGGTCCCAGTTTGGCGGCCGTGATGTCTCTGCGATATTCTAATATGGTTATAAATTCTCGTAGTCTCATAATAGTGGGTCTTCTAAGTAATCATCAGAGTCGTCCAAGTCTTCTAAGTTGTCCGAGTCGTCAGTGTGGGTTATATAGTAATTATAAGCGTGTTCATTTCTTCGAATCACCGGTTCAGCTCGTGGCCAACGACCTTTGATCACAACTGCCGCATACAAAGCTGCTGCTTCTGGATCTTTGATAATTTCTGATTCGGCTTGGCGCCAACGACCTTTAAATATCCACCGGGCATAATCCACAGCTGTCTCTGGATCTGTCATGATGGTGGGCTCGGCCTTGGGCCAGCGACCCCCGAGCACTTCATGGGCGTAGTGCGCGGCTGCCCGGGGTTTTTTCATGATCTCTGTCTCAGCTTCGGGCCAACGGCCTTTGATCACATCTCGAGCGTAAATCATAGCCATGTTGGGATCTTTCATGATCTCTGGCTCAGCCTCGGGCCAACGGCCTTTAATCACTTCTCGAGCGTACCCCACCGCACTCTCAGGTTCTTTGATAATTTCTGTTTCGGCTTTGGGCCAACGCCCCCAAATTGAATATTTGGCGTAGGTCAGAGCAGCCCAGGGGTCTTTGATAATCGCTGACTCGGCCTCTGGCCAACGATCCTGAATCACATCCCGTGCATAAGTAACCGCAGACCGGGGGTGCGTGGCAATCACAGGCTCGGCAGCTGGCCAACGATCCTGAATCACATGCTGTGCATAAGTAACCGCAGACTGGGGGTGCGTGGCAATCACAGGCTCAGCATCTGGCCAACGGCCCTTGAGCACATGCTGTGCATATCGCAGGGACATGTTGGCATCATTCATGATCTGTTGTTCTGCCTGCTGAAACCACTGACGCAGCACTGGATGCTGAGTTCTGAATTTATCCAGTTGATCTCTGGCAATGGGCTTGTTTCGGCTGTCCATGAACTCGAAATTTATTTCGGATTTGGGGTTGGGAATAAAGAACTGATATCGTTCACCATTGCGATCACGCCACACTGTCAGTGTTCCGTGTCCGGTATAATACCGATACCTGTTGTCTGTTTCGGTGGCCGCAGTGCACCACTTGGTACCAGAGCCCAAATCACAACTAGCATCCTCGGTCTGTGGCACAGCCAACTGTCCCAGAGGTCCATTATACAACACATCAGTGTCTGGTATTATTGGGAAGGTGCCTTGGTCATCGGTGTTCTGACCCACAGTGGGATTCAATATCCCCATCACCAATTCCACAGTGGTGTGGTAATCCAGCCGGTTGATGTCCCGCTGATCAGGATTCAGTCTGGGTTTGAGCTTGGTGTAATCCACCAGTGTCTGATGTACAGCTGGCCAGTCCTCTAGCCGGAACTGACCACGGATGTATTGTTTGGCCAACCAAGTGACATATTGCTGGTTCCGGGTGGGATCCATGGCTTCCAGTTTGGACAATATTATGTCAGTGGCCTGCTGTGTGTTGGACCAGTCCGTGCTGGCGTCCAAAGAATGATCTTTCCGGGCAGCTGCTATGAGTTGCGCTCCCAGTTTGGCGGCCGTGATGTCTCTGCGATATTCTAATAATACCACGAATTCTTTAAATCTCATTTCACTGTTCCTCCGTAGTATTCCACACCTTTCTGGTATTTCTGATAAGCAGATTTGTCTTGTTTGATGACGTGTTCGGCCTCAGGCCAACGTCCCCGGATCACATATACAGCATAATCTGCGGCTGTCTTTGGATTTTTCATAATGATGGGTTCGGCCTCAGGCCACCGACCACGGATTATGTTCCAGGCATATTCCAAGGACACCTGGGGATCTTTCATGATCTCAGGTTCGGCCTCGGGCCAGAGTCCATGAATCACCTCCCAGGCATAAGTAACCGCAGACTGGGGGTGCGTGGCAATCACAGGCTCAGCATCTGGCCAACGGCCCTTGAGCACATGCTGTGCATATCGCAGGGACATGTTGGCATCATTCATGATCTGTTGTTCTGCCTGCTGAAACCACTGACGCAGCACTGGATGCTGAGTTCTAAATTGGTTGAGTTTTTCACGGGCAATGGGCTTGTTTCGGCTGTCCATGAACTCGAAGCTAACCTCTGAATTGAACTGATCGGGAATGAAAAACTGATACCGTTCACCATTGCGATCACGCCACACATACAACTCACCTCGGTCTGTATAATATTCATACTTATTGTCTGATTCAGTGGCTGCCGTGCACCACTTGGTGCCACGCCCCAGCTCGCAACTGGCCGCCTCGGTCTCGGGAATCACCAGCTGCCCCAGAGGTCCATTATACAGCACTTTGGTATCCTCAATCACTGGGAATGTGCCCTCTGCACTGTCCAAAGAACCCACCACAGGATTTAATATTTTATCCACCAACTCCACTGTGGTGTGGTAATCCAGCCTGTTGATGTCCCGCTGATCAGGATTCAGTCTGGGTTTGAGCTTGGTGTAATCCACCAGTGTCTGATGTACAGCTGGCCGGTCCTCTAGCCGGAACTGACCACGGATGTATTGTTTGGCCAACCACTGGACATATTGTTGGTTCCGGGTGGGATCCATGGCTTCCAGTTTGGATAAGATAACGTCGGTGGTATGTGCGGTGTTGAACCAATCCGTGCTGGCGTCCAAAGAATGATCTTTCCGGGCAGCTGCTATGAGTTGCGCTCCCAGTTTGGCGGCTGTGACGTCTCTGCGGTATTCCAATATGGTGGTGAATTCTCTTAGTCTCATAATTATCTTTGGTTCCAATAAGTGTCCAGCCAGTGGTTGTATCTGGCCAGGGATTCAGGGTCCTGGGCTATGGTGCTCTCAGCAGCCCGCCATGGCCGGTGCAGCGCGTACATGGCATAGTTGGTGGCGGCTTGGGGATGTTGTATGATGGTGGATTCAGCTTCTGGCCACCGCCCCTCTATGACAAACTGCGCATAATATGCCGCTGCCCTAGCGTCCTGAGCTATGACATCTTCGGCCTCGGGCCATCGACGACCTCTCATTGAGGCATATGCATACTGACTGGCAGCCCAGGGGTCCTGAGCTATAACATCTTCGGCTTCAGGCCAGCGCCGCCGCAGCACTGCAGCAGAGTATTCCATAGCTGCCTTTGCGTCTTTGATGATCTCAGATTCAGCTTGTTTCCAGCGCCCCCGGAGTACATATCTGGCATAGTGTGCGGCCGCCTGGGCATCTTTAATGATACTGGATTCAGCCTCTGGCCAGCGACCCTCTATCACAGTTTCAGCATACTTTACTGCAGCCGCCGGATCTTCACTGATACTGGATTCAGCTTCTGGCCAGCGGCCCTGAATCACCCACTTGGCATATGTCACAGCCACCACAGGTGACTCCAGCAGCTGGGGCTCAGCCTCTGGCCAGCGACGCTTGAGGGCCTCGCGGGCGTACCTCTCAATGGCTTCCGGAGATCGCATTATCTGTTGTTCTACCTGGCGGAACCACTGACGCAACACCGGATGATGCTGGCGGAATTCTTCGAGCTGGGCATCGGGGATTGCGCGGTTCCTGCTGTCCGTGAACTCGTATTCCTGTTTCGAGCCGGGATTGGGTATAAAGAACTGATACTTCTGCCCATTGCGATCACGCCACACGGTCAGCACCCCATTTTCAATGTAGTGCTCGTACATGTTCTCTGATTCAGTGGCGGCTGTACACCACTTGGTGCCTGACCCCAACTCACAGCTGGCAGCTTCGGTCTGAGGTTGTGCCAGTTGTCCCAGGGGTCCATTATACAGCACCTGGGCGTCCTTGATCACTGGAAAGGTATCACCGGCATCGGTGTCTAGGCCCACTTCAGGATTCAAGATGTCCTCTACCATGGATACCACAGAATGATAATCCAGTCTATTAATATCCCGCCGGTCGGAGTTCAGCCTAGGTTTTAGTTTGGTGTAGTCCGCCAGTGTCTTCTTAACCTGAGCCAGGTCTTCCATTTTGAATTGTCCGGCTATGTATTGCCGGGCCAACCAAGTGACATATTGCTGATTCCTGGTGGGGTCCATGGCCTCCAGTTTGGATAAGATAATGTCAGTGGCCCGGGCACCATCTCTGATATCCACACCGGCGGCGAAAAATCGATCTTTTTTAGCAGCTGCTATGAGTTGCGCCCCCATTTTATTGGCCGTGACGTCTCTGCGATATTCCAGTATAGTGGCAAATTCTTTTAATCTCATTGCATCTAGGCTCCTAGATCTGTCACGACATTGAGATAATGCCTGTATGATCGTTCATCTTGTCTGATCACCGGTTCAGCTTCAGGCCACCGGCCGCCAATGACGTTGAGGGCATATTTCATGGCTGGCTGGGCATCCTGGGCTATGATATCTTCGGCTCGGGGCCAACGCTTCCGGAGCACGTTCTGGGCATAGTCTGAAGCTGGCTGGGCCTCCTGGGCTATGATATCTTCGGCCTCGGGCCATCGATCACGAATAACCTCAGAGGCATAAAACGTAGCTGCCCGTGCATCCTGGGCTATAATATCTTCGGCCTCGGGCCATCGATCACGGATCACACGCAGAGCATAATATGCGGCTACCTGAGCATTCTGGGAGATCACTGGCTCGGCTTCAGGCCAACGTTGGTGGATCGCCATTGCATATCGCACTGCCAACACTGCATCTTTGATGATCACCTGTTCTGTCTGCCGAAACCACTGTTGCAGTACTGGATGTTGAGTTCTGAATTCATTTAACTTTTTCGCGTTGATGGGACGATTTCCACTGTCCGCAAACTCGAAGCCATACCCTTTAATGAATCGATCGGGTATGAAGAACTGGTATTTGTCCCCACTGCGATCACGCCACACAGTTAATGTCCCGACTTTGTCGTAATACTGGTACTTATTGGCTGTTTTGGTGGCAGCCGTGCACCACTTGGTCCCAGAACCCAACTCACAGCTGGCTGCCTCAGTCTGAGGTTGACTCAGCTGCCCCAGAGGTCCATTATACAGCACTTTGGTATCCTTGATCACCGGGAACGTGCCCTGGCTATCCACATCTAGCCCCACTTTAGGATTCAATATTCTATCCACCAACTCCACTGTGGTGTGGTAATCCAGCCTGTTGATGTCCCGCTGATCAGGATTCAGTCTGGGTTTGAGCTTGGTGTAATCCACCAGTGTCTGATGTACAGCTGGCCGGTCCTCTAGCCGGAACTGACCACGGATGTATTGTTTGGCCAACCACTGGACATATTGTTGGTTCCGGGTGGGATCCATGGCTTCCAGTTTGGATAAGATAACGTCGGTGGTATGTGCGGTGTTGAACCAATCCGTGCTGGCGTCCAAAGAATGATCTTTCCGGGCAGCTGCTATGAGTTGCGCTCCCAGTTTGGCGGCTGTGACGTCTCTGAGGTATTCTAATATGGTAGCGAATTCTTTTAATCTCATGTTATAGGAAACCCCTTTTGGTCATGATCTCTATATAGTCACTATATGCACGACTGTTTTGTTTGATCACAGGCTCAGCCTCAGGCCAGCGGCCCCTGATGACCTCTCGGGCATAGTCAACGGCTGACCAGACATTTTTAATAATTTCAGGTTCGGCTTTGGGCCAGCGGCCACCGATGGCATCTCGGGCATAGAAAAAGGCCGCGCCGGGATCTTTCATGATCTCGGGTTCGGCTTTGGGCCAGCGTCCGCCGATAACATTTACGGCATACCACGCAGCGGTCTTGGCATCCTCGAGGGCCGCGGGTTCGATTTTGGGCCATCGGCCGCCAATGACATCTCGAGCATACGTCACGGCGACTCCGATGTTTTTCATAATCTCGGGCTCGGCTTCTGGCCAGCGTCCGCCAATGACATCTCGAGCATACGTCACGACGACTCCGATGTTTTTCATAATCTCGGGCTCAGCCTCAGGCCAGCGGCCCCTGATGACCTCTCGGGCATATTCAACGGCTGACCAGACATTTTTAATAATTTCAGGTTCGGCTTCTGGCCAGCGTCCGCCAATGACATCTCGGGCGTAGTCCAATGCCTTCGAAATATTTTTCATAATTGTTTTTTCTGCCTGACTGAACCACTGACGCAACACCGGATGCTGTGTTCTGAAATAGTTGAGTTTATCCATGTCGATGTAACGATTTCTGCTGTCGGTGTATTCCCACGGTGGCGCGTCAGAATCGTCATCTTCTCCTATGAAGAACTGATACTTTTCACCATTGCGATCACGCCATACACACAACGTACCATTATCGGCATAATCATGATATTTGTTCCCTGACTCGGTGGCTGCCGTGCACCACTTGGTGCCACGCCCCAGCTCGCAACTGGCTTCTTCAGTCTTGGGAATAGCCAACTGCCCCAGCGGACCATTATACAACACCTGGGTATCTGGTATCACTGGGAACGTTCCCAGCTCATCTGCATCTAGCCCCACTGCGGGGTTTAATATTTTATCCACCAACTCCGCTGTGGTATGATAATCCAACCTATTGATGTCTCGCTGATCAGGGCTCAGTCTGGGTTTTAACTTAGTGTAGTCCGCCAAGGTCTGACGTACTGCTGGCTGGTCCTCTAGCCGGAACTGACCACGGATGTATTGTTTAGCTATCCACTGGACATATTGCTGGTTCCTGGTGGGATCCATGGCCTCCAGCTTGGCGAGTATCATATCTGCGGCCTGGGCTGGGTCACTGAGGTCAGTGCTGGCAGCAAAAAAATGATCTTTTTTAGCAGCTGCTATGAGTTGCGGGCCCATTTTATTGGCCGTGACGTCTCTGCGATATTCCAATATGGTGGTGAATTCTCTTAGTCTCATAATTATTTTCTCATTATTGAATCTTTATGCCCATGGACGCCATGGCTTTCTGATAGAAAGTATATGCATGTTTATCTTGTTGTATATGTTCCTCAGCCCGGGGCCAACGTCCTCGAATCACATACTGGGCGTAGGATACTGCCACCCAAGGGTCTTTGATGATTGTGGGCTCAGCCTCAGGCCAACGTCCCTGAATCACCTGTCGGGCATACTCCACCGCGCGCTGCGGGTCTTTGATAATTTCTGTTTCAGCTTTGGGCCAACGTCCCTGGATCACATCCCGGGCGTAGGATATTGCTATCCAAGTGTCTTTGATGATTATGGGTTCAGCCTCTGGCCAACGGTCATGGATGACTTCATTGGCGTATCTATATGCATATTCGGGATGTTTCATAATCGCAGCTTCGGCTTTGGGCCAGCGTCCCTGGATCACATCCTCGGCGTAGGGCACAGCTAAACTGGCATCTTCAGCGATTTCCTGTTCTACCTGATGGAACCACTGCCGTAGAACTGGGTGTTGAGTCCTGAACTCATTAAGTTTATCCCCATCGATGGGTATATTTCTGCTGTCTGAAAATTCATACTCGTAATCAGATTTGGGGTAGGGTATGAAGAACTGATACTTCCCCCATTTCGATCTCGCCACACATATAGATCGCCATTGCTGCTGTAATCATCATACATGTTTTCTGATTTAGTGGCTGCGGTGCACCACTTGGTCCCAGAACCCAACTCACAGCTGGCTGTCTCAGTCTGAGGTTGAGCCAGCTGTCCCAGTGGTCCGTTGTACAGTACCACTGTGTTTTTAACTACTGGGAAAGTACCGTGATCTGTGTCGGGCTGCCCCACCACAGGATTCAAGATGTCTTCCACCACAGACACAACTTTGCGATAATCCAATCTATTAATGTCGCGTTGGTCAGTTGGCAGCCGGGGTTTTAATTTGATGTAATCCACCAGTGTCTGATGTACTGCTGGCTGATCTTCCATACGGAATTGCCCACCGATGTATTGTCTGGCCAACCAGGTGACATACTGTTGATTACTGGTGGGATCCATGGATTCCAGCCGTTGTAGTATGACGTCGATGGCCTGATTCGTGTCATCAAGATTGGCCCTGGCGGCAAAAAAATGATCTTTGTTGGCGGCAGCCAACAACTGTGCCCCCAGCTTGGCGCCTGTGACATCCCTGCGGTATTCCAGCAATGCGAATTCTCTCAGTCTCATACTCGTTTCCTGGGTCTACGTGGCATGCGAATTGCGCTGATGCTGACAAACTTACCAGTGGCGGCATCCTGTGCACGCGGATGACGAATGTTTGGTCTGGTGGCTGCTACCGAACACCCGCCATTGAAGCTGGCACTGTGACTAGTGCACTGACTAGGGGACTGAACACCCTTGGCTCTGGCCCAGTAAAACCCAGCAGTGTGTCCTGAGCAATCTTGAGTGCACCGCCGGCCATGAAATTTGTAAGCTTCGCAGGTCATGTGGTTGCATGTGACCTGCGGCGAATGTGGAATGATTTCAAAGATTTTCATCTGGTATTTATCCACAGTGCACAGCAATGGCCCCGCAACGCGGGGCCATGTCAATCAATCGTCAAAATCAATGTCAGTGCTGAGATTATTGATCAGTGTTCTAAGTTTGGAACTCTCTATCTGTGCCTTGGATGCCTTGGTTGGCGGCGCAGTGTCTTCGATCTTGGACGATCGCTGCAGACTGTTGATGATGCCACCGTATTTGGCCGATGTTGAGCTGCTTTGGTCATCGTCGTCACCGGAACTGCTGGAGTCTGTAATTCGCAGCGTATCTATATTAAAGTCCAAATCGATCTTTTTGCCCACGCCACTGGAACTACGAGTCTTCATCATCTGAATCTGATATTTGCCATTCTCTCGCATCTGCCGAGAAGTAAAGATGCCAAACACGTTGTCGGCTGTCTGGATCTTAGACAAGCCACCGGATATGTGACTGTGATCAAACTCCACTTCATCTGTGGCCGAGTTGTGGGTCAGGATATCATTGGCCCAGAACAGTCTATTTCCACTTACATTAATGTCGATGGTGTCTTGTTCGCCGATATATTCAATCGACACAATCTCATCTTGAGATATCATCATTTTACAATTCCTTTTCATAATAGTTGTGCCCACAGTCAAAGAACCGAGTGGCTCCCAGATTCTTCATAATTTGACTTTCTGTCAGGTGGGGGTCGTGCCCTAACCTCACCAACTTTTTCTTTGTCCAACTTAGCCTATGATACAGCTTCCCGCTGAAAAGATACCAGTACCCTGGAGTCGTAGTCATCTTCAAGACAAATCCGGCTTTGCTGTATACTTCTCCGGCACCGTACCTGAGATCGGCATATGTTCCCAGTGTTTCGCCTCGATGTTGAGTCGAAATGTGAGACAACAATTTTGTAAACGCGCCGACGACTGCCCCGGAAGTCGCGAATCGTACAATTTCGAGTTTGTCCTGGTTCCCGAATCTATGACGCTGGATCGACAGCACCGCCACCAAAGTAGATTTGTGTCTGAGACCATAATAAATAGATGCCCGGGCGGCACCCCCGATATGATTGTTTTCCAAAAACTCCCGGGCATCCTTGCTGGATATTTCAGAAATCACGCACTTGCGGGCGTGTATTCTACAATGTTTTAATACCCCGAGTCTATATTTAATCATATTGATTACGGTTTTTCTCCTATGTGTCCATTCATAATCGGTTATCATCAGTAATTTAATACCTTTGCGGCAGCACATTTGATATTTTTCACTGTGATATCGATCAGGCAAATGGTGATCCGAGTGCCAGTAAATGCCATTGACTTCTATGGCCACATTCTTTTCTGGAAAAAACAAATCAAGTTCTTTCGGTTCAATGATCTTACGACTATTTTCTATGATCTCCCCAGAGTACCATTTTCGTATTTCTTCGATGATTTCTTTTTCCACACTACTCTGTTGGCCAAAATTTCCTGGCGGGAAACATTTGGGACACCTGGGCAGTTTTCCCACCAAATGGGACTTAAACATTTCTCCGCAGATCACGCACCTCCAAGGTAGTTCACCGTCTCTCACTGACGTGTATTCTTCAAAAGAAAACAAAGGGTCGCTGATGCCTTTGATTTTCTTCATAAGTTCCGCGTAGAATGTTTTTTGTTTTGCTCTGCTGCGCAGATCTTTTAACTGCGGAATTTGCCCGGGATTCGTGACATTGTTGCCATATCGTGTTTTTAAAGTTTCTGTTACCTTTTTTCTGTATTGGGGTGTTTTTGAAAAATGTGTCACACCGTGCTTATTGAAAGATGTGGCTTTTTTCTTTCGGTTCGTGGCGTCGCTGTTGGCCATGCACTTGGTACTGCAAAAAGTTCTATACCCTCCCTGGTTGAAATCTAGAAAATCCAACGGGGCCCCGCACTCACATGTTGGCGCATCTATGATGGCATGAATGTATTTCCATGCCTTTTCTGATAAATTTTTGCCAGTAAGTGCCGATACCTTAACAAATAGTTCATAATTTTCTTCACGCAATATTCGTTTTGCCTGCTTGGCCTTGCGTGTCCACAACTCTCGTATAAAGTTTGTCTCCTGGTTGAAGTCCATTTTCAATGTTCCTTAGCCCGTCTGGTGTTTGAAACAAATGCTTGCCACTGCATTTGATGGTTTTTCCTGATTTCAGCTTGATCTCGTATACTGGCTGTCTAATAATTGGCAGCACCTCTTCCACGGTCACTGATCCATTATTCGATGATAATTGGTCGCCAACTTTGACATCAGATATGGGGCGGGGGTCTCCGTTAATTTCCACACGAGTATCCAGTGTCAAACATCGATTAAGCTGTGCCGCTGTGACCAGAATGCAATTCTGCTCCACTGCCAGATTTCGCAATTCCTCACTTACATACTTGTCCTTGATAAAAAGATTCTCAGCAGATATCTTTTTGCCCATGGGCATCAACAGATCCAGATAATCGTCCAACAGCACGTCAGGTTTCTTGCCGGTTTTTATCTGATACTCTTTGAGATAGCTGCGAATGTCATTGGCAGTTTTGCCACTGGGCATGTATTTGACTTGTAGGCTGCCAGCACGCTTGCTGGTGACCCTGACCTTGGCTTCTACATCATCAATTTGCTTGAAGATGTCTCTGGAGGCAATGCCAGTGACCATGGAATCTATTCGCATGCTCACCAGTTCTTCACTGAGCTCGTGCGTGAGATAAATTACGTTTAGCCCAGACATGACAAAGTTCACAGCCAAGTTGGCCAAGAACAGGGATTTGCCTGCGCCGGAATTGTGACTGGAGAACCCATTGGTATAGTACCTATGGTTTTCATGATCGATGTGAAAATCATACACAGTCTGCGCGCCCATGGGTGTGATGTCGATGACCGTTTCATCACCCGACACTGTGCGTATTTTTTCGCCAACCACAATAAACCCAGCGTACTTCCACCGGCCTGTGGACATTTCAAATAGATGGTCAGTGCTGGCCACCACTGACCTAGTGGCAGTGTGCACCCTCACACAGGGCTTGGTACCTTTGTCGCGCCAGGACAACACTGGCACATATCCATCCGCACTGAGTACCAGGTAGCTGTCCGCTGGCACAGTGCTCAGAGATCTCATGGTCACTGTCTGGGGTGCTGCTTCTGTTTGCGATTCTTTGGAAACCCTGATGATTTCAACCATGGTGTCACCAGTGACGCACCCACCAGCGAAAATATTGAGCTCACCCCGGGACATACCACCAAACAACAGATTGTCCAAATCTCGCCAGCCAGTGGAGATTTGTCCGTTGCGGTCCTTGATTTTTTTCAACCGTCCGCGTGGATCCAGCCAATAATCTGTGCCCATGTCTTTCTGCAATCCCACCTGGATTGCATTCTTAATCTTTTCTTCCACAGGACCATAGTCACCTTTTTCCAACAGGTCCATGGATTCGCTGATGGCTCGTTCCAGTCCCTTGTGCCTAATAAAGGTCTCAAAATCAGTCAGCAACCAGTCATAATGCTGCACTTGTAGATCTTGCGGAATATCAAAATCCATGCCAGTGCTGGCTTGAATAATCTCCACTGTGGGGATGGTATTGAATTCATCCACATAATCCTTCAAAAACTTAGCCGAGCTTTGAAGGCGACGATCGAACAGAGTCGGATCCCAGATACTCTGACACCGCACGAAGGTCTCAGCATCGCTGAGCATCATTTCCAGATAGAGTTTCTGTATGTCGTATCCGTAGTTGGAATTTTGTCTAGTGGCCATTTTTTATCCAGTTTTTTAATTTGTGTTTTATTTTCAGCCTTGAATACTCGCGGGCATGATATATGCTCCACAAAGTATAGAGCCGCCCGTACCGCAACACCGCATCGTTGATATCTTTGATGCCAGCATGCCAATCCGGCATGCTCACTGCCCATTCGTTTTCCACCGCTTGATCTATGATCATCTGACCTGTGGTGTCTCGGTCCGGCACCACTATGACTTCTCGTTGCAGCCGATTTATCTGATGTTGCTGTTGTGCAGAAATGTGATTGCCCATGTAGGCCACCCCATCGACGCAGATGGCATCAATCTGTCCCTCACACACCACAACAAATTGCCGGTCATATGTTTGTCTATCGATGTTAAATAAATATCCAGGTTGTGACTCTGAGATATATTTGTTGGGCCCCTCGCCGATCATTCTGGCGGTGAACCCCACAATCCTACCTTGGTAATAGTAGGGGATGATGAGTCGATGTGACCAGCCTGATCGGTCACTCCAGTACCACGGATAATCATCCGTGTTTAACCCCCGGCGAATGAGATATTCTAAAATTGCAGCCAGCCGATCCGGGGGATCGGCTGCCCAGTCTTTGATTAATCTGGCACCTGGCGGCAGATCTTTATTGAAGAAAGTCGGAGCAAGATTGGGCAATGTTCCAGTGTAATCTTGATTCTTAAGATTGAACGCAGAGAACACGCACTGTGTTATGACGTCATCAGGAACATGCAGCCAGGTCAGTAACTTTTTGAATTTTTCTGAAAGTTGAACTCCTGGGTGCCAGGATGCGGTGTAGGCGCAGTTGAAACAATGGTATGAAACACTTTGATCAGTGATCAACAAGCCACCACGTTTCCTGCGATCAGGGCGGTTGCCCTGATGCACGCAACATACACCATTGCCAGAAATCCAACCAGTGGGCATGGATTTTGTGGGACCTGCTGCCAACCAATATTGTTTAACTATTTCTGGAATCAACAGGGACATGTTCTTTAAAATTACAAAATTGTTTTTTGTAATTTTAAAGTTTTATGGTAACTTTGTCAATGGTTCCTGGGCCACGGGCAACTGGGACATACATGATTCTGGCCCAGATATATTCCCTATCATACACCGGATATTGATAGTTTTTCGTCAAAGAAACATCATTGATGCCCACGTCGAACACGTCAACATCAACCCAACGATTTTCGTGACCGATTACTGGATCTTTGGTAAATTGAACGCTGACTCGGGCCTGCAGAGACTTGAATTTAAACTCCAACTCAATTGAATCAGAATCTCGGCTGTGAAGAACGTTGGTCATTTTAATATCAGCCGCTTCACTGTAATAGGTCACAGTGCCCCTGAGATCTTCTATGCTGCGATCGGTTTCGTAGGTAAACCGTTGTATGGTTCTGACGATTCTCGGCGCAGGCATGATCCCACCAATCAACTCCATGTTGCCCACTGCGCCAAATTGTGTGTCGGCATAGAGTATGGTAATGGTTTGATCCTCATTGATTCGATACACTGAGAATTTCAAAAACTGCGGATCCATGTCGGCTACATCATCAGACATGATGTTGGCCACAGCCAACCCCGTACGATCAGTGGGTACCACTGGCACTGTGACCAAGTGGTTGCCCAAGATGTCCTGAACGTTGAGTTGTATGTTCATGTCACTGACGTCGATTCTTTTTTGATCAGCGTTTTTGATGTCGAACGTCAAGACATTGTCCACGCCCTGGTAAATTTTTACTCGATTTTGATACACTATATTCCACCTTACAGGAAACACCGACACATCCGCCACAACATGTATTTTGTTCGGATATAAATAACTTGAAATTTTTTGCATTAGGATCAACCACTCTTTACAACTTATTTATGGCCACCACACTAAGACATGACATAGAAGATCGTCTTCCTTTTATCAGCGTACTGTTGTACGGAGAGAAAGAATACACTGGCATTGTGATCAATCAAGATCAGCATGTCACCAGTTTTTATGATTTGGAATTTGTCAAAACCACTGAAGAAAAAACTCAACTGCTGAATCTAGGAGAGATTTGGTGGTGGGAGAGCAATCGGCAAATTCCCATCAGTATTTTTCTAAGAAAAGATATTGAAAAATTTCGATATTGTATCAAGACGTTCAACAGCAAGGATGTAAGAATTATTTTGGGACCTGTGGTAAACCTCATGAACTTGGCGGTCAAACGAGTCAAACGCAAAAGCGTGCAACTCACTCGTCGCCAGTCGGGGCCACAGTAACCTGTTCTACAATGAGATTCATCTGCACCACCACAGCCATGGCATATGCAAATGCATGACTCTTTTTCCAGTAATACTCCTCGTTGATGGGTTTGACCCAAATTTCATCCATGACTTGACTCCAGGACTTGCCCAATAAATGTCGCTTGGCCGGCCGTATCATAGCCAAAACTGCAGCTAATTGTTCGACATTTTTGGGACGCATGACTCTGAGAACTTCGTTATGCCCGGCTAACTGGAACAACAAATCAGAAAAAGCAGGATCCTCCAGCAACTCCCAGATTGGTTCGGTATTCATCAATGTCAACAAATGTTGTTCATCTCTGACTCCCTGGTACACGCTGACATTCAAAAAATCTATTTTAAAATATCCACGGTCAGCGGCCTGCCTAAAGTCAATACTGGACATGTTGGTCAAATAGTCACAGGGTATATCCTGAAAATAAACTCCGGAATTATGCTGCACCAGTTTTGAATTTACTATTCTACTGGCTCGTCGATGTTGCACTACCTCCAAGGCTTTTTCTCGATCGGGAAAATCAATGTCCACATCCATTATAGATTGGCCTCACGCACAACATCTTTAACCAAAGACAAATCAGATTTCTGCGTTTTAAACTTCTTAACCCATTTGGCTGGGTCCAGCACCGGACTGAGCATGGCCAACTGTTCGTCATTCATTTTTGACAGCAACTCCTGCCCAGATTTTGAATTCAAAATCAGCCAAGGACTGATTTTACCATCCCTGACGTCATACACTGCTCGATTGACGCTGACGTACCGAAAATAATGGTTCCAGGCACTGTTGTTGGTGTCAGCCCAGTGTTGCATGTGCAGCACTGATCTCTGCAAGCCCACTTCCACTGGCTCAGTGTATATGAGCTCGATGACATATTTTTCATAAAGATCATCTCTGCACCATTGGTCTAGTTTGGCGCCACTGCGTATAACCCAGTCAATGTATTGTTCGGGATACAGAGGTTTTACGTTGTTCACATAGCTGCCAAATTTTACAAAGGCATTGTAGAATGGACTCTTGGCAAATTCAGTATAGGTTTTCTTGCCCTTGATGTTCTGTGACAGTTGATAGAACTTTTCAAATGCCGTGAATCCAATGACCACATGTTTCTCGTCCATGGCCAAATGGCGGCGCTTCTGTTCGCACACATGCTTCATCAGCGTAGATTCTCTGGAATACCCGTGCCCGCAATACTGACAGACAAATGGTTTCTGGTTATCCGCTTTGAGATTCATCATAGTCACAGTAGTTTGTCAACGTCGGAATCTTGGTACCCATGATCTTTGGCCAATTCTTTGACTTGGTCATCTGACAGGAGTTGGCACATGAGTTCAATTTCATCAATCTTGTGGTTGGGGTATATGCTGGCCAAAAACTTTGCTTTTTTCGACGTCGCCGCTTTTCGACCTTTGAGACCCAGCCATTTGTGAAAGTATATTTTCTGATTCTCATGCCCGCAAAGGCACAGCAGATTCCACATCAATTTGGGATGTGACTGCAGCGATGCCCAGTGTTTGTTGAAATATTCATTGACTGCCAACACAAAGTATTCCTGAATCTCCCTGGGCTGGTTATTGACGTTGCTGACAAATCTATTGAGAGTGAACATCTCTCCTTTGAGTTTCTTTTGTTGATCCTCGTCCAATGAATCCCAGAGATCTCTGGCTCGCAGATCCACTGCGGCTAGAACTTCTTTTAATGCCAATGCGTCGGCCATGGTCACCTCTAAAGTATTTTTGATAGGTCAATTAACTCGCCCTGCCTTGTGACTTCTTTGATGAAGAAGCAACACAGAGACTTGGGCATTTTATTAATGGGCACGGCCAATAAGTTTCCAGTTTTGATCTTGGGCACATGCCATTTGACATCATTGTAGAAATTAACCACTTCTATGGGTTTGAATTCCAACCTAAAACTGCTCAAAGGATTAAAGCACAGGGCCTCAAATCCACGATCATTGAGGCTGGTCAGTGGTAGTATTTCCACGTCGCAACCTGATTCACTGTCGCCCACAGCAATTCGCCAGTCAATGGGCATGGGTATTTCCCAGCCATCTATGTTTAACACAATGGCCGGCGCGTTGAAGCTTTCCAAGAACATCAGCGGATGATAAAAGAAATCTGGTGTTTCAGGATCACTGTTGTCCAGTACAGCAAAACGCAAGTCATCGTTGAACTCATCAGGTAATGTGGTCAAGTCATATGGAACATTGTTTATGGGTAGTATTAGCATGAGTTTTCTTATAAGGATGCCCTATTATAACATATAACAACTTCTTGGTCAAACATCGCGCTGACCGTTGATCAGCAATGATACCATCCAGAGGCATCAATTGATGCTTACATATCCCAGTCCAATTTTTTAACTGTGAATTCGTACTTGGCGTCTTTGTAGAATTTCTTTCGTTCAGTGAGATGCCGTTTGGCAAATTTACAGGTGCTGGTGATGTCATAGATCTCCACGTGGTCTTTGTCATCAGCTTTGCGTATGCCTCGGCCAATGCTCTGTATGACCCTGACGAAGCTCTTGCCAGGTTCCAACAAAACCATGTTGAAAATTCGAGGTACGTTAATTCCGACAGCTGCGACCCCGAACGTAGCTATGATTATTTTGTTGTTGCTGGTTTTAATCTCATCGTATTCTTCTTTTCTATCTTTGGTCTTGACTGCGCCAGAGATAAACACGCTGCCCTCGAGCTGCTGTTCCAGCATTTTTCCGGTGTCAATTCGGTTCACCAACACCAGGGTATTGCCACTGTTGGCAATGCGTCGGACTGCATCGGCTATGAATCTCACACGATCAGGATTGGTTACCAGATACTTGACTTCATCGGCATAGGCCTTGAATTCTTTGAGATCTATCAGCTGCATGATGTTGACGTGGCACCGGGCCAATACCCCTGCGTCCTGTAGCTCGTGTGCTTGCACTCGATTTACCGGAGCACCCAAACTGGCAAAGATTGCCTCTGCATCATAATTTTCTTTGGGTATGGTGCCGGTCAATCCCCAGCGCACTGGTGCGTTGGCCAACCTGGTGGTCAGTAGATCCTTCAACACTGATGCCTTGGCTGTGTGGCATTCGTCCACAATCACTGTTTGCACGTTTTCCAGAAACCTGGCCAGAGTTTCAACGTCCTCGTTGTTCTTGGTTTTTTTGTCCAATATACCCAGGCTCTGCCAAGTACATATGGTATGCTGATGATCTAATTCTTTTCGATCACCGTAGTAAACACCCACATCCAATCGACAGTTAACAAAGTCCTCTTCGGTTTGCTCAACCAAACTTTTGTTGGGTACAATGGTAATAGTACGACCGACCTTTTCACAAATTTTACTCAACGTGGCTGTGGTGATGGTGTTGTGATGCGCCACCCCATTGTGATCGTAATATATGTGCGGTGCGTCAATGGCCAAGTCAAAACAATCTGTTGGGTTAACATGGCGCACACTCATCACCTTCACGGTGCCAAGAGTGCGATGCAGAATTTTGTCGCCAGGCGACAAATCTTTGACATTGACATCTCCGTGGGGTGTTCTGACCCAGTGAGTCAGGGCAGCCCTGAACGCATACCCATTGGACACTGTGACTTCAGCCGCCGGCAGATTGAACTTTTTGATAAATTGTCTGACTGGCGCGATCCCGCTGGGTGTCAGCACTGATATCTGCAGATCCTGAATATCAACTTCAACGTGGTCCAGCAACACCGTTCGCTGATACTGTTGAATGGTGTTGGCCAGATGCAGCATGCTGACTTGGACATGTTCTCCCGTGAGTTCAACGCCCAGTAATTGATTAAATGCTCGGTTATCGCCGCAGATCACCATCATGTCGGTGTCACCAGCCAAACACTTGCCGAACCCAGTGGCGATCTCCTGCAAGCATTGCGGATTTTCCAAAAACTTGTTGATGACCTCGGCCTGGTCTTCACGAAGTCTGATGGGCTGACCAGCAAATCTATGACCAGCTGGCCAACAGAGATCTCCCCAAAAATCCACTGACACTTTGTCGAATTCCAGAGACACCGGTTTTCTGTGATCTTCAATGTCTGTGATTTCTATGTCCATGGATTCCAGTACTGGGAGAATTCTGGGAAGCTGGTACATGTACCCATCCCCGCCGATGCCAAACAGAGTTGTGCATCCATCCCACCTACCTAACCGGTAAGCTGGTTGATACTTGGCATATGGCTTCTCATACTTGAACATGTTGGACAGCTTCCTGCGAGCCTCCAGTGGAAGACCAGAAAACTTGATATTCACTTCATCTCGAATTATTAGCTTACATGAGGGCATATACATCCTTATCCAGTGGAGGAACTTTATTATAATACAGTATAAGATCAACTGTATTGAAATAACGGTAGCACAAGTTGTTTTTAAAAACGTTGCTGAACGAAATTATGGATTTGGGTTTCCACTGCATCTCGATGATGAATTTGGGCACCACTCCCTTGCTCAACCCAGCCACCATCACTGACGAGTCGAGAGAGTGATTTAGCTTTCTCTCAGTAATGGTTGAATTGAACCAGGCATTGCCATTGCGATATCTGAAATAAATCCCAGTACGGTCCGACAACCCCAGAGCATCGACCACTGGCACCAACATAGTCAGGGATTCGTTATCTGATATCCGATCTCGACCATCGAACACCATCAAAGTCGGCAACCTCCCCAACTGTTGCAACGATTGCATGATGTCAATCAACGGAGTTTTTTGATTTATATAACACCGATGTGTAGGGCGTTGTGCTATTTTGGACACCAATGAAGTGTCGTCGATGGGAGGGACTCCTGAATACTGATACATTATCTTCCGATCATGCAGCAACAGAAGGTTCGACTCGGAAATTTCCACATCAGCCGACACCGCATCAATCAAAGATTTTTCAGTGGTATTAAAGATATCCAAGAGTCCACCCAATTACATTCGTTCTATGTCAGATTCAGTACATTGTTCGCCGTATTGAACTTCCAGAATATGGCACGGATCTGTTCCTGGATTACACGCTTGGTGCCACTGCATGGCTGGGATCACGTAGGTTTGATTTTCATCCAACCATACCTGAGTAGCATGCTGATCAACTTTTACCACACACTGCCCGCGCAGCACATACCAGTGCTCTGATCGATACTGGTGTCGCTGCATGCTGAGACTTTGCCCAGGCTGTATGACCAATTCTTTGACTTTGCAGCCCGCGTTTTCATCCAGAACACGATACCACCCCCAAGGTCTAATGGTTTTGGGAGACTTCCACTCTTCGAGAATCCAACTGCTGCTGTTGGCCTTGTTCTCCCCGCCCACACCAAACGCAAACGTTACACCCGACACTGTCATTTCAGGAATATTCTTCTCATTCCTGTCGCCACCGTTGGCAAATATTATTTCGTCATCAGGGTACATTTGTTTCAACTCTTCCAGAAGACTTATGGCTGTGCCATCTGAGTCGTCGAAGGCCAACGCCTGATCCACTGATCTGAGATTGCCGATGATGGCCTGCCGTTCTGTCCAGGGCATGAACGGTCGACCTTTTTTTCTGGTAAGCCACGCGTCACTGTTGACTCCCACGATCAATGAATCGCCCAGCTGTCGAGCCGAATTCAAATAATTTATATGTCCTCGATGGCAGGGGTCAAACCCGCCAGAGCAACACACAATTTTCGCCATATTTCTTCCTCTCGTGATTAGACTGTGATGTCTTCTAGACCAGCGCACCGCAGTTTGATGATGTTGGACAGTTGCCATTGCTTGATATCCAAAGCTTTGATAATGCCCAACCAACGATTTCTCAGCAATGCAAATTCGTTGATGATTTTTTCCATGTCCACCACGTCAGCATCGCCATCGACAAACTTCTCGACTTCTCTAGTGCTCAGTGCTCGTTGATAATTTTCTAAAAATCTACGAAACACCGAACTTCGAAGTCTTCGCAACTCAATGTTGAGATATTCTAAAATTGCTTCTATTTCCTGGAGCTGAGAAAATCTGGTCTCAACTATACCCGGCATATTGGCTGACGCCTTTTCAATGTTACCAGAAATGCAGGCATCACGTTTGGCTGCCTGCAGCTCCAGCTCAAAGTACGCCACCGCATCTGGGATATGATTGATATCCTTGGATACCATGGAATACCAAGACATTTAAAATACTCCTCAGTCTTCGTATTCTTCGTCAGCGTCCCAGTCTTGTTCGGCGTCAGTCTCCAGGTAATAGGAGATGGCTTCATCCAAGGAATCATCATGACCAATGACCATTTGCAGGTCCCGATCTGAAATCCCATGATCAACCAACAGTTCTACATATCGGTCGGCGGCAATGGGCAGTGCCTTTTTGTCGCTGTATTCTTTAAACAAAATCCAGATGTCAACGATTTGTTCGATTTGCATGTTTGCTCCAATAAGTGGTATTGCTGCCGTCACTTTTAATGGATCATGTCACACCATGTGGTGTGATCACTGATGGTCAGGCAGTGCGTGTATTTACGGAAATTGTGGTGCGGCCACAGCCGCACCACACAGAATCAAAGCGTTATCAGCTTGGGTTCAGGGGAGTCATCAGGGGAGGGATCCGGGGCGGCATCGTCATCGACCCGTGATGCTGCCAGTCTTTCATGGAACTCGCTCATGATTAGATCCAGAATATTGTTGGTGTTGCGATCAATTTCTTTTTCAAAATACTTGTGCGTGTTGCCATTGAGGTCAGTGTAGATGTATTTGTTGCCTTCTCGTACAAACAACCCCTTGCGACTGAACAGCTCAAACAGTCCAGAATAGGGGTTCATGCCAGTGGACCATGGAATATAAACTTCCATTTCAGTAAATGGTTGATTATACCGGGTTTTCATGATCTTGCACTTGGCTCTGATGCCCTGCACTTCACTGGTTTTGTTGCCATCGGCATCTATCTTGAGCTTGAGCTTCTGCATGGCCACCACGATACTGGATGCGTAGATAAATCCTTGGCCACCAGATATCTTGTCGTCCGGGTCAAACATATCCTGACTCTGATACGAGTGGTTGGTGCAGACCATGCCTACATTGTAGGACCCAAACATGTTCACGCAGTTCCTGACCAGCGCAGTCAGCGCCTTGGGTTTGCGGCCCATGTCGCCTTTGAGGTCACCGGCCTCAAATTGATTGATATCAGTGGGCGTCAGCAGCATGCCCAGAGAATCTATGACAAACAAAACTTTGGGCCTATCCTCGGCAGACATGGCTCGGTATTCTTTCATGAATTCCGAAATGGTCTTGGCCACGTCGTCGATCATGGCCATGTTGAGCTTGAGGATCTTATCCGGAGATGTATCCACCCCCAACGCCAGCAGCCAAGCTTCGTCCAGGGCGTTTTCTGAGTCAATCAGCACCACGTAAATGCCTTGTTCCTGCGCATGTTTGATAATGCTGCCCGAACAAATGTAAGACTTGCCACTGCCTGATTGACCACCAAAAGTTGTGACTTTGCCCATGGGAATACCCTTGTGAAAGTCAGAACTAATCAAGTAATTCAAGGCGTAGCAACCAGTGCTAATCCAATCTGTGGGATCAGTAAATCCCACACCCAAGCCATCAATGCTCTTGGTCAGAGTTTTTCTGAACTTGGTTAAATCAAAAGGTTTTTGCATATCAGCTCCGTTCGCGTTAATCACTGCAATGTCGGCAAAAATTTTTCAAAAGGTCTCCTCGAGAGTTTTTGAAATACCGTTGAAAAATGGTATGCGGGCAAGCCCGCATACCATGACTAGATCACTGCTTGCGACTGCGTATCATTTGGAGGATGTCTTCGGCACGTCCGCCGCTGGGCTTGGAATCCGGAGCCTTGGTGGCTGCAGACACTCGCACAGGCTCGGCGTTTTCTTCAAACGCGTCGTCATTGCTTTCCCAAGGAGGAGCAGAACTGGTCGCCGTCTGAATGGGCGCGGATTTCTGCGGCTGAGGCTTAGCCCGAGTCTTTGCCGAAAACGCTTCTGCCGACCCAGCATCAATGGTGAGATTGGAGGGCTTGAAATACTGACCCCACCGTTCGAGGTCATAGGCCTCACCGTCAACACTGGCTTCAAACATTTCTTGCATGACGCGAAGTTCGACTTCAGTGGGCTTCTTAGGCAGAAAATCTTTGAGATTGTTCAGCCCAAAAGAACTAATGGCTGCGCGTTCGACGTCGCTGAGAGGACGCTCCCTGCGTTTCCAGACCGAAGTAGAATAGTCAGCATACCCGCCCTTGGAGGTTTTGCTCAGCTTGAAATCCACCCCACGGATATAATCAGTGGGCAGTTCTTCCAGCTCAGGATCCATCAGAGACCTGCGCACCAGCTGATAGATTTGCGGACCAAGCGGGAGGCGACGAATGGGGTTTTCAGGAGCTTCTTCTTCCTTGAGACCATCTTCGACCACCAGGGCCTGGAAGATATAGCTGCGCTTCTTCCAATACTTCTTGCCCATTTCTTCAAGGTTCTTGTCCTTGAACCAGCCACGAACTTCAGACAGAATCGGGCAGACCGATCCGTCGTTGTACATTTCCACGCAGGGAACTTGTACCACAAGTTGCTTGTTGTCAGTTGACCCTTTGACTCCAGCAAAAGGAAGTCTGATCATTGCGCGTTCTACCCAGAAGAACATGTTATCCTGGTCACCGTCGGGCAAGAATCGTACCACACTTTCTTGCTCTTCCTTGAGATTCCAGAAGGGATAAATCGAGTTATCACCAGCCCGACGGTTAGAGTCAGAGCCATGTTGTTCTTGTTCTTTCAATTTTGCGCGAATTTCTGCTAGAGTTGCCATGGTTTTTTCCTTTGTGTGCCTAAGTATAGTTGTATAAACTGCAGCTGATGCTGCTTCTGGATTAATCCAGCTTACCCCCAGTTCCTGAGGAGCTCATGTTTCGAGCAACATGGGCTAAAGAGTTATTGTGTTGTCAGCGTCGTTACTAGATCGCATGTATGGTATTCTACACACAACCTCATCACTGGCCAACTGATTTATTTATTATTCAAAGATTATTTTCTAATTCCTGCCAGTTTTTGCATTCTAGTGGCCTCAAACATGCCATGCAAGTTTTCAATTACTTTTTTTGCCGAGTTGATTGCTTGCTCACCAAATTTCTTTTCCACAGCCAGAAGTACCCCGGTTTCACCTTTGGGAAATGCTCCGGTCACTGAATCGTACATGGATTTGACAAACTCCATTATCTCGCTGTTTTGTTTATCGGCTTTGTTGCCAAAGAAATCTTCGACTTTGAGTCCGGCGCGCTGTATGGCGTCTCTCAACGTCATTTTATTACCGCCTGTGGAGAAGGTGTCTTCGAGTTTCATGCCGGCATTGATTGCCCGGTGTACCACTTCCGAAAACTTTTTGCCTCGATGTTCAATGCTGGCATTGACTGGGGTCTGCGCGGCCGGAGCTGGTTGAGCTGCCTGTTGAGCAGCTGGTGGTATGGGAATCGGCTCAGTCTCCGGCGGAGTCTCTGGAATCTCTTCAGCGTCTGCAGGTTCCTCTGCAGGTGGTTCCCCTGCAGGTGGTTCTTCAGTTTTTTCGTCGCCGTAGTAGTCCGAGAAATTCAGTTGATCCAGCACGTTGGTGCCGTGTTCTTCGTCTTTGATTTGAATGTAATCTTTTAGAATTCCACGAACGTCGATGTCTGGGCTAATCTGAGACAATTCTTCGAATATATCCATTAGTTCAGGATCATCGATGATGTTCTTCAGACTTTCAATGGCATTAACCCCGTCAGCACCTACTGGCATGGACGAAGACAGCAGTTGATTTAGCTCAGAAATCATATCATGGTTATGTTCACTGAACAGATTTCCCGGACCATTGGCTTCCATCAATCGGTCGAGCCACATCTCATATTGCTTGGCTTCAGGTAAATCGTCGTCGTCAGTGTGGTCATCTTCATCAGTGTCGTGTACCAATAAATCATCAGCGTCTAACTTTTTCACTGGCACATCGCTTTCGTCGATGAGCTTGAAAATATAAGGAAAAACCCCTTTGAGTTCTTCATTAAAAGACCTGATGGTCAACCGATCTATCCAGTCATTCATGACATCTTCTGGAAGCTCCACCTTGTCAGGCTCGGCAAAAGATTCTGCAAATGCCTGATATCGGTGAGGGCTCTGCAGGGTCTGTATTTCTTTCTTGACTGATTCTATGCGCTCGGCAACCTTGGTTTGAATTCCGCCCATGGTTTCAGCTACCATGGGGTTTCTTCCCACATAGTTCTTAAACATCCGAAGCTTACTGAGTTCTTCGCTGAGACCAATCACATGTTGGCCGATGCTGTCGTAGGGAGTGCCACCATGGGACACATGTTGTGCCATGGCTCTGGCGCCGTTTAAGTGCTTGAATGGGTATTTGAATCGTTCACCCTGCGCATTTTCCACATATATGCTGTCAATCTTATGCGCACGTCCGGCCGGAACAGTGCCATCGACCGGTGATGAATGTTTGACTACAATTCTTGCGTCGCCTAGTGTTTGGTAGCTGGTTTTGCTGGTCCCGAACAATTTGCTTTCGCTCATTTTTGAATCTCCAGATTTGTTAGATAGAAACCCGTAATCTCTCTTGTCTAAGTTAGATTTTATTATGTCTCGCGTGTCAAAGGACAACAGCCTCTGCTTGGCGAAAGACCTCAGTTCTTTGAGGAAATTGAAGAAGTTCTTCTTCAAAAATTCCGGAACGCGATCCATCATCCCGTTGGAATAGATCACAATCAGCCCATCGTCTTCAGATATACTTATACTGATTCGGCCAAGATGATGCCCTTTGCGAACATAGTCGAAGTCAAAAAATCTAGCTTCTTCTGGATCGCTAGTTACCTTGCCGGCTTCATCACCAAGCGAGAGATTAGGTGATTGAGACCGAATTTTGTCAAACAACTCTTTGGCTACGAAATTGAGATTTTTGTTCATAACGATATTTATCCAAAGTTCGTTGAAATATATATCGGCATGGGCGGCTCCCAATCATCATTATCCAACTCATTGGAAGTAAAGGACTCAAACACCCGGATATCCCAATCCGCCAACACCTGACTCATCCTCACCAGCAACAGCATGGCTGAGATCAAGTCGTCCTCTTCACCTGACTTGGCTTTAAATGATGTGCCAGCAGCAATGTAGGATTTCAGTTCAGTGATCAACATTTTTGATCGAATCTTTAGCTTCTTGGATTCGATGAGATACTTCAACCTGGCGCTGGCTGATATCTTACTACCATGAGTGGTGTTAAAACCTTTTCTGAATTTCCTCACGTGACCTTTTCTCACTGGCTCTGACAAGAATAACCCTGGGAAATGTTCTTCCCCGATGTCCTTGATACACACCAGGCCAGCTTCGCCCACTGTGTTGTTTTCTATAGACCAGTATATGTTGCCACTGTTGTCCACACCAATGACTTCTTGAATATATCGCAGCATGTCCCTGAGTATCTTAACCTGACCTTGTATGGGGGTCAGGTTATGTTTCCATTCAGCCACCTGCTCAAATGTCGGTAACTCTATGATCTCAATGGCCGCGCTGTTGCCCCCAGTACCCAGGCTGGGATCCATGGCCACCAGATACATGTAATCCTTGGATGGTTTTTTATACCAGCGCGCCTGCCCCATTTTCATTATGGGGTCTACACCTTCCAGCGCAGCCAGACATTCCCCACTGATCAAGGTTTCGTCATATATCAAGAATTCGCAATTATATTCTCTGCGGAATTCTGCGTCAGTGAGTCGACCTCGCTCGGCTGCTTCCCAGGCTGCATCACGATCAGGATGTTCACTCCAATGGCAAGTATAGGGGAAGAATCCGTTTACCCCCAGTTCCTGCGGATTACCGAACTCGTCAAACTGTTTATTGGCGTTTTTCCAGATGCTGGCAAAAGTATCTTCATCGCTGTTGGGCGTGGATGTGATAATAGCTCGCCCGCCAGTGGCCAATGTCGGTGAGATCGAAGTCCAGAACTCACTTGCTATATTTGGAGGCAGGAACGCGAATTCATCACACTGATGTGAGAATACCCCACCGTCAATTATAATGACATGGTTTTCTGAGTTGAATATATCGTAAGTGTCTGTTAATACAGTGTCTTCGACCTGAATTATTGTTTTTGGACCAAGCAACGAATCTAACTTGTCGTTGACTTTTAATTCTTTCGCTGCTGTCTCAGTTTCTCCTATAAAAAATCTGTGTTCAGATGTGCTGATGATAACAGTGCCATCGTCGAAAGTCAACTTTTTTGAATTTTTATTGGCATTATTATTTTTAATTACTCCGTCGAATGATTCCCATCCGAACGGGGTAAGTATTTCATAATCTTCATTTTTTAAGTAGTCTTGTCTCATAAATCTTCTCAGCTATTTTTGCGCCACTTACCGGGCTTCCGTTGGCCATATCCTCACGAATCAGAGACATCGACAAGTCGAACTCCATTATCGATTGTTCTGCAGAACAACCTGTACGGCTGAATAATTCAGAAAGTTCCACATCAGACGACGAGCTCTTACTCACGTTGTCTTTCCAAGGAATAACACGCAAATTTTCTTTACTTCCGATCACGCGCGGACTTACTTTGTTTACGTATCCTTCAAGGACAGAGTATATATGATCCACGTGATAAGAATCTTCTGTCCCGGCTAGTCCCAGCTTATATCCGGATGCAATTTCTTTCTTGACACGATTTGTAAAATAATAGACTACTCTTTTATACCTATAAAACTCGTCTCGAGTAGCTGGGTCGGTTATCAGCCCGTTCTTTGCTTTGGTAGAATTGCCCTTCAATATTGCCTTTGCTGCCAATTGTGAATAACCGTTTCTCCCGTATTCATCAATATTTTTCAAATGACTGGCTCGGGTTTTCAAGCCTTTTTTCTGATACCCAGTGAGCCCAGTTGCTGGGTCCACTGATTTGAGTTTTTCCCTGGACTTTTCCTGGCTCAGTTGATACTTGGTCATGCCAGTGTCTGGATCAACTTGCTGCAGGCTCTGAGAAATCTTTTGAGATCTAACATCAGCTATCAACTGAATGTCGCCGACTTTGTCTAGATATTCTTCAATGGTCAGTCCCAGAACACTCTGAGTATAGGCCTTGGTGATGAGATACTTGCGAATCCCAGTCAATGGGCATTCCACATAGTCCTGCCCTGGTATTGCTGAGTCTAGATATAACTCGGGATTCAACCTCTGAGACCTTTTAAGGAAATTCTGAATGTGTTGTCCCTGATCCACGGTGGCCAATCCTGCCCTTTGAGCCAGCTGCAACAGCTGTTGGTGTTGTTGCCGCTGCTGTTCAGCTGCCTGTTGTTGAGCCAGTTCTCGTTGTTGATCATTTCTGTGCCGTGCAGCGGCACGAGGTTTTTTCTGATAGCCAGTGAACAAGTTACCGAATTTGGCTGCCTGCCCCAGATGATCTCTGGGTTGCTCTGTGATGCCATGGATCAAGCAGTAGACCCGTTCATTGAAATTCTTGGGATTGGTTAGAAACTTGGTTTGGTCAATGACCCAGGCATGGAGATCTGGCAGTCCAGACTGCAGCTGCCTCCCCAGGTTCACGCAACTGCCGCCATTCTCAACCATCTTCGTCAATGTCTTTAAGTGCAATTCGTGCATGTAGATCCCTCAGTGATATATCTTCAATTTCCCCAGTGCGCTTATTTCTGATCTTGACCTGGGTGTCGCCGTCAAGACAATATAACAGGGAAATGGACATGCCTCGGCCAGTGGTTTCGGTGGTAGTGGTGGCCACAATTCTGGATCCATTATCAAACTCAATGGATCCTTTGTTGTAGTTCACTACTCCGGGTCTTATGAAATCTGGGCATAACTCATAGCCATAACGAATACGTTGCATGATTTCTTGCGCACCAGTGGATTTGTGCGCAGCAATCAATATGGTTTGATCTCCATGAAACATGGCCTGCCACAACAGATAGCCAGCAGCTGTGCTGGTATTGTGAGACAGAATACCGTTGGTGTAGTACCGATGATTGCTGGAATCAACACCTAGATCATACATATGCTCTCGAGACTCGACAGTTGTCACAGACGACAACGCCGTAGGCCCAGAGTCAGTTAGCACAAAATCGCCCACTTGCAGATCGCACACAAACCTCTGATTTAGATGCTGATCAAAAACAATGTGGGTATCAGCACATTCCAGAATTATCCCATTGTCCAGAATCAACTGCCATATCTGATACTCTGTGGTCTGCTTGACGTCCACCAGAGACTGCCATCCAGTATCAGTGGCCACTTCCCAGTCGTCGGCTGAAAAAACTTCAGTGAATTTTCTAATTATTGCATCAGACATGTCAGTCATGATTATTACTCAATGTGTGCTTCTTCACAAGATTCCACGAACTCTTGGCGCTCGCTCCAATGACATGTATAGGGGAAAAATCCGTTTATTCCCAGTTCCTGAGGATTGCCGAATATGTCAACTCTGTGGTTGGCGTCTTTCCAGATTTTAGCAAACATATCCCCATCAGTTGTGTAGGTTGAGTTAATCATAACTCTGCCACCGTGGGACATCCCAGGGGCAATATCTTGAAAAAATCTGTTGGCTACGTGGAACGGGACCAGTGCAAGCTCGTCGAAATACACCAAGGAAATTGATGTACCATGACCAGAGTATTGGTTGCATGTTGTGGCTATGATTTTGGTTCCGTTATCGAATTTTAGTTGCCCTTGACTACACCCCACCAAGTCGGGTTTTATAAAATCCGGGCATAACTCATAGCCATAACGAATACGTTGCATGATTTCTTGCGCACCAGTGGATTTGTGCGCAGCAATCAATATGGTTTGATCTCCATGAAACATGGCCTGCCACAACAGATAGCCAGCAGCTGTGCTGGTATTGTGAGACAGAATACCGTTGGTGTAGTACCGATGATTGCTGGAATCAACACCTAGATCATACATATGCTCTCGAGACTCGACAGTTGTCACAGACGACAACGCCGTAGGCCCAGAGTCAGTTAGCACAAAATCGCCCACTTGCAGATCGCACACAAACCTCTGATTTAGATGCTGATCAAAAACAATGTGGGTATCAGCACATTCCAGAATTATCCCATTGTCCAGAATCAACTGCCATATCTGATACTCTGTGGTCTGCTTGACGTCCACCAGAGACTGCCATCCAGTATCAGTGGCCACTTCCCAGTCGTCGGCTGAAAAAACTTCAGTGAATTTTCTAATCACGGAGTTGGATAGGTCGGTCATGAATTATCCCCATGTTGAAGATTATTGAGATTTTTCTGCATTTCATGAAACTCTTGAATCGGTAATTCAATCACTTGTCCCGAATGTTTGTTGCGAATCTTGATTGTGGTGTTGCCACGAACACACTTGCCCATCTGTCTAGGCAGCATGTTGATGTTGAATCTATAGTTATGGTACGAATTCAGTAACTTTTTTTGGTATTCGTAGGGCTTGAGAAGAATCTTACCCTTGGTTGGATGCTGAATATGAAAAAAGTTTTCAATGAAATATTCAGGACCAGTAACGGGGTCTGCACAGGCAGCCAGTTGAACCACCAAATCTTCAGTGAATGTTTCTTTGGAATGCGCCCGCTTAATCTGTACACCATCAAGACTTCTAGCCATATTATTCTCCTGTTAGAGGGCAGCCACCGCTGCCCGATATTTCAACGACGACGTGCGGTTTTGCCCGGGTCAGATGCTTTGACTTTTTGATACATGGATTCCAGCTTGGCTTTCAACGACAAGGGGTTACCTCCGCCGTTGACCTTGGGCGCCTCGCCGCCTTTGCCATGTAGGTCATCTCCGGTGCCAGTGACTGCATCTATGTCTCGATACAATTCTCTGGGAGTATTTCCAAATTCTTCTGAGCTGATGAATGTGTCAGCCGGTGGCCGGCGAGTCATCGGTGGGCGACTACGAGATGGTTCCACCATGTCCGAGGATGTCGAAGACATGGAATCACGACTTTCGATGTTGCGTAGAATATCCATCAAATCTTTAATGCCCTTGGAACCTGCCCCGTTCATGCTGATGTTCATGGTAACCTCATCATGCTGGGCACCTGGCATCATGGGCATGTCCTGTGGCATGTCACCGCCACACTCGTCGATTGACTCTTCGTAGCCCTGACGATCAAGTTCATCAGCATCAAACTGATCCCATTCTTCGCGATCGCCGCCTGGACGATTATAGGCCATGTCGTCTCGCATGTCTGGGTTGCCCATTTCACCTTGCCTCATGGAGTGGTCGGTCGACATAATGCTGTCGATGCCATCACGAAGACCGGCTGCATCCAGTTCCCCTCTTTGATACTGAGAGATCAACTCGTCAACATCTGGGTCCACTGACTCTTTTAGCGTCATGCGGTCGATGCGGGTTAAAATTCTTTTTAGGTCCATATTGGATCCGTTTTCGGTTAATGCCATGTTGATTTCCTTTATTTTATGTTGGGTTTTCCAAATAAACTTCGAGCCGGACCCACTTGAGGCATGGCTTGTGATTTTTCAGAATGCGGTTTCTTGGCCAAAAGTTGATCGTTGACTCCCTTGACTTGCTTGAGTCCGGTGTCTTTTCTTTCTTTGGCCAATTCTTTCAAAAATCCACTGAGAGTTTTTTCACAGGATGGATACTTGGACTTTTCATAGTCAGTGGTCAATAGTGCGGGTTTGTGCTCGGGCTCTTGATTTTCATTTTCAATTTCCCAGTTTGCTTCTTCCACAGGAGTTCGCACTTTGATGCAATCCCTGCTAATGCCAGTGGAGTTGGCCACCAGTTCTGCCACCACGGTGCTGGTGGTGGGATAATCAACCTCAGCTTCAAAAATAGTCATCTCGGCATTTTTGATATTGGGAAACTCCAACAAGTTGGCCTGTATCGGTGTGCGTTTTCCTTTGGTAAATCTGGACACACTGAACTGTTGCAACGCTGATTCAATACAATCTTCACAGTTGTCCGGCAATTCGCCGGCAATTTTAATTTTGAATTCGTATTTTTTTTCAGCTGCGCTCTCGTTCAAATAATCAACAAATGTTCTTCTCATGCTATCTCCTAATTTAGTTATTCATCTTTTTTATCTTCTCCAACAATGAGTTACGGTCGGAAACGATGACTCCAGATCCTGAAATGTCCACGCTGGATTCGGTGGGAGCAACTTTCTGATCCACTTGTTGTTTTTTAATCTGTAACTCAATCATTTTGAGTTTCTTGTCAACCTTGAGGCTTTTGGCATCAATGGCATTTCTCAACATGCTGGCCGCCACCTCAAAAATTCTACTGCTGTATTTGGCTTCCACATTCATGCCCAGATCCATGAGATCATCATAGGCATCAGTGGCTCGTCGGGCCAAGTCATCTAATTCTCTGTCACTGTATTCGCCCAGCCCCTTGACCTGCGGCAGTGCTGCTGAAATTTTGTCGAACTCGTCCATGTTACGGAACAACGGACTGTCCGGAGCTTTCCTCTTCTCCCGCATTATTTCCGCCGCGTCGGCTCGGTTAACGATTTTTTTGCTCTCAGGCAGCCCCAGGACTTCTTCTAGTCGTCGTGTCATGTTATTTCCTTTTTCGTCCAACGTGGTATATATCACTTTCGTTGACTATGCGAAACACCAATCCCTTGCTGCTGCACCAAGACTGCGCGGCGCGCCATTTCACCACATTTCTAGCATATTCAATTTGGTTGGTTTTACTGCGGCCAACCTGTTCTTTCACTGTCTGATTTCTGGGCTTGACTTCAATGATTTCCGAATTCAATTTACCATTTTTGTCTGCGTACTGTATGAAAAAATCAGGAATGTAAATGGTGGGTTTTCCAGTGATGGGACAACGATAGGGAATGCTGATGGCCTCACTGGCCCACTTGATAATACTGGGGTGTGTGTCACACATCTGCATGAATGATAGCTCCCAGGAACTACGATATCTGGGAGATCCATTGCCCACGTACTTTTCTGGATTTTTTATTTGATATTTTCCCTGAGCAAATCTAGTCATGGTCTTATGTTTCTTTCTTCAAATGCACCAGACGGCTCCACCAGTTTGAATCCCAGCATGCTGGTTTTTTCTCGGCTGGCGTTTAAGATTTCTGTGACCACCCTGTTCAATTGAATCTCAGTCAACGGAGTCAGAGAATCTATGAGTTTGAATACATTGATACCGTCTAACTTGGCTTGAGTTAGCAGCACAATACTGGTGGTCTTGGCGCTGAGATCGTTGAATCCACGATTGGTAAAAAATCCAACCACTGCGTCAATCTGACTGGCTGGAAAAGACAGCTGCTCAGTGAAATACTGGTTAAAGAAGGTTTTGACCTCAGTGCCGCTGTCAGTGATTTCTGGTTGTGGTAGGTTAGATTTCATTTAGCTGCCTAGAATATTTCGTTTAACTGCTGTGGTGGTAGTGGTGGGGTTATTCACTGGGAACGATACATTTCTTACACCACCCAATCCAATGCTGGCCAGCTGTCCGAGCCCACTGGAGATCAGCTGGCCGGCCTCGGATACAGCACGCTTGGATCCCATGGCCTTGGCGTTTTGATAGGTGTTAACTGCCGTGATGGCTGCTTCCAGAGCCGAATCAAAGCTGATGCCATTGCCACTGCCCAGGATACCAAATACTGATTCTATACCGGCCAATACTCCGGCACTGCCGCCCAGGGTAGTGGTGCCACCAGTGCTGGCGCCACCGCCGGCCAGGGCAATGGGGCTGGGGGTCTTGTCATAGTGTTCCAGCGCAAATCCCGGAGGATTGCCAGCCACCACCACCCCGTTGCCATAGGCCACGGCCTCATAGGCCAGAGTCATGGTGTGTTCGGCAGTCTGGCTGGCAGCATAATCCAAAGAATCATGCTGCCATTCTGTAATCACAGGATTGATTAACTTGTAACTGTTCCAGTTGCGCTTGGCCATCTGATATATGGTGATGTCCGTGAAAAACGGAACAGTGCTGTTGTTGGCCAGACCGAACGAACTGCGGTTAAATCTGGATCCCTTCATTGCTGTTTTGCCATAGGCAGTGGTGGTGCCCTCGGCTGCTTCTTTGTCAGCAAAATAGTAGCCGTAGTAGTTTTCCCACAGCTGCCTGGAAACTCCCAAATTATCATCATGAAACCGTATGGTCACTGGTTGATATTCAATTTTGACCTGCGTGACCTTTTTTCGGTTGTACTGATTCAACGTGTCAGTTTGCACTGAGAATTTAGGCAAGTCAGCTGTTTTCACCAACATGTTGATTTCATTCTGATGTTGGTATTTGAAATTAAGCCCCTGCAGTGCATTGGGATTGATGTTAAAGCTGACGTGGTATAAATACTTGACTTTGGGAGCCAGACGCTGATCAGCGTCTGTGAAGAGTCTGGCCCCGTGCTGAAAATCTCTGAGAAGAGGTGCGCCCGGGGTACCACCGAAGTAATTGGATGAATATGTAGCCATATGGTATTTATGCTGCACCTTTGATAGTGCAGCCAATACCTATGATAATCTGGTATTAACCAGCACCAGTACTCATAACACCCGAAGTTCTGCCCACAAAAGTACCAACACCAGTGCCCTGCGGAGTTTGTATGGCATTGTCATACTTGATGGTAGTGGTGATCAGAACCGGCTCGTTGGCGTTGTAGGCCAGGTTGTTGTAATTGGGGTTTTCCAAGTAGCAACCGTACAATTCCCAAGTGGTCAACGCCTGTGCAGTGAACTGTCCATTGCCGCCGTCCAGTAATTCAATTCTGGTCAAGAACTTGTAGTCAATGCCGCTGGCAGCACTGGCTTGTTCATAGAAGTCAAATTGTTTCTGGATCTGCTCACCGAACAGCTTGGTGACCACACCAGTGACATCGTCTCTGACGTTGAGAGTGATGGGAGCCCAGGTGGGTTTGCCAGCCAAGTTTATTTTGGAGTTATACACATCCACAGTGATGGCCTCGAACGTCAACGACGGCAAGGTCACATCTTGTACTTGCTTGGTCAATTCTGTCACTGGGGTGTTGAACCCAAAGTTCTCCAGTGTGACTCTGAACCTGTACTTGAGTTTGGGCATCAGCGTACCCTGTGTGCTGGCGCTCTGATCGCTGGCCAGCGGCACGGTTAATCTCGATAATGTTGAAATTGACATGTTATTGTTCCTTTGTTATCATCACATATACGAGCGAGAGTCGACAGCAATGATTTGGTATCTTGTTATTTACCGTTTTTTCAAATTAGAAACCACACATGCCCATAATCTGTAAAATTTGCCAACAACAGTTTGATAAAATCATCCCCTGGCAACACCTACGCCAACACGGGATCACAACCAAAGAGTATCGGCAGCAACACGGTCCGGTATACAGTGACGAGACTCTGAACAAGATGCGATCTCGGGTCCCGCACAATCTGGGAAAGACTGTCACTGATCCACAGGCGCTGGCCAAGATTCGTGCAGCCGTGGATGCCAGAGAACACCGATATCAGAGTGGTGAGATCACCAGATCAGGGCGTACGCTGACCGAGGACCAGCGACAAAAAATCAGCAAATCAATCAAAGAGTACGCTGCCAGTAATCCGCAGGCCATGCGTGCCCGCGCAGAGAAAGCAGTGATCACCAAAAAAGAGAAAAATTACGACTTTACCAGCTCATTCAAGGGCAGGCATCATGATGAGCAGGCCAAGAAAAAAATCAGCGATGCATCCAAGCTAGCAAATTTAAAAAAACAGCATCAGCGTCGTCAGCGAGTGGCGACTCTGCTTGATGATTATCAACTGGCTCTGCTCAACGACATCGACAGCCAACACATGCAACTTCGATGTCTAGTCTGCGGGCACGAGTTTTCATTCACAGCCCAATACTTCACCCCATCCAAAACTAAACCAGAACTGTGCACACAGTGTCACCCTCGCCACATCAGAGTCAGCCGCGGAGAGCAGGAACTTTTTGAGTTTGTGAAAACACTGGAACCCACAGCTGTGACGGGGTATCGTACCAGTTATCACGAAAAAGAAATCGATATTTTTGTACCAAATAAAAACATCGGCATCGAGTTTAACGGATTATACTGGCATTCAGAGGCCGTGATGGCAGCACAAGACCGATCCCCAAAGTCTGATTATGAAAAATTTCAGAAATTTTTGACCATGGGCATCAGGATTTTCTGTGTGTTTGAAGACGAATGGCATCATCATGCCGACATAGTCAAGAGTCGCGTGGCCAACCTACTCGGACACACTGCTGACAAAATACATGCCAGGAAATGTGAGATTCGACAACTCACCAGTGATCAGGCCAGTGACTTCTTCACACAGACCCACATCATGGGCAATGGCCGCAGCAACATTAGATTGGGACTGTTCTATCAAGACCAGCTGGTATCAGCGATGTCATTTGTCAACAACAATCTTTCCAGAAAGTCCACCGACTGGGAGATAAATCGTTTTTCTTCAAAACTCAACACTGCTGTGGTGGGCGGAGCCAGTCGGCTGTTCTCGCATTTTTTAACCATGGTTGATCCCACGCAAGTCATTTCATATGCCGATGCACGGTGGTCTGATGGTGGTCTATACCGGACTCTGGGATTCAACCAAGTGTCCACCGGAACGCCAAATTATTGGTATGTGCCCACCAATGAGCTGACTAGAATACACCGATTCACGCTGAGAAAAACTGCCGATGATCGCCAAGACCTCACTGAGTACGAAAACCGACTCAATCAGGGGTTCAATAGAATATGGGATTATGGTAGTTCAAAATGGCGGTGGCAGAAATAGAAAAAGGGCCTTGCGGCCCTTTTTCATTCTGGCATCTATTAAATGCCGGATATTTCGCCAGTGTTCTTCAATCTCAGAGGAATATAGATAAATTCAACTGATTTAACAGGCTCTACTGCAATATCAACCCAGAGCTCGTTGCGGTCAATGCGCGCCGGGGTGTTGTTGGACTCATCACACACCACCAAGTAATCATACAGGGCACGCTGTCCGGCCAGCTCCAACAGCAGACTTTCGATGGCACCTTTGAGTTCATCTCTGGTGATCTTGTCGTTGGGCTCGTGTATGTAGGGTTTCACCAATTTACTGAGCTGACTGCGTAGGTGCAGTTCCAGTCTGATCACGTTCATGCGATCTCTGGAGCTGGCTGCCTTGGCCCGAGTCAGCTGACCATTGTTGATCAACCCTGCACCTGTGACGTACACAATGGGGTTAATTTTGACACTCTGCAGCACACCTTCTTGCCCACGGCTCAATGCAATGGCCCGGAACTCACCCTCTTGACTATCCACATATCCCACTGCCGAGGCATTGGTGATACCGCCACGACGAAGACCTGCTGCCGGGAACCAGGGGTAACTGACTTGGTCGCTGAGAGCAATGGTGCGCAGCATCATGTGACTGGGCGGCACCACAATGTTGTTGCCAAAGTTGTCACTGGTGAAGCCCCAGGGATAGAAGAGCCCCAGGTATTCATCATAAGTCGCTGCACCAAAATCATTGTCCTCGTTGGCCATGCGCAGGTTGCTGCCCCAGGTCTGCAGGCTGGTGGAGTCAGGGGCCAGTCTAGCCGGAGTATCACCAACAATAAACGTGGTGATGCCACGATCGTAGTTCATGGCTCGCATTTCACCAATGAGTTCAGGATACCCTGGGCAAGCCACCAAGTTAAACTGACGACTCTGGTCGTCACGTATGTCCTGGTTGGAATTGACCAAGGCCTGCAATGCGCGCACCACCACACTACGTTGAGCACGACGACCAAATGTACCAGCACCATTTTCTTGGTTGGCGCTGATGGTGACCCAACGGTGTGGGTAGTATTCAGTCATGGACTCTGATCCATAGGCTGAATTTTTGGCGTTGATGTCAATGTAGTTCTGGCGGAACTGTTTGACGTTGAATCCGCTTCTACGCAGATTCCACAGCAGCATGCCCCTGGGATACAGGGCCGGATCCGGACAATCTGGGTCCACATAGTCACTGGACATCATAACTTCAATGTCACCAGGTTGTGCGCTGCTTGCACCGGAGACATTGTATCTGGCGTCAGCAAAGATGATGCCGTCCTCGGTGCTCTGGTCTGATGTGTCCACCAAAACCCAACGCAGAAAATCTTTGTTGTACCGGTGCAGCACTGGGAAGTTTTCTATGTCAGAAGTGTCAATCCAGAGATCACCAGTTTGCAGAGGAGACACACCGTCTCGTTGCGTGGTGGGTGTGGTAGCTGACACAATGGGTCCCGTGGGATCAGTATTGTTTTCATACACCGGCGATGTGGGGGAATGGTAACCAACCCATTTTTCACCATCGTTGATTAGGATATCCACTTCAGAAAACACAGAGTCATACCAGATAGCGCCGTCGTCTGTTAGACTGGTGGGCGCGTCGGCAGATGCCACATAGGTCAGCGGTTCCCAGCTGCTGGCCACATAGTCATGTAGTCCATCTGGGTCAGCATACAGATTAGCCGTACCACTGGCCGGTGCGGTGGCAGTTGCCGGAACATATACCGAGAACCCCATCTTTTCCAGAACACCGGCAGTGATGCTGCGCAGGTGTATGTCGCCACCGTTGTCATGAGTGATCACCACTCGATTTTGACTATCCACCACTGCACCCACTGGACTGTCGTTGCCCAATGCGTTGCCGATGGCCTCAACAATGGCATTGGCGTTGGCTGCGGCGTTGGTTCCATCAATGTTGAAACTCACCAGGTAATCTTCACTGAGCCCCAGATCACCTTGGTTGGTATGAGCAATCACGAACTCGTAAGACGACCGTTCTGCTCCCACAGTGAACACCAAGTCATTGGTGCCATCAACGCCACCAATCAAGGATCCCAGTATTCTCAGTTGATCGCCAACTTCGTAGTTTTGTCCCGCCGACACCACAGTAATGGTGGTGTTGGTAGCAGAATACGCGCCGTTGAATTTTCCATTGAACACCACTGTGGCTCGTGAACCAAGTCCCACGGTGGGACCAGTGCCTGCTGACAGGATTTCCAGGCCCAGTGGGTTATTATTGCCATCGGTACCACCTAGGTACGAGCCAACGACCTCAATTTCACTAACTCGGCACGTCAGATCGTTGGTGCCAGTGACACCTCCCAACAAATTGCCTGTGATCTTCAGTGTATCGTTAACTTTGAAACCAGAACCACTAGACGTTATTGTGACCACAGCACTTGCAGGCCACGATTGCCCTGTGATTTCCGGGATGGTCACTGTGGCCACTGCTCCGGTTCCTGAACCAGACGTGGCGGTGATCGCCACTGCTGTGTAGGTCCCGCCACTGACCGAACTAACCACAAAACTCAGATCATTGGTGCCATCCACACCGCCCAGGCTTGATCCGAGAATCTTCAGCTGATCGTTGACTCGGTATCCTGTCCCCGGGTCTGCGATCACTATGGTGGTGTTGCTGGCCGTATATGGTGCATTGCTGCCAGTGTAAGTCACATTGGCTTTGGCTCCGGTGCCTGGACCAGTGCTTTGAATAGACACATTTGAATAGGTGCCGTTGGTTGAACCAGTACCAGACAGCGTTGCAGCGTGGCTGACCACCCCACCAACCGCAGTCCCGGCTATGGTGTTGACTTTGGACAACGAACCAGATAGCGCAATGTTACCGGAGATACTGGATTGACTTGCCGACAACAACCCGCCACCATCACCGCCGAAGGTAGTGGGTAAGATTTTTCCTGATCTCACCGCAGTGGGGGCTGCGTTCTTACGACGGAAGATAACAAAGCTCAATCCGCCAGTTTCTGGATCAATGTTAAAGTCGGTGAACAGTGCACCCACTGGCAAGTTGGCCCCACCACCAGTCCTATCCAGCGAGTACAACGCCTCTGCTGACGAATCAAAAATCGGAGCATTGATTGATTCAAAAAGTTGTGTTGCGCTGTTGTACCGCTTGGCTGCCCAGCTGGCTCCTAGATTGGGGTCAGTGGTTTTAACCCAGACACTGCCGGTGGCCGCCGGTGTCGCCGACGACAGCTTCCATTGAGGCACCTTGGTGTGTCGACTGACTTCCAGCTGCACATCACCAGTCCAACTGGCTGCCCAGGCTTCAGTACCAACTTGTACCCAGGTACCGGTGTTGTTTTTGAACCACACAGTCATGGGATGTTGCGCGGTCAATTCTCCCTGAATCATACCGGCCTGCTTGGGCATGGTCACAATGGCATAATTGCCGTTTCTGCCCACGCTGGCAATGGGGGCACCGGATTCATGAACTTGATCCGGATCAGTTATCACCAACGGCACTTTGTTGGTGAAAGTCTGCCCACCAGGCACCGTGACCGGCTCGCTGTTCCATTCAAAAATACCCCACCGTGTGCTTTGCGTGTCCAGCCAATACGTGCCGTTGTTGGGCTTGGCTGCTGGAGGTGTAGATGATGCTGACAGTTGTGCAAGATCAATGTCGGCTCGCACCACATACGCTCGATTTTTCACACCCAAAAAGCTATATGCAGCTTGCAGACCATATTCGTTTTGCTCGCCAGCATGTATGGGATTGTTGTTGGTGTCGGTTTTGAAAATAGGGTCACCGAAAGTTTCCACCAGTTCTTTGGGACTGGTAATAGTATATACTTGCCCGGCTGTGGATTTCAGTGTACCCGGGGCGATGCCGGTACCGGACCCATTTATTTTGTTTTCGGCAGAAGCCACAATAATCAACGGAATCGTTCCTGGCTCCGCAAGGGTATAGAACGATTCATCAACTACTGTGATTTCTGCGCCTGGTGAATTTAACGCCATATTTGGTTACTCCTTAGTAATTTGTTCTTCATATATTTATTGATTACTAGGAGAAAGCCGGCGATTACCAAGGTGTTTTATGGTGTTTTATGAGGCAGGAGTATTTCATTGATTAGATTTGTGACTTTTTGTTGCAACTGGTCAATGGTTGAATCGTTGTCAATGGTGTAGTCCATGGGGTGCCCTATCCAGGCCCATTCACTAACATGCACGTTGGTGTTGCGGTGCATCAAATTGGTGATTTTTAGGTTGGTATCCAGCGCAGTTTTATACCATTTTGGGTCGGGGCCTCGTTTGACTCTGACAGTGACCCCGCCCATGTTTTTGACCGATTGTAGCTCGTTGGGGAACCTGGCATCAGTAATCACTATGTCCTGATCCATGGTTTGGACCTTTTTCTCCAAACTGGCCACCCAGATTTCGTCATTGAAATGACAACGCATGATGTCAGTGCCGATATGGGTCATGGCCCATCTTGGAGAAAACTCTGGGATCCCCAGTCTTTTACTCCACCAAGGATCAACTTCAGTGCGCCACTGCCTGGACTCTGGAGTAATGCCCTCCAATTGATCTCGGTCCCAGCCAAAAATCACACTCAGGGTGTCTTTGACAGTCCCAGCAAAGCTGAGTTTTCTAAACGCAAAATCTTTGCAGAGTAGATCAGCCACGGTGTCCTTGCCTGATCCAATAAATCCAGTTAACGATATGATCATATGCGTGTCCAAATCAGTACATTACTGGATTTTATAAGTGCTGTCAATTAGACACCGTATTTGTTTCGTTTCTTGGCTGCCACCGGACTGGTGCGATTTACAGTGTCCAACTCTCTGCTCTTTAGGTCACCTTTGTTGAGATCTTGGTGATCAGCACCCACTGCTTCGTATCCTCGATTCAACATTTCCTGTTCTTCTTTGGTGTAGGGGTGCGCGCTCTTGGACTTGCCTACCCAGCTTTTGGGTTTGATATCAGGTTTGATTTTGCCATCAGTACCGGCCACTGCTAGACCCAGTCGATATGCAGTGTAGTCGCCATCCCATCGTTCACCATCGGAAAATGTGTTTAACCCTCGGGTAGATTGTTGATGGCGTTTGGATATACGTAATCTTGATGAATCCGCTTCGTTTATAATTTCGATAATCTTCATGGGTTATCCTATGACAAAGGTCAGAGGAGTACCGCCGGGCACCAGCAACTCCAACTCTTTGTCCAGTTGCTCTAATTCAGCCTTGCTTTCATTTTTCAGAGAGTCGCCGTTCAATGATGCTCCGCCCTGAGGACCAGCAATCGATGAAAACTTACTGCGCGCTTCGCCCAAAATTCCCTTGCACACAGCCAACGTGTAATCTCTGAGCCATTGCTTGGCGTAGATATCATTCAACAAAATATAGTCAGGTTTGTAATTTTGGCATCGCAGCATCAGAGTTTCACCTTCAGTGAATGGTCTCTGCAGTATTCTGAGAATATGACTGTGTGGTATCCATTGAAACTCAATGTATGCCCCGAACATTCTGCCCACCAATTCTTGATATTGTGCAAACATCTCATACGTGGCTATGCCGCCCAACATGGTGGAATTCAACAAGTAGGTATTGGTGTAGGCCAAGTTAAAAGGTTCAAAGTTGGTGCCAGTGCCACCGCCAGTTCTAGATCCCAATGTCCGACGATACACACTCTGCACATTTATGATTTCTTCGGGCAGTCGATAGTCGTTGGTGTCTTTTTCCAGTTCCAAAAACATGTAGCTCTCTTCGACAGAGTTGCTGCTGCGCTGACGAAATCTGTTCAAAGATTTCGAAAGTGCTGTGTCGTAATGAATTGGATCCAGCTCGACATCGATCATCTGATCACCCAGCATGGTCCTGCAATAATCATAAACTTTTTGTCGTTCAGCTTGTGGATTGTACACGTTCATTGTTGATCCTGAATTATGAGTTTGGTATTTATCTACGAAGCGCCAGGATAAATAAGTGGGTCACCGTCAAGGAGAATCAATTGCCCCGGCTGTCCCTGTATTCCCCAGAAAAAAGCAACAACTATAAATTCATCGATCGAGCTGTCAGTGAGATGTTTCAAATTGGCGGCACTGACATTCATATTCACAAGTATCTGGGCCCGAAGAATCCATCTGAGGAAGATGCCACTGCCGACATGCCTCGGTACGATCAGATCAAAGAAACCAACATTCAAGATTTGCTGTTTTTAGAAAATCGAGATCGAACTTATGATGACAGCATTTACAGAGTTCGAGGAATTTACAATGTGGCTGACCTGGATTTCAACCTCAGCCAGTTTGGCTTATTCATCGACAACGACGTGGTGTTCATGACCGTGCACATCAATGACTTTATCAGAACTGTAGGAAGAAAGCCGATGAATGGTGATGTCATCGAAATCCCGCATTTGAAAGATGAATTTGCACTCAACGAATACGATGTCAGCTTGCCTAGATATTATGTTATCAGTGATGTTGGACGAGCGGCTGAAGGGTTTAGCCCCACATGGTACCCGCATTTGTATCGTCTCAAACTAACCAAAATGACCGGCTCTCAACAGTATCAAGACATTTTAGACAAACCAGTCAACGACGACAGTGATCTAACTCTGAAAGAAATACTGTCAACGGCCAACATCTCACTCAAAGTTAACGATATTTTGCTGGAGCAAGCCGAGTTGGATGCGCCACTAAGTGGCTACGACACCCAGCATCTTTACACACTGGCGGTCGATGATTCTGGCAACATTGCGCTGCAGACTGTGGACACTGTTGATTTTGATGCATCAGTCAGCGGAACTGGGATCACTGCTGCATCGCTGTTTGCCAGACCAGTGAGATCTGGTTATGCGGGCTATCTATTAGGTGATGGTATTCCTGAAAACGGCGCCACCTTTGGGTTCGGCGTGACTTTCCCCGAAGGCGCCATAGAGGGAGACTATTTCCTAAGAAAAGACTTTCTACCCAATAGACTTTTTAGATTTGATGGTGTTAGATGGGTCAAGAAAGAAGACGCTGTGAGGACTTCGATGACCCCGTCGTCTACCAGGAACACACAAAAAGGCACGTTCATCAATAATCCGTATAAAACTGGTGTAAATCTCATAGTCAAAGATATCGGCGCCATTGTTGACACCGTTATTGAAACCACTGTTCCTTACACCGCACAACTGTATGCTGAAGTGGCTGTGCGAGAAGTGCCATACGCTGCTGCCAAAGTCATCAATAACAACGGAGTTGCCTCCATAGAATTGCCAGATGACTTCGCCATGGGCGACGCAGTGTCTTGGAGATTATATGAATCATCGTTCGACGAGCGGCAAGCTCTGAGCAAAGCTCTAAAAAGAAAACCACAGGCCAACGTTTAATGACCACCACTACATATTTTTATGATGGGCAGATACGCCGTTATCTGTTGCAAATTGTAAGACTTCTCAGTAACTTTTCTGTAAAGTACAGCGACGGCACCTTGGTCAGAGTTCCAGTGATTTATGGCGACCCTGATAGACAGGCTGCGACCATATTGGCCCAGAACAGTGAAAATACAGTGCACAGCACACCCAAAATAGCCGTGTATATGAGCGATCTCGAATTAGATATAAATCGCATAGGCGACAGCAGCTTTGTCAGCAAGATCAATATTCGAGAAAGAGCGTATGATGAAGAAAATAATCAATATTTGAATCATCAGGGCAACAACTACACCATTGAACGACTGTTGCCCACACCGTATCGACTCACAGTCAAAGTCGATATATGGACCACATCCACTGATCAAAAGTTACAGCTCCTTGAGCAACTGTTGATGATGTTCAATCCCAGTATTGAAATTCAATCATCCAGTAACTATATTGATTGGACCAGCTTGTCTGTGGTGGATTTGAACCAAGTGACACTGAGCTCTAGATCGATTCCAGTGGGCACTGCTGATCAAATCGACATTGCGACCCTGACTCTCAGTACCCCCATCTGGATCAGCGCGCCAGCCAAGGTCAGAAAAATGGGAGTCATCACTTCGATCATAACCAATATTTTTACCAGTCAAGATGAAACCGGTGGCAACTATATCGAAGGGCTCGGCGTTGACCCCAACGGAGTGCAACGTGTGCCCGTTGGCACCAACACTCAAATGGTAATTTCTCCGGGCAACTACTCTATCGAAGTCAACAGCAACACAGTTCGACTCATCGGCATCAGAAAAGATTACCCCAATTGGCATGGAATATTGGACAAATACACTGGTGTGTATCGTTCTGGAATCAGCAAAATATTTTTGCGCAAAGACAGCGGCACGCACACAGTGGGAACATTTGTTGTTGATGAATTGGACCCCATGTTGTTGAATGTGGTGTGGGATGTTGACACCTATCCCAGCAACACCATGATAACCAGTGATAGCCGGTCATCCACTGGAACATTTGATGCCATCATAGATCCAAAAAACACTGGCCCCAGAGATCGCAAACTGCCTGCGTTGACCGCCGGCATCAGGTATCTTATAATCAATGACATCGGCGGCGGTGTTCAAAAAGAATTCATCAACGAAGTCGAAATATCAAAAATAAAAACCAATGTGCCGTATTCCACGGTGGAATACCACAAAATATTTGTCAACGGGGTTGAGTTACACGACACTACCAGCCATGCTGCCATGAATGACTATATTAACGGTGAGTATATCATTGTTTTTGCATCGCCAATCGCAGCCAACAGCGAAGTGTATTATGAACTGTATGTGAATTCCGATGGCCCTGATGCTTGGAAAAACTCAGATGGTTCAGACTTTGTTGCTGGCGAAAATGATTTGATAGAATGGACCGGCGATCGATGGCGGATTGTGTTTGATGCCAGCCAACACCATGATCAGATGATATATCTGACCAACATATTCACTGGCGCGCAATATAAATGGGACGGTGTAAATTGGAGTACCACGTTCGAACACATTTATCGCAAAGGGGAATGGGGCATTGAGCTCTAAAGACAGAATCGTGTGCAGTGGGGCATTGTTTTACAGTCGAGTCACACATCGCATCCTGTTGCTGCAAAAAGCCACTGGCAAACACCAGGGAACCTGGGGTCTAGTGGGCGGCACTACTGAGTTCAAGGAAACGCCGTGGCAGGGACTAACCAGAGAGATCCATGAAGAAATTGGGTTCAACCCTGACATCATCAAAGCTATATCTCTGGAAACGTTTGTCAGCAACGACGCAGTGTTTTATTTTCACACGTATTTGTGTGTGATTGAAAACGAGTTTATCCCCACACTCAGCGGGGAGCACTCGGCATACACCTGGTGTTCAGTGGATTTTCCCCCGAGGCCCTTGCATCAGGGTCTAAGAAACAGCTTCGGAAGCAAAATAATCAAAGCCAAACTGCAAACCATCTTTGATCTTATCCAGCTTATTTAGGCAACTGATTGATGCGATCGTTGAGTGTTTTCACTGCTTCGATTAACACAGCAATTAATCCGTTGTACCCCACTGTTTTGACACCGTCGGGAGTCTTCTTAACAATTTCCGGGAACACGGTTTCAACTTCTTGCGCGATTACCCCCAGAGAATCGTCTCCGGTTTCCAACCACTTAAACTGAACCCCGCGAATTTGCAAAAGTTTTTCCAACGAATTCTCGATGGTCTGTACATCTGTTTTGGATTCCTGATCACTTAGCGAATTGAAGTCTGTGGCCGACAATGCACCGCTAACTGAGTTAAAATAAAGTTTGGTGGTTGTGACCTTGGCCAACTGTTCGATGCCAGCATTTGCCACCATTACTGGATACAACGTTACGGTAGTTGAGTCGTCGGTGGCTATCAATCCCGAGCTGGCCCCGGATCCAGCCGGTCCCTGAACACCCTGCGGCCCTGCCGGACCCTGCAATCCAGATGGTCCTTGTGGGCCTGCTGGTCCGATAAACGGAGTTATCGCATCCCAGGAAACCCCGCTCCAGATATACAGGAACGAGTCAGCCAGCACCACATATGCATCGTTAAACACATTGTCAGTGACTGGCAAATCAGCCGTGGTGTCAACTGTGCCTTTAATCCGCAATGGTGATCCCTGAGGCCCTTGGATACCCGTTTGCCCTTGGATACCAGTGGTGCCCTGCACCCCCTGCAGACCTCGTTCGCCTTGTAGTCCCCTAAATCCCTGCAGGCCCGTGGCACCTTGTGCACCAGTGGTTCCTTGCACGCCAGTGGCACCTTGCGGGCCTGTTGACCCCGGTGTACCAGTGGCACCTTGTGCACCGGAGGTACCCTGCGGGCCAGCTGGCCCTGTCGGTCCCTGAGGACCCTGCGGGCCAGTTGCCCCTGGCGCCCCAGGGGCACCAGCTGGACCAGCTGGCCCAACTATCGACCCCACGTTGTTCCAAGAAACCCCGTCCCAAACATACAGTTGACCGTCTGATTCGACAATATAGGCATCATTGATGGAATTACCAGTACTGGGCAAATCTGCTGAGGTGGGCAGGGAGCCCTTTAATACGATAGAGGTGCCCTGAGGTCCCACGGGACCGGCCGGCCCCTGTAGGCCAGTGTCGCCCTTGATGCCCTGCAGTCCTGCAGGGCCCGCGGGACCTTGAAGCCCAGTGTCACCCTTGATACCCGGTAGCCCCGCAGGGCCCGCAGGCCCCTGCAAACCCTGTGGGCCTTGAAGTCCAGCATTTTTTACTCTGGTTTTTTTCAGAGCAAGGTCACTGACATCGTAGAGCAGAATGTAGTCATTTTCATCAAATGTACCTGAGTCTATCTCAAGTCTTGATGTTATGATATCAGTACCGCCTAATAGTCTTGCCTTAGACATTACTGGTCTCCAAGATGCTTACCGTGAGATCTACGCTGGACGACGCACTAGCCGACACCCGCAAACTGCTGCCTGCCTCCAAAATAAGTTTACCATTGACCAGGTCCGCTGCTTCATGTGGTGGCACAGGGAAGGCATCGATTAAAACAAAGTCTTGATAGAGTGGTGCAGTCATTGTGGGTTTTCTGATTTTAGCTGTCACGCTCACCATTTGCCCAGGAGATCCTGTGGTGTTGGCTGCTTGCGTGCCCAGAACAATGGTGGAAACCCCGGCAGGCACTGTGTATACTGTTTCTTCGATGGTGTTCAGGGTCACCAACACTGACTTAAATGTGTTTAATGGTAGTTGTTCTGCCACGTTAGTCTCCAATTGCTAAAATATAGGGCGTCATTACTGCAAACAAGCTCTTGCTAAAAGTGCGACCTTCGATTGTTCCGGTGCTGCGTTTAATCTTCAATTCTGATCCAATGTTGAAGTCACCTGTTTGATTTGTCGAGGTATATATAACTTTACCACCTCTTGATTCCAGAACTTCATTTGCGACAATGGGTGTCCCACCAAGATATGGCAGAGCAGAGTTCACATTCACCCCAGTGCCAATCCATTCAAATGTTTGCCCCGACGCGGTAATCTGACTAAATTGATGGAATGTCATCAAAGAGTTAATTGGATACGTGCCTCCTGAAACTCTTTCCTCAAATACAACCTTTGTAGTGTAATAGTGATCCACAACTTCTGTGACCAGATCAAATAACTGGTTAGAGATTGTCGCCATTGATGGTACTGAAGAAAGTACAGTGGATGTTTGGTTTTTAACATGCGCGTACATATCTCTCAGCTCAGTTTTTTCGCTGTCACTGACACGATTTATACCATTACTGAAATATTCGTCAGTGATATCAATTGTTTGGCTGTTGCCTGAGTAAAAAATATCGTAGGTCACTGCATCCAAGATGTTGCCAATGTCTGCACTGGTTCTGATCTGATCATAGGAATTCAGTGAATCCACATAGTCCATGGCCGCAGAGATCGTTGAGTTCTTATTGTTCTGTATCAGCGAGAACGCACTCACTAATTCCGGAGCAGCATTGCTGGTGCTGGGCATCACCACAGTTGGCTGTGTGTTATTCGACACAAATCCCGCCAATTCATCCATTAGATCATATGCTGAGGTGGCTGCTTCCAACGAACCAGCTAAATCAGGTGTGACTCTTTGTTGTGGCACAGCAGTCTGCACCGTAACCACTATCTCGTTGTTCTGAGCAATATCCAGCATCATTCCTCGAACCCCGCCAATGGTCACATTCCATAGAGCTTGTTCCTCTGGAGTAATCAACAAAACACCGTTATCATAAAATAGATTCCCCACTGCAGTGGTTTGCGAATTTCCGCCGTAGGTCAAATCGTAATACATTGAATCCAATATATAATCGAGAGTCCGGTTCCAGGACTCCTGAGAAAATGGCGGCAGCTGAAACACTGTGGTAACAAAGGTATAAATTTCAGCTTTGATGAAATCTCGATTCATTTCAATGAGATTTCTGGCATTCCGGTAACCAATATCATAGCCATTTTGGTCAGGCATAATGGCACCCGGGGTCAATGTCAATAAATCTGGATCAGTGCCATATCGAATGACATGCGTCAACCAAGTTAAATTAACATTTACTCGATCCACTGCCACAGGTGTTGCGTTTACCAACGACATCAACTGCTGTCGCAAATATTCCAAAACTGACACGGTTGCTGATTTTTGCGTGGGTATCACTGATCCTTCTGGAGTTTTAAAGTAGGCTCTGGAGGACTGTATGGTGCTGTAATTGGAGTCAAACACCACATCGTATGCCAAGGAATTTATGATATCAGACAAGTCTTGTTGAAACACAGCAGTGTCATATTGCCCCTGCAACGAAGGAAAGTTTGCATTGATATAAGCAATACCATCATTGATCAGCTGTGTCCTGTTAGATTGAATTAAATTTTTGGCATCTATTCGATTTTGTGTAATCGACGGAGGATTGGTGAAAGAAATCGCCGGTGCAACCCCAGAATCAATGATGCCCAGCAGCACATCAAAATTCACAGAGATTGCGTTGTAACCAGCAGCTGATTTGGACAGAGGCAGCACCAGCTGTTTCATTTTGTTTATGGCTGCCAGGGTTATGCTTTTCTGTGTGGTCACGGCCACTGATGCAGCACGGTAATAAGACATTCCAGCTTGGATGATCTTATAGTTTGTACCAAACATCATATCGTCCAGCACAGCATCCAAAATCAAACCGATGTCTCTGGAACACTTAAATTGATTGTAGTCTTGATCGGGGTAGGTTTCTCCGAGGTAGTCTATTACATCAGTTTGTATTTTGCTCTTGCTGGCCAATATCACTGTGCGATCCATCACTAACTCACCAGATACCCCAGTGAAATCTGGGGGCTGCACAGCCACCAGACTAATGTTGCCCAGTTGATCATATTTGGCGACTTGGATAGGCTCAACTTCAGACACTGTGTAGTACGTGTCACCGGCATTAAAAGCCACTGCATCCCCGATGTTGGGGCGATTCTTTAATTGCGTGATGATTGCACTGTCATTGGTGGGAAATTCCACCAATGTTCCAGTGTAACTGATACCGCTGACCCCGTCAGCGATCAACCCATAGTTACCAAAACTGCTGTTGCTATTGGTCATCGAGCAAAAACCACCAGTCTCACACTTCACCGCAACATCACAGCATATGGTGAACAAGGACACCAACTGTGCATTGCCACGATTCAACAAGTGAACCCCAATACCCCCTTGATTGTATTGAGTGTAGGCATCCACCACCATGGATTTTAATCCAGAACACAGGTTGCCGTCTATCCTCAACCCAGTACCAGTGGTGGTCATGCTGGTGCAATTTTGCACATAGGGGCTGGTGGAGACTGTACCTGCGCTGCCATCTGCAGGGAAAGCAATGGCAGCTGCCGGGGCTTCGTGATCCTTGAATGTGCAGTTTGCTACATATGAAGCATTTTTGACCCAGAACAAATCTAACTGTTTGTAAAATGGCCTAATGGTCACTGTTCTGAGGTTATCCCCGATCACGGACACTCCCTCAGGAACTATCAACGGATTGAATTCAGTATAATCACCACTCTTTACATAGACAGTGGTACCGTATGTTGCTGATTCCAATGCGGATTTAATCGTCAACTTGGGCTGCGACATCGAGAACCCCGAGTACGAGTCGTTGCCATTTTTGGCCACATGCATGACATTGGCGATCTCCAAGTTAGCCGACTTCTGATCCACATAAGCCTTGGTGGCCGCATCTTGGTCATTTACTGGCGTGGCCACATTCTTGATCAGAGATCCTTCGACACTGATGGCGCCGTTGCCATTGGGGTTCAAAATTAAGTCGCTGTTGGACGACACCGTGGAAATGGTCTGCCCGCTGATCTGAATGGTGTCCACAAACACACCAGTGGATCTGGCTGTGAGTTTCCTGAAACCAGCCACATCCAGTGTTATTTCGCTGACTCCGCTGATGTCAACATGTTTTGCCGCCACTTGCGTGGTACTTTCAGCAATGAATGATGAAAAAGCAGTTCTGGAATTCACATAATCAGAAACTGCCTGCATGTTTGGAACAAAATCATTGTTTTTTATCACCGTTGGTTTCACAGAACCATTGGCGAATTTAACCGGTGTTACAGCACCAGGATTTGCATAGGAAAATGTCCTAGTGCTGGGAGTGCTGGTCACCACTGCTCTGGCCACAGAAAATGTTTGATCAGTGTAGCATATGACTTCAACCAAATCGTCAACGATTAAGTTGTGATCCCCAACTGTGACCACAGTGCTGACTCCGCTGGAATCTCTAGTCACCGTGTTGATGGTTGTACTGAAATTAAACTTGCTGTATTCCAGAATCTGTTGTTCATAATTGTCAGTGCCACTGACCGTGATCACCCCAGTTCCTGATCCAATCAGCGACAGGTTTCCGCCGTTGGTGTTGATGCTGTTGGTGGTTATGGATCTCAGCCTACCGGATACATCTTTAAAAACAAACGATCCCAGATCATCTGTGGGGTGATTTTCATTCACCGGATCCATGCTGGCAACAGTTTCATCCCATAGCAAGGTAGCATCAGCGAGCGTGCCTCGGTTGATTACTATGCCAGAACTTCTATTATTGGTTACACCTGAGCCTAGTTCACCCCGATTAAGCTCAATGATATTGTCAGTTATAGACAAGTTCTCAGCAGACACTGTGGTGGTACTACCACTGACTTCGAGATCACCAACTATTTTAACTTTACCGCTGTTGGTGGCATCCAAGGTAATGTTGCCCGGCACCAGAACAGTGCCCACTATGGTTTTGGAACTAACCGCGTCGCCTGGGTTCGCATATGAAAACTCATAGTTGCTGCCACCTGATACTGTGACCACAGCAGTGGCGTTGAAACTTTGATCTGCTGTATTAACCGTCACCGTATCCCCGGTGACTAACCCGTGAGGGGCCACTGTATTGACAATGGCCGTTCCAGATGACCTAGCCACGGTGCTGATGGTTAACGAGTTGGGGATCACCAATACCCCGTAATCCCCACCTTGAACTTTAACTATTTTCGACATGTATATTTCCTTGGACAGGGGCACCCGCCCCTGTCATGTTACGCAGTAACGATCAGGGCAGCCGCGGCCGAGGTCACTGAAGCAGCACCCGTTGAACTCAGAATCACACGATACTGTGTGCCAGTGATTTCATTGGAAGTGGGCGACACTGTCAAAGAATTGGTCGTAGCTGGGATGTTGCTCCAGGTAGCGCCGAGATCATCTGACGACTGCCATTGATATGCCACTGAACCTGCGGGCACAACATCAGCGGTCACCGTAAATGTGGCTGCATCTGGCTGTTGAACTGTGACACTAGCCGGTTGAGCCGTTATCCTGATCACAGGAACTATGCCGGTTTCAACTTCTTCTGGAGTCACTGCCCCGTCAGTGAGGCTGGTGGCAAAATTCCAGGGGACTTTGCTGCCGTTGACCACCGCCACTCGATTGTAGAGTTTGGTGGCTCGGGCCAGAACACCAGCGTCGGTCATCACAGTCACTGTCATCTCATTAGCTGCCAGAGTGCCGTCGGCCTTGTCAACCAGATAGCAATCCCCGGTATCAGATCCCACAGTGACTCTGAACTTGGCTGTTCCACGCTGCTTGACTATGATTCCATCACCTTCTGCTGCGGTGCCGATTTTCGCACGAACTTTGAGCTGCGCGCCTGCTCCTGAACCAAAATATCTTTTGTTTAATGGGCGTCCCATTATCTATCTCCTTTATGACGTTCTAGGCCTACGCTGCCTCAGCAGCATAAGACTCGCTTTACGAGTTCTCATTTAGACCATGTATTTATCAATTCAGGAAAATGGAGGTTATTCCGACAACACCCAGGCAATTTTTCCAGCGTCCCAGATTCTATCGTAACCCAGCTCAGTCATCAGTTGCCATTCAGTCTTTTCAGGATCCAATTCAGGGTGTTGTTGTAAGATCTTGTGCTTCATGAAAGCTTGCCGGTTCAATCTGCTGTGATAGTCTCGGGTATATGAGTATGTTGGTCCCACCATGTGATGAATTTTAAATTTACTGGCCGCATACACTGCACCATTGCTGTGGCAATTAGCACTGAAACTAATCAATGGTTTTTTAGGCAATCTGGGTCTAATATGTTTCAACATTTTAGAAAACAAGCCAGGAAACGTGTGGTCCAACTCAGTTGCGAATCTTTTTAATTCAACATACGGTTCTCGATCCTTGAACGACATCACTGCTACTAATTTATTTTCATAGTAGCCACCAATGACCAGTTCGCTGTTTCTGTCTGAGGTAAAGCCCTGAATATGACAACGATTTAAAAAATCTCGCTCGTCGGTTACAGACACCGGTGCTAGTGTTATTTTCCTGGCACCGATTTTGTTGTTGATGGAATGCGTGAGATATTTGATCTTGCTGACAATCACGGGCCAATGCTGTTGAATTTCGTCGTCGAACCATTGAAATAACGCAATGCCCTGCTGATGACATCGTTGCCATTTTTGCCAATGATACTCTTTGCCCCGAGTTCCCCTGCTGTTGATCTCACTATGATAAAAAACGCTGCCTACCTCTATAGCCACTCGGTGGTCGGGCAAGTAAAAGTCCAACTCCAGCGGAGCTATCACGCTTCTGGTATTCTGAAGAAATGGTACGGCCAGCCCTTCAAGTAGAGTTTTTATTTTGTGTTCATTGATGCTGCGGCTGTGTTGTACCAGCAATTCACGGCATTGATAATAATCGCAATATCTGGCAATGGTGGTGTCATAGACTCCGAGATCATATGCAGCTTGTTTCAGAGATTTGCTTTCGACAAAACTTTTGAAGTTATCGGGATTCAGCAAAATGTTCAACTGTTGTTCTGAAAGATGAAGATGCTGAACACTGCCGCGATGATATTTGGCCCGCAGGGTTTTTTGTATTTTTTCTTTGACTGCCGGATCGGAGAAAGGATTGTTGGGATATTTTTCCCAGAGACCCTGCCTGGCCAAGGGCATGCCAGCACCGTACCTGGCTTCAGCTGTGGTCAGAGTCCTGAGCCTGATATCAGCACTCTGCAAGGGATAGTCCACCCCACGGCGTAACTGATTGGTTTTTTTAATTTTATCCAGCACCACTGGGCTCTGCAACGGAGTCTCGGCCCCGTATTTTTTTAAATTAGTGTCTTTGATTTTCTGTTGAATGTCAGCCGCCATGGCTGGATTCTTGACCCCGTAACGTTGAATATTAGTGTTGATCTGACGATCAATCCGTTGTTGTCGTTGCTGGGGAGTTTCATTGAGATGTTGCTGAGTCATGGCCTGGCTCTGATGTTGTCGAGCGCACTCGCACACAGTTTTTGTGCCACAAAACTCTCGGTATCCCAGGTTAAACGAATTAAATGCCGGGTATCGGCCGCAAGGTTTTTTAACCGGTGGTTGAACCGTCAGAATATATACCCTTTCTGAAATATTTTTTGGTGAATATTCCGCAGTGGCTGCCACGATTTGTTGTTGCAGATCTGGATTTGCAGCCAGGCGACGAGCATACTGCTTGGGATCGATGCCTTGAAGAAAGTTGATTAATTCAGTCGTTAAATTCATTGATAAGTCAGTACCAAGTTGCCGCAGTCCCAGTATCTGCGATAATTATTGTCCCACATGTTGGCCACCTGAGATTTATCAGGATCATATGTCCTCAACCACGATGATAACCTGTGTTTTTGGCAGCGATACCTGGACACCACGTCAGTGCCGTCGGTCCAGAAAAACCCCGGCCCAGTGACATGTGTTGATGTGAATCCCATGGCCAGGTACCCGCGTCCCGATGACTTGCTGAGATCGCAGTAGGTCACAATGGGGCCCTCTACAAGATTTCGCAGATGATGCATGAGTCTGCTGCCGCCACCCACCACAGTGATGCCCGGGGCTGAGCATAATCTATACAACTCCCAGGCATGATTCTGATCAAACCTTGATCTGCCCACGGACACTGCCATGACCAAAACATCTTGATCATAGAGACCATAGTGATGCTGGGCTCCAATAAAACCCTGTAGATGATGTCGATTAAAAAAATCTCTGGCCTGCTGTGTAGTCAGCTGAGCTAACTGAGTTTTTCTGGCGTGGACTCGTCGATTGGCATTGAGTTTAGCCTGCAACATGCTCTTGATTATGGATTGTTGATTCCGCCATTCCCAATCCGTGATGTGTATCAATTCCACGCCCCTGACAGCAGCATCTCGTGTTTTATTGGCGTGACGATGGCGGTCTTCTACCTGCATGTTTTTTGGTGAATACGAATGCCAGTACAACCCGTTGACTTCGATGCCCAGTCCATGATCCGGGATCAAGATGTCAATCTCACGATCTTGCAAAATTTCCCAATCACTGGTTTCGCAGCGTACCCCCAACGACTCAATGTACTTGTGAATTTCTGTTTCCACCAACGAGTAATTGGATCGTTGTTTGATTTTAAACCCATGCTGCCGGCAGTATTCAATGACCGTGCCGTAGTACACGCCCAATTCCGCAGCAATATCCACTGCTGATCTAGCAGCCACCACATATTCTTCATGTAACCATTGTTGGTTGCATAGTTTTTCCCATGCTGCTTTGGGTATCTTGGGCAATGAAATTTTTTCTTTGACTTCGGGTCTCTGGGAATTATACTCGACCCGTATTTGGCCAGCATGGTGGCTGCACGGGCAGCATTGGTTTGACTCTGTTGCAGATCTGACACAGCGGCCTTGGCCCTGGCCACAGACTTGGCCAGTTTAGCAGCCGTGCAAGGACACTGCGCTGCAGGTCCGCATCCCGTAAACCCCTGACTCCAACGCGACAGCTTGCGAATGTTACCGTGTTCGCAAACATCACTGACTGCGTGCACTGCACTGTAGATCATTTTGTTCCATTGATCAGATTCAATCAATGAATGTTGTTTGACCCAGTCTCGTAATTCCTGGTCATTGGCAATGATTTGCGAATATTTTTTGGGGCTCTGTTCTACAATCTGCAGTATTTTTTCTCTCATGATGACATTTTGCTGCCAGTGTTGTGTGTGGTCAAGAAAAAACCCACCGAAGTGGGTTTTTCTTTGAAAAATATACAACTGATCAGCTGAACCGGACCTTGTCGCTGGTGATAGCAACCTTGCCCAGATAGTCTGCCGCGTTGCCCAGAGACGACGCAGTGTTGCTGAGTTCCACATAACCATAGCGGGTCATAAAGCTGACCACTGGTTCCATGGTGGTGGGATCCAGAACAACACCTGAACTCATCAGAGGGATGTATGGACAGTAGAAGGCCGCCGCGTCTGCTTCGCTGGAACCCTTGTACCCGATCAGCACTGGGGCGGTATCAGGCGCATAGGTGTTGACGTAGATCTTCATGGCGTTGTTCAGAGTACCAGCAAACTTGGTGTTGGTGGGCGCTTCGAACGTGCCTTCGGTGGTGCGAGCAAACGCACTGGTGGTGGCACTCTGCAGGATGGTCAGGGCCAGCGGGCTAACCACAGCCCAGTTACCAGCACCGCGACGAGTACGCTGCGCGATCAAGCCAGCCACACGGTTGATTTGCACTGCCAGGGCAGCATGCTCATCACCGACGAAAGTGGCAGTGCCAGAAACTGCGCTCTGATCATAGGTCTGAGCCGCAGCACCAGCCAGTGAGGCCAGGCTGGCCAGCACTTCTTGGTCGATTTCAGCAGTGATTTCCTGAGCCAGCGCAGCCATGATTTCTGCTTCGATGTCGATACCTTGTTGAGCCTGCGCATCCTGAGCAGCCTCAAAGGTCCAACGAGCGCTGAGCCTACGGCTCTTGGCTTCAACAGTTTGTTTCAAAATTTGGATGCTCATGCGGTTACCAGCTGAACCTTCCAGGCTGGCGGTGTTGGCCGCCTTGGGATTGTTCAGATCCTGGTTACCGGAATAAGCTTCCGCAATCTTGAACGGGCTGAATGCTTCTTCACCAGCCACAACTCCAGCACCGGTGCTGGTGTCAGCATAGCGAACACGCAGGGTGTGGATCTGACCCACAGGACCAGTCATGGGTTGCACACCCACCAGTTCGTTGGCGATGACCGTGGGCATGACCCGACGAATCACCGGCAGAATCACGCGGTTCAGCGTGGCCACGTTACCGGCAGAAGTGGCACCAGCGGTGGCGCTTTCTGCGAGGTACTTACGGGTATTTTCCAAAGTTACAGCCATTGTGGACTTACGCACGCCTTGAAGGCCTTCTAATAGGGCTTCCTTGGTCTCGTTCCAACGGCTAGTTAGTAGTTCTGACATTTATGTTTCTCCTGATTAATGTTTTTTAATTCCAGCAAGATGGATCATGGTCGAGATGATACCATCATCGCTGCTACTTACGCTGTTAGGAATTTTATTTCCTGTTACTTCCTTTGCCTCTACTAGCGCCTTACGTTTTTGTGGAGCGTCACCGGCCACCACTGACGGCAAATATTTCTCAAAGCTAGTACGCAGCTTGGTCGTCTGTACACTTTCCAGCAATTCACGCATGATAGCTTTTTGATCTTTGGCCAACGGAGCCAGTAATTCTTGCATTACCTCTTGGCGCTCACGGCTCTCCACCAACGCACGTATTTCACGTTCCTTACTTTCAGCCAGCTGTGCTGCAGCAATGGCGTCGTTTTTGGCTTTGGCCAGCTCGATATCTTTCATATCGATGACTTTCAACAGTTTTCCTGTCTCAGATCTTTCTGAAAGGTAGCTAGACTGGTATTCATTGGCAAACGCTTCAAAAAGCTTGCGACCAAAGTCATTTTGGCGAGCTGCCTCAATGTCTTCTTTCAGCTGACTGATTTCCTTGGTCAGCGTCTGGTCCACTGCTGATTCAACCAAACTTGCAGCACGCTTGATGAACTGACTCTTCAATTGTGCAAATGCTTCGCGGCCTTCGCGGACCAGTCGCACTTTTGTTTCAGCAAGTTCCTGTTTGTCTGTGTAAAATTCTGCAATTTCTTGAGCCAAAGCTTCCACTACAAACTGTTCAAGTTTCTTGAACTTGTTGGCAGTGTCCATACGGTCTTCATGCAATTCACGAACTTCAGCAGCCAGTTGGCGCACGACGAATTCTTTCATCGCCTTGGCGTCCTTCTTGGCTTTGAGAACCATTTTGGCTTTGGCCTCGCCTAATTGCATGCGGTCTTCCACAAACTGAGCTATTTCTTCACGAAGCTGATCAGTCATCAACCGATCCATGGCTTCGACCATGACAGCCTTGTCATGCTCATAGCGTTGTGCGAATTCCTCGCGTAACTGTTGAGTGACCTGCTCACGGTTCTCAGTGATCCGTGTTTCCCAAGCCTGCTCAATCTCTGCTTTAACATCGCTCGAAATCACATTGTTTTCAAACAAAGTCTTTAATGCTTCAAACATGTGTTTCTCCTTGTTATTTCTTCAATCCTCTTATTATTCTTAATAAGCTTTCTTTCAAGTATTGTTGGGCGCGTGGATCACCTTGAACTTCCTGTGCCACTTTCATGGCACGATACCCGCCGGTGTTGTTCATCAGATGTTCGTATATGGGCGTGGGGTAAGCGCCAGCTGCGCTGGGCTGTGCCACCACGTCCACGGTGATAATTTCGAAATCCGAAACTTCACCAGATCCATCTTCTTTGACATTGCCACTGCCACGAGAACTAACCCCCAGTTTGACATCACTCAGCAGCATGGCTTTGATGATGTCACCCATGGGAGTCGGTAATATACGTAGCTTGCCGTGTCCGTCGGTGCCCTGCATCCACATCTCAGTGATCATGTGACTGACCCGATCCAGATTAATCCGCAGGTCAGCTGGGTGATCTACTTCACCCAACACTGAGTAGCCGCCAGAAATCTGATCGTTCAGTGTTCTAACAGCCCTGCTGATTTCTGAAATCGGATAAACACGTTGATTCTGATTTCTGACCCCGCCTTGAATAAAAATCCCCTTCATGTAGAGATTTTTGCCTTCATGGCCGTCGGACTCCAATACCATTTTAGCTTGATCAAAACTCAGGTTTTCACGAAGATAGTTCATTTTTATTTACTTGGCTCGGCTCTTCAAACCACTGATCGGGCTGGGTGCGCTCTTGTCGCCATGATCGCCTTTGCCTTTCTTTTCAGGACCGTGACCTGGTTCTCTCTTCTTGTAGGCAGTCTTGCCGGCCTTGCCACCAGGAACATTGATGTTACCAAAGTTTTCTTCTTTGGGCGTGGGATTCAGCAACCCACTTTTGACACCCTTGCCGCCGTGCTCGCCACCTTTGGCAATGTTAGCCGTGGTACCGCCCATGTCGTTCTTGCCAGCAACTGGGCTCTTGGTGTTGTCACCGTCGTCGCCATGCTTGGGGGCTGAGACTTTTTCAATGTATTCACGCATGAAGCTGTCGCTGATGTTGAAATTGTCCTTGCCGGGCTTGCTGGGCAGCGTGTCATCTTCATCGCCCATGTCGCCGAACTCGTCATCTTCGCCATCAAGGTCGTCCATGTCACCAAGGTCGTCATCTTCGCCACCGAGGTCGTCCATGCCGCCGGGTTCTTTTTCGCTCATCAGCTGATCGAATTCAGCACGCAGTTCATCCAGGGCATCCTTGAGATCAGTAATTTGGTCCTCAACACTGCCGTCGTCGTCCAGGCTGTCGACATCATCAAGTTCAGAATCATCACCGGCTTCAACATCGTCGATAAAATCATCAGTGGCGTCACCACCGATTTCACCGTCGTCTTCACCGCCCTTGGCCTCGTCTTCAGAATCTTCGTCATCAGCTTCGAATTGATATTCGTCATCTTCTTCGTCATCAAATGACTCTGACAACAGTGATTCATAAATTTCACGAGATTTTTCCACTACCAGTTGATGAAAAATCTCTCTTGCTTTGTCATGGTCCTCAGAAACCAAATAGTATTCAAGCATCTGCTCGAATTTGGATAGATCAGCCATCTACATCTCCTATATGTAAGTTGTTATGTATATTTACATCCTGTTAATAAATCAGCTGTTAAAATAGCGATTTTTTACAGATTTTGAACCAGCCAGATATCACAGTGTCGGCGGTGGTGTTGGAGTCTTGTACATCTGCTCTATGAATTCTAATTCCTTCTCTTGTTCGAGAATGTGTCGTTCACTGGCCAAGCGAAGTCTGTTGATCTGTTTCAGTGAGAGACGAACCTTGCGGGTATCCTTTCTTTTCATAGGCATCAACCGATCGTTGTTGCCATCATAGAAAGGATCCCCGGATAGGTTGCCAGGTTCGTTGTCCGAATGAAATAATTCTCTAAGTATCATAGTATTATTTATCCATTGTTACATCATCGGCGGCGAGGCGCCAGGCTGCATACCGCCGGGCTGGGGCGCTGCTGCCATGGCACCGGGTGCGGCCGGCTGCTCCATGCCTGGCACTGTCATATCCGGCGGAGCCACTGTGTCGGTCATGTTGCCCAGGTCTGTCTGCAATCCTGCTTGACTGACACCTATGCCTCGCATTTCGCCAGAGCTGTTGGTCACCGGCGTCACACCCAGACCATTTTCTTCGGACCACAAACGTTCGTTCTCTGCAACCTCTTCTTCAGACAGCCCCAGATATCTCATGAGAGCAAATCTCTTGGAAATATATGGCTGTGCACTGATGGTGCTGTAGGTATTGATGCGCTGATTGTCCAGTTCAGCCTGTCGATAACTGGCAAAGTTTTGCGGAGGTTGCAGCTCCAGATCAAACAACGCGCTGTCGATGTTGACTCCGCGGTTGTAGAGATACAACTTGAATTCCTGGTCAAATGCTGGCTGCAACAAGCTCTGCAGGCGTATGCAGTAATTGTTGAATCGCAGTTCCTGAATGTAGGCAGTACCCACTCGCCCATCATTGTACTGAGACTGGCTGTCGTCGGAACCTGTGGGCAGATAACTGGATGGAATTCTCAGACCACGGAACAGTTTGTTGGTAAAGAACCGCAGGTCATCAATTTCACCTAGGTTGGAGTTTTGCGTGAACACTCCCGCGCATACTGCAAAGTTGTGATGTCGATAATACTGCTCCTGGGCATCAATGGTCAGAGTTCCCACAGTCATGGGTTCATCCAGATACTCAATGCTGGTTATGGTCACAGTCACTTGTGTGAGATCACGCCACCACTTACGAACACGTTGCCACAACCCATCACCCCAATGTGAAGGTTCTGCGGTTTGTTGTTGGTACATGTGAATCAGTGATTCGTTGAATTTTTCATCCATGGCCATGTTCACTATGACTTCAGTGCGCGGAATCCAGGCATCGACCTCATACACAAATTCCTGTCCCCTGTCAGTTAATTCAGCATACGGTGTCATCACGGACCCCACACACAGCTGGTCAGCACGCTGAATCCCAGATCCCTTTATGGGGAACTTGTGGTCGGGAGTGCAGATAATGTGTTGTCCATTGCTGAACTCAATGCGCATGACTTCTGTATGTGTTTGGGTGACACCGGCCCAGCTGATTATACCCGGTACTATCTTGCCAGTGTCAGGGCAACAACTGAAGACCCAATTAGTTTCACCTCGGCGGCATGCATCAGCCAGATCACTGATGGTCATCTTTCGCCCATCCAACAACGGCACCAGGGTGTCCATGGCCAGACATCCGCCGGGCAAGGTTTCTACCTTGGACCCTCGTCCCTCAGCTGTGGTGGGGAAGAAGAAGTCCTCATTTATCGAGTTCTTCACAAAAATACCACTATCAACCGCAAAAGTGTGGAATCCATGCCAACGCTCAGTGCCATCGATGGTGATGGTACCAGTGTCGCGATTTTCAACAGACTCGATTTTGACAATTCGATGATTAAAATTTTCAACCTCTTTTACAAAAGTTTTCCAATTCTTATAACCGAATTTTTTCAATAGTCTATTCAGCTTGCTGTAGCCGAATTTTAGAAAATCGATCCCGCAGTGTGCATTTTTATAATCCAGACTTTCGGAGTTTTCACGCTTGACCATTCCCAAGAGGATCGGATCATTGTCACACAACGATATAACTGAGTGCTTGTTGTTTTCACCATTTTTGACTTTTTCAGCCACACGCTGCAGCATGTCAAAGGTCAAATTCAGTGTTTGATTTTTAATTTTAACTCTTGACTCTAGATTTTCCAGCAACTGAGCCTTGAAAGCTGGATGATCATCAATGTATTTTTTCCTGGAGGCAGGTGCCCTCTGACGATGCGACGCCATGGTAGTAGGATCGTTTTGTCTCATCCACACAGCCTTCTCTCTGGCACGGCTGAGATTCCACAGTGCAGCCAAACGGTCAGATTCTGATAGATTTTTCCAGTTTTCTTTCAAAGTATTAGAAATCTTACTGGACATCTCCAATCTATATTGATCAGACATGTTTTCCCAAAAATCTTTCTTCTGACTGGCATGGTATAAGATGTGATCTTGCTGGTTCATATAGCACAGGTTTCTGGGGTCATTGTTGAACCTATTGGTGTCCTTGTGATGAATCACACTCTTGGCTCGTCCAATGTTTTCTGGCAAATAAGTGAATTCCTGATGCTTCTGACGCTGCCTAAAAAATTCACCAACTTTCCTGTGAGTCCAGACCCAGGTTTTGGTCCCGTGGTCCCATACCTGTTCATATTCATTGCCGTTGCTGGAGATTTTCTTGCGACGACGATTGAATGAAATCAAGCTGTCATCAACAGTTAGATCTTTGGCTTCGACAAACCCTTTACCAAAAACCGGAATCTTATGATCAGGAGTGACAATTAACTCTTTCCCGTTGTCCAGAGTAATTTTTATCACTTCAGCGTTTTTCCTAGTTACCCCGGCCCAGTTGATCACACCAGGAACCACTTCGCCGGTTTCTGGATTGCAACTGTACGCCCAATTTTCTTTACCTGATTCAAACTCAGCAATTAGCTCAGAAATGGTCAATGTTCTGCCGTCTAGCAAGGGCACTCGGGTGTTCAAGTCAAGACACAGCGGGTTGTATGCGCTGTCGATGACATTGTTGGCCCCGCCCACGCTGCTGGGTATTCTTCGCTGGTGAATTTCGTTTTTCACTCGTTCCACAAAACTCATGGCCAAGTGGCTGGGCATGTTGCCCACGTCAATGTAGAAAATTCGTCTTTCTGGAGCACGCTGGATACGATAAATCAGAATTGCATCTTCCAACAACTCTTTTTGTTTGAACACCTTGAACACGTTCTCCAACAAACTCACACCAAATGGGTAGTTGTTGTCCAAGCCCTCAGACAAACTGAGATGAATAATGTTGTCAGCGTCAATGGCCACCTCATCCTGGTGGGTTTCAAATCTGCTGGCGCTGCTGCTGCTGGAGGGGTAGGCTCCAGTCATGCCGCGAGCCGCCTGCCCGCCAGCCACATAGGCTGTGCCACGATTGTTGGAGTTAGTGGTGTTGGGATTGATGGCGGTTACCACCATGTCAGAGAACTTGGGGTTGAGATCTCTGATCACATATTGTTCTGGCTCTTTACCCTCGCTCTCGTTGACTATGATTTTGACTATCTTGGCCGGGTCCAGATAGAACCATTTGGATGTTTCTGGATCTCGAATGAAAAACACATCTCCGTATTTGAAGGCATTTCTCACGATCCTAAAAATTCTGGTTTCAAATTTTTGAAGCTTGACCCACTGCTGTAGATATTCCCTGAGTATGCTGACTTCGCTGTTGGTGGCTTTGTTCTTAAATGTCAGCGTAAAAGGTGTAGAGTTCTCTCTGTTCTTCTGCGAAGAAAATTCAGCCAAAATGTCCAGTGCCGCATTGACTTCACTGTCCATGTCCATGGTATCGTACTGCAGATATCGCTCAATTCTATTGGGCGATCCGGTGTAAACATCAGGCAAAAAGCTACTGTAATTGGTCCTAGCAGGGCCAGCTCGTTGCGTGGAAGTCAAAGGACTGTAGGAAGATGATTGACGTCCCACTGGCACTGGCGTAAAAAATTTTTTCCAAGACATACGTTCTCTCTGTTGGTTGATGTTATTTACTACTGTGTTATCTCATGAAAACATTGGAATTGTTGCTTCTCACTGCCTTTTCTATTCTAGGCAACAGGTCTCGTTGTTGTTCCACCAGCAGGGTCAGTTGATGGTTCAATCTATCAATGCTTTTCAGCAGATCGTCCATGGTGGCTTGATTGCCAGTGGGTGCTGGTGTGGTGTACTGCGGCATGCCTGTTGCAGCTTGCGGGACACTGATGGTGTCAGCAATGCCAGCCAGTTGATCTCTGACCACGGTGTGTACTCCAGCCAATCCCTGTGACAGATCCTGAGTCTTTTCTGTGGGATCTGCCGGTGGTTCGACATTTATAGATGACTCCAGTTCCTTGATGGCTGCAGTCAGCCCCTGATCTCTGAGTCCTCTGGCCAGATTGTTGAGTTGTTGCTCGGTGATCACACCCTCGCTGCCGTGTAACATGGCCAACGTGCCCTGGCCGAAATTTTCAAGCAAGCTACCAGTCATGCCCAGAGAACCAGTACGTCGATGGGATGGTTTTTCGGCAGGTGCCGCAGCAGGTTCCTCGGGGGCCCATTTTTTTAACACATCAACTTGGTTTTGCAATGTTGCTGCTGCGTCTTTCAACGCGGTGCCGATACCAGTGGCTGAATTATTGACGACATCAATAACGGTGTCCATGAGTTCTGAACTCTTGATTCCTCGCTCAGCAAGCTGTTCCAGTTCTGTGACCAACCTCGGTGAAATGCTGTTAGCCACATCCATGCTCAACGAATTGATGGCTGTGGCCAAACTTTTGCCACTGGCTGTGGTCATGTTCACTGCAGCGAATAACGAGGACTCGACGTTGCGCTTCATCAGTTCCAATTTGACTGCTGCTTCAGACACACCAGATACCGGTGGGCCACCTTCGGCTGGTACGCCCTTTTGACTGGCCAACACACCTTCTCTTAGTTTAGTCAACAACTTTGCATAGTCAATTTGCGCTGCAGATATAATATCAGTGCTGTTCTTTATGGTGGCTGCAGCAGCATGATACACAGCGTCGTTTTCTTCCAGTGTTTTCTTTATGGCTGCCCCTGCTGGCCCAGCTATGTCGTTGACTGTGGCTATAGCCAAGTAGGTGGGGTTACTTTGCAATCTAATATTTTCTGCTTGCGCAGTTTCCATGGCTTTGAGTGCTTCAGCAAAGTTACCCTGCCGCAAGAGATCAGCCGAACGCATGGTGGCTGATCCGGCTTGACCAGACACAGCTGCTTGCATCTGAGCCCCCTCAGTTTTGAGTGTACCCGAGGCAAATTTTTCTAAGAAAACATCGGCTTGCCCCATGGCTGATGCCTTGGCAAACAGCTGATCGAACTGTTTTTTTGCCTCTGCTGCCTGTTCTGGGTTCTGTGCCTCCATCATTCTAAATCTGGCTTCGACATCTGCGCGAGTCTTGGCTGCTTGCAGTTGTTTGAGTTGTTCGTCTCGGCTTCGGCCAGTGAGCTTAGCCAGCAGATCCATTTCTTTGGCCAACGCAAACACTGCCTCGTATTCTCTTTTCCTGGCTTCCTTGTCCAACTTGATCGAAGATTTTTGCCCACCGGCATACACCGCAAGGACCTCGTTGATTCCCTTGAAAGTTATGCCCATCTTCAGCAGTTCTTCAGCGCGCACCTGTTCGTCGTCGAAGAATCCTTTGGAGAATTTGGTGAACGCCTCTGCTCCGCGAGTCACTGAGCCACCCAACCCAGCAAAATTCTTGGCATTGGCATGAACAACGTCAGCCAACTCGGTCAAAGATATTCGGGCACCAGCTGCAGCCACAGACATGCCCAGCAGGTCATTGCTGAAGTTTAGCCCAGATTTACTGAGTTCCCGCCAAACTTCAAGGTTATTCTGAATTCCAGCCGCTATGCTTTTGAAAGCAGAGGACAAATCAGTGACCCCGGACAGGGAGCCAGACGAAGATGAAGTTGATCCCCATCTAATGGATCCTGAGGGACGAGACTGTGCTTTTAACTCTGAGAGTATTTCTGACAGTAGCTGTTCAGAGGTGGCCATAGATTATTCCAAAAAAATGTCATGCTAAATATGTGCAGGTATTTATCCACTAAACCCACGCCAGGAGAAACTGATGAACAACCCATTACAAAAATACTTTAGGCAACCCAAGATCTACATCGGCCTGCCCAGCCGTGGACAGTTCTACCCGGCCGGAACCCTGCTGGGAGACCATAATTATGTGCCAGTGTATGCCATGACCGGCATGGATGAAATCATGATGAAGACACCGGACGCACTGTACAGCGGGGCCTCCACCATCAAACTCATAGAGAGTTGCTGCCCCTACATCGCCAATGGTGCCGCAGTGCCCAGTTTGGACATCGACGCCCTGTTGTTGGCCATCAGAATTGCCACCTATGGTGATGAACTCACCATCAGCAAAAAGTGCGAGTGCGGTGAGGAGAACCAGTATCAGATACACCTGCCCAGTTTGTTGGACTCCTATACCCACAAACAATTCCACAACCGTTTGGCGATTGATGAGTTAACTGTGGTGTTCAAGCCTCTGAACTACCAACAGATCACTGACCTCAACATACAGAACTACGCTCTGCAGAAGAAACTGTCACACCTGACATCTGATGAGCTCACTGACCAGCAACGGCAGGATTACATGGAAGCCCTGTACAGGGATCTGGCCACCATGCAGATGAATGTGATATTGAACAGCATTGATCACATCATTACGCCCACCGAGGTGGTCAGTGACCCGCAATTCATCAGAGAGTGGATGGACAACACGGTCAAGACCTCATATCATGCCATTAAATCGCATCTTGAGGCAGTCAAGCAGCACTGGAGTATCCCCTCAGTGCCGGTGAAATGTGAGGCCTGCGGGCGAGAGGATCAGGTGACTGTGGGATTGGATCAGTCTAATTTTTTCGATTGAGCCTGCTCACCATGAGCGATGACCAGATCTTGCAGCATGTGGCTGCACTGGATGGTGAGGTCAGGCAAATCAAAGATGATATTTTCCGCATCAGCTGGGGCATGCGTGGAGGTGTGAACAGTTTTGATTTATTTCACACCTACTCACAGGAGGATCGCTCAATAATGAACAAGATCATCAAAGACAACTACGAGCTGACCAAAAAGATCAAAATGCCCATGGTCTAGATACCAGCATAGTCTTTGTTGGGATCCCTGGGTATGTTGGCCAATGGGTCCGGCAGACCTCGAACCCGTGCCTTGTCTCGAATATCTGTGAGAAAAGCTGGTATATTGTGAAGCAAGTACCCAGTGGCGGGATCCGTGACCAAAGAACCATCCACGTATTTGGCCAGGGGATTGGTCTTGCTGGAGACCGCCCGCATGGAGTTCGATGGCGCCGCCGGCTCTGTGCGTTTAATATTGGTGGTGACACTGCCCAGTTGTGCCGCCACTTCTGGATGGTCTGTCTGGTTGGCCACTAATTGAAGAACAGGTATGGCCGCGTCCCAGGTGACAGTGGCCATCTTGGCCAGAGGATTGACGATCAATGATACCATAGCATCAGCCATTAGCTTTTGCCCTGTTTCAGTTTGCAAGAACACAGCAATGCCGGGTCCACCAGCTGCCACAATGGCCGCAGCCAGACCCGAGCTGATTTTCACTAAACCCTGACCCAGAGTGCCATTGCCTAATATGCCACCAACCAAGGCCCCAAACGCTTTGACACGGCGAGCCACCGTCATCGACGCCACAGATGTGGCCACCATGACACCCAGTTCTCCCACATATTTGGTTCTCAGCTGATCAGCCAGGGCATAGGCCTCACTGGGCGGTCGATCGCCGAATAACTGGGTTTCTCTATCGCCGCCAACATACTGTTGATATTGCGTTTCCAGATCTGACATCTTGTAGTAGTAGTCTCTGATGACATCCACAGCCACGCCCCAACCTATCACAGACCAGATTTTGGTCTGGTTCTGCAACCGGGCTAGTCGTCGATCAGCTCGGCGATTGGCCCGCGTCACACCAGCGGCGTGTTTTTTGGCCAGACGATCTTTGGCCAACTGGCCCACTGCATTGCCCTGTGGCACAGCACCGTATTTGAGATCATTTTTTTCCAGATCTTTGCGTAGTCGTTCAGCAATCCTGCCACGCATCCAGTCGCCGGCTTTCTTTCGAACTGCTGCTGGCATCATACCGGCAATGCTGCGACCTGCCCGGCCCAGCAGGGGCACGGCTGCAAAAGCCACGTCAAAGAACACATTCTGCCAATCTTCATCTGTGAGTGCGTTGGGGTCTTGGTTGTATTTTTTAACAAACGCATAGATGTCCATGAGAGACAGACCCAACATGAAGGTGGATATGGCGCTGAGTATGGCCGGAATAGTGAGCCCGGCCAGCATCGGCAGAGCTTCGTCCAGTTGCCGGGGAGTTGAGGGCGTGATTATCTCTCTGAGGTTCACGGCGTGTTTCCCTGATTTGTGCCCTGATTGCGCAGGGTATTCAGCAGTGCCGTCTGATTGGTCGGTGGCAGTTGAGTTATGATATCTCTGATCATCTGTCGTTTGGCAGCCAGTGGCAGTTGCAAGATGGCACCAGCCACAAAGTTGATCTCCTGAGGCTGAATGGGAGTCTGCTGTTGCTGAAGATTTTTTTCTTCTATGGCTCTGATGAAAATAGGTTGTATGCTGCGCTTGGTCAGGGGGTTCACTGACGCAATCATCTGCCGAACACCCGGAGTCAGAACCCTGTGAAAATTAAAGAATGCACTCAGAGATTGGGCATCAATTTGCTGGCCAGTGCGACCGATGTCTCTGAAATATTCGCGATAGAGATCATTGGCGTTTTCACCAGCTTCCAACTCACCGGCGGCACGATCACCCACAGTGCCTGGCACATGGCTGGCCATTTTGCTTTTCATCTGACGAAAGATACCAAAAGGTCTTTCTGTTAACACACTGCTTTCACATATCTCAGAATACTTCATTACTCACTCCAGTATTCTGCTATTTACCGAAATTTCTTTACCTGATGCCAATACACCAACCCAGATGAAAAAATTTCGGTTCTCAGGTGTCAACGACCGGCCTAGATGAAAAATTTTTTTCAAAAAGCCAATTAACTAAAGGCCAACGATCTGGGGGTGGATTTCATCCACCCCGTTCTGCGTCGCTGTTACGGGGAAATTTCATTTCCCCTCCACAGTCGACTTGAACCTTTTTCTTCTTCAAAAAGCCAATTAACTAAAGGCCAACGATCTGGGGGTGGATTTCATCCACCCCGTTCTGCGTCGCTGTTACGGGGAAATTTCATTTCCCCTCCACAGTCGACTTGAACCTTTTTCTTCTTATATAATGTCAGTGGCCAAATACATGGGGTGTTCTAGACTTGTAGTGAAACGGAAAGTCTTGGTTACTCATCTAGATGCAGAAGTCACTTTTTGCCCGTTGCCGGGCGAAAAAGGTGTTTGGCTCTCATCTGAGTGCTTTCATGATCACCTGGCGCTAGAGCATTACAGAGGCGGTCGTCCGGTACCTCGAGCTCAGTTTTTATTACGACGGCGGCAAGCATGCACGCGCCAGCATACATACTTACGTAGGGTTTCTCTCCCTTCTTTTAGCCTTGGTTGTCCCTGTTCAAACAGCAAAATCGGTTGTATGAAGGCATATCCGATCGTCATCCTTGCGGGTAGTTGCTGAGTACTCTCTACGGCGAGAGGTTATTGTCCCTGTGACCAGTGGTCCAGTTTTCTTAATACACCCGAAATTAGCCGGTGCGAGCCATTACCGTTGGTTGTTTATTTTAGTGTGGTAAAAGGAGGTGAAGTATGCGGTGGTGCAGTGGTGGTATGCTGTGAAGGGATGCGGTGGTGGTATGCGGTGAAGTATGCCGTGGTGGTATGCTGTGAAGGGATGCGGTGAAGTATGCCGTGGTGGTATGCTGTGAAGGGATGCGGTGGTGGTATGCGGTGAAGTATGCCGTGGTGGTATGCCGTGGGATATGTATTATGGGTTGACTCTACAGCGAGTTGAACCGGTGGTCAATACTTTTTTGAAATTATTTTGAACTTTGTTTGAAACGCCGTACACGCACTGATATCCATCCGTTGTACCACTGATCTTCGTGCAACAGCACATCTTGCTCAAATTGGTATTTGGCTTCGTAATAGGATAGTTCATTTTTTGAATAGCAAAACTTCAAAATGGTTCTTGAAAAGTTTTCTGAACCCAGGGATGCTACATCAGCTTTTAACTCATCAGAACTGGACCAATAATCTTTCCAGTCAGACTCAATGGACCCTCGAATTTTTTTCTTTTTCTTTTTACCGTTTTTGAGGGTCACTGTCTTGTACGTGGTTTTGGCAAAGCTCAACAGCTTCTTGCCAATGTACTTTTTACCATTGATGAGATTAACTATGCAATAGACAAACCCCACCGCATCCTCAGGTGGGGTCGTGAGTTCTTGATTTTCAAATATCCAGGTCATTTTTTCTTGACTTGGTTCTGGTGCCGGCCATGTATTTGACGGCGTGTTCCTGGTACTGTTTCATTTTTTCTGGTGGTATAGGTCTCTTGGTTGCTAATTCGTAACTTTCCAGTAGTTCTACCCGGCGTTGCTTGATGGCCCGGATAAGATCAGTCAACAGCACTCGCATCTCTCTGGCACGAGAGATGGAGTGTCTTTTGTTCCAGATGGTATTGACGTTGATGTACTTGGAGAATATTTCCAGAATTTCTCTGTGGGTGTCGCGATCTTCTTCGGTCATTTATTCCTCTGATTCTTCATTGAATGATGTGAAACCATTTTCTTTGACAACTTTGAGTATGTTACTGACTCGTCCAATCAATTCTTCTTTGTGGCTGATCAGGAAAATATTTTTGTTTCGAGCTCTGGCAATTTCTTTGAACACGGTCAGCGCATCCTCGACCCCGCTGGAATCCATGCCAGAGTCAATTAGCTCGTCAATAAACAGCAAGTTTGAGGTCTGATAAAGATTTTCCCAGACATCCCTGAAAGCCAAGCTCAATCCCAGTATCAGACGGTTTCTTTCACCGCGGGAGAGATTATCGAAATCCAGATCCTGTCCCAGCTGCGTGATCTCGACACTGAGGTCATTTTGAAATGACACCAAATGTGGCAATCTCATTTTGCTGAGATAGTGCGCCAATCTCTTATTTAAGAAGTTTAGATTTTGATCTATGATGGTCTTTCGAATAAAACTATCTTTGTTGGTCAACAGTTTCAACAGGAATTCCTGATGATCCTTGATCTTGGTCAGCTCGTTGACACGATCCCAGCATATGGGCTGCAGTGCGGTATTTACTAGGTCGTCAATCTGTGATTGATAGGGATTAACATCTGCTGCCCTGGTGCTCAGAGACTTTTTGGTTGTTTCGAGGTTGTTCTGATGTCTCAGAGCATCTTCGATGTTGCTGTAATAGGTGGCGGCCTGGCTGGCTGGCATGACCACGTTGCTGATTTCCAGAGCCACACGTTCTATCTCCAACAGCACATGGTTGAGATATTGTTGTGCCTCCTCGTGTGCAGCCTCGGCAGCGGCCAGCATTTCTTGATGCTGGTGATCCTGCAGCTGTTGATCACAGGCCGGGCACCGGTGAGTTTTTAAGTGCTCCAGTTGTTCTTGACACTTGGTCAATGATCTATTGGCCTGAGCCACAGCTGATTCCAGAGTGACTTTTTCTTTGGTCAAACTTTTAATTCGAGCTGTACCGGTGCTATATTCCTGATTCAGTTGGTGATTGGTGAGCTCTTGATCAATGTCCACCTGCTCCATGTCTTGAATTTGATTCTGCAGTTTGACTAAATCGGCTCTTTTCTGTGTCTCCCAGGCGCGTTGCATGGTTTCCAGTTTAGAGATACTCTGCTGAATTCTTTCATTGGCCTTGGTGGTGGCATCGATGTTGCTGGTTTCTCGAATAATCTCGTCCTTGGTTTCTTTGATCAGCAGCTTCAATGCCTCAGATTTTTCCGAGAGCAGGGTTATGCCCAGCAGTTGTTCAATAATGGCGCGCTGTTCAGATGCCTTGGCTGACAGAAACGGTTCAGTGTATGTGTTCAGGGCAACAATGTGTTTGAACATGTCATGACTCATGCCCACCAAGGCATCAATGTCTTTTTGAGTCTCACGCATGTCGCCCTGGCTCTCGTCGGCATTGTTGCTCACCATCTCCTTGTTGTTGACGTAGAATTTCATCACAGCTGGCTTACGACCACGCTCAATTCGGTAGGTTACCCCGTCTTTTTCGAATATCAGAGTCACCAACATGTGCTTGCCGTTGATCTTGTTGATCAAGTTGTCTTTTTTGATGTTGGTCAGGGCCTGGCCATATAGGGCATAGCTCAAGGCGTTGGCAATGGTGGTCTTGCCAACACCGTTGCGATGTCCCCCACCTGTTTCACCCTGATCCAAATTTTCACCCAGCACCAGAGTAAAATTATTCTGATCCAGGCGAACAGCCTGTGACACGTTGCCCACCGACATGAAATTTTTGATAGTGATGCTTTTGATTTTTAGGGTCATGGTTGTTTTTGATTCGATTATACAACGAATTCACAGGCTGGTGTAAATTTCCAACAACTTTTTGTTATCGAATTGTGTTGACTCGATTTTGGTAATTTGATCAGACACGATTTGATCCACAGAATCAAATTTCACGGCTGACACTTCATCAGTGGCTGACACATCGGTATTTTCTTGAATCAAGCTGATCTCTCTGAGATGGTATTCTTCAATGAACGTCTCTTTGAGAAAGTTGGCTTCTTCGAAGCTGATGTCAATGTCTAACTTGACTTTCAAATACATTCGGTGTTTGAGTATCTTGTCTTTTTGGTCAATGAGATCACTGAGGTTCAAGATTCGAAATTTCGGGCAGTCCGGCCAGTCAATGTATTGCGGGGTCCCGCCCCAGTCCAGTATCATCATTCCTCGCTGATCATCCCAGGCATCTGCGTAGTTGTGTGGGAACGCATTGCCGATGTAGCTGATGTTCTTCTTGCTCTGGCGTTTGTGAAAGTGACCACTGAAGCCGTGTTGATAGCTGGAGAACTGTTCCAATTTAAGGTCGCCGTGATCTGGCATCTGTATCATGGCATTCATAAAAAACGTCGGCAGTTCAAAGTGGCCAAAAATATATTGTCCGCCCTTTTTTCCTATGTTTTTCCATTCGTCGCCCACCAACCAGGGGCACATGGTGACTCCGTCGATGGTGGTGGGATGATTTATCACAGTGATTCCTGGAATGTGCCGCCCGAATGCCACTGAGTGCACATCTCGTTTGTCCTTGAAGTAGAGATCATGGTTGCCGGGGAAAAAGAAAAATTGATCAAATGCTTTGCCTAATTTTTCCAGCGCCCTGATGCTGTAATCCATGGTTATGATGTTCAGGGTATTTCTGTTATGATGAAAGTCCCCCATGCAAATACCAGTGTCACAGCCGTGCGCCTTGGCGGTTTTTATAAACCAATCGATATATTCTTCACAGTCCTGATTGTGTATCTGTGAATTGTTTTTCAGACCATAATGAAGATCTGTGAACACTGCTGCTCGTTTAAACAAGTTGGGCATGGTTATTCCTCGTATCCACTGTTGCGGGCCATGGCTGCATTGTATTCACCGGCTCCGGTTCTGGTATAGCTGGGATCCAGTCCATTGAGTTCCAGTAAATCGTCTCTGATTTCTTGGTTTTTCTTTTCTTCGTTAATGACTCTGACAAACGAGTTGGTGCAGGCTGCGGTGTAGTAGGCAAATGGATTGCTGGATTTGGATTCGTCGAATTGCAGGCCAAATTGCGTGAGTTGAAGAATGGCTTGTCCTTTCATTTCATCTTTGTAGGTGTTGCCGGTGAGGAAAGTTCTGCCATTTCGGCGGGCCACAAAGCACCCATACTCGGTTTCAGGGCACCAGATTTTTCCAGAGTATTCATAAGTGGGCACGATTCCGGCATCAGTTCTGCCGCCGTGGAAATCCACGTCGTCAATGCCGATGGTATAATGATCTTTGAGTAGGTATGTTTGATACATGCACTCGTCGCGGTTGTTGACTAGATAACTGTGCGTTCTGATTCCAGACATTGCACACAACATTTGGAATGCGTCGGCCTGACTTTTTGATGCATTGCGGGAATATTTGATCGAATGATCTGAATAACAACTGTAATTGGTTATAGTGTTGATGAGTATCATGCGTTGATCGTTGGTGAGATCGCACACAAAATTCATTGACAGCTGGCAGTCGGGTATGAGTTGTTTGAGTTCTTCGCTGCTCTTGTGTGATATTCTAAAGTGCAGCGCGCTCTCGTAGTAGTCATAATCAAGATCATTGAGACATTTGGCAATTTTGGTTGCGCTGTGTTCGGTGCGCTTTTGTATAAACAGGCCATTGCCAGAATCCATTTCACCACAGCTCATGACCCAACCCACCAACTCAACAAAACTATCAGAGTATTTTTTGTATGATCGATCGGACATGGCCTGTCCGATCATCACCAGTTGTTCGTTGTGTGTGAGGTCTTCAGCTTTGACCAACCCTCGTGCAGTGACAAATTTGTGCTCAGGAGTCACCAGAGAGTCGAATCCTTGACCGGTCATCTGGTGCATGCGACCATGATAATCTCCGCGAAACACTGATTTGATTTTGGACCAAACCATGCGTCCTTGATGGTATGACAGTATTTTTTGATCTTCTGTGATGGTGTTGATATTTTTCCATCCGTGATCGGTCAATGCTTCGGTATCTGAATCCACACAGTAGCCCCTGACATTGCCCTTGGTGGCGTACCTTTCGCTGAGTTTGATGTACATCATGGCCAATTTGTTGGTTATTTTTCCGTGATCTTTGGAAAATTTTCCAGTGTTGACATCTCCGATCCAGTGACTTTTGCCCACGCACATCAGCTGATCTTCATCGTCGAATTTCCAGTGCATGAACGGTGGGAAATTAACCTTGTCATGCCGGTCAGCTTCGGTTTTTGGATTTTTCTTGCGTGCATTGTTGAGTGGAATGTGATCAAAAGTCATTACCCTAAATATCAAGCTGGTCTTGGGTATGCTCTCTGGCTCCACTGTGCAGTCTATTAGTTTGACTTTTTCGCCAGCAGCCTTGTGTTCTTCATATTTCTTCTGCCCCAGCCATTTGGCTCGATTTATTTTTGCTTCAGCTATGATTTCTTCAGTGATTTCGCTGAGTTGCGTCACGATGATGTCGTATCTGTGATATTCGGGCAGTGTGAATGAACTATATGTGTTCTTGCTCTTGTGTATTTCTTCGAGAATATCTTTGTTGTTGAGGTAGTTGATTTTCGGAACCATAGGGGTCTCCAGTTGATAAAACATTCTAACATCTTTTGCATGGATGTTCAAGAGCTGATGTAATTTGTTGTTTTGCAACAAGTAAATACATCTAAAGGAGTTGGCATGGCACAAGTTAATATTGGTGATGCATTCAAAGCAGCGAGAAGTGTTTCCAGAACAGTGAGCAATCTCGCCGGTGCTGTTAATAATTTATCAGATCCCAGCAAGCTGGTTTCTTCGATCAGAAGCTTGAATTTACCAATTGGTGGTGAACTATCCAAGCTGGGGTCTATGGCATCAGCAGTTTTTGGAGGTGATGCGGCGTCCAAAGATTGGCGCGTGAGGCTCAGCGTGCCCTCGGATTTTTTAAACAGTCCGATATTGTCCCCGCTGAGATTGACTGAAAATTCTCTGATATTCCCATATACACCGGCCATTGCTCTGTCTGGATCAGCTAATTACGACAGCCAGGCCATAACTCATCAAAACTATCAATTTATTCACTATCAGTCTAGCAAAGCTGAACAGATCCAAATAACTGCCCCGTTCAACGTCGAAGACAGCGATCAAGCATTTTATTGGCTGGCGGCTGTGCACTTTCTGCGTAGTGTTACCAAAATGTTCACGGGCAACGACCCCAACAGCGGCAACCCCCCGCCCATAGTCAAGCTCAACGGATACGGTGATTATGTATTCAAAAATATTCCGGTGGTGGTGCAGGGGTTTTCTGTGGACCTCCCGCAGGATGTGGATTACATCAGCACTGGCATGTCAGTGGCAGCAGCAACACCTGCAGAGAGTGGTATGATGGGAACAGTGGCATCGGTGTCAGGCGGTGTTACCAAATTGGCTGGATTGGCCGGGGCCATGGGCGCCAATCGAGCAGCCAAAACTCTGAGCAAAATCGGCACAATCGGCGGTGCTGTGGCTGGTATTGGTAAACTATTAAATCCCACCAGCGGGTCAGCCACGGCTGGATCTAGTTGGGTGCCAGTGAAGAGCACATTGACTGTGACGCTGCAGCCCATCTACAGCAGACAGAGCATGAAAGAATTTAGTTTGACCAAGTTTGTTAATGGCGAATACGTGAACCGAGGCTACCTATAATATGGCCAGTTACCTCAACACCAGTCCCTGGTACAACACCAAAATAACTCAGAATTACTTGGACCTGCTGACCATCAGGCCGGTGGCTGCCGAGTCTGATGATTTTCTTTACACATTGGAGTCACAGTACACACATCGACCAGATTTGTTGTCCTATGATTTATATGGCACTCCCAAGCTATGGTGGGTGTTCATTCAAAGAAACATGGATGTACTACAGGACCCCATTTATGATTTTGTTGCAGGCAAACAGATCTACATCCCCAAAAAAACCAAACTGTTTAGGAGTCTGGGTATATGAACTTGGAGTCTGTTAAGAATTCAGCGGTAAATTTCGCTCTGGCAAAAACCAATGTGGTGATCGGAGCAGGGGCATCGGTCAGCGATGCCAAGTCGGTGGATGCAGTAAAGGACGCCAAACAGCCCAACATCCTTCATGATTATTCCAGCTATGCCTACAATTTTACTTTGAGCGTGCTGGATAGTTATGAGAACAACACTGCCTCCTACAAGCGTACCATAACCAAAGGCCCGTTCCTGGCAGTCAGCGCCAACTATGATCCTGACAATCGAGTGGAAACGGCATATGGTAAATTTGATTTTTTTATCGACAACGTAAAGATCAAACACTTGATAGGGTTTGAAAAAACCACAGCCAACACCAATGCGATCACTATTTCGTTTAAGATCATCGAGCCTTACAGCATGGGCATGTTTTTCCAAGCCATACAAACTGATGCTAGATCAAAGAATTACTCCAATTATCTCGAGGCCCCGCTGTTATTGACCATTTCATTTAAAGGGCACAGATCGCCGGACAAGCAGTCAGAAACCATCGGTAATATGAAGCATATTCCACTGAAAATGATGATGATGGATATGAAAGTTTCTGGTAGAGGATCTGAGTATGAGATTTCGGCCTACCCGGTCAATGAGCAGGCATTTGAACAATCAGTGTCTAGATTTGTTGGCGAGGTGGCCATCACCGGCACCACTGTTGAAGAAATTCTCAAAACTCACGCAGAAAGAAGTCTAGAAGTTGCAGTCAATGGGGTCGCAGCTGACAGAAAAGAAGACAAAGCCGTGCATCAACGGGATTTTATCACTATTGAATTCCCAGATCAGGCATTTGACAAAGTCAATCCCATCGGCAAGTCCAAAATGGTGTTCTCTCCGGATCACATTGGGGTGGCACCATTCAGCAAATATAATCTGGTGTACGATACCAATTCCGGCATATACCAACGGGGTAATTTGAAGATCAATCCCAGAGAATCCCTGTTTATGTTTGCACAGGGTACTGACATCATCAATGCCATCAATCAAGTAATTTTGATGAGTGAATACGGGATCCGATCACTGGAACAAATTGGCAGTGACGGCACCATACAGTGGTGGAGGATTGAGCCCGAGGTCAAGTACGTGCTGACTGACGCCAATCTTAATCGAACCGGCGCCAGTGTGAAGAATTACATATTTAGGATAGTGCCCTACACTGTTGATACCAGCTTTTTTCTGGCGGTCAACGAAAAAAGAAAAGGCACTGAACTAGACAAATTGCAGGTGGTGAAAAAGTATGACTATGTGTTCACAGGCAACAACCTCGACATCCTGTCTTTCGAAGTAAATTTCAAAACTGGATTCTACAAAGCAATCATGGCCGACAGCGGCAAAACCACCGAGTCCAAGACTCTGGGAAATCAGGTCAATGCCGAAGTTCAGGCCGGTGAGGCACCACCAAAAGATCATTCGTTGGTGGTGGATGGCAAGGCAGTGATCAACAATCGCGAAGTTCCCACGTCGCAAAAATATTCCAAAATACAAACCCCAGGGTACACTGCTGGTGGTAGTGGTTACGACACTGACAAAACCTTTGCAGTCAAACAACTGCACGATGCCATCACCACCAATGTTGACATGGTCAGTTTGAATTGTACTATACTGGGTGATCCCTACTACATCAGCGACAGCGGTATGGGGAATTATCACGCCGCGGCCAGTGATGTCAGCAAGTATTTGAACGCCGATGGGGGTATGAGCTGGGACACTGGTGAAGTACACATAATTGTGGACTTCATCACGCCAGTGGACATCAATCAAACCACTGGATTGTATGATTTTGGTAAATCAGTCAAAGTCACTCAATTCAGCGGCTTGTACAAGGTGTTGACGGTTGAGTCTGATTTTTCCAACGGCAAATTTATTCAAGTTCTGAGTCTGGTTAGACTGCCCAATCAAGAAGCCGAGCAAGGGATCGGCAAGTTGGCTGTGTCCACCACCAGTCAACAAGTGGAAAATGTTCAGCCCTCACCGGCTGTGGCTGAACTTCGACGAGCCGACAATGCACTGGACTCAGCCACAGTTTCCACGAATCCGTCGGATGCCGTGGTGTCAGCATATGGGCCGGCCAACAATCTTCAGTTTTCGAATAATGTTTCACGTACTTTAACCAATTATGGAGTGTATTAATGGCTGAAGAAATTCGATACCCGGTCGGTGGTAAGCTCACCAGTCCGGGGCCATACTTGGCCAAGGTCATCAGCCATTTGGATCCCACGTACATGGGCATGCTCCAAGTTGAGATAATCAGAGAATCAGGGAACTCAGAAAGAGAAACCCAGACGCACCAAGTGAGATACATCAGCCCATTTATGGGGCACACCAGCGTGTCTCATGTGGCCGAGTCACCAGATGACTACAACAATACTCAAAAGAGTTATGGCATGTGGATGATACCACCTGATCCTGGCAACATTGTGGTGGTGATATTTGTTGATTCTGACCCTAAAAAGGGATATTGGTTTGGTTGTGTGCAAGACCAGTCCATGAACTTCCAAGTCCCTGGATATGCGGCCACCAGTTTTCATTCCAACGGTCCAGCAGCGGTCGATGGTGTGCCCAGACGAGTTCCTGTGGCTGAATACAACAAGTTGATAAACTCAGTGTCAGACGCCACTGCAACCAAAAAGCCCGTGTCGCCCATGGCAGCAGTTTTGACCACACAGGGCACCATCAATGATGACATCCGTGGCATCACCACCAGCAGTGCTCGCAGAGAAATACCCAGTGCGGTGTTTGGTATCAGCACTCCAGGTCCTATCGACAAAGGTATGGGTGCCAAGCGGGGGGCAGTGGGCACCAAAGAAAATCGTGTGGCCAATGCCTTTGTCAGCCGTCTAGGTGGATCCAGTTTTGTCATGGACGACGGTGACGACAAGTTTGTCAGGAAGACCCCAGCTGATTCTGGCCCACCAGATTATGCTGCAGTGGAGAGCGGCGAACGGGGTAATGTGGGAATTCCACATAATGAGCTCATACGGATTAGAACCAGAACAGGCCATCAGCTGTTGTTTCACAACAGCGAAGATTTAATCTACATCATTAATTCCAAGGGCACTGCTTGGATCGAACTCACCAGTAATGGAAAAATTGATATTTTTTCTCAGGACAGCATCAGTATTCATACTAGCAACGACATGAATTTCACAGCTGATCGAGATATAAATTTCACCGCTGGTGGTGACATCAATATCAATGCCGCGCAAAAAATTCTGGCCACTTCGGGGGAGAATTTTGAGATAATGGTGGGATCTGATGGCAAAATAACCACTGGATCTAATTTCAATATTTCCTCATCAGGATCAAATCATTTTACCGCAGGCAGCACCACGAATATTCTTTCTGGTGGTAATCACATAGAGACCGCTGCACAAATACACATGAATGGCCCATCTGCAGCCCCGGCATCCACAGCCGCCCCAGCGCCCACTACCCGACGGGTGCCACAACACGAGCCGTGGAGTGAGCACGAGAATCTATCACCCGCGAGTTTCACGCCAGACAAAACCAGGGCGTCCGGTGGTGGTGACACTGACATTCCAGAGTTCTACGGAAAATACACAACTAAAATCGACACTTTTCAAAGAGTGGGCGGTAGGAAATAGGAGGCAGCATGGCAGCCAACCAAAATCTATACGACAAGGTAGTATTACAGAGTGCACTGAAGAACAACGTGGCGCTGGGAACGAAAACCTACAAGGGATTCAGCACAGTCAGCGCAGACAGCCGAAGTTTTTCTTTGTATGACTTCTCGTTGATAAAACAAGATTTGATCAACCATTTCCATATTAGGCAGGGTGAAAGGCTGGAAAATCCCACGTTCGGTACCATCATCTGGGATCTATTATTTGAACCCATGACCGAAGATGTCAAACAACTGATCGTCAAAAATGTTGAGGATATCATCAATTATGACCCCAGAGTCATGACCGATCAAGTGATTGTGACTGCATATGAGAGCGGAATTCAAATAGAGTGCAGACTCATATACCTACCATACAATATACAAGAGGACATGCAGCTTAACTTTGATCAGCGCAACGGCCTAGTTTGGTAAGTTCTCTTTGAAGTTGACCGATACCGCGCAGAATGTGCGGTATTTCGCATGAATATACAGAGTTGACTTTTGATAAATATTTGAAATAATGGACGTTAATGGTATGTCAGCATCCGATAGACAAAATAGATTGCTAGTTGCGGAAGATTGGAAAAGAATTTATCAAACATTCCAGAACGCAGATTTTCAGAGCTATGATTTCGAAAATCTGCGCAGGGTGATGATCAGCTATCTGCGTGAGAACTATCCTGAGGATTTTAACGATTACATTGAAAGTTCAGAATACCTGGCATTGATTGATCTCATCGCCTTTCTTGGGCAGAGCATCAGCTTTAGGATCGATCTCAACGCCAGAGATAATTTTCTAGAATTGGCAGATCGCAGAGAGAGCGTGCTGCGCCTGGCCAGATTACTCAGCTATCGACCCAAACGCAACATACCGGCCAGCGGCTTGCTGAAATTCAGCACGGTTTCCACCACGCAGACAGTGTACGACAGCAACGGCAGGAACCTGTCAAATCAGGTGGTGACCTGGAACGATCCCACTAACAGCAGTTGGTATGATCAGTTCATCAAAGTTCTGAACGCAGCCATGCCGTCAACTAGACAGTTTGGCAGCGCCGAACTCAAGGACACGGTGTTTGGTATCCCTACCGAAAGTTATCGGATACAATCCACCAACAACGACGTTCCGGTGTATTCTTTCTCCAAAGCAGTTGATGGGAGAAACATGACATTTGAGGTGGTATCCACGGTTTTTTCCAACAACAACGAGATTTATGAGGAACCGCCCCTGGCCGGCAACAGCCTGTCTTTTATATATCGTGATGATGGTCGAGGCAACGCCAGCCCCACCACAGGGTTTTTCCTTATGTTCAAGGAAGGGACGCTGAATCAGGGAACGTTTACATTGAATCAACCATCTCCTGGTATGACAGTGGATGTGGATACCGAAAACATTAACGATTCTGATATTTGGCTGTACAAGTTAGACAGCAACAATGCTGAATCTGAGTTTTGGACACAGGTTCCGTCTCTGGAAGGCAACAACGTGATCTATAATAGTTTGAAAAAAACTATCAGAAACATCTACGGAGTCATAACCAGAACTGGCGACAAAGCCAGTTTGATTTTCAGTGACGGGGTGTTTGGTAACCTGCCCAAAGGCACCTTTCGGGTGTATTATAGGTCCAGTAATGGTTTGAACTATACCATTAACCCCAAAGATATCAGAAACGTCACCATTGACATACCGTATATCAGTAACCTGGGGCAGCAGGAGACTTTGACTATATCTCTGAGCCTGCAATCGTCTGTGTCCAACAGCTCGCCGTCGGAGAGCAGCGACAACATCAAGGCTCGTGCACCGGCAACCTATTACACGCAAAATCGTATGATCACAGCCGAGGACTACAACATCAGTCCTCTGAGTGTGAGTCAACAAGTGGTGAAAGTCAAAGCAGTCAACAGAAGTTCAAGTGGCATCAGTCGATACTTTGATCTGGTGGACCCCACTGGCAAATATAGCAAAACCAATCTGTTTGCTGATGACGGGGTGTTGTACACGCAACTGTACACCGAAGACATCAAATTTAAATATTCATCCAGGATTGAGATAGCAGAGATCATACAGAATCAGATTCAGCCCATGCTGTCCAACAGCAATTTGAAAAATTTTTATTACGCAAATTTTAAGAAAATCGAATTGCCAGTGGGTATTCAATGGTCCGTGGTGACCCAGAGCACAAATCAAACCACTGGCTATTTCACCAGCATCGATGATGGCGAAAAACAGCCTCTGGGCAGCGCGGCCCTGGCAGGTACAGATCTGCAGTATTTCAAGATCGGGGCCTTGGTGAAGTTTTCAGCGCCAGCTGGCCAATACTTTGATCGCGCCAACAACAACGCTTTGACCGCACAGGGGTCAGACATACCACCAGAATCCACCACAACATTGTGGTGCAAGGTGGTGTTGATCTCAGGCAACGGCACCATTAATCAAGATTCCGGCGCCGGCCCGGTGGTGTTAAACGACATTATTCCCAGCAACGCACTGCTGACGCAGATCATACCGGCATGGAGTTCAACACTGGGCACTGCAGTTGAAGATAATTCCTTGGTGAGAAAAATTACAGATTTGATCTACGCCAACAAATCGTTTGGGCTGAGATTCGACACGGCCACCACTGCCTGGAGCATTGTCACTGAAAATAACCTTAATCCTGGGCCGAGGTTTTCGGAAAACACTGACACTTCCAATACCAACTTGGATTCCAGTTGGTTATTGATGTTCGTTACCGATACTGAATATTACACGGTGACATCGAGACGGTGTCGTTATATTTTTGAAAGTGATCGTCAGGTTAGATTTTTCTTTGACTCCAGTGACAAGATTTACGATACCCGAAGCAACACCACAGTTAAAGACAAGATCAGAATACTCAGCGCAAACATGGATCCTACACCCAGGGCATTGACTGATGGGGTGTCAACGATTACCTATCGTGTGCCGTTTACCTATGATAGAGATTGGGAAATCACAGAAGAATATCGTGGTATCGACGGGTACGTTGATACAAAAAAAATTCAAATCACTTTCAATGACGCAGACGACGATGGTGTGGTAGACGACCCAACTATCTTTACCCAGATTGTGGATCAACAAACACACATTGACGGTGTGCCAAACAAATCCAGGTATGTGGTTCTGGAAAAATATGTGATAGATCGAGGGCAAGAGGATTATCGCTATGTCAGTAACCACGACAACAAAGTGATCATAGTCGATCAGTTGCCCACTGATGTCAACAATTATGCTCAGGGACAGTGTTTTTATCGAACGTCTGATGAAATCGTATATACCTTGGTGCAGGGCAAGTTTTCACCTACTTTGAACTATCGTGTGTTTGTTGGTCGAGACAAACTTAGATTTCAGTACATACACAACGCGGATTATGAATCCAGAATTGACCCCGGCATCACCAACATCGTTGACATTTATATACTGACCAAACAGTACGATATTGAATATCGCCAATGGGTCAGCGGTACACTGACCGCCGAGCCTCGTCCTCCCAGCACTGATTATTTGCATACCATGTTGTCGCCGGAACTCAATAAAATCAAAACCATCAGCGATGAGATCATTTTTCATCCAGTTAAATACAAGGTGCTGTTCGGTAAGTTGGCCAGCGATGACCTACAGGCCACATTTAAAGTGATAAAAAATCCAGAAGTCGTGATCAGTGACAACGATATCAAGACCAAAGTACAGACGGCGATTTCTGAGTTTTTTGCTCTGGAAAATTGGGAATTCGGTGATAATTTTTACTTTAGCGAACTGTCAGCTTACGTGATGACCAAAGTCTCCCCCAATTTGGTAAATTTTACCATTGTCCCCAGACATCCGAGCTTGGTTTTCGGCAGTCTTCACGAGATCAGATCAGAAAAAGATCAAATTTTTATCAACGGCAGCACGGTGGATGATATAGAGATTATCCCAACCATAACAGCAACATCGATCAAGAGTTCAGGCAGCATCGGACTTGAAAAGACAGTGCTGGTGAGACAATCATAAGCCCGAGGAGCATAAATTAATGCCATTCAATTACGCATCATCAGAATCAGCTGTGCCTCTATCTAAATCTTCTCAACAATCGTCAGCTGATCTGTTGCCGAAGTATTATCAGACCAAGGGCAATAAAAAGTTTTTTCAAGGCACTCTGGATCAACTAACTCGTCCAGGCAAGGTCAAGAAAATCAGCGGATTCATTGGCCGACTGACCGCCAAGGCCACTACCGGTGATGACATTTTTATCAGCGCAGTCGATGACACCAGACAGAGTTACCAACTAGAACCAGCAGCGGTGATCAAAGATTACCTGGGCAATGTGACTTTTTTCAAGGACTACATAGATCATATCAATCATGTTGAGCTCCTGGGCGGAGTTGCTGGCAATCATTCTCGAGTAAATCGACAAGAATTTTATAGCTGGAGTCCCAATATTTGTTGGGACAAATTCACAAATTTTCAGCAGTATTATTGGTTGCCATTCGGTCCTGACGTGGTAGAAATTGTGTCAGAATCGTCAAACTCTGTTGACGTGATCAACGACATCCTGGGGAAGAAAAACTACACCGTTACGGTTTCGGGAGTCGGTGACATCAATCTCAGCAATGGCATGAAGGTGAGATTTCTTGGGGCAGTCACCCCTGCAGAGTACGCTCTCAATGACTGGTATGTTGAGGGCGTGGGCGTTGGTATTCGCCTGATCAATGAATATGATTTGGAGATCAGAGCAGACTATATCCCCAAATCTGACATCAAGTTTGACGACGTTCCGTTCGATCAACTGACATTCAGTGAAACTGGTGCAGTGCCCACCGAAAAAGATTACATCACTATAAATCGAGCAAGTTTGGATCTGAACCCATGGACTCGGGGGAATCGGTGGTTTCACGAAGAGGTCATCATTAAAAGTGCACGGGCCGCACGCCGCTCACCAGAATTAGATCAAAAAACTCGCGCGACTCGTCCCATTATCGAGTTCAAACCTGATATTAAACTCTACAACCATTGCACTGTTTCAAAGAAAACGGTGGATGTGGTGGACAATTTCACCACCGACGTGTTCAGTACAGTAGTTGGACAGCAAGGATATCGTATTGATGGCATAGATTTAGTCCATGGCATGCGTGTTCTTTTCACCAAAGACACCGACGCTCGTGTGCAAAATCGCATCTTTAGGGTCAATATGGTCAAGGTTCAACCAGCAACCAGGTCCATGGCCTTTACCCCTACAACTGACATTGATGTGGCGAATCAGTATATTGAGCTGTTCAATGAACACGGATTGGCCACTGGGGATCGTATCAGATATTCGGTTAACAACAACCTTGATGCGGCATCAAATTTAGTCGATGGCGGGATTTATTATGTTCAGGTCATCGATCAGTTCACCATCAAGTTGTTTTTTGATCAGGGTTTGACCAAACAGGTTGAGTTATATAGAAAGTCCTATGGTACACACCTTTTTTATTTGTATGCCGAAGAGCAGCAGGTAATAAATTTAATCGAAGAACCAGATTCTATCCCGACATCCTTTGAAGGGGTTTCAGTTAGATATGGTAAAATCGAACAATTAAGCAATGGTGCTCGCGGGAACCAAGGTCAGAATTATTGGTTTGACGGTGGCACCTGGCGTTTGAGCCAAAGAAAAACTGGAATAAATGTCCCGCCATTGTTTGATGTGTTTGATCAAGACGGTGTCAGCTACGCTGATTACCCTGGTTCCAGCTTCACTGGCACCAAGATTTTCAGTTATAAAATTGGATCCGGTGCCACGGACTCTGAGTTAGGGTTCCCTCTGTCTTATAAGAACATAGGCAACACCGGGGATATCTTATTTGAATTCAATCTGGCTTTTGATCAGATGACCTACAACGATCAATCGTTGATTTCCACCAAAACCACTGAAGTTGGGTTCCTAAAGCAGTCGAGATCTCTGGATGATTTCGGGTTTATCAACGGATGGGTAAAATCCAATACTCACCATGGACAACCAATAATTAGGGTTTTCAAAGAATCCGGGCTTGGTGATCGGTTTCCCATTGATGTATTCAACAATATCAACGATTTGGATGATCTCGAAGTTCGAGTTTTCATCAATGGCATAAGATTGAATCGAGTCAATATTCGAGGAGAGACCCAGTTTTCCATTGAGAGCACACCAACGTCCAAGACAGTGGTGCTTGTAACACCAGTATCTGACAAAGATGTGGTTACTTTGAAGCTGTTTTCCAAGCAACCAAAAAATCACAACGGGTATTACGAGTTACCCATTAATCTACAAAATAATCCGCTGAACCAATCCATAACTCAGTTCACTCTGGGTGAGGTGGTGGATCATGTGATCACCATCATTGATTCCATAGACAATCATATGGATTTCAGAGGGACATACCCCGGGGTAACCAACTTGCGAGATTTGGGTGCAGTGTCGCCCTATGGGACTAGGTTTGTTCAGCACAGTGGCCCCCTTAATTTTGCATTGTATCATCTGGGTTCCAAAGATGCAAACTTGTTCAAAGCCATCGAGCAAGCCAGATTAGATTACAGTCAGTTTAAAAAAACATTCCTGATTACTGCAGAGAACAGCGGTATCGATGCCCCGGTAAAACAGCACGTGGATCAAATTTTGCAAATCATGGCCAAGGACAAAAGAAAGGATCAACCCTACTATTTGTCGGACATGTTTGGATACACAGCCAGTAACCGACTGGAAATCAAGGTTGTTGATCCCAGGATAACTGCGTACTCTCTGAGTGAGCCGTTTAGCATGTCGAAGCTGTCAAACAAGGCAGTTAATATCTACTTGAACGGTGTGCAGCTGACACATGGCAGAGATTACGTGTTCGGCGATATTGATTACTTTGAATTATTGATCACCCCGCCACAAGACAGTGTGATTGAAGTTTACGAGTACGTGACCACTGACGGGTGTTATTGCCCACCAACCCCCACCAAGTTGGGGATTTACCCCAAGTTTCATCCAGTCAAGTATCTGGACACCACTTACCTGACCCCCACTGACGTGATTCGCGGTCATGACGGGTCTGTGACTGTGGCATTCAATGATTACCGTGATGATTTAATTTTGGAGTTGGAGACCAGAATATTCAATAACATCAAGGTTGAGTATGACCCTGATATTTTTGACATCTATGATTTCGTACCAGGTGTCAATCGTGAAACTGATTATTCGCTGTCAGAATTCAATACCATAATGTCATCTTATTTTTATCAGTGGGCTGCTGACATAACTCAGGATCATACCAAGCACACTGTTTATGATGACACCAATGCGTTCACCTACAATTATCGCGGGGCCGCGACTGTGGTTGGTTCTCCGGTGCCGGCATCTTGGCGAGGCATCTACCGCTGGGTATTTGATTGCGATGCCATCAATGTCAGACCCTGGGAATGTCTGGGATTTTCCATGGAGCCGCAGTGGTGGCAGGGGGTGTATGGTCCGGCTCCCTACACCAAAAATAACCACATACTGTGGGAAGACATCATAGCTGGCGCGGTCAGAGAGCCAGCCAAATCCCTGGTGATCAGAACTAAATTTGCTAGGCCATCATTGACCATAGACATGATTCCAGTGTCTGACAGTGGGGAGTTGATATCCCCCTATGATTCGGGTATTGTCACTGGGAATTTCCAGATGGGCAATGACGGATATTTTGAATTTGGTGATCAGGAAATGGTGGAAACTGCTTGGAGAAAGTCCAGTAATTACCCATTTGCTCTCATACAAGCAGTGTTGCTGATGTCGCCTTGCGATTTAATCAGCAAATGTTTTGATCGAAGCCGAATCGTCAGAAATAAAAATCATCAATTGGTCTATTCAGATACCAATCTGAGACTTCGCATGTCAGACGTAGTGATCCCGTCTGTGAGTTCTGGTGTAGATCGTGTTAACACCAGTGGTTTGGTTAATTACGTGGTTGAGTATCTCACTGGTGAAAATGTTTCTGGAATCAACCGATATCAATCCGATCTAACCAATCTTACCAATCACATCAGTTCCAGACTGGGTGCCTTTACCAGTAAAGAAAAGTTTAGATTATTGCTGGACAGCAAAACGCCGAAAAGCAGCGGAGGTGTGTTTGTCCCTGAGGAAAATTATCAAATAGAGATGAACGTCTCCAGTGCAATTCAAAGAATTGACTACAGCGGGGTCATGATTACAAAATTTGCTGATGGCTTTGAAATTCGTGGATACACGTTCGATCGCCCTTACTTTGAATATTACACTGGAAGAATTAACGATCGTGTGATCAGAGTTGGCGGCATCAGCGAGAGCTACTCAAACTGGACACCTGGGTCCACGTATGTTGCTGGCAAAATAGTCAGTGTTAATCAGCAGTTCTATAGGGTGTTGGTGACTCATCAGGGCATGGATTCGTTTGATCCCGACTACTTTGTGAAGCTACCCGAATTGCCGGTTGTTGGTGGCAGAGAAGCCATTTTGCGGAAGTATTGGGATAGGACGTCGGTTAAAAAACTGGCCTACGGTACTAGATTGGCCACTATTCAAGAAGTAGTGGATTTTATTCAAGGGTATGGTGTGTACCTCACGGATCTGGGTGTAAAGTTCGATGACTTCAACGCCGATCTGCAAGTGGTTGCCAATTGGGAAACTTCAATCAAAGAGTTTCTGTTCTGGTCGACTCAGGGGTGGGCTGAGGGGTCTGTGATTTCATTGAGTCCAGCTGCGCATAGACTGACGTTTGTTTCTGAAAACTCAGTGGTAGAGGACTTGCTGGATCCATTCTACGGATACGGAGTTTATCGAGTTGATGGGCAAAAATTAGAGCCAGAGTTTATTTCTGTTTACAGAAACAACAATACTTTTGTGATTGAACCAGACAACACCCCTCACGGAATTTACGCTGTGTCCCTGTACTTGGTACAGAAAGAGCATGTGGCCATCCTAGATGACACCACCCTGTTCAACGACACGGTGTACGACAAGCCAGCAGGGTATCGGCAGGAACGAATCAAAGTTGTTGGTTATACCACGGTGGATTGGACCGGTGGGTTCGATATTCCGGGGTTTGTATATGATCAAGCCAAGATTCAGGAATGGGCACCCTGGACTGACTATCGTCTGGGTGACGTGGTCAAACACACTGAATTCTTTTATAGTGCAAAAGAGTTTGTGCCCGGTACTGAACAATTCAACAGTACGTCTTGGCTGATGTTAACTGACATACCGAAATCTAAATTGATGCCTAACTTGGATTATCGTGCCGAGCAGTTTACCGATTTTTATGATCTCGACACAGATAACTTCGACAGTGAACAGCAACGGCTGGCACAACATTTGATCGGATACCAGCGCAGGCAGTACCTGGAGAACATCATCAACAATGATGTCAGTCAGTATAAATTCTACCAAGGGATGATTTTGGAAAAAGGCACGGCCAATGTGCTGTCTAAGTTGTTCGATGTTCTCAGCGCAGATGATCAGGAAAGTTTGACATTTTCTGAGGAATGGGCTGTGCGCGTTGGTGAATACGGTGCTGTGACCGAATTTGAAGAAACTGAGTTTGTTCTCAACGAGTGGCAATTCAAAATTAATCCGCAACCACTGGTGGTGGTAACCGCCATTGATCAAAATGACACAGATTTCTTGTATCAACAATTGGCCAATGGGTTATACATTGCGCCGCAGCCAGCTCGAACCAATATTTGGCCTAAAAAATCCGTAAGGTCGTACTTGGAGGGAGTTAACACCGTAGTTGATCGAGTTGATGCCAACAGCATCAAGAAAGCATTTCTTTATAACCGAGCTACCCAGCAGGTGGTGTGCTATCTAGATGTGGTGGATGCATTTCAGGGAAAGATTCCCGGTGTTGCTGAACAAGAATTGCGGTTTAAGACCTACTTCGATCCGGCGTCATACAACTATGTCACTGACACTGATCACACAGTGACCACCAACACATCGGATCCCTGGGGCAGTGATCAAATTGGCATGTTGTGGTGGAATCTCGCCAACGCAGAATTTGTTGACACCTCTGAGGGCACCGTTGCATTCAAAGCGGCCAACTGGAACAAACTCGCAGATTCTGCATCCATTGACATTTACGAGTGGGTTTCTTCGACTATGATGCCCAGTGAGTGGGACTCACTGTCTGGCACTGATCAAGGTGAGGCTTTGGGTGTCAGTGGTACTTCGTTGTATGGTGACAGCGTGTATTGCACGTCTGGATGGTATGATAAGACCATGCAGCGCACTGTGGTGACCTATTATTTCTGGGTCAAAAACAAGACCACAGTGCCAGCAGTAGAGGGCAGAGTAATCAGCGCCAAGAATGTGGCGGATCTCATCACTGATCCAGTGGGGTACGGTTATCCATGCCTGAATTTCGTTGATTCAAACTGTGTTAGTTTGGTCAACGTCAAAAAGTATCTGCAAAACAACGATGTGGTGCTGTCAGTTCAGCATTGGATAGCATCACGCAGAGAAATAAATCATCATCGTCAATGGAAACTGATACGTGAGAGCGAAACTACAACTATTCCCAAGTTGATTGAGGAAAAATGGGTAGACAGTCTGGTTGGACAGGACACACAGGGACGGTCGGTGCCGAATCTCGAGCTCCCGGTCAAACTGAGATATGGTATTGAAAACCGCCCAAGACAGAGTATGTTTGTTAACAGAATCGAGGCTCTGTCGCAGATCATTACCAGGGTAAATCGTGTGTTGTCTGAGACGTTGATAGCCGATTACAGAGATTTAACGGATTTGACCTCGTCTGAACCATATCCAAGTCGGGCCAGCGGAGTCTGGGGTAAAGAGGTGGACACGGCGGACGAGTTGACATATCTAGACACGGCTTTGTTGGTCAAGGCTGAGTTAGCACCGGTGATAGCTGGTGGGAAGATTATCGGTGCAACTGTGGTAAATCCTGGTTACGGGTATGTGGGCACACGACCAGCAACTCAAGAGAATACCTGGTACGGCCCTACCATTACAGTGCGAGGCTCCGGAGTGGATGCTGATATCAAAACTTTGGTCAATTCGGTCGGGCAAGTGATTGACGTAGTGGTGGTACAAAGCGGCGAGGGGTATGGTGTCAGCACCGTGCTGGACGTGAGGCCACATTCAGTGTTGGTGAAAAACAATGTATCCACCGGTGGTTGGGCAATTTATTCATGGAATCAAGACAGATCATCATGGTACATAAGTCGCAGCAGCGGATACAACGTAACAAAATATTGGGAATACATAGATTGGTACGGAACATACGTGAATGCATTCGGGGTCACCACTGCTTATAATCAATATGTGAAGATTGATTATTTGTTAAACAACACCTTTGAGTTGATAACCACCAATATCCCTGTAGGTAGTGTGGTCAAGGTCAAGAACGCTGGTGCTGGAGGATGGGAGTTGTTGAGAAAAGTCAACGATGCACCCACTGTCAGCTATTCGGAAAATTTTGTGGTCATAGGCAAGCAAAATGGCACCATCAGATTCCTGCCGTCGCTGTACGGGGTTGGTACTGGGTTTGACGAAGACCTGCATGATTCCGGTAAGTACGACCCTTCACCAACGGCCGAGCTGCGGATTATTATTTCCACGATAAAAAATAAGATTTTTGTTGATGACCTCTACATCGAGTATGTGAAGTTATTTTTTGCCAGTCTCAGGTATGCGTTGCATGAGCAGCTATTCACAGACTGGGTGTTCAAAACCAGCTTTGTCAGGGCCACTCACCATGTGGGTAATCTGGTGCAAAAAATTAATTACAACAACGACAACTTGGAGTATTTTGAAGATTACGTGAACGAGGTCAAGCCATACAGAACCAAGATTCGGGAATATGTCAGCAGCTACTCCAATTTAGAACCAGCTGATTCAGTGGTTACAGATTTTGATGTGCCGGTTTTGATCAACAATGAGCTCACGGTCTCCACGCAACAAATTAAAATCTCCGATTCTGGTGAAATTACACCGTCGTATTCGGATTTGGCCAATACCAACACTCGGCAATGGTCGGAAAATGTGGGATTTGAAATAACAGAGTTGAGCATCGTAGATGCGGGGTCAGGGTATGTGGCCAGGCCCAGTATCACATTTCAAGGTCCTCAATTATCTGGCGGAGACCCTGCATCAGCAGTGGCTTACATATCCAATGGCAAGGTGGCCAGAGTTGAACTGATCAGTTCCGGAACGAGGTGGTCCAAGGCGCCAAACGTTGTGGTGGTGGGCGAAATCAAGCCCGGTGGTAGGCCAGCCAGAATAGTGGCAAGGGTTGGGAATTCTTTGGTTAGAACATCCCTGGTAAGTATGAAATTTGATCGTGTGGACCGCGCGTATCGAATACCTCAGTTGGTGGCAACTGACATATTTTCTGGATCAGTAGTCAACGGAGTTCGTGCTCAGTTTTCCCTGCGGTGGGGCCCGTGTCCCACATTTGAGACGTCGCAAGTGAAAATAGATTCCATTGAAGTTCCGCGTGGGTCCTATTTTCTTTCAACCAAAGTCACAGAAGTCAATGGGACTACTCGATATTCCGGAGTAGTGACTCTAGAGTCCCCACCCAAGGCTGGCAGTGTGGTTGAAGTCAAATACTACAGACGAGACATTCACTTCGATGCAGCGGATCGTATTAATTTCTACTATGCTCCTGGTCCTGGACAGGCAGGAAAAGACTTGTCACAGCTGATGACGGGCGTGGACTACAGTGGAGTCGAGGTATCTGGGATTGGTCTCAGAACAAATTATGGTTGGGATTCTGACAAATGGTCTGTTGACCAGTGGGATCCGGTGGTCACTGAATTCAGTGACGGAAGCTCTTCAGTGGAATCACAATACGACACAAAAATAACTGGTGGAGATCTGTGGTATAAATCGGCAACCGGAGTATTGCCCAGCGAGATCGTCATCGACGGAGATCATCTGATCTCCGTGAATAACAGCCACACACCTGAAGAGGTTGTGCCTGCCCGAGTCATGGAAACCTTGGCCATAAAGACATACATGAAGGGCACCGAAGGATGCCCAATGATGCTGTTTAGAAATTATTGGGCAGATGGCGATGCAAAAGAATTCGACATAGGGCAAACTTTTATCAACTCTGCATCAGTTTTGGTCAAAGTCAACGATCTAATTGTTCAGGGGTACTCAATTGACCAGGAAAATAATCGAGTTGTTTTTACAGAGACACCGACTGCTGGTGATCAAATCAGTATTATCAGCATGAGCTCTGGTGAATTTACCAGCCCGACCAGCGTGGCTAAAATAGAAACCATTGTTTACTCTGGAGCTGATGAGTATCTGCTGGTGAACCCCATTGGACAATCTCTGCCGTTGGACCCCAATGTTCTGGTCAGAGCCGGGGATCGGATATTAACTCCGCCGAGTTTTAATTATTTCACTCTGTCTAACGGAAATCTGTCCTACAGCATCACTGACGCCAGGTATTCAATTTCTGACATCGACTCTTCTAAAGTAATCTGCTACCTCGATGGTGAAAAGCTAACGCAGGGTGTCGATTACTTACTGACGATCAATCAACCGTATCCGGTATACGGTGGTGATTCTACCAACTATTTGATCAGTGGAGGCACAGGTTACCAAGTCAACGACATTATAGAATTGATCAGTGAGCAGCTGTATGCGCCGATTCAGCTGATTGTGACCTCAGTGGATGCCAGCGGTAGTATTGCGGACACAACCATGATTGAACCAGGAAAATCTTATTCATCGTTGTTGAGCGAGGTGTCGGTGCGCAACGTGTCAGATGGATCATCAGGGGTTGGCGCAGTGGTTGACTCTATGTCCATGATTCTGGTGCAGGATCTACCCATTGCCACCTTGACTCTGACTCGGGCAATGTATGCTGATGGTGCACAGTTGATCATCGGCGTTACAACTGGCGCAGAATATCTAATCACTGATACCAACAAGATAAAAATCATTGACCCTCTGCCAATTGGGCAGCTGATTGAGATCATGAGTTTTTATAATCATGATTTGTTGGGTGTTCAACGGCAAACCATTAAGTTTAATTCCATTACAACGCTGTTGCCAGAGACTCCCGAAAGATACGAGTTTGATCAATCTTTGGGCGGTGTTTTGACCATGTCCAAACCAGTGCTGTCTGGTGATTATGTCTGGGTGATTAAAAACGGTCACCTGTTGTCCAAAAATGTTGGGTATTACTTGAGCAGTGATCAGAAAACCGTGGTGTTAAATGGGTATCTAACCAAAGACGACCGAGTTCAAGTCATGGCATTCACAGGACATCGCACCACTTCTAGATTTGGTTTCATGCAATTCAGAGATATTTTGAATAGAACACATTACAAGAGATTGTCTGATGGCCGTGCCACCACCTTGGCTCAGCCTCTGGCCATAGATTCTGATGTCATTGTGGTCGAGGACGGCGGTGTTCTGGAAGATCCAACATTGTCGGCCAATATACCTGGAATCATAGAGATCAACGGTGAAAGAATCGAGTATTTCTTAAAAGATGGCAACACACTGAGTCGACTGTATCGTGGGACACTGGGTACCGGTGCCCCAGATCTTCACCCAGCAGGTAGTCATGTGCAGTCTCTGGGATCCAGGGAGACCATACCATACAGAGACCAACTGCAGGTGCAACACGTTATTTCAGATGGCACCACTCAGTTGCTCCCGATCATAGCTGAGTCCGATGAAGTTGAGATTTACGTGGGCGGACGCAAGTTGAGAAAAAATGCGGTGGCCATGTTTGATGAATCTTTGGAATACCCATATAGCCCGGTGTCGGAAATAACACAGCTAACGCCTGGCATTACTTCTGAAGGGGATCGGGTGCTGCCTGCAGAATTCACAGTGACTGATCAAGGTATTGTTCTGTACTTAACTCCATCCAGTGGAGTTAAGATCACGGTGATTAGGAAAACCGGGGCATTGTGGAACGATTTGGGGCAGCAATTAGATTTGTCCACCACAAGAATTTCTCAGTTTATTTCTGCTGGAAAATAAGTGGTAAATATCATACAACTTAAACAAGTCAAGAGATCAACATGCATTGTAACGAACAGTCAGGATTCTGGGTAGAAGGACATATTAAAATTTTCGACCCCATGTCAGAAAATTCTATTTTTGTGAACAAGAGAAATGCAATCCATTATGAAAACATGAGTGTTGCATTGGCACAGAGTCTGGGATCCGCTGGCGGTGGGTATATCTATCAGATGGCTTTGGGCAACGGTGGCACTAAAATTGACCCCACTGGCATTATTACCTATTTGACACCGAACAGCACGGGAGTCAACGCTGGATTGTATAACCAGACTTACGCAAAAGTAGTCAACAACCAAAATGTAAACAACTTGGACCCCACTAGAAACAAGATTGAGACTCGCCACTTTACGGGGAAGACTTATACCGACGTGTTCATCACCTGTCTCCTAGATTACGGGGAACCCAGTGGACAGTCAGCATTTGACAACACCAGCGATGCAGACAGCGATTTTGTGTTCGATGAATTGGGCATAGTATCGTATAATCCTGCCGCCGCTGACGGTGTTGGTCGGCTGTTGACACATGTGATTTTTCACCCCGTGCAGAAATCCTTGAATCGGCTGATACAGATCGATTACACCATTAGAATTCATAGCTTGACAGGGGAATCCTTTTAATGTCTTACCCTATTAATTTCACAGATCCCACCAAACCCCCGATAACAGTTGCAGATGTCACTGGCAATGCCAGTGACACCAGTCTGACTTTTGTTGGAAAACAACAATCCAACTATGCGCAGGTAATCGGCGAAAACTTCTTGCACTTATTGGAAAATTTTGCCAGCGAACAAGCACCGTTCCCGCCGACGGTGGGCCAACTGTGGTTTAATTCTTCAGAGGGGCGCCTCAAGATATATGACGGGTTTTCCTGGAAACCTGCCAGTGGAATCAACCGGTCTTCGATTAGACCGTCAGGCAACAACAGTGTTGCAGGTGATCTCTGGGTAGATTCCAATAACCAGCAACTTTACTTGTTCACTGGCGACACATGGTCTCTGATTGGCCCCCAGTTCAGCGCAGGGTTACTGACCGGCATCCAATCCGAAGAGATACTGGACAGCAGCACGCAAAACCTGTCTAGACCGATTATCTCCATGGTGGTCGGTGGTAAAAAATTGGCGATCTTCAGCGTTCATGAGTTTACACCAGCCACCACAATTCCTGGGTTCAGCAAGATATACCGAGGAATCACATTGTCCAGTGACACCAACTCTGACATCACTAAATTTTGGGGCACCAGTGAAAAATCAGATGCTTTGGTTATTGGTGGATCAGCTATCCCTGCATCGAAATTTTTAAGAAGTGACGCAGTCAATACCACGGCGTATGCATTCAACATCAAAGATCAATCTGGATTAGGTATTGGCCCATTTTTGGAAACCTCCATCACATCTACATCCAACGGGACCATCATTACTCAAAAGTCAGTGGCGGCTCCCATCATAATGAGAACCACCGGTGTCGAAAATAACAGCCCTGTGACTTCAGATGTAGTAGTTGTGGCTTCGAATCAAGTGGGAATCAACACCACACCCACAGTGATTCCTGGATCAGGCACCGTTGCAGCATTGGATGTTAACGGATCCGGCGCCGTCAGTGGTGAATTTTACATCGGTGGACCATTAACTGTCACGCAAGACTTGTCGGTGGCTGGCAACACAGATCTGATGAATCTCAGCGTCGGTGCAGTGCTGCCAAAGCAAACGCTGCAGCACGATATAGGATCCTCAAGCCTGAGGTTCAACAATGTGCACGCAAAAAACATTGTCAGCGACACCATCACTGGTGAACTTACGGGATCGCTGATCGGCGACGTCACTGGCAATGTCAGTGGTAGCGCAGGTCGTTTGCGGAATATCACTTCGTTTAGGCTAGATGGGGATGTCACCAGCACAGTGCTGCCCTACAACGGTGAGGTGCCGGCGTTGACATCAACCGTTGTGTCGGTGTCCAGGGCCAATAATGTCGCCACAGTGGTTACAGCGGGGCCGCATTCATTCTTGACTGATAATATATTAACTGTGGTGATATCCGGTGCAGATCAGTCATTCAACACCACCAATGCAAGAATTAGTTTGGTTGAAAGCACCAACAACGCCTTTACTTACGTAAATCAAGGGCCAGACTTGGGCACCACGTCCGTCACTGGATCTTGTTCAATAACAACCGTCAGCACATTTCAAACTGATTTGAGTAGTTTTATTATTGATCGAAAGCAAGAGCTAACCACAGCACAGGGATCTGATTATTTTCTGGTGTATCGAGCGTCAGCGACTCCGCCGCTGAGGAAAATCAAGCAGAGCACCGTGTTCTCATCTTTTGTGCAAGTGCCGGTGGGAGCAATCATGGCTTATACAGGTGACTCGCCGCCTGCCGGTGCAAAATTTTGTGACGGTAGCACAGTTCGTATAGCCGATTATCCTGAATTGTACGCTGTGATCCGGCACAAATACAACCCGGCACTATCCGGGTCCACTGAATTTTTTGGCCTGCCTGATTTTAGAGGCAGGACTTTGCTGGGTGCCGATGACATGGGCGGCACTGCGGCAGGCAGGGTTCCTGGAGCAACGCCGGGGGTATCTGGCGGCGCAGCAACACAAACTCTGACCGTGAATCAATTGCCTCAACATAGTCATGATTTAAAAGGGTCAGCAGGCACGCAGTTTTATGCATTGGCGAATGTCAACGCCACAACAGATCAGGATGCGGTAGCCAAAACCATTAGCTACACTACTGGAAAAACCATGCTGTTGCCGGACAGTGGGGGCATCAAAGGCCGCGGGTCTCTACAGCAGGCTGCGATAAATATGATGAATCCGTACCAAACTGTCAACTATATTATCTTTACTGGAACCCAACAATGACCTATTCTATCAATAAATCCGACGGCAGCCTATTGGTTGATTTGGTCGATCACGCGGTCAATCGAACAGCCACTGATTTGATATTAATTGGCAAGAATGTCACTGGCTACGGCGAATACATCAATGAGAATTTTGTTAGGTTGTTGGAAAATTTTGCCAGCATTGAGGAGCCGAGTAACCCCATTGTGGGGCAAATATGGTTTGATACTGGTAAAAACAGATTGACGGTGTACGATGGCAATGGCTTTTCTGAGGCCAGCGGCCCAATCGTGTCGTCGACACCACCGGCATCACCCAAGCAGGGTGATTTGTGGATCAATTCAGAAGATAATCAGATATTCTTTTATGATGGGGTTGACCGTACACTGGCTGGCCCGGTGTTCAAAGCTAGGCAGGGCATGTCTGGCTTTGAAGTAGCGGACATCTATGATCAATCTGGCAATTTGAGGGTCATAACCAAACTATGGTCTGCCGGCGCCCTGTTGGGTATATTCAGCAATCATTCTGAGTTTACACCGAATCCAGGGATCAATGGATACACTGGAACGATAAAGACCGGATTCAATCCAGCTGAAGTTGATGGTTTTAAGATACACACAGTGGTGTCAGCAGCAGACGCATTGCTGGCACAGGACGGTGCCCAGAAGGCAGTGGAAGATTTTGTGTTAAAACAAGGAGACAACACCATCAGTGGTTCGGTGTTTATCAACGACGCTGCGCCGTTGACCTTGGGATTGGCCCAAAACACTGATTTTTTGGTCAACGAAGATTTATTTGAAATACGTAACAACATTATCGAGCAGGATTTTGTATTGACGGTCAGACCACTGACTGAAATAACCAAAACAGCCATCAGAGTCAACGCAGCAGATCAAAGGATGGGGGTGTTCAACAACGCGCCTGAAGCCACGCTGCATGTTGGCACCACGCAGGCACCAGGATCAGTGATCATCGAGGGAGACCTAACAGTCAAAGGCAACACGTTAACCATTGAATCAACTGATTTAGTTATTGCAGACAAGCATGTAGTGTTAGCAGCTAGTGGCACCAGCGAGAGCCACGCAAATTCAGACGGAGGCGGATTAATACTTAAAGGCCAAAACGGAGTTGATCACACAATGTTGTGGAACTACGATTCTGAAAATTTGGCCGCTTCGAAGTGGACTCTGTCAGAAAATTTAAATCTTGTTGCTGAAAAATCTTACCAAATTAACGGAGTCCCGGTGTTGACCTCCAACTCATTGGGGTCAGGAATTACCACAGCGTCAGGTCTAACGTCAATCGGGCAACTGACGAATCTTCGTGTGGGAAATTTCACCATCAACGGTTCCAGCATCACAGTGTCCAGTGGAAATTTGGATATTTACTTGCCGTCGCAGGCGGTGGTGAACATGCGGCAGAGCAGAATGACCAATCTACCCAATCCAGTGGCTGATTCTGATGCATCGACTCGCAAATATGTGGATTCCAGGATCAGCAGCGTGTTTGGCTCCAATTGGAGAGAAGTCAGTGGACAAGTGATGTCTGCTGCATCGGATCAGTTGTTGGTCAACACATTGCCAGGACCAGCTTTTGTGGTGCTACCAGAGTCGCCCCAGATCGGTGATGCTGTGAAGTTTCTGGATCTTTCCGGAACATTTAATCAGTTGAATTCTGCATTGACTGTGGTTAGATATCGCACAGTGACCACCAGCGGGTTGGCCGGTACAGCCAGCAACTCCACCGGAAATTATGCCAATTTACCAACCACTCAGGGCAGTGGCACTGGGTTAACCGTTACAGTGTTGGTCAAGACCAGCGGGGTTGCATACTCGTCTACGTCAGTGCAGATAACCGTGGTTAACCACGGAGTGGGGTATAAAAATGGCGATAGAATTCGAGTTTCGGGAGCACTGCTGGGCGGAGTTGCCCTGACCAATGACTTGGAATTTGAGATTTTGGTTCCCAGGCTGTTGGGCAAAGATGATGACTTGTTGGTCACAGATCCCAATGCCGGGTTCACTTTGGTGTATGTGGGATCTACTCAGGGTTGGGTGTACAGAGAAACCACAGTGATTCCAGACAATATCACAGCGACCCTGGACGGGAACGTCAATGGTGCCTTGTTCGGAAACATGATTGGTGGTTCGGTGTCGTCGCCCACCAGCCTGACAGTGGCTTCGGGCACTGGCACATTGCTGGTCCGTGGCGGCACCTCAAATGTTAAAATAACGACGTTGTCTCAAACCGGCGCACGAGAGCTGACTTCTATATCAGTGGAGTCCGCGCCCACAACCACCACTCAACCAGTGACTAGACTGTATGGTCATGTGGTGGTGGATAATGAAAATTTCGAATCTTCGAATGGTTCAACTTTTATGTTGCCCAGATACACAGATGTGCAGTTGGCTGCTCGCACCATAACTTCTTTGAACAACGGAGAAATGATTTATAACTCTACCTTGAACAAGGTTCAGGTTTGCGCCAATGGAGTCTGGGTCAGTTTGAACAACTGAGTGATATTTCGGCTAAATACTATCAAACTAGAATAAAGGATCAAAATGGCTTATGTGATTAACCGGTATAGCACCGCGGATACCATAACAGTCCAAGACGGCACCATTGACCGTACTCTGGACATAACACTGGTTGGAAAAAACTATAACGGATACGGTGAGGTGCTAAACGAAAATCTCGTCTTCATGCTGGAAAACTTTTCCGGAACAACACCGCCTTTGAAACCGATTTCTGGACAACTGTGGTATGATTCTGCAAACAAAAAAATCAAGTTTTACGATGGGGTGTTATTCAAGGCAGCTGCCGGCGCAGAAGTCGGGGCCACTGCTCCATCAGGTTTGGCTGTTGGTGACATATGGTGGGATACCACCAATAAAAAATTGTACATGAAATCCGGGGTCAACGACACGGATTTTACGTTGATTGGGCCGCAAACCATAGACGGCACTACTCAATTGGAACCAGCCAACGTGTCAGATTCTGTCGGTGGTATCAGATCTATCATCAAAGCGGTGATCAATTCTCAAACAATTTTCGTGATTTCGGCAGTTGAATTCATGCTGGCTGAGGGCGCATTGACTGGATTCACTGCAATTAAACGGGGAATCACGCTGGCCAACACTGTCAGCACCGGGGTCACTGATGCACAATCCGGCACTGTGTTTTGGGGCACGGCCAGTAACGCAAAGAAGTTTGACGGGCGTGATATATCTGACTTTTTGACCAAAACAGTGGTTGGCGGCACCTCTGTGTATTCTTTCAAGTCCCCACAAGTCAAGGTGCAATTCGGTGATCTGGGGTTCACTCTGGGTGATTCTGATATTCTATCGGTGTCTTCGGGGCTTGGGACTCTGGGGCAACCAGTGCCGCTGTTCAAAAGTGCTGCTGCCGAAATAAGATTCGAAACCACTAGACCCAACACTGCAGCTAGTGCAGCCATGACACTCAGTGGGCAGGATATTCTGCCTGGCAGCACAGAGTCAGAAATTGGAAAATCTGCCACGCCGTTTAAATCGGTGTATGCGCAGAATTTTACAGCCTCTGGCAAATTTGCCGGCGACGGATCCACCATAACCAATATCAATGCAACGCAGTTGACTTTGGGTTTGGTTCCACCGGCTCGACTCAACGGAACCTATAACATCAGTGTTTCTGGAAATTCAGCTGGAGCAAACACTGTGTTGGTGACTGGGACGCAGGAATACGTGGCGGCAGACCCCGCTGCCACTGCAAACACAGTGGTGACCAGAACCAAAGAAGCGTCCATAACTGGGTCAGGACTAGCCATCGATGCCGGCGCCATTCATGCCAGTTTCTTCGTAGGTACAGCCACACAAGCATATTATGCTGACGTTGCTGAGCTATATCTTGCTGATGACGTATATCCAGTGGGCACGGTGCTGACCATAGGCGGCGCCAAAGAAGTTACCAAGTGCCATCAAGGTAGTCGAGTTGCGGGGGTGGTCAGTGCATCGCCGGCAATATTGATGAACACTGGGTTAGTTGGTGGGACACCGGTGGCTCTGAAAGGCAGAGTGCCAGTTATGGTGTGTGGTCCGGTGAAAAAAGGAGACGAGTTAGTCGCTGGAAGCAACGGAACCGCCACAGTGGCCATTGGCCCAGATCGTGTGTTTGCGGTGTCTTTGGAAACTAATCCACTACCTGGTGTACGACTCGTCGAGTGCTTGGTGGGATTCTAAACAAAAAGCCCGCCGAGCGGGCTTTTTGTTATACTGCAAATGGATATGAGATTCCTGGATGACACTGATAGTTTTCTAAAACAATGTCATCCATCTTGAAATCATCGATACATTTGATTGCTGGATTCAGCGACAGTTTGGGCAGAGGCAGAGGATCTCTCTTCAGCTGCTCGGCGCACATGTCCAGCTGGTTGTTATAGATGTGCGCGTCACCGATGGTGTGTATAAAGTGCCCGACCCCAAGATCACAAACCTGTGCAATCATATGAGTCAGCAGACTATATGACGCAATGTTGAACGGTATGCCCAGAGGCACATCTCCACTGCGCTGGTACAGTTGGCAATGCAACTTTTCGTCTTGCACCACAAATTGGCACAGCAAATGGCACGGCGGTAATGCCATTTGCTTTATCTCAGCTGGGTTCCATGCTGATAAAATGTGGCGGCGACTGTCAGGGTCATTCTTGATGCCTTGTATCAAATTTGCTATCTGATCCACTGAAGACCTGACAAAGACTGAGGTGTTGGGAACGTGTGTATATTCACTCCAGTCTCGCCATTGGGCACCGTAAACTCGACCGAGATCACCATCGAACTTGGCCCGAGGTTGCCAATAATCTGCTTGAGCGTTGGCTGTCCAGATGGTGCTCTTGCCTGGATCTCTGGTGCCGTGTAGTATCTCCGCAAGACGCCGCTCATCAGTGCTGCCTTCTAGGAACCAGAGTAATTCTGCCTTTACCGCGTTCCAAGCCAGTTTTTTTGTGGTGACCGCAGGGAATCCCTGCGATAGATCAAAGCGCATCTGATAACCAAATATGCTGGTGGTACCGATGCCAGTTCGATCAGTTTTCTTCGAACCATGATTTACCACAGCAGACAACAGATCAAGATACTGCTGCATATTCTTTTATCTCACATGTAGCCAATTTATTGGTGTTAATCAACTCGAATTTTTTCAAAAATTCAGTCAGATCAATGGTGGCGTCGCAGAAATAACTGCCGGGGATTTGCGTGATGTATGCTTTTTCAATCACCGGCAACGCCTGCATTAAAATGTCGGGGCCACCAATGACAAAAACATCGTCTTGCATCATGAGTGATATACTCACCAGAGCAGTACATAGATTGCCGGAAATCTGCAGAATATCCTCGCGATCAATGAAATTGCTGGTGACCAGTACATTGGTGCGATTGGGCAGCGGGGTCGGCATATCGCTGCTGTCCCAGGTTTTCCTGCCCATGACCACAATTTTGTTTTCAGTGGTTTTTTTAAACCACATCATGTCTTCTCGATTTCGGGGCCAGGGCATGACACCACCAACACCCATGCCACCATTTTCGTCAGTTGCGAACAGTGCAATTATCATAGTTTTATCAAACGGAGAATGGGCGGACCCATTCTCCTATAGTTACTGCTTGTTGGCTGGCTTGGGTCTGGCTCGAGATTTGATCACCGTTGATGCTGGTGAAGTGTCTTCGACGCCAGCATCAATCTGCGAGTCGATCGACGGCAGCGGGGCCACCAGTGCATCGGCCTGCGCAGCGAGATTGGCTGCTTGACTAAGCAATGCTTCTGCCTGTTTTCTCAGCATGGCAGCTTTTTCTTCAGGTGGCAGCAGGTCCTCTTTCTTGATGGGAATCATGTCCTGGACCGTGGCCACTTCTGTGACTTCGACGTTGGGATTGCGACCATCCTTGACTGCTAGGTCACTGACCGACACTCCCATCTGTTGGGCGATGATCTGGTTCAACTCACTGAGCAAAATCTTGTCGGTGAAGTTGGGGGTCATCTCCACTTGGTCAGTGGGCACTTTGAGTAGTTTCTTCTGCCCGTGCAGTGCCGGCAACATGGTGCTGCCATCGGGGAATTTGGACCTGGACAGCACTTCGGCAAATTCGAAGCTGGTTTGTGCTCCGGTGCTTTCCACTGCTTGAATCAGTGCGTCATGATACACATCAGAGAGGTTTTCAGTGGCCACCACCAAGCAGTTGTATGCATCGCCGGGCAGCGTCCTGAAAACCACCAAAACTTTTCTTCCAGTCTTGACCAAACGGCCCACGTGTTTTAGATTGGCCATATTATTCCTCAGGTTGTTGTTGTTTTTGGCTGGCAGTCAAGAAGGCCGTCAGCTTGCTGTGCAGTGCGCCCACAACCGAGTACTCTTGGATTTTGAATGCGTTTCTGGCAGACACTACTTCCAGAAGTTGTTTCATCAATGCAAGATCGTTGAGGTTGAGACTGGCAGCGCCGCCTTCTTCTTGAGTTTCGGGTTGTTCGTTGGTAACTTCTTCGGTCATTGTTTTTCTCCTTGAACGTGACTATTTACGAAAGTTGTGATGGTGTTGTACAGCTGGCCAACTGCCACAGTTTCTTCTGGCTTGATGGCTCCGCGACTCAAAGCCAATGAAATTATTTCTTTCATAACTTTGATGTCGTCGATGGTTAATTCAATGTTCATTTAGGTCCTTATTCTAAGTAGGGGCATGATATTAAAAAGTGATGATACTCGCGCAGCCTCTCAAACCCAACTTGGAGTATGATCACAGTGGATCCACGTAACAGTGCAGTGGTGTCTCCGATGTAATACCTTCCTGATAGATGGTGTTTGATCCACCGGTCAATCTTATATTCCAGCCCGGTGCTGGCCTGCACTCCTACATACTTGAAGTGGTGCGCCGGAAACGACACCCGGCGCTGTAGTGTATCAGTGCTCATTATAATAGCACGATATTCCGAACGGTGCAACAATTTTTTCTTTGTTGTGTATGACAAACACCGTGTCAGCGTAGTCGGGGTCCCCCCATGAGCCATATGGCTCTCCATCAGTGAACATGATGAATTTCTTGGGAATGATGTTGTTTTGTTTCATGTAGTCCCAGTTGACCATGAACTTGGTGCCACCGCCACCGATTAGTTCGTAGTTGGTCAAATCGTCGCGAGTTGCTTCGGTGAACAGTTGGTCATTGTGCACAGCGGTGTCAAAACACCAGATTCGGATGGTAAATGTTTCGTAGCAGTCCATGATGGATCTGATCTCACTCAAGAACTCTGCTGCTTGCTTTTGAGTGCTGCAGCTGGTGTCCACGGCCACACAGATGTCGATGGATTCAGAAAAGGTCATTCCTGGCAGAACAAATCCCGAATGGAATCCTTTCTTGGCCGGCCTGGCAAAACTGTAATCGAACTTGATGGTGCTCTGAATTTGTTGGCGAATAATTTCTCGCCAGTTCATCTTCGGAGAAGTCAGGTCATGGATCAGTCGGCGAATTTCTGGAGAAATGTTGTCCCCGCTGCCGCAGGCCTGGTGAGCTGTGATGATGATTTCTCGAAGTTCATCGGTGTTCTTCTGCTGTTCAGCCGCACTCTGCACCGGACGATCTGGATTTTCTGGATCAATTTGATCCCAGGGGATATGCTGATCGAAGATCTCAGCACCGCTGGAGGAATGTTTCCCCACATCCTGGGAGATGATATCGTATATCTCCTCAGAGTTCATGTTGTCGAACTTGTGATCGTGATATATCCGAATCACTTCAGCTCGCGGAACATGCCCGATTTTGTCTCTGACCAGAATGCCGTTGATGCAGTAGTCGCAGGCAATATTCCATACGTCAGAATCTCTGTCACCGAACCTCTTGGGGTGGTCGAATATCACATGCAGTATTTCATGAGCCAGGCCGAATTCCAGTTCTTTGATGGTGAGTTTGTCAACAAACTCCTCACAGTAATAGATGGCTCGGCCAGTGGTGGACAATGTGGTGCACCACTGGCCTTTGGCTTTGATGATAGGCAGCCTAGTGGCAATGTTGCCAAAGAACGGCTGCTTGATCAGCATACCGATCTTGGCAACGATGATTTTTTCTTCAGCAGTTTCATCGTTGCGCGACATGATGCTTACCTCACCCTGGCATAGGCCGTCGTGTATTTGCCAAACTTCAAAAAGAAGTCGTCGTAGTTGTTGAGCTCATCGATGTCGAATGACACCCCGTAGTTTCTGGTCAGGGTGCGCAGCCCCAGAACCGCCAACTCTGGATCAAAATTGTTGATGTTGAATCGAAGATAATGATCCATTTGACGGAGGAAAATCCTCTCATCGTTTTCGCTACTTTCTTTGAGCGCATGCACCAGGTTGGTGATCAGCGCGTACTTGGCTGACATGTTGTCAGTTTCCAGTGTTTTGACCCGGCCGTTGAGGATATCGTCGGTGCTGGGCAACGATCCTGACAGTTGGCGGAACCCAGCAAACGCCAGTGCTTTGCCTTCACCAACAGTGCCAGCGATCAATGTGTCCAGCACGTCGTGATCAGTGCCGTCGTAGGCATTCAAGATATCACTAACAAAAGTCCAGGTTCTGGGGGTAGCGAATGCTTTTTCGTTGGATGTCGGGGAGAAATCGTGCAGAGATTTCTTGTCAAACGACAGGAATCCCAGTACATCTTTGTGAATTCCGTGAGCGATGGCCCAGTTGTACCAGTCATCCCAGATCACAGTCATTTCCAGATGCAGGAAACGATTGGCCAGCGGCGTGGGCATGCGGTACGTAACACCTCGATCACCGTCATTGTTGCCAGCCGCCATAATGATCACGTTGTCTGGCAACGAATATGTTCCGATTTTTCGGTCAAGTATCAGCTGATATGCAGCTGCTTGTACTGACAGTGCCGCCGATGTCAGCTCGTCCAGGAACAGCACCACACATGGATGTTTCTCGGCCATGATGTGATCGGGCAGTTCCGCCGGCGGCGCCCATTCCATTTTCTGACTGGTGGGGTTGAAGTAGGGCATGCCTTTGATGTCAGTGGGGTCCCACAATGACAACCGGACATCGATTATCCTGGCTGACAGGTCATGCGCTATGCTTCTAACCAAGTCGCTTTTGCCGATACCAGGGGGGCCCCAGATGAATACCGGGCGATTGGCCCGGATGGCCAGCAACGCTGCTTTTTTGATGGTTTCGGGACCACGTTTGCGAGTCAGCGGGTTGCTCATTTTTGTTCCTGTGCGTGTTAAGGTACTGCTATTATACTGCGCAGTCGCATGGAAGTCAAATGTAGCTATTGGCTTTGCATTTGATGGCGTTCTCTGGCTTTGATGGCTTCGTTGATGCCCAGCTTTTCGATGTCGTTGGAGAACAAGTGCATTTCAAATGCATCTTTTTCAGTGAACAAAGTCAATGACTTGTTGGTCAAGTAGTAGGGTGCAGTCATGAATTTGTCAAGATACAGAACGATGGTGGGGGATAGTTTGATTGGTGATTCAAACTGTACCACAAATTCATCCAGTTTGACCTGTTCGACTAAAAATTGATAACCAGCTTCGGTGAGTCGAAGTCCACCGGTTTTTTTGACTCGCCGGTTGTACCAAAGCAAATCATCATAGTATTTTAAATTGACTTTGTCCGCCGCCACATCAGCGGCTTTTAAAAAAATTTTGGTGTAGGTTTGTCTTGAGATCATATTGACTGGCTGTGATAGTTGGGTATTTACTGCCACGATCTCAAGACAAAGGGGCCAGAGGCCCCTTTGATCTAGTTTAATTCACCACCGTCTAATCCTATGGATATCACCTGGCTTCTGGATTTTTGAAGTTCGTTGATCACAGTTTCGAGATCTTCGTTGACTTTCAACAGCAGCGATGCCAGACTCAGAGACAGAGTTCTTGCGGCTGCGATATCCATTTTGATCTCACGTTGTTGTGAGATTTCTGCAGACTTGACCAGTTGAATAAATTGTTGGATGGGGAAGGTATTAATTGGTGCCATTCACATGTACCTGGTATTTGGCGCGAAATGGTGGCACATATGACTCGATGTTGGCCACGATCCTGGTCAAATCATACAGATTGCAAAACTTCAGCAACCTGGTGCCCACTTGATCCACATCTTTGGGAACACAGATCTCTTTGATGGTGTCAGAGATTATTTGCTTGATCTCCGGTGGTTGGGCTCGGAGATCAATCAGTGTGCGGTTGCGTTCGTAATCATCCAGTACACGGTGTTCGGTGCCGTCGTGGTGTTGAAACTTTTGCAACATGAGATTGTTCCAGTAGTAGCCTTTGGTGTGTCGATCTGCAAAGGCCTCCAGAAGTCCGACTCTGTTTTTGGTACCCTTGGTTCTTACGCCAGGGTACGCTGAAAATACATTGTCGCTGGAATCGCCGCGCATGCACTTCTCAAACAACAACCACTCAGGATCAGGGGCAGCGGAAGGTTGTTTGGTCTTCTTGTCAATGACAGGTTTGCCATCCTTGTCGAAAGTCCCATTTATGGTGTGAGTTTCTTCACTGATGCCATTGTATTGGCTGACATTGGCTGACAGCAGTTGATAGAAGTCAGAGTCAGAAGAGATGATCATGTGTTGATCGTTGGGGTGTGCTTGGATGAATCCTGACACCAAATCATCGGCTTCTAGCCGTGGGTGTTTCAGCACCGTGCAATTGGTGCGCTCACGAACGAAATTTTGAAACTCGTTGAACGCCTCATAAAACAGTTGATCCTCCTCCTGTTCTTTTTCGGTCATGGCGTCTCGCTGCTCGGTTCGATTGGCCTTGTATGGCTTGTAGAAATCTTTGCGCCAGCTTCGGCCCTCGAACGCAAACACCAGATGGCTGCCCTCGAAATCTCTCCAAACTTTCTTGATGCTGTTGAAGATGATGTGCATGGCCATGCCGATTTTGAGATCGATGTCTCCACGAACCACATGGCGTGCACGGAAAAACAGGTTATTGGCGTCAACAATGAGATAAGTCATGATATCTCTGAGATGTTTTTGGTTATACGGGAGACATCGATGTATCCGGCACCACGAGTGACATCCAGCCCTTCGGATTCAAAGGATGCACGGGCAATGTCACGGAACCAACGGTCCACGATTTCTTCTTCGGGATCGCCATCGTATCCGTAGCCTGATAGTTTGAGCTGTATGACAAAGTATTCGTTCCAGTCAAGCTCAAAGAATCCGTTCCGGGGGTTGTCGGCATTGACCTTGGTATCCAGCACCGCCACCCAAGGCTCTTTCCTTTCAGTGGCGATTTCCTTGGGAGTTTTCTTGGCTTGTTTTTCTTGTTCAGCCAGCACACGCTGGCGCTCGGCTTCTTCGGCAGCTTGTTTTTTGGCCTCTTCTTCAGCCTCTATGGCTGTACGAATAGCTGCGGCTGCTTCGGCAGCCGCTTGCTGGCGAATACGCTCTATGCCTGTGATTTTTTCAAAAAATTGTCGTAAACTCATTTTGACAGCTTTGTCCTTATTAGGTCAACAAGATCATACAGGGTCTCTTCATTCAAATTGAATGTAACAAACCCATCGATTATTTGAAATGGCAGAGTGATTTTACTCACCGGACCCACAGGCGGGAATGGCTGATGTTTAACACACACCACCCCCATCTCAGGTGTTACTTTAACGATATTGATATCCATTATACTCCCCAGGCATTTTTCCACATCATCTGCAGTCGGTCACTGTACCTGACCCCATATTGCATGGCCAGTTCAGCCACCTGCTGTTTTTTTAGCTCATACATGGATTCCACTCCACCCACTGGCATGAGATATACTTCACCATTGAACCCAGCAGCTCGATATTCTTCCACTGCTGCGGCTGCTTCGGCAGCCGCTTGCTGGCGAATACGCTCTATGCATGTGATTTTTTCAAAAAATTGTCGTAAACTCATTTTGACAGCCTTGTCCTTATTAGGTCAACAAGATCATACAGGGTCTCTTCATTCAACTTGAAGGTCGCAAACCCGTCGATTATTTGAAATTGCAGCGTGATTTCATTCACTGGACCCACTGGCGGGAATGGCTGATGTTTAACATACACTGCTCCCAACTCAGGTGTTACTTTAACGATATTGATATCCATATTATACTCCCCAGGCATTTTTCCACATCATCTGCAGTCGGTCACTGTACCTAAACCCATATTGCATGGCCAGTTCAGCCACCTGCTGTTTGTTTAGCTCATACATGGATTCCACTCCACCCACTGGCATGAGATATACTTCACCATTGAAACCAGCAGTTCGATATTCTTCCACTGCTGCGACAGCTTCTTGTACATCTGTCTCAGTGGCCACCACGAACTTGAGAAAGGTCTGTGCCAGCTTCTGGTAGCTGGCCACCACCGAAGGTTGGATTGCGTCTTCTTTGGATTCTCCGCTGCAACTGAGTTTGGGGCTGACCGCAAAAGTAAAGTCAGGGCGATCTTCCGCAGTTATGTACTCAGCAAACTCTTTTTGTATGGCCTGAGTACCATTGGTTTCAAACGTCACAGCTTGCAGTCCAGCCATCAACGGATGACCCAACAATTCGGTGTAGGCACGTTGCCAACCCAGCAGTGGCTCTCCGCCAGTGATCACCAGATGCTCGTTGCGCCAGACTTTTTTTGGCAGAAGGTCCACAATCCCCCGCGCCAGCTCATCAGCTGTTTCTTTTATGGCAAACTTTTTGAATTCAGGGTAGATGGCCATGTAGCTGTCGCAGCCAGTGCTGACCAACGGTAGATCATTGACCTTGGAATACCGATCCAGGTTTTGGATAACCACAGCAACCTCAGGATTGGGGCCAGTGATTTTTTCACTGGCATCTCGTCCGAAGTTCTTACACCTAAAATTGCAGCCAAACGTGCGAAGAAACACTGACGGCACGCCCATATAGATTCCTTCTCCCTGGATGGAGAAGAACTTTTCAACATAGTGTATTTTTTTCATTGTCATTGTTGGAAGTGAATTTTCTTTTGAGATCCCAGCCATACCATATGGCCAACACAGTGGGCAGCAATGTAATTATACTGTACATCAGCAAACTTGTCGATGTCTGCATGTTGGTACCTAGACATCGATCCAATACCCACAGATTAACCAGCAAAATCGGTATTAAGCGCGGTGTTAAAACTTTTTTGTATTTGTGTTTCAACATTTGGGTATGATATCAGCGGGCACACAATGCAAATCACCGGGCATGCCCGGTGATTTGGTCTTACGAGTAAATGTGCTTGAAGTATTCGTCCCTCACTGCTCTATCACTCTTAAAGCAACCACCTAGTTTGGCTGTGGTGGTATTGGCTGTCTGATCCTCAACCCCACGTTGTGACACGCACATGTGTTCAGCAACCAGGGTCACAGCCACATGTTCTGTTTCCAGAATATACGACAGTGCATGAAAGATTTGTTCAGTGAGTCGTTCTTGAATCTGTGGGCGCTTGCTGAAATACTCAACAATCCTGGGCATTTTGCTGAGTCCCAGAACCTTGGTGTTGGGGATGTAGGCAATATGCGCAAAACCCACAATGGGTTGAAAATGATGTTCGCAGTTGGATCCCACGCGGATTTGTTTTTCCACCACCATCTCATCATACTGCATTTTGTTCACCACAGTGGTGCACTTGGGGAACGCCTCGTAATCCAGTCCCCACATGGTCTCGTTGACCAACATTTTGGCCACACGCTTGGGAGTTTCTGCAAGACTGTCGTCAGCTAGATCCAACGACAGTATCTGCATGATGCTCCGGAAGTGTTGTTCGATCAAGTCGATCTTTTCTTTTCGATCGCCGTAATCCACAGTGTGCTCCATGGGGGTTTCAACACCCATTTTGACCAAATGGGCATGCACTCGTCGACCCAGTTCTGGGTCAGTTTTGGTTTTATTAAACATATTTTCCTTCCTTACGCGGATAATGTTGATGTTGCCACGGGGTGTGGCAACAATATTTATGATTTAGTGATCAAGCAGCTGGCTGATTCAGCCACCAGTTCTCAAACGGAAACTCGATCCATACATCGTGTTTGGCCTTGTCGATAGTGAAACCCACGAAGTCCATGTTGGCTCGACACTGGCTGGATAGGTTGTTGACCACCACTGCAAATTTCACGTTGTTGTTCCAAATGGCTGGGCGAGCAGCCGGAGCTCCGCCGGAGTCCGTCATGACTTGCTTGATGGCGGTCCAGGCTTCGTTGTTAGGAAAACACGACGATTGCCAGTCGTCCATGATCCAATTAAACGTGGCCCCGGTGTCATTGATGTCGTCGACTAGAAGAATATTCTTCTTTGCTAGGAGGTGTCCTTCGTAGTAACCAAACGCATCTTCGGCCATCCAGAGGTTGGACTCAGTCATGGGATGATCTCTGAGACTGGCCAGCAGCGGGCGATGTGGGGCGTTGAGGTAATGGCTGATCATCACTGATGCCAGCATGCCACCTCGCCCCACACCCACCACATAGTCGGGTTTCCAACCACTCTCCTCGATTTGATGGCAGATCGACAACACATACCTGCTGTGGTCCTGGAAAGACATAAAGAGCTTGTCCATTTATGCACCCTCAACAAGGTAGTTGATCATGATGTCAGCAGTCAGGTATTCGTCTTTGAGACGCTGTTGCTGGCGTTTTAGGTGTTCGGCGTAGAACTCAGGGTGTGTCAGCATGTGTTCGATTTTCTTGTAAAGATCAATTCGATGTTTTTCGAACATCTCAAATGATTCAGTGTACTCACTGGGATACAGGAACACCGGGTCATACATCTCTGCATAGCTACAGCGATCAGGCAGCAGCGGGATGGTGTTCATGAGCACTGCCTCCATCACTGAAATTCCCAGATTTTCGTGCAGGGAGCAGCTGAACAAAATTTGATTTTGACTCAACGTGCGATAATACTCTGGTTTGCTGAGATTTTTCTTTTGCGTGAACACCACTGGGAAATGCATGGATATGGCTTCGGCAATGTCCGGCTGCTTGTCGTCATTGTATCGATGCGGCCACACTATCGAGGGAGCTTTGGCTGCCCCGAGATATTGTTCCACTACTGGAACAATAAGATCATGCGGTTGGCCGCTGCGCACTGCTTTGTGGCTGAACTCATCGGGGATGTTGAGATTATTCAAGAACATCTCACGATGAAAGTAGGTGGCAAAGTAGGTGTAGTCGCATGCGTGGAAGAAAGCACGCTCGGCGTGCCAGGGCCAGGGTTTTTGCATCTTCAACCCCAGAATGTCTGTGGGGTCGTAGGCCCCGGCATGCGCGATAGAGTGCAACTCCCAATCGAAACCCAGCAGATCGTTGATGTACTTGACCTGCAGTATGGTGGGATTCCACACATCAGTGAACAAAAATTTGTCCTTGGGTGTGGTCTCACCTCGATTGAATACATCAATGAAGTTGCACAGTTGCGAGCTCTTCCAATAGTTGGTATCGGAGAAGTTCAAGAACGCCCCACTGGTAGTGGAAGATTCTCGTTGCACCCCGTCGATCTGACGTATGTTGAATTTGTCGCCGGCCTTGGCCACCAACATTTTTGGTATATTTTCATACCATTGGTCGGTGTATCGCGAGTCCAGGCGTTCCAGGGGGAAAATCCAAATATTAGGCATGGCAGTCATCACTGATTAGGATTTCTTGGCGGCTTTTTTTGCACGGTAGTTGAGATATTTCTCATAGCCCTGCCACACCGGGTCGCGGCGATTGTACAGTGCTGCTTCGTTGAAGACCTTGCCCTCGAACCGGCAATAGTTGCGGAATGCGTCGAGGTCGTTGAAAATTTGATTGACCTTGGGGTTTTTGATACTCATGGTGTTTCCTTGAGGATTAGGTTAATAAATTGTGCTGCAACTGCTATTCTATTGAAGGTATGGTCAGAGGTCAAGAGACTTGTGGCAAATTATCATCAGTCATTGTGGATTGAATGGCAGGGTTGGTCAGCGTCACTGTGCCTTCGGGTTGAATATTCCACATCAGCTGGCTTTCTGGAGTCAGTTGTAGATGTTGGACTATTTCAGCAGGCACAGTGAATTGAAAATCACAATCAAGGGCAATGCTTTCCGAGGTCATGATCGGACTGGGGTATAAGTGATCACGCCATCAGATTCGCCATCCTCAGACACAGTGACTTCATATATACGATCGGCGCCGTACCGGGGTATGAGATGATGATGTAAGATATCATCAGCAATCATCTCGCAGGATTTGTTGTTTTGGTCTGACTGGCTCAGGTAATCGCGAAGTTCCCATTTGACCAAAAAGAATTCCAGCTCCCTGTCCAGATGAGTCACTGAAATTTTTACTGTGACCTTGAACATGTGACGATGCCGATGCTCTAGGAATGAGATTCTCTGGTCAATTTCACCAGCGCCGGGATAATGATGGAATCCTTCGAATTCAGTTCGAACCACAATATATCTGTGTTTGTGGTGTGCGGTGCTGATAGAAGATGCACTGATGGTGTTGAATAGATTTTTGGGTAGGGCAGTAATAATATTGGGGAAGTCAGTGGTGATCTGCGGTTCAGGTAACGGGTCAGCGGTGTGACTCAGGATTACATCAGAAGAATATTGGCTCCATTCAGTGAAATGTTCTGGAGTTTGCAAGTCAGCCAGCTGATGTACCCAGACCCCGGCATTGCTGGCGCGGAAATCACGATCGTCTAGTTTGATGCAGGCATTGTTATTCAAGTCAGCCAAGTTAGGTAGTTTCACCGACACCATACCGATAAATCTGCCGTGTCGGTTAAACCCGTGGTACACCACATATTGGTGATACCTGGCATCGTAGTCCAGTGTCACGTAGAACCCAAGGTCCAGCAGGCTGTTGATGAAGTACGCCCATTCTTCATCACCGTCAAAACTGTGATTGGCTCCTAGGTATATATGTTTGATGTCGTGTAGTTGAGCCAATCTCAGAGTTTCGGGCAGAGGTTGAATGCCCACCACAAACAATGTGGGCATGCCCAGAGCCGGAGTCTTTTCTATCTCCACACCGGTGAAGAAAGTCACTGCCGAAGACTCGACATCACCAGAATATGATCTTTTCATTTTGAATCCTTGTTGATTTCGTTCTCAAGTTCGTCTAGGACATCCAGCTCTTGTTCAGAAAATTCATCACTGTGCGAGGTATCAGTAGTCGATGGTTCTTCGAAAAACAGCTGATATGTGGTGGTGGTGTTGATGGATTTGTCTCCGATGGCACCACGTGTTCCTGGAATATCGTTCCAGTATTTTGCATGCTGCTCGATGATTTTTTCTGCAGTTTTCCTATCTGGTGCTGCAAATATGTCATCGATAATTTCGCGACAATACTGCCGGTCATATTGGCGGAATTTCTTACCAGAAACTTTACTGGCCACCAGCATGTTGGGCACGTTGCCTTGGTCGTATTGTCTGTTGGCTTCTTGCACGGCATTGACGTGCATCCATACGTTGTGGCCCATTTGAATGGCATAGCTGAAGGAATCCCAGGAGGTTTTTCCCACCTTGCCGATTTTGTTTTGCATGGGCATTTCGATCCAGTGTTCTGGATTGTGAGAATCCAACACCGTGCCCTCGGGCAAATCAGTTCTGGGGATACCCGCACCATACACACAGATGTCAGATATTTTCAGACCCTGACTTATAGGGGAATCATCAAAGGTCTTGAACAAACCGTCGTTGAGCACCACGTCTCTGAACAGTCTGTGATCTTTGGCATACTTCTTGTTGTCAACACTGGGCACCATTCGGTACGACCATTTGCCGCGATTGGGAGTTTCGGTAGTGATGTACACCTGGCCGTTGGCTGTGGCCAAGAACGGACTGGCGCAGTCAAATGTGATGGTGAATTTGGGATTGTGATATTTTCTCACAGCCCTCTGGATATCAGTCAACAGCAGAGCCCATTCCAATTTGCTGGTGCCCAGGAAGTGCATGTGGTCATGCACACCTTCTACCAATAGACCGTCGTATATCAACGCGATGATTCGCTTGAGTGTGAGATGTGCATCACACATGTTCTGACCGCCCATGGCCCAGCCATTGAAGTGGCGACCAGGATATTTCGCCGGGTCGCAGTAGTCTTTCATCTGCTCGTACCAGTCGTCGGCTTCGGTGTGATTTTCACCCTGCAGAACGTTGAGGAATTTGCAGTTGCCATTGCGATGTTGAATGAAGTAGTCGTTGTTGATTCTGGTACCGTCTACCGCTTCCTGGTAAGTGGTGATGCCAGTGGCCAATTGACCTTTGGGAGACCGTGTCAGCCATGCAGGGATGTCCAGCACCATGCCCACATCCATATATGCATCCATCCAAGCCAGCACCTGCTGACGTTTTTTCATGGCTTTGGGGCAGTTGGGATCTTTCCAATCTCCCTCCCATACCCCTTTACCGATTTGGAATCCACCAGAGTCTCCCACAACCCAGGAGGTGGTGCGATCTCGATTCCTGATCATGTCCTCTTTGGGACAGTGTTTGTTGATGTCCAGTTCAGCGTGGCCTGCTGAATACAGTGTCCATTGGTAATGGAATGCTCCCTTGTCTGGGTCCAGGTAATTCAGACTTTCAACCCCGTGTTTGAAATTACTGGGTATCCGGTCTTGGTCCACATATTCGCCGAACCGCTGTTGTCCTACATAGGCTGCATAAAAACTGCTGAGGGCAGGCAGAAAAATCGCATACTGCAGCTCACCGTTTTCATCTAATTGTGCCTGGGTCAGATTTGTATTCATAGATATCGTCAGTGTGGTGGTGCTGGCTGATGATCAGCCAGCACCGTTGTGGTTACTTGGAGTGCGCTGGCAGAATGTAATTATACACCGACAGCCCACTGTCTACTGTGATTTGCATGGCCCCGGCATCAGAAATCCGCATGACTTTGTCGCCGCTGAGGTTCAGGATGCTGGACACCTGCGATACTGGCCACGACCACACCTGCTTGAGCCGGCCAGTGATGCCTGAGTGGAAAACAAAGCTACCAGCGTGTGTGTTGGCATCACCGAACATAAACACCAGGTTGGTGTTGTCGGTTTTGACCTGGAACACCAACTCTTCAGAGTGTGCGCCGGCCTGGAGTTTGAGCCTGGACAAGGCAGCCAAGGTAGGCTCAAACTCAATGTGCCAGTTGGCTCCCTTAAATGTGATGGCTTTGAGCTTGTCCACAATGATGTCGGCGTTCATGAACCGATAATCGTTAACAAAGTCACCGGTGGCGTTCTCAAAATGCAAGCCAGCCGGAATCTCCACTGAATTCTTAGTCATTTTGATCACTTGGATCTTGTAGTTTTCGCGATACTCGGGATTCTTGAGGTGATGATTGAGTTTGTCCAGGTTGGGCAAACCAAACACCCCCTGAAACTCCGGCACTGGGGTCTTGGTGTGTCCCATCAGCACCACTGACCGATCTTCGGCCATGGATGCAATGGCAGTGGTGGTTTGGTCGCCTTCAATTTTCACCAGAGGCAGAATGCCCAGACCATGGGTATGGGCAACGATGTCAGCTAGAATATCTTTCATGTTATTTTTCCTTTGTGTAATTATATTTAGATTTTTGGTAAATGTCAAGTAAACCTGAGTCACCATGAACTTTGGTATTCAAACTCCCACCCAGACCGGAATTCATCGAGAATCCTGGTCAGGGCATCGGCGGTGTTCTGAAGATCAGACCAGTAGCCTTCGTCGACCTCAGTGCTGCCAAAAAAGAATCCACTCATTGGCGGCAACATTTCATGATTTCTGGTCCGCAGTGCTGCCAACACCAGCTGGTGCAGATCCATCAACTGCTCGAGGCTGACTGGGTATGTGTTACAGTCATCCTGGCCGTTTTGGACGTTGGTGACGAACCAACGGTGTATGGAGTTGACCTTTCTCCAATACATGGCTTCTACTTCAATGGTCAGCCCCTGGATCTCTCGATGTTTGATCTCAGGGAACCTCTCGTCCAGAGAGCTGTGAAGGTTGGCGAGATTCCCGCTGATTCTGCGTTTGGCCGTCAAACTCATGTCCAGTCCCATGATGATTACTCCTGTGTATTATACTATTGAACAGTGTAGTTTAAAAGTTAAAAAATGAGTCGAAGGTATTTTTTTGTTTGGTAGAAGTTAGGTCCCAGTTGAGAACTCCTATGAGGTTTTTGATCTTGCTGTCCACAATGACTTCGGCCATTTCATCATGATCGAACGGCAGTTCTTTGAACCACTGCGGCAGCCTCAACTCATCGGTGGGATAAGAAATAGAGGTCATGCCCAGTGGGTTGTCCTTGAGCTTACATACAATGGTCTTGGCCCCGTCAATGATGGTCATGGAGTATTGGTCCCCGACCATGCGTTTCATTGAATTCCAGTTAAGTGCTGCACGAACATGGCCGGGCATGTTGGCCTTGCCCTGGTCGTTGAGCTTTTTGCCATATTTGGTAAGGTTGTTAACACGTTTGGGCGTGCCTTTTTCCCAACCTGGCTTGGATTTGAACTCTATCCGGAAATCTCGGATCAAATCCAGTATCTCTTCTCGATCCACACCGGTCAGGACTTTTTCCAGCACAGTGCTGAGGAACTCTTGCATGTATTCAGGAGTATCGCTGCGCTTGAGATCCAGCCCCATGGCTTTGATTTTTCCAGGACGCCCGTTGATGTCCATGCGAGTGCCTTCTTTGTCCACCACCAAGATGGCATACCGCTTTTTGGTAATAAACAGTCCCTTGGCTCCGACGACTTCTCGTCCAGCTTTGATGATTTCAGTCTTGAGCCTGGGGCAATGAAACGCGGTCTCCATGAATCGTGAAAAGGTCTTGTTAACCTCGTCGCCGATTTGGTCGTAGAGTTGAATTACGTTTTCCATGTCCCAGGGAATGCGGCCCTGCTCAATGTCATCTCGGAGAGTGGTGTAGGCACTGAAATAAACAGAGTCTGTGTTGTGTAAGAGGATATCATTTCCGAAAAAGAAAGGATCCTGATTTTCGATGCTGATATCGTACACATAATCGTCAATTTCACCTAGACACACTACTGATTCTACTGTGGTTCTTTCAGTGTCATAGTTTTCTTGATTATATTGGAGCAAGCAAATCACGAGATCAGTCTTGAGTATTTCAGTGGGTTTGACCTCGATTAAGAACCCATCTCGGTCCACCATAATACTGTGATCTTCTGTAACTTTCACGTTTTTACCGTTGGTTAAGTTAATTTGGTAGATTTTTTTCTTAGTCTTATGACGCATGACATACGAAGTCTTGGCCATGGTAGCCGAGTCCTCGTATGCATTGAACCCTACGACCTCGTGCGGATTCCATACGCCATACTCTTTTTCACCAACTACGGAAAACTCCAAACATTTGTTGAATAGCTCTGATATAGTCATCTCACCGGCGTCGGTGCGGATCACAGTATCGCCAGTCACACTGTCACCGTATACCACAGCTGCGCCAACATGGTCGTAAACCCCGGTGATGATTTCATTGGTAGTGGCAGCCATGTGTTTGGCAATCTGCCTACCAGACAATGTGGTGGATTGACCTATGCGCTTGTCAAAGAACCTGCACCCAGACTGCAACAGTGCTCCATAGACTGAGTTTAGTATAATCTTTTTGATATGTTGCCGCTTGTCCCAATATTCCTCCTCCTCTATTCCCCGTTTACCGGAGTATTTGATTTTTCCATCTTGGATCATCAGCACGCCCTGCTGGATCAGCTCGCGTATCTGATCCACTTGGCGATTTTTAATTAGTTCTGCTATTTCAGTGGGTTTCATATGGTCCTTTGATTATAGATCCAGGGCAAACACCAAATGTCCGCAGTCCCAGATTCTACGATATTTGTTATTATACATGTTTTCTATTTCTGTCAGAGATGGATCAAACACCGGCAACACATCTTTTAGTTTATGTTTTTGAAACACGGTGCGATGCCATAGAGTCCGGCAATTGGTGTAGTAATAACAAGGATCGCTGGTTGATTCCAACCGAAATCCTGATTTATGATACACATTGCCTTGGCTCCATCGGCGATTGGCATAAGAAATTAGTTGCCCTTGGTGTGTTCTGGCAAATTCCTTGATAATTTTTTGAAAACCGCCCACTACACTGGTGCCCAACTTAGATGCAAATCTGATTAATTCGTATGCAGACTTGTCTTTTCGAAACCTAGATTTGGAAAACGATCCGGCGGCCACCAACGATCCGTTGTATTGAAGTCCAATAGTGAGTGGGCTAGTGGCTGCACCCTGCAGATGATTTTGGTTAAAAAAATCAGTTGATGTTTTATGCGACACCATGACCAAACCGCAGTTTCTGGCATAAATTTTTTCAGAGCTCATGCCTAACTTATGAAGAATCGTTGATTTCCAAATTTTTTGTTTGATTGGATCACACCATTCCAAGTCCAGTATATGTAGCAGCGTGATTCCACGCTGCTCGCATACCTGTGTTTTGTTTAGATGTTGCTGAGCCGCGATGGCATCAGTGGCACGGCTACCAGACGAATGCCAGAACACACCATTATATTCTATGGCCAAGTTATGACTGGGAATGAATATGTCTAGTTCAAAACCCAGATGTCGGGATGAGTGTTGGATATCTGTGATCCCTTGGTTGGATAAAAATTCGATTATTTCGTATTCGGCTCTGGACTTGTAAGTAGTGGTACTGATTCCGCATTCAGGACATCCGTTGCCACTGAGGTGATAGTAGGCCACTTGAGTAAAATCTCCGTGCACTGGGCAGGTTATGGTCACGCGACTCCGTGCGCCCTGATACTGAGTTTTTTGGTACAGATAAAAATCGCGGTGTTTTTCACGGGCGAGTTCAATAAATCGGTCAGTACTGAATTGCTGCGCTGTCGAAGACCGATCTCGGGCACACTGCGGGCACCCGTGTCCGCGCATGTGAACCCCGGCATTTTGTTGAAAAACACCGTGAACTGGGCACCCAATGGTGACATCATGAGTCAAAGAAACGAAATTGGAATGGCTATAATCGTACCGTTCACCGTGTTTTTGTTGTGACCTAGTTATCCACTGAGTTTGATTTATCCTGGGTCCTTTGGATTCATGGTAGCATTTCTGACACCTTCCACCATCAAGAAAGTACCCCACGGTTTGTTGATATACACCATGTTGTGGACAGTTTAATGCCAATGTGGTTGATCTGGACATCTGGTCAGGAAGTTCTTGAATCACAGTGAGGGCTTTTTGTTGAGCTAGTAGCAGAACCTGAGATTTTTCCACCACATGCTCGGTGTTGATGTGCCGCTTACACTTGAGGCCGCCTATGTCTATTGGATTCCTGAATTTTTTGGTAACTGACAGGTGTTGACCACACACGCAGCATTTCGGTGGGGCAATGTTGTTCATAGCCAATGTAATGGCCGCGGCGTGGTCAAACACCCGACTATGTTGACTGTATTTGTTCAAAATTGCTGAATACACTCTGGGGTATCTTTTTTTGAACTCAGCTGGGGTCATTGTCGGGCGTTTGAACATATTCACCTCTTTAATTCAGCCAGCAGCTCTTGATCAACGCTGATGCCGTCAGTGAGTTCAGCAGCCACCTTTTTTTCTTTCTGCAGCATTTTTCTTTCTGCATACCACTTGCCCAGCAGTCCAGGAATAACTCCCTGTTTCTCTGACGTGAAAATGGTGCCGTTGGCACTGAGAATAAACGGCTGATTGCTTTCAAATATTAGTCGATATACTTCAGCTGCGCTGTGGGTACTGCAGTGCCCATCTTCCCAGTCGATGATGATCTCAGTGCCGATGTCTTGCTTGATCACAGCGTCGTATTCAAATGTGCCAAACAACCCTTCCCAGGCTTCAGCAAAGCTGGTGCCGCTGTCAATGCGCTGTGCGATATAGGCATCAGTGATCACTGGTCTCAGCTGCCCAACAATGGTTTCCGGAGCCATGTTGAGCCGTCGAATGGTTGACGGATACAGTGAGTTGATGTCCAGGGATCCCACATAGTCATGTAGACCTTTTTTGGGATAAGCCACATATGCTCCGGCCGCACGGTCATCAGAATCTTCTCTGCGCCGCCGGTTGGGGATCTGCACGCCCAGAGCATGACACTCGTTGATAATGGCTTGCTCAATCACCGCCACTGAGCCCATGGTGGTGGACAACAACACCGTACATTCGTGTGCCAACCTCACCGCCGTGTCAATGAACTTGAGTTTTAAGTCCAGCTTGTTCAGCAGCGCAGTGTCCTGCCGGTTGTACTCAATAAACCTCCTGAAATCAGTGTTGTAGAGTTGATCCAGCGTGCCCTCGTAGGGCACCTTGTTCTCACCGATTTCCATTTCACCGATGGCATCCAGTCGGTAACTGTGGCGTTCTTCATAGTTGTACTTTCGGTAGAGTTCCAAGCTGTCCAGATGAACACGCCCCACCAGATCGTAGGTCACTGCGGTGTTGCCGAATTTTTCATACTCTCTGCGTTTGGGATATTGGTCCCAGAGACACAGTCTGCGCGTGTCGTCTTTGCTCAGCACTCGTGCAATTCTGTTCACAGTGTAGGGGATATCAAACCCCTCGCTGTTCCAGCCGCTGAGAATGTCGGCATCTTCGATGAGATCCAGAAACATGTTCAGCATTTCAGCATCGTTTTTGAACAGTAGGACGTTGGGTATGCCCTCGATTTCAGCCAAGGCCTGTTCGTGCGTCAGTGTTTTAGGAGGCACAGCCAGACACACCAACATGTCTAACCATTGTAGATGCACTGAAATGGCGGTAATGGGCATGAACGGATCATCCGACGGCGCATAACCAGGTCCGCCCTCCAAGTATCGGCATCCAGCCACTGGCACCCAGCGACGATCTGTTTCGTCATAGACTTGATACTGATGTCGGTCAGGGAGTCGTCCTAGAGTAAACACAGTTATCTCTTTTTCCACCTGGTTGCGATCTTTGATCTTCACCATATGTCCCGAAGGCCAGGCATATGGCTGCATGTCAGTCTCAATGTCGAAAAACGCAATGTTGGGCCGCGGGGCATCCTGACCAAGATAGTTGTCACTGAGACAAGTAAACACCTGGTTGAGATCAGATTCGAAAATCTGCTTATTGGAGTGGATGGCCAGCTCTTTTCTGAACTCCTTGTTGGAGTTGCAGGTTATTTTGGTCAGAGGATCACCATACACGCTGCGGTGTCGGCCGCGGGCATCGGGGATGTAAAATTGGTACTTGGTCGGGTACTCTTTGAATACCCGCTGGCCTTTTTTGGTTCGCTCGACCACCTTGATGGTTTCGCTTTCTTTGTGAAAGATTGCGTCGATGTACATCTTTGCTGTGTCCTCCGAGGAACAATTAATCAGGTAGTTTGCCAGTGACACCCAGAATCATTTCTATTTCATCCCATTGCTCCACATGGTCATGCCAGTTGTCTTTGTGTGCAATTTTGATGGCTTTGTTGATCCAACTGGGCTTGATTTCTAGCTCTTCAGCCACGGCCTTGACCGTGTCGCTGAGTCCTTGTTTGAGGTCGTCGATTTCTCGAAGAATAGTGGATCCCTCGTTGATCAGACGTTCCAGTTTGGATTTTTCTTCCGGGCCATACATGCGTGCAGACATTGTGTTCTCCTTTTGTTAAGTCTGTATTTTACTGCGGCAGATAATTAAGGTCAAAGTGATCATTAGAGTGTAACCTGGTACTAATTTGACACTGCTGTTATAATTAGCGTATGCAAAAAGCTATTTATTACCTCACCGCTGCGGCAATCACCGCCCTGATCACACCAGCGTCAGCTGATACTGTGGATACTGAGAAAAATCTGTATCAGACAGTGATACTGCGATGGCAGCAGGCGGATGACATCCAAGCCAGATGTGATGCAGAAAATCTGGCCAGGGGATACCCAAAATTCAAACATGCCATCAGAGCCTGTGCATTCTGGAGTGGCAATGTCTGCACCATTTTCACCAAAAAAATGGCCAACTTGGAAGAAGTTGGCCATGAGGTGGTGCATTGTTACCAGCAGAACTGGCACTGATGACGCTGGGTGAATTTATTGCGGGGTATTCTTTTTTTGTCTGTCTCGCAATTTCTGAATTTTAGTGAACACTGCCGTCAGTCTATTTTGCAGGTCTTTGGGCAATGCAGCACTGGCTTCGGGATCTTCATAATATTTTTTCAGAACTTCTTCGTGCTGATTCAATGTGGCCAAGTCCTGTGGCGCCAAATTCAATTCCTTGACAGGCTGGAGCCATTGCTGAATCGTATTGAATGACAGGCCCCCTAATGCCGTTGCACCGGTGGCCATTGCTGCCACGGCGGCACCTTTGCCCAGTCTAGACACCGGGGATCTCGGTAGCGGAGATGTCCTGGGCGGCAATGCTTTGGGGCCCACCACTTGTGCTGGGCCCATGTTTTTTTCTACTCTAGGCGGCGGCGTAGTGGCCACGGCGGAGGCACCTGGCTTGGCCGGCAACGGGGCAGCGCCGCCGGCGCTGCTGCCCGGCGGTGGCGGCGGAGCCACTGGCGGAGCTGGCGGGGTTGTTGGCGGATTGGTTGGCGGAGCACTGCCAGCAGTGGCAGGCGAATACGCAGGATTGGGTGCCTGGCCAAGATCATATCTTTGCGAGACTCTGATGGGCTGGTTGGGTTTCCTGGGATCAGGGTCGGCGTTGGTGACCTCGCCCCGCTCACTGAGGAAAGATTTCAACAGTCTGAGATGCTGAACTTCGGATAATTTATTGACATTGGTTTGCAGCACGCTCTCAACATTGTAGGTTTTCAACAACTTTTCCAGAGCAGTGATGGCGTTGGTGAGATCGCTCTGACTCTTGATCTGTGCCCCAGTTTCCAGACTCTTCAGCAAAGCCGGGGTAATGGTGCCAGTTTCCGGCAACCCAGCCATTTTTTCAAAAACTTTGATGCCAGCGGCGGTGTTTTTGCCCATGACCCCGTCTGCACCAGTGGCTCCGATGCCGATGCCCAAGGCCATCAATTGTTTTTGAACGTTCTGCACAGCGGGGTCTGATTTGGTTTTGGTCACGGCTGCAGGTTTGGTGGCAGCTGCGCCAGTGGCCGGCATACCAGCTGACCCAGTTGCACCGGGCGCAGCGGAGGCCATGCCACCAGCCGGCAGTGGGGCCAGAGGTTCGGCAGCAGCCGTGGTATCCGGGGCCACCGGAGTTGCAGTGGTCACTGGTTCCGGTGCGGTCTGCGGAAGCTGTCTCGGGATTCCTTGGTTCGGCATTCGAGACAAGATGTACGGATCGGTGGGGTCAGCTGTGCCCAACGCCGCTTGGTCCTGATCAGTGAGTCGATCCCAAGCCTGGGCCTTTTCTGATCCTGCTGGCCAGGGGTTTTCCGCCTCAATCAGTTGAGATGAAAATTCACGCAGCAATGTGTGCTTGATGGATTCGTTTTTAACTGATTTTTTTGTGGGCTGAGGTTTGCTCACTGTTGAGGGCTGCGGTGAGCTTTCGGTCAGAGTCTGTTTTTTGCTGATAGTGTCCAACTGCTGAATTAATGATCGAAGGTCCATGATATAATCCTTTTGTGTTATTTATCTGGTTCGGCACTGGGTACGATTAGTTTTGCCCGGGAGCATAAATAGAAACCCGCGCTGGGCGGGTTCTGGAATAGGCCCCCCTGTTTGCAATGCGTGGTAGCGAATCACGCATCACTGGCCGGGGGTCGCCGACGCCTGCATGGTAGTAACTACCACGGTCCTAAGGCGATTTCTTGAAATCATTTCAGGGTGGATCTCAACATCCAAGAATGTTTTTGATGCGCATCCAGCCTAGCGGCCAAAAAGTCACTGATGGCGTGTTCGTGAACTTCTTCGGCCATCATAAATGCCACCTTGAACATTTTTTCCATTTTTTCACTGTCAGCCAACAGTTCAGACAGCATTTGTTCAGCCGACAAAATTTCATTTTCATCATCAATCTTGGTCAGCATGCTGAGGCGCTCAAAACTACCCGGAGTGTAGGCGCCCAGTTTTCTGATGTTCTCAGCGAACGGATCAATGGAGTCATAGACTTCAGAGTATATGTCACCAAAAAGGTCGTGTAGTTGTGTGAACAATGGCCCCTCAACGTTCCAGTGAAAGTACACCGCTTTGAGAAAAAATGAAAACTCGCTGGCAAACGCCACCTTAAGCGCATTCTGTAACTGTTCCATGATTATTTATTCCTTGTCGATGAGGTCATCAGTTGGCAACTTTCATTGCATCTCGGTGCACGTTGTTGGCAACTTTCACAAGTGGACTCGGTGGCTGGGGAGGAACCAGTCGTTGGTGCAGCGACGGTGGCCGGAGTCCGATCTGGATTTCTTCTTCCCGACGACACCACAGTCAGGGCCGGTTCCCGCAGTTGCACGAAGCTAGCCGAATCAATTGAGCTGTGGAACTCCAACCTAAACACCATTTCCCCGCTGTCTAATTTTTCAGCAGGCCCCAGGGTGTACCTGGCGTGCAACAATCCCACTGCCTGCGCTGCGGTGGGTCTCATTGTGAACCCGTAAATTGCGCCGTCGGGGTTGGCCAGCTTGATAGAAATGTTTCTGCGATCGTTTATTCTTTGCAGCCCATGCTGTGGTTCATCGCTGACCACTAGGTAAGGGGAGCCTTTCCATTCAACAATGGTGCAAAACAAATCTTCACCACCATATTCTGCAAGTTCTCTGGACAACACCGTGTTAAAATCAATCGACACATTGGCGTTTCTAATGGCTGCGGATTTTCTAATGGCAGCATCTACCTCTGCCGTCAGCTTGTCTTTGACTTCATCGACACTGCCACCGGTGACTCTGATCTGCGCCCGGCGGCCTCCACGATCGGTGGCCATGCCCTGTAGTTCCTTGGTGCCGGGTTTGGGGTAATTTTCCCAGCGCAGATCCCACCCATGATACAACAGGTCGGTGGTTCTCATTAGAGGCTTGGGTTCCTTTTTCTTGGCCTCGGCTACCTTGGCATCATTTTCGGAAATTACGCGGCGGTTGACCTGCATGGCAGCACGTTCGGCCAAATTGTTCACTAACTTACTGCGAAACTTGGCACTAGCTGAAAACTCGTGTTGAACTTCGATCATATATTGTTCGAATAGCTTCGGTGATTGAGGTTTAGATGATTTAGATGCAGTTGATGGTGCAGCGGCACTTTCCACGATTGACATGAACTTCTTCATATTTGCAGAGCTTGGTTGAGCCACTGACTGTTGGTCCACCGCTTGTATGAGTTTTCTCATGTCCATTATCTTGCTCCTGCCTTTTTGGCCTGGTTCTTCCACATGGCAGCAGCAGCCACAGCGGTGGGGTTTCGGGCTCCGCTTTTCTTGGCCGCTGCCTCAATCTTGCCAAACATCTTCCCAGGCTTTCCTATGTCCTTGCCAGCTCGGGCCTGCTTGACCACTTTTGATTTTGCCTCTTTGGACATGCCTGCGCTGGGTTTTTTGGCTTCGTCTACCTCTGTGTCAGATTTTTTTGATCTTTTGCTGGGCATGACATCGTCGCTGTCCGATTCCAGAGATTTTTTATTGGCGTTTCTGAGTTTGTCTAACTTTTGACGAGCTTCTGTGAGTTTTTGCGCATACGCGGCTTGAATTGATTCAGAATACATGTCTGAATTTTCCAGCTGGCGGCCATAGTCGCTGAATTTCATTTGGTATTCCATGAAATGGAACACGCTGGCCACATAATCAGCTGCCTTGGTGATCTTGGCCTGAACCCAACCCTCCAACTGATCACCATCATTGATCATTTTGAATAGTTTGAAACTGTAGTTGGCCAGCTTGTAGAGGTCAGCGCGTGCCATGGCCGCTTCGTGATCATCCTGATTCGCCATCGGCGGTGCGCCAAGCTCCATATCTGAAAACTCTCTTAAAGTTTTTCTTTTCATTGTTGCTCCAAATATTTTATTGTATTTATCGTTTGACCGGCCCACCGAACAAACTGGTGCCTTTGAGGTCGTGTGCAGCCTTGGCAGTACCATCAGGATTTTTGGGTTGAGAGACTTTGGGCTGAGGCGGTGCTTTGGTTCCGCTTTTGCCTCCCCAGGGATCGCCTAAGTAGCTTTTTTTGCCTCGAGCGCGGCCCGGGCTGTGATGTGGATTGACCACGGTGCCGATGTTGGCTGCGCTGGTGGCACCAGCCGTGGCGCTTTCGCCGAATAATTCGCGTAATTTCATGAAACTGTTACCTTGTTTTGCTGAACCAATGTCGAAACCACTGCTCGGTACCGGGTTGAATATTGTTTAACCTGGCAATTTCTCCCAGATTGCTGCTCTGTATTTTAGGCACGGCAGCAGGCGGGCAGTACGAGGTTATTCCACCGACCAGAGATGCCTTTTTTAGTTCATGAATTGGATCGTCAGGCGACAACCAGCAGTCGTCTGCATCATCTCTACACACATCGGCGGTGGTGATTTTTATCTGTCTCATGACAGTTTCTGAAATTTTCTACCCAGCTTCTCTTCCAGGGTTTTCAGTGTTTTCTCCCACCACAGATATAGCTTATGGGGGTCATCGCCATAGAGCTTGGTGGCGTTTCTCATCAACATCTGTATGAATTGGCCGGAAGGTTTGCCGCCAGTGTCTTTGGATGTAAGATTCATAGATATGAGTCGTTGTATCTCCAATGCTTTTTGACGATACTCTTCAGATGTGATCACTGGCTGTGGCCGGCGGGTGGGTTTAGTCGGTTCGGGCTCATCGATGTCAGCGAACCCTTTGACCATGTCGGAAATCTTTAAAAGAATCTCTCTTTGATTGGTTTTGGGTGTGACTCCATCTGGCTCAAACAGCATGCGTCTGAATCTTTCTTGCTCTCTGCGCGTGACTCTGCCGGTGATGGTATCAAACGATGACATGACTTTCTGAGGATCAGGATGTTTGATAATAGGTAGATCTACACCACGATTTCTCAACTCATGCTCTAGTGCATCGATGACTGCCATCTTGTCCTCGGCTTGATCCAACCTGGCCCTGATTATTTTCATTTTTTCTGGGTCATCAATAATGTTATCCAACATTTTGACCCCAAACTCCACTGCATTGCGGTATGCTCCCGGCGGCATTTCCGATACTTTGTATCGATCACCAGTGATGGGCTCTTTACTGACTCTGGGGAAGACCAAAGTTTTGCCTTTGGTCTTCATGGCAATGGCAGAGGCTTCTTTTTGGAATTTCTCCCGTGCGTGTATCCATGCGCTGGCCGCTGCTGTCAACTGTGGGTTTTCTAGGGTTTGCCCCAGTCTTTCCAGAATTTCAGGCAGAGGTGCGGTTTCCACAGTGCTGCTGGGTCCAGAATCGTCGTCAGCGGGATGTCGCCTGCTTTTTTCTAGTACATTGTTGACCCCATATTCCAAATCAGAAAAATTCTTGGGAACCTTTGACAAAAAGTATCGCAGTTCCAGAACGTCTGCATCTCTCTTGATTTCTCTCATGAAGTTAACTAGATAATGCAGAGAACTACTGAGATTGTTGAAATAGAATTTCTGGAACCAACGGTTGCTTTTGGTTAGATCGCCGGGGATTTCCACAGTCATTTCTAATCGGCGGAATACATCAGTTGGTTCTGGTCTGGACGTGGCTGCGCCGATGGCTGTTTTCATCCCATGTCGCAATTCTGGGAAGTTGAAGGTCGCGTTACCGCTTTTGACTCTGAGAGTTCGTTCTTCGTAGATCTGCGGCAGCTGATCCAGCATTTCTTCGATGTTGGCCATCGCAGTTTTGTACGACACCACATCCTCAGTGATTCGAGTCTTGTTGCCGCCACCGTAGACTCGATCTTTGCAATTCTGTGTCTCTTGCTCGTGGATGGCCTTGCAGATGTCCTCGCACATGTCTTCGGGCAAGGATGACATCAATCCCTCAACCTGGAACTTGTTCTTATACAGGTCATAGGCTTCTTGCACCAATTTCGCAAATGCCCGGGGATGCACCCGCCGGCCCTCAGCGTGATATTGGTTAAACTTGATCATGGTGGGGAAATATCGTTTGCGATAAAACATGGGATCATTGTTCATGAACACCATGAGGTCATCTTTTAAGTCATAATCAAGTTCAGGTTTTTGATGATCTTGACTAAATAATTCGTTTATGTGCATGTGTTTCACCAAAGGTTGATAGGATATTCATATGATCCCTTTGATTTATTTATCAAAAAAAAGCCGCAGATTTCTCTGCGGCTTGTTGGATCAGTCTGTTATGACTTCCTGTTCAACCAACGCCACCGGTGGCTTGGAGGTTTTTGCTCGGTCAGTCAGCACCAACGCATCATTCTTAACAGAGACAGTCAGCACTCCGCCGTTTTTGAGAGATCCAAACAGCATGAGCTTGCTCAGGGGGCGCTTGATCTCTTTGTCAATGGTGCGATGCAGAGGCCTGGCCCCCATCTTGGGGTCGACCCCCTTGTCCACCAACCAGTTGACCGCATCTGCTGACAACTTGATTTTGACCCCACGCTCTTTGACTTGCTCCCGCAGCTCGTCCACAAACTTTTCCACAATCTTAACCATGGTGTCTTTGGACAGCCGGTCAAAAGTGATCACTGCATCCAGACGGTTACGGAATTCAGGAGCAAAGAATTTCTTCAAAGCAGCATCGCTGTATTCTTGATCTTGCGGACCAAATCCGATGCGGTTTTTCTCAGAATCTGCTGCGCCGGCATTGGTGGTAATGATAAGGATAATGTTGCGGCCATCGGCTTTTTTGCCATTGGCCCCAGTGACAAACCCATTGTCCATCAACTGCAACAACACAGTGCTGACGTCGGGATGAGATTTTTCGATCTCATCAAACAGGAACACAGCGTTGGGCTTCTCTTGCATTTCAGTGATCAGCTGACCAGCGTTGTCGTCGAACCCCACATATCCAGGAGGGCTGCCCAGCAGCTTGCTGACGCTGTGCTTTTCTTGATATTCGCTCATATCAAAGCGAACCAGCGGCACACCCAGATGTTTGGCCAGTGCCTTGGCTGTGGCGGTCTTGCCAGTGCCGGTGGGGCCCATGAACACAAAACTGCCCACTGGTTTGCCTTCTTGCTGCATGCCGGCACGACTGACATGGATTTTGTCCACAACCTCAGTGATGGCCGCGCTCTGCCCAAAAACCTCAGAGGTCAAGTGCTGCTCCAGCAAAGCCAAGTTGGTACTCTCCTGCTGCGCGATTTGCTCCACTGGCAAGTTCAGCATCTTGCTGATTTCAAACTGAATATCCAGATCAGTGACCACACGAGTTTCGGCAGGCTTGATATTGAATCTTGAACACGCGCAGTCAATGAGATCAATGGCTTTGTCCGGCAGCTTCTTATCGGTCTGATACTTGACACTGAGTTTAATTGCTTCTTGCAGCGCAAGATCGCGAATTTTCACCGAATGATGCTGCTCGTAATACTTTTTGATGCCCTTGAGGATCTGCAGAGTCATCTCCTGGGTAGGCTCGTCCACAGTCACACGTTGGAACCTACGCATCAGCGCGCGGTCTTTTTCAAAGTGCTTGCGATACTCATCCCAGGTAGTAGATGCAATGACCTTGACATTGCCCTTGGCCAATGCCGGCTTCATCATATTAGCCAGGTCATTGGCGCTGTTGTTGGCTGAGCCTGCACCAATGATCATGTGTGCTTCGTCGATAAACAGAATAGTTTTACCGCGTTTGTTCAACGCTCGCACCACTAACTTAAATCGTTCCTCAACATCACCTCGGTACTTGCTGCCGGCAAGTAGTGAGCTAACGTCGAGGTTAAACACGGTGTAGTTTTTTAAGAACTCCGGCACGTTGCCTTTGACGATGTTGTAAGCCAGTCCTTCTGCTACTGCAGTTTTGCCCACACCAGGGTCGCCCACCAAGATAACGTTGCTTTTGTTCCTGCGCCCCATGGCCAGCGACAAGTTCTCCAGTTCAGATTCACGGCCGATCACAGGGTCGATCTTTTGCTTCTTCACCAGATCATTGAGGTTTGTGGTAAAGGATTTTAGGGCGCGCTCCAGCTGGTTGTTGGAGTCGTCCTCGTTGTCAGTTTGGGTGGGTTCAGAGCTCATGTATTCGCGAAATTTATCTTTGTCGATCTTGGCTTCTTGGATAAAAAAGTTGGCCCAGCTCCGGGGTTCGCTCATGATGGCAATGAACATATCCACAGGTTCGATGGTGTTCTTGGCACTAAACAGCACCTGTGTAAACGCACGATTGATAACACGCTCAGTGGCCTGCGTTTTCCTGGGTTTTTCATCAGTTCGGCTGTTGACGATGTCGGCGCAGTCTTCTCTGAGAAATTTCTCCAGGGTCTTCTTCAAGGAATCGGAAGAAGCTCCGTAACCGTTGATCTGTCCAGCGAATGTTTCGTCGTGCAGCATGGACAGCAGCAGGTGCTCCAGGGTAAGGTACTCGTGGCTGTGGTTCTTGGCCAGATCAATGGCCCGTTCAAAAATAAGTTGCAGTTCTTTGCTTGGTTCGATCATGTGGGTTTGACCTTGTGGTTGATAATTAAACATTTGAGCTGATTGCAGCCCAGGGACCTTCGATCCAACAAAAATTTTGACTTGCGGGGGACCTCACTAAATTTTTTTACCAATTTCGTATAATTGACTTCGAAGTTGTTGGTCAACCACAGCAGGCACAACAATCTTCGTGGTCATCACTAGACTTCCTGGTTCTGTGGCTCGTCCCAGTGCTTTGAACCCCAGATTTGGGATTTTTATTTTTTTACCATGTGCTGTGCCCGCAGGCACCTCGATATTGTGTTGGGATCCATCGATAATCACCACAGTTTTTGTGCATCCGATCATGGCTTCGATTGGGGTAATGTCAATAGTCATGTGCAGATCGTCGTCCAATCTGGCAAATCCCGGCTGCGAAGAAACTGAAACTTTGATTAATAAATCACCTCTGGGCAATTCTGGATCATGGTCATCACCCAATCCAGGGCATCTGACCACTTGACCTGATTTTACTCCAGCTGGGATACATACTATGGCGTCAGCTGTGTCTCCTGACAATGTTGGGTATGTGGCCTCGAACGCTGTGCCAGAATAACTCTGTTCCAGAGTAATCTGGCAGTTGATCAACAAGTCCAAATTTTTTTGTCGCAACGTGGTCGATGGTTCTGATGTATCTTGGCCATCATCAGACACAGTGTCGCACTGCTCATACATCAGATTCACATCATACCATTCTCGTTCATCTGGATCCGACAGCACGTTGTATGCTTCAACAATTTTCTGAAAGTCAGCGGCGTCACCCCCGCGATCAGGGTGCAGGCGCGCAGCCAATCGACGATATGCCGTTTTAATCTCTGACTGCGACGCATACTGGTCAACATGCAACGTAGAATAGTAGTTCATAGTTTATTATAACATGCGCCAGAGACACTGTCAATTATTTTTTTGTAACAGTGCCGGCGTTGTTTTTACCACTGGCCAGCTCGGTGATTTTTTCTTGACCACGGGACCAAGCTGACACTCCCAAAATAGCCCCCATGGACACGTGGTAGAGACCAGCTCCTTTGAGAGTCACTGGTTCCCACGGCGGTACGGTTTTAGTAACATAGGCGTTGATCAGACTCCACAACACCGGAAAAACAATAAAATCAGCCACGCAGGTGATCATGTATGACCAGCCCATCATGGGGCGCCATTTATTTGATATCCAACCAGTTTCCGATGTTTTCATGACACGATACTCCTATAACCAAGTGACTATTTCTTGGTTTTTTCAAAAATTTGCTGTTGTGCAGTGTACCATTGTATCCATGCGTTGGTTTTTTCTTTGCACAGGTGGTACTCAGCGTAGTTATTGGTAATGGTTTTCAGAGTAACGCTGAGTTGAGTGGTGCCCTCTGGTACCATTTCCAGTTGATCTGGGCAGGGCACCATCAGAGAATTTTTTACCGGTGGCAGCACCATGGTTGCACATCCTGACAACAGCAAACACACCAGTGCATTACTGAGAATTTTTGTTTTCATTGGGGCTCCTGGCTGCTTGGTTTAAAATATCCACGGCCACTGGTGGGATTCGGCATCCACCATCTATGGTGGATGCGTTCTGATCAATACGGTCTCGTATCACCACTTTGGTTTTGGTGATGACTTGAACTTTGGCCTCCAACGCTGCCTGTACCTGTTGCGCTGCCACCTCAGCAGCAGCCTGCGCTGCGCGTTCTCGTTCAGCAGCCAGCCTAACTTCTTCGGCCCAGCGTTTTTCAGCAGTTATTGACCCAGTTAGGTACATGCTGGTACAGAAAAACACCGCACCGGCAATTCTCATCCACATCACTGACAGGGCTGGCATGGTTTTGGGAGCAAAATTGGCCACAAGGATGCACAAAAACCCCACCACACCCAGGGCAATGGCCACATATTCCAATAATGCACCCAACAACCAACTCAACATTATATTTTCTCCAGAACTACAGCATACCCCTGGTTTTCAAAAACGTAGCAGTGATTGATTTTTGTGATATTGTATGGTCCCAAATACTTGGTCAAGTACAACACTTCAGCCATGTCTTGATGCTCCAGCATGATTTTACCTGGTAGGCTCTCGTAAATTTGGTGCGCTGGCCCGGCGTTCTTTATTCTCATGCGTAATGGGTCCGAGTAAAGCTTTTGAAACACCAAGTCCTCATCTTCCACACTGATGCTCTCGACGTAGCTGCGGTTGAAGAAGTTGCTGAAGTTACTCATACCGTATTCTCTGACGTGTGTGAGATAGTCGTCCTTGTTCTTGGGTATAAATTCAGTCAGCGTGTCGATGTTGGCTGTGAAAGATCTAAAACTTTTGTAATATCTAAATCTAAACTGTTGAATCCCAGTGAGTTTGCTGATTCCACCTAAAACTTCCATGATTTTTTTGGGTGCATGGCGATTTCGTTCGATCTCAATAAACACCTTGTATCGACCATCGTCTAATTCACCCGGTGTGAGGTCTGCGTCCAGAACAAAGTCATATCCGCGTTCGATAAAGTTGACCAGATCCGACGCAGGTTCTCGATCTTCGACTGTGAAACTCAGCACAATTATGTCTGTGTCTTCGCCCATTTTGCTGGCATAGCTGTCGATTTCAAATATTTCTCGCACCAGATTTTGTAGGTCCAACGCATGCAGAGATTCGCTGATTTTACGCATACGGAGTCCCTCCAATCGCAGCCCCGGCTCCGCCCCCTAGCCCAACTCCAGGCACAGCCCCGGCTGCTGGCATGGTTGGCTGTGCCATGCCAGCAGATTGCAGGTTGTCGGCCATCTGCGACGGAGCCGCCTGTGTTCTTTCACTGTCACCAATGCCCATGGTTTCTTTCATTTTGCGCATGTACCCATCATAAATGTTCGAAGCCAGTTTCTTCGGCATGGTGATTTCCACCACCCATACCGGAATACGATCTAATTTGCCTTTTTTGGTACCTGGCCTGAGGTCGTCTGGAGTTTCGACCTTTCTGGGCTCCACCAAAAAAGTCTTTTCGTACTTAACTTGACACCCGTAGTCCAGCAACCGCTTGCCACCCAACGGATCTGGCATGTTTTTATGCGGCCACATGAAACTGGCGCGTATCCAATGACGGTTAACGTGCGGTCCACTGACCAGCTCACCGTCTTCCCAGTTATCGTAAACATACAAATCCAGCTGATCCAATACCCTTTCAAAATCCTTGAGTACAGACAATGAAGTATTGGTGGTGTAAATTGATTCTACATTTTTGATGACATCGAGAATATCAAGCATTTTAAAATCCATGTTGTTGTCAGTATTTATCGTGGACCACGGGATAAGTATTAATGGGACCCCTGCAAAAACTTGGTGGTTTTTGAAAGCCCCCATGATTCCAACAAGTGAGAACTACATGAGTAAGAGCCGAGTGAAAAAAAATTTTACATCAGAAATCAATGTGATTGATTTTCAACACTATACTCCGCCACCCAAAAAGTGCAAAGTAACACTTTTGCCAAGAAATAAAAATCAAGAATTGTATATTCGAACGCTGCAGGATCCGCAAAAAGACATTGTTTTTGCCATAGGACCCGCGGGCACAGGGAAATCTCTGCTGGCGGTTCAACACGGTATCAAACTTTTGCAACATGGAGAAATTGAAAAAATCGTTGTCACCAGACCGGCTGTGTCAGTGGACGAGGAACTGGGATTTTTGCCTGGTACACTGGTGGAAAAAATGGCTCCCTGGGTCAGGCCCATATTTGATGTATTTGCAGAATACTACTTGCCCGCCGAAGTCGAGGCCATGATGGAGGCCGGTGTCATTGAAATCAGCCCGTTGGCCTACATGCGCGGCAGGACATTCAAAAATGCTTATATAGTAGCCGATGAGTTGCAGGGGTCAACACCCAATCAAATGAAGATGCTGCTGACCAGAATTGGTGACCACAGCAAGATGGTGGTCACTGGTGATTTGGCACAGGCTGATCGCAGCAACAACAATGGACTGTTTGATTTTATTCAAAAGGTGTCCAAATTCAACACCGATCGAATCAGCATCGTCGAGTTCACAACCAAAGATATTGAAAGACACCCAGTGGTGGCCGAAATCTTAAAAATTTACGGCGACGAATAACTGACTCAAAGAAAAAGGGCCTCACGGCCCTTTTTCTAACCGTTGGCCAAATTTCTGGCCAACCTAATCATAACTGCTGCAAGATTGATTTCCGGATCAATCACCAGTGCATGGTCCACCAGCCCCTGCTTGATGATCAAGATGGCCTGCTCCTGCTGAGTTTCGGTGCGGCCCAGATATTCTAGATTATTGTATAACCATCGATATATGTCCTCGATTTCCTCGGGCCTGGCATTTTCACACACCACCTTTCTGGCCTCAGAGATTTTTCCCTGCTTGAACAACTCCACCATTTTTATCATGTACTCAGATCCAGCACTGTCAGCAGAATCAGATACAAACAGGGTGCCGTTGCGGCTACACATCTGCACTTGATTGATGCATTTGCGCAGATCTGGGTAGGTGGCTTTGACAAAAGTATCCAGGGTATCGAGATCAAATATCACATCCTCGTTGATCAGGATACGAGCCACCCTGGCTGTGAACTCTGTGATGTCCACTGATTCAATGTGGAACCCCTGGCAACGACTGTGCAGAGCAGGGATCACACGGTTGGGGTAATTACAGGTCAGTACGAATCTGGCGGTCTCGCTGTACTCTGAAGTAACACCGCGCAGTGCTGCCTGTGCGTTGGCTGAAAGAAAATCGGCCTCGTCCAGCAACACCACTTTGAAGTCACCAAATGGCATCATCTCCACAAAATTGATGATTTTATTTCTGATGTCGTCAACTGAGTTGTTTCGACTGGCGTTGATTTCTAATATATCCAGGGGGTTGATGCCCAGTTCATTAAACAACACTCGTGCCAGTGTGGTGTTGTGGTGAATGATGCCATTGGGCGTGACATACTGATGCGGGGCATCCAAGGCCACGTCATAGACATCAATTTCACCGATGTCAGCACTCCACAGTATCAGATCTGCTCCGTCAGTGGTGTCAACATACTGGCAATCTTTGATCAACGTGGGCACCCCCTGACTAAACACCAGATGGTGCGTGGAACAGGCGATGGTTTTGCCGGATTTCAGCTGATACTCAGCCGCCTGATGATGCTTTTTGACAAACGCACGCACCGGAGCATACCCAGACAGGGTACGGATTTGCACCAGCTGCGCAGACTCCACTGGGGTGTCATATTCCACATCACTGATGCCAAGTCGAGTAAACAGTTCAGAGATGGGCAACGTCAGCGGGGAACCATGGTTAATGATCACCTCCACCAGCTCGGTACCGGCAAGACACTTGCCCACACCCGGCGAGCCACTCAATAACAGATGTGGGATGGACTTGTTGGCCACCCATTCCATTATTATTTCTTTTTGTTGTTCATCTCTGAACACGTAATCGTCCAGAGTCGTCGGATTGTATTTGTCCACCCACATGGAAGTAATCGACATGTAATTCCCTTGAATACGTTTTAAAAAATGTGGCGGATGCCCGCCACACTCGGACATCACACACCAGTGCTACCAAATCCGCCTTCGCCGCGCTGGGTTTCACTCACATCAGTGACTTCAACCAGATCGATCTGCTCGGTGTGCAGCAACACCCCCTGAACAATTCGTTCACCGGCGTTGACCTGCAGAAAATATTTGCTGCTGTCATTGTGCAGCTTTACTTTGATTTCTCCACGGTAGTCGCTGTCAATGACCCCCACACAGTTGGCCAGTCTGGTGCTGGATTTAAAGCCATGACCGCTGCGGGAGAACAGAAACAGCCCGTAACCCTGCGGGACTTCCACCACCAATCCTGTGGAAAACTCCATGGCTTCGCCAGGCATTATCTTGCCGCCATTGGTGCAGTGAATATCAAAACATGCCGCACCCTCAGAAGAATAAACCGGCGCCTTTGCCAGTTTAGATATACGCTTGAATTGTAGTTTCATTCGATCCCCAGATAAACGTCGTTGGGTTTTTCATCACTGATCATCAGGATGGCATCTTCGTCCACCATCCTGATGACAATTTCTTTGTCCTGATCCAGCACAGTGGTGCCACGAGTCCATCGACCGTGCTCTACCAGCAGCCAATCCCCGATGTTGACTGACTGTTGTTCAGGTCCCACAGCCCAGACCCTGCACCACCGGGGTTTGACACCGTGAGATTTTCCGTCGTCACTGCGAATCACAATACCACTGCTGGTGGTTTGTTCATCAAAATGCATGTCAGTGACCAAAATATTCGCATGCAGGGGGATAATTCGACCTTCAATGGGATTCATACTTGCTCCAAGTTAAATTTCTTTTTTACCAGTATAGTATTCATCAGCAATGTTTTCACGCTTTTTGACGATCACACCGCCGGGGCCGATTTCGTCCCCGCGTGCGTTGACTCGCGCATTTCCCACAGCCAGAGTCTGCTCGTGCTTCTGACGCAACGAGTCAATGTCAATGTGTTTGCCTTGCATGGTTTTGTGAATCTTCATGGGCGGTTCCTTCATGGGCATGTCTTTCTCCTTTATCTTAAAAATTCTCGCCAATCTAAGTTGTATTTTACACTGTCAATGCGATGTACCCCAATGAGATACAACACATAACTGGCCACTGAGCTACCGCGACCAACACCCCAGAGTACCTGGTTTTCTCTAAATGCGTCCACTAGGTATTTCAGTGTCTGCAGCACTGGAATCATGCCTTTTTGTTCAAACACTGCCATCTCATCCAAAACTCGTTGTTGCTCGGTAGAGTTGCTGCATCTCTGCAAACAGAACTGTAGCACATCCAATTCCAAGTAGTCAGTCGGGATCAACCAAGTTTTTTGTTTTTCTTCGTCAAACTCGGCCACAGTTTTATGGTACTGAGATTCCTCAATTTTTCTGAGTTGAATTCCAGACTCCTGTTCAAACTGAACGGTGTCTGCATTGGGTTCCACCAACACTGATGGTATATCTTGAATATTTCCTGAATATATTAGGTTTACCAAATCAGGTATCTGGTAGAGGGCGTGACCGAATTTGTCCTGAATCATGATGTCTACCTAAGACACTCCCTGGAAGTTGTGCCTATTGTAGGACATCATTGACAACAAGTCAAGTTAATCAATGTTGATTAGTTTGTCCAGACCCTTGTCTCTGTTTTGGTATAATTTGTCCCAGGTGGCAGATCGACGTGCCTGCAGTTCGGCACGATACATGTCCAACAACATGGCTATCTGATGCTTGAGATCTGGATTATTGGTTTGGTAATACTTTTTACTCAGTTCGCTGACCTTGGATTCCAGCTCAGCTTCTTTGAAATCTTTCAAGTTATCTATCAGTGGATGTATCATTATCTTATGTTTGACTCAGATGTGCTAAATGGCAAGTATGCAGGATGGTTGGCATCCAGCGTGTGATCAATAACGAACCTATCCACGGTGTAATTGATTGATGAGAAATCAAACCCACCGTTGTTGATGTTGTCCACCACTGTGTCGGCGGTGCCAGGTTGGCAATAACAGATAGGCACCGCCAGCACAAATCCCAGTTCAGACGCGTCGCCTGGCTGGGTACTTCTCATCCATTGAGGCAAAAACCTTCTTTCTTTTTTAATACCAGGGATGGCATTGATTTGATCTCGCCATATGCTGATGCTGACTGGATTCTTCTGTGTGTGGTCATCGGGCCCAAATTGTATGGTTTTTGGAAGATATCTGCCATCGAGTTCCAATGGATCAATCAACTCAACATACACCACCTCGTAGATTGTTTGCGATGTTTTGAGGTCAATGGCTGATGCTTTTTTTACCAGACCAAAATTAAAACGTTTGGATCGAGTATTAGACAGAATAGCTGGCATGTACTGGTCTGCGAGTTTGGTTTCGATACCGCCATATATAATCGATGACATGATTCGTTGTACTCCGAATTCAGGGTCATTGATTCTATACAATAATTCTGGAGGGAACACGGTGGAGTCATTGACAAACTCTGACCACCGGTCTCTGTCTGATGGTGACAGCATGGGTACCATGTTTATGTTGCTGAACCTCGTACCAGTGAACGGTTCCACTTCTATGACAAAATCCGACACCACCTCACTGTACCTGACTTTATCTAGTGCGCTGGCCGTAAATTGATATTGTGTTGGATATTGCGGCTGTGTCATTACCGCATCGATAGCACCGGTGGTGGCTTGCATGGGCACATCGACTCCAGCATTATTGTAGAAGAGATGATTGGCCGAGGTCATCACTGCCCCTTGTATATCCGACGAAATCGCAGATTCTGACACCACATTGATATAGGTGGTATTGTTTTGTGTCCGGACTCCGGACATCAATACTCGATCATCGACCTGCCCCTTGGTGATATTGTACCAAAATTCCATGCCCGACGGCACTGTGAACGTTAAATCATTGTCTGGCGTTTGACCGCCGAGATCTGATCCAGACACGGTGATCGAATCCCCCGGTTGATATCCTGCGCCTGCATGCAGCAGCGTAATAAACGCTGCATCCGCGCTATCCTGCGCTAACTCAGCGTAATCTATAGAATCACTGGCAGGCCTGCGTATTAAAAACACAGCGTCTGTGCCGCGACCACTGGTGTGTTTAGCTGACACCACCACTGACAGAGCCTCGGTGGTGGCCGCTGCCAAACCGCTGATGTCAGTGTATTCTGGGCACAACAGGGGCTGATCGCCAATTGGCTGGATGCGATAGGTGTTGAGGAATAATCCGTTGTATGAATCGGTTTCAACTAGCTCGTCCACTGTGGCCTGGGTCAGTGAGATTTCTGCTGTTGATGAAAACCCATCGGCTGTGACCCCAATGTTCACGGTATCTTGGGCAGTCAATTGATGGTCAGTGGCGGTGACCACCACTGCCTTTGATTGGGTGCGCTGCACAAATTGAACGTTGATTATATCAGGATACTGTGCTCGACCCACCAGTGATCCATCAGAAGTCAAAGTTATGCCTGGTGGCAATTGGCCTGACTTCAAGGAATACACAATTCGAGATTGTTCATAAGGTGTGGTGGCCGCCAACCGCAGCATGCTGGGTGCCCCCATGATCAATGACCCAACAGTGGTCGGGGATTCCCACTTGATTGAGGTGTCAATTTCCCCGATGACCTTGATATTGAACGTAGCCAGCGCAGATGATACCTGTTGTTTATCATTGACCCTGGTGGCTTTGATTGTGAATGTGTAAGTTATACTCACTGCTGGCTGATAGGGTATCTCACCATGGATCACTGAATTTTCTGGGTCGAATGTCATCCCCGGCGGTAGCTGCCCTGGTGCGCCCAAATATATGGTGGTCAAGTCCGGAACATCTGTGGACAGTTCCGGAGAGATTCCCAATAAATATCTACCCGGCGATTCTTCAGTGACCTGCGTGACTGTGTACATCTCTGAGGTAGCACCGTAGAAATCTCTGACCATGGTAAAACGATGCCCCACTTGGGGAATGCCGCTGACATTGATCATGCGCAGATATCCTGATCCTTGTTGATTCGTCGGAGTCATAACCTGCAAGGTCCACCCAACACAATCAGGGTTGTTGGGCAACAAATCAAAAAACACAGCATCGGTACCAGTGATGCCGTTGTATGACGAAATCTTCATTATCTGATAATTACTGGCACGATACTCGCCGAGATCTGAACTGGTACTAAACGCCGGGGATCGTAGATCAGTGCTGTCAGCAGTCAAGGTATTGTTGCCAGCCCTCAGCGCCACTGAGTCTGCACTCAATAGGTCTGCGCTGAATACATAAATTTGAAAAATTCTGGTGACAGTGTTCCGGCCATCAGTGCAGGCTACATTAAACGTGGACAATTTACCCAGCGCCACTGGCGTCAATGATATGCCGGGTTCTGACGAATCACCTTCAAATGAAAATCCATCGGTGTCATATGCAGCAGAATCGTAATTGCCCAGCAGTGGCACTTGTGGAGACTGATATAGTGGATCAACGATTCCAGTGATTAATCCACTGGCAGTCAGTTGTAATCCTGACGGGAGATCACCGCCGTTGGCCGGTATGTAGTAGGTTAACTCAGCCAGTGGATCTGTGTCAGTGGCGGTCAATTGAAAATTCACTGGTCGATTATCCAGCGTGAACTTCAGTTGATTGGGGCCCACTGGCAAAACTCCCGCTGGTGTGACCCATGTTGGTAGATCTTCTCCAGACACCACCAATTTAAATGTTCGATCAGACACCGACTGCCCGTCAGTGGCGCGAATTACAAATCGATATTCAGTGACACCACTGACTTCGGCGGCAGTGCCGGTGATGGCACTGCCTGACACCAGCAGCCCCTGCGGTAGATTTCCTGAAATCAAACTGAACGTGGCTGGCACTGTTGGCCGCGCTGGCAGAGGGATGTTTACTGGTGTTCCCTCTTCTATGATGCCTGTTACGGGGTTGATGATCCAACCCAGGTTATACTCAGAAGACTCTGTCCATATGTCTAGTGCCATGCTAACTCCGTTTAGAGTATTTACTGCTGGTCACAGCACCAGAGTGGAAATTTACACCGATGAAATGGAAAACCAGGAAAACCCATCGTATGCAAACTGTGCCGCGCTGTTGGGGGCGATGATCCTGATGGTTTGATCTGAGGAATTCTTCACAGTCAGGGTGTGAGAATTGGGCGTTCTGTTTCTAATAATGGTTTGTGCACCCACGATTTCAGGCATGGCTGGCAATTTCACCGTGCCATTGCCCGACAACATCACAGTGATCAGCGGAGTTATTCCAGTGGATGAGATTTCAGCCACTGCTTCGGCAGCCAATTCTAGACTGGTGATGCTGACTGATTTGACAAAATTGGCGTTTATTTTGCGAAAACTTTCACGAATACTGTCACCGGTGCCGTCGTTGCCCTGCAGTCCGATGTCAACAAGCTCTGGTCCTATGGCCATGTGCGTCTCCTTTTGGATATTTATCCACAACAAAAAGCCACCGTTCGGTGGCTTGCAGTTAGGCTTGATATCTACAGTGTGATTTTTTGGTCTCCCACAATTCCACAGCCACCACAGTGGCCACCTCACCGATCATGGTCTGTGCATATTCCATGATATGCTTGCAGAGATTTTCAGATGTCGGCACAAAATTCACCAATACAAAACTCTCCAGAAAAGCATTCCCCGGCGGTTCCTTGAGATAGCTGGCCAGGTTGGTGAAGTCTTTTACTTCTTTCGGGCGATCCGCAGTGGTAATCATAGGGAACAGCGGATCATTGATGTCGATGATGAATTTGTGATCCAGCACATTGTCAACGAACTGCTTCATAAAATTTAGATTTTTAAAGTCAGTGACCATGCTGGATTGGTCCAGTTGATCTGCCCCCAAAAACACTTTGATGGTATAACTGTGGCCATGCAGATGTTGGCAAGAGCACTCTGTGGAGATGCTGAGATGTTGGTGATTTAGTTTCTGCGCCCACACCCTGTGGCCAGCTTCAAATGAGAATTCTTTGTCTATGGTGAATTTATGTGTCATGAATCATCCTTTATGGTTTTATTGCTTTGAGCAACACGATTTCAATGTTGATTCGCCCAGTGAGTTTGGTGTCCACAGTGCCGATGTTATCCAGAAACTTTCGCAAGGTCACCTTGTTGGCTGACTTAAACGCCGCCAATTGCTCGGCAGGTTTGCGCAGGGTTTTCTGGATGCTGGCTGCTTCGTCGTATCCCAGTATCGAACTACCTTTGATGGTCAGAGTCTGCCCATTGGCGGCAATGTATTTGCCAATTTTTCTGGTTTTGACATTATAGCACCACAACTCAGTGGCACCGATGATGTCTATGGGATTTATCGATACCAGTTTCAATGCCTCGTTCTGGCGATGATACACCAGTTTTTCCACCAACTTTTCATTACTCACTGGTTTGGGAGTTCTGGGTTTTCTTTCGACCTTGGCTTCTTCTGACAGCATGTTGCATGCATCACGAATATCGGTCAGGAAAGTGATGAGATTTCGGATGTATTTTCTGGGACGATGCCGATATGCTTCTTTGAGTTGAGGGTCCGCAGCCCCGCTGGCCAGTTCAGTTAGTTCATCAAGGTCAGGTTGATAAAACTCCTTGATGATCCTGGCATGTGCTGGCTTGGCACCTTTGCTTTTGAGCATGGGAAACACCTTGACTTCATCGGGATTGAATTTATCAGGTGTGAGTTGATATAATTCGTATGCGTCCTCGATGTCATCGGTCATGGCATAGGCTAGGTCTTTGGTGCGGTCCTGTATGGACCCCGACACCTGACGCTGATCTTTGGGGGCATCGTCGTCGATATCCAGCTTGCCCTCGCGGATGACTTTGTTGATGGCAGCCATCAACCAAACTGATGAATCTCGATCTTTGTTGAATCCTGCCTTGATCGGCGGCATGCCTTTGAGCAAGCATGCCGCAATGCCACCCATGGTGGTGCTGGTACGCCAGTCTTTGGTTTTCTTGTAATCAGCCACCTGAGCTTTGGGCAACTCTTTGGACATCATCCATCTGATGACCTGAGTTTTGGATGCTTTGGCGTTGTATTCCACACCGTAGTATTGCATGGCATCATAGAATGCGCGGGCAAACTGTGCTGCAGTCCAGGTCTCGCTGCCGTCCCACTTGGGGGACATGTCTCTTTTCGACCGGTCCCGCTGCGCTGCCACCTGAGCCGCAGTGATTCTGATTTTTTTCGGCGGAGCTTTTTTTGTGATCCTAGCCATGGTTGTTCCTCGTTGACTTCTTAATTATGTGATTTTTTTCACTAGAGGTCAAAGCTTAAAAAAATGGACAATCTATGATTGTCCATTTTACATAATCGAGATCATCAATTACAGTTGTTCACCAGCGGCAAATCCACGGAAGGTTTTAAACCTGGGGAACCTCAGAGACCACTCGTCGCGGTCAGTGCTCTTGGTCAAACAGTCAGCTCTGACCTCAACAATCTGCCCCACCACTGATCCGCCCTGCGGGTTCTCCACATACGTCTGGGACCGTCCTTTGACTTTCTGACTCCAGGACACCGGCTGTTTGATATAGTCGGCCCAGATCTGGGCACGCTGTTTGATACTGAAGCCACTGCCGACGTTGACACGCACTGATTTGCCTTCAACTGTGCCAGTGCAAACCAGTGCGCCCATGGTGCCCACAAATTTGCTGTCAGGTTTGCCTTCTTCCACTGACTCCACCACCAGCGATACTTCGATGAAGGGCTTCATCTTCAGCCAATTTTTGGACCTGGTGCACTCGTAGGGAGCATTGGGATCCTTGAGCATGATGCCCTCGGCTTTGACAGCCAACGCCAGCTTGTTGATTTCATCAAGACGCTGCCTGCCGGCCACAGTGCTGAGATCAACCTCTTCGTAGGACAGCAACGATACGTTGGGCAAATGTTGCTGCATCGCACCGTACCACATTTTCAGTCGTTCAGACCTCACTGATTGTTTGACATCGTACCGCCCGGTCATGAAATCTTTCAGGGGGATCATGTCAAACAGGTTCAACACTGAATCATCGGCCTGCACGTCGGATTTTCTGCGAGCCTGCTTCATGAGATCCTGGAAATTTTTGGATGTCACTTCACCATCCAACACCATGGGCTCAGTGAAATGCCCAGACACCTCAGCCAGCTGAGATTTGATCACGGTAAAGTTCAGCAGTTCTTTGCCGTTTCTGGAAAACTGATCCACAATTTTATCAGGGTACACCACTGACAGCACACGAATGCCATCGAGTTTGGTGTCGATCTGTCGTCGGCCATGCAGCAAAGACTCATCAACCATGCCATCATCGTCCACACAATCTGTGGCCAACTGGCAGGTGAATACCGGAATCACGTACTCTGGAAAGTCTTTCTTACACACGCGATTCACAGTGGTCTCACTGAAATCAGCTTTGAGATCTTTCATCAGAATCAGTCGATACCACCCATTGTACTCTTCGTTGGTGCACTGACCGGCGAAGTTGACGACGGCGTCTCTGGCGGCATACCCAGTGAGTTTCCTGGTGCGCAGCTGATCAGCCAACTGTTGGAACTGCTGCCAGCTAACACCGGGGCCAGGGGAGCCACATCTCTCCGGCAACTGCTTGACTCCAAAGGTCACAGTGGACGAGTATGCCAGAGTCAATCCATTGAAAAATTCGGCGTGTTTGGCCTGAGCCTGTTGTCTGATCAATTGTTCTTTGGCCAGACGCGAGCTGTCGGCGGCAATTTTTTGCAGAATGATCCAGGGTTTTTCCATAACCATTACCTCTTGTTGATGATGCGATCGGCCAGCCCATACCGCACTGAGTCTTCAGCACTCATGAAACGATCGCGACTCATGTCAGATTCCAGTTGATGGTAGTCTTGCCCAGTGGCATCAACATACAGCTGAATCATCATGTTATTGAGTCTCATGGTTTCCTCGTAGGAAACTCTGAGATCCGGTGCAGAGCCCTCAAATCCAGATCGCACTTGATGAATCATATGCATGGCATGCGGAAGAATCAACCGCTTGCCCTTGGTACCGGCTGCAGCCAGCAAACTACCCATACTGGCCGCCTGGCCAGTGACTATGGTAGAAACATCTGGCTTGATGAAGTGCATGGTGTCCAAGATCGACAACCCAGCAGTGACGCTGCCACCAGGCGAATTGATGTAAAAATAGATATCCTCAGGACCTTGACTTTCCAGGAACAATAGTTGTGCCACAATCACGCTGGCGGTTTCTTCACTGACCTTGGTGGTCAGCATGATGATGCGATCCTTGAGCAAGCGTGACCAGATGTCCATGGCCTGTTCGCCGCGGGGAGTGGAGTCGATGACCATAGGTACTAGATATGACATGGGTGTTTTTCCTTTGAGGACAGTTAAATTTCAATCACCAGGTGTTGGTCCCAGCCAGTGTGCTGGCTTTGGTAATCATCATGGTATCCGCGAGGATTACAGATAACCCGCGTACTACCTATGACATAATCGGATTTGCTGTGCATGTGCCCGTGGGCCCACAGAGCAATGTGCTCGTTGTCCAAAATCAATTCGCTGAGATCGCTGTAGTATGCTCCGTTTATTTGGTCGCCGTTGTCCTTGAAGCATGGTGCAACACTGAGTGAACACGGCGCATGATGAGTCATCATCACCACGGGTTTGCCCAGCGTGCGTGCTGCAGCCAATTCATTACGGATAAACTCCACGGTTTCCGTATGCCGCATGGCTGTGTCAATGGGTCGAATTTTAGAGTAGTTCCTGCGGTCATTTCTGATTCTGGTGTAATCAGACATAATTCTACCAACATTGTACTCAGTGACGGGGTTCATGCGATCCAGGTCAGTCCACAGAGTGGCCCCAACGAACACCACTCCCTGATGTTCAAACACAGCGTTTTCCATGAAATGGAGGTTGGGCCATGATTGGCATTCAGCGCGCAGATGATCTATGGACTTGTAGAAAAACCCATTGTAGAACTCGTGGTTGCCTGGACAGTACAGAACTTGATCGTACAACTGTGATACTTGATCGAAGAAATCTCTGGTGTTCACTGCCACTTGCTGCACTGGCCCATATTCTGGTCCCTGGAATGCTTGGATTTTTTCCCTGGGATGCAGATGCAGTGCGTGGGCCACCGTGATGTCACCAGCCAGCAACAAAACATCCGCATTGTGCTGGTTTGTGATCTGTTCTAGTTGGCTGAACTCTAGATGCAGATCACTCCATACTGCGATTTTCATCAAGAGTTCCTTGTTTCAAATATTCTCGCAAAATTCCCGCGCAGGTTTCAGCTGTGACTGCATTGGTGTAGAAGTTATATTTTCTCAGCTGATGTGCATGAGAATCCAATAACCCGATGGAATATTCCAGAACCAGATTAGTGAATTTCTCAACTTCTGATGCTTGAGCAGTCAGTCCTGCTTGTGCAGCCAGTGTTTTTATGATCGGAGTCATGAGCATACCCAAAGTATAAATTATTATACGCTGTTGACCTGCTAAAGTCAACAGCGTATCTTTGGTTATTTATTGCCAGAATCTGTTTCGGTCAATGACTCTTGCATCAATAATTGTTGATCTTTGTTGATGGGAGACCAGAGTTTGGCAAACTTCAAAACGTTGGGGATTTGCAGTCTGGGCATGACCACTGCACAGGATTTTTTACCATCTAGAGTGTGAAGTTCGTGTCCAAGATGCACGTCTGGTAAGGCCGCAATTCGGTCGAATTCTTTCTGATTAACACGTACCACACACTTTTTAAAAGACTGTGTCAGCCAGGTATTGTAATCTTCGTTGTGTTGAAACAACAGATGCGCAGCCAACACTGAATGCGCCACCAATGTGGGTGTCATGTAATCTGGAAATTCATCCAGAACAGCAATGTACATTTTCATCTGGGTCACCAACACTTGATCTGAATCTCAAACCCTTCCTGGTCTTGATGTTGAACCCAGGATTGTAATCTGCTGACGTGATCTTTGGCCTCGTTGACAGCCAAATATCCCACTGGGTCTCCTTCACCAAACCAGTCGTCTTCGTCGTATATCGGAGACTGGAGATCCTCACCCTGACCCAGCACGTATCTGATGTAGGCTGCCATGGGGTCAGGGTCAGCCAGTATCGCTGCAGTGTCTATGGTCGATGTTTGAAATACATCGAAATATTCGATGTTGGTTTTTGACCCCACCGATCCGTCTTTTCTGTAAAAAGTCTCGACTCGTCGAGACTCAATTACGATGTTGGTACTCATTGAGTCCCCGCCAACTGACTGTGGGAATTCCACCAACTGGCCAATTTTCTTGACGATGCAGTGTTGCGGTACACGATCTGGTGAAACAGCCCCGGACTGTGTGCTTTCAAATGAGACAAAATGTTGTGAAGTTTTGTACTCATATCTGGCAACAGGTCAACATCCCCGTAGTGATTATTGGCTGCCTGAGCATACGAAACTGGGCATTTGATATGCAGCGATCGGTAGAGTATCACCAAGCTTTCAGCTGTGGTCCTGGCCTGAATTTCTTGTGCAGTGGGCGGTACTAGGTTAAACATTCTGGACATTTTTTCTCCTCTGAAAAAGTCAACGACTTCCGAGCTTATTGGGAATCACGGTGCGGTGCATCCAATGCTGGTCAGTGGTCACATGATGGGGTCGAACCCATTTGGCCACTGACTTTTCAAAATCGTCATAGTTGAACGAATCCGCTAGGCGCATCACCAATCCCTCGGTGGTGTTGAGGTCAAGGTTGTCAACCAACAAGTCCACTAGGTCTGGGGTAAATGGCCCCTGATATATCAGGGGCACCGCTGTGATGCCCAGCAGATCAAAAAATTCCACTGTATCGTTCCATGACTGACACTGATTATTCTGATCCCAGACTGAGAACCCCAGAAAAAAACTGGGCAATGATGAATATTGGATCGAGTGCATGGCGTAGAGGTTCTCTCCGCAGATCCGCCAATTCTCAGGAATATCCCAGCACATGCCTGCATGGAACCCAGCCACCCAATCACGAGATGGGTGATGCCTGCTGTCAATGCTCCTGGCATGGAACCCATCTCGATACAAGGTGGTGTTTTCACCATCCACCTTTTCGGTGACCACCACTGTTTTACCCTGAAAATGGGACAGTGACGACAAAATTCGATCGTCGCTGGTGGCACCGGGAGATGATGGCACATGTATGGTTCTGGGATATTTGATTCTCATTTTCTAGTATCTTTTACAGTAACAGATTTATTTTAACGATAATTCAGAACGAGATCAACCCTGGCCAGAGGTCACACAGTCACCATCTTGAGTCCATAGCTACTGAAATTTGGATGTTTGCACAGAGCAAACTTGCCTTCGCGTTCATAAACCACTATGGGGCAATCGAAGGATTGACCTCCGAAGTAGAATGCGCAGTCCCCGAACCAGGTATTGCCGGCACCTCGCCTGGAATTCGCAGCAATTTTGTTTTCGACTCTTTTTTTCTGAACATGGTTCCAATTTTCTCGATCCACGTCTGACTCTCCTGGATATTCCTGGACTTCAAAGACTGGAAACTCGCTGATGGCTTGCTCCACAGCGTCGCCTATTTGATGTTGATCGTACTTGAACTCGGAATCCGGAACCGGTCTCCCGGTGACTTCAAATTTAAATCGAAAATTCTGGGATTCAGCCGGGGGCTGGTCCTTTTCTACTTTTTCCATAAAAAAGACAGACGGCTCACTTGTATAGGGGGAGATCTGCTCGAATTTGACATAATCTTTCCAGTTCTTCATGATGGGTTCCTTTTAAGTGTACTTGGTGGTGTGTCACTGGGCATTTTAACACTTTTGGCCGCCCTGCATGGTGCAGGGGCCGTGGGTATTCTATCCTGCAGCGCGCTGGATAAAATTTCAGGCGGCAGCGACGGCCACAGTCTATATTTTTTTTCCGGAACAGTCAATGACCTATTCTCCAGTTAAATTTTTAACATGGCCATGACGGTCAATGGCCCCCAGTTGCTTGAGAAACTGTCTCGCAGACTCTGGCGTAGATGCAACCTGCTGACGATATCTTTCCATATCTTCAATCAACTCAGGACCAGTTAACGTGTATTGATATCCCATGGCCCGGTTGATTATGCCTAGCCCGTCACGAACCTCTGAAATCTTGAGTTTGAGCTCAGAATTCTCTTTTTCCAACATGGCCACTCTTTTTAATAGAGCATCCCTGTCGCGCAGTGCGTGACTATGGCTGATGGCTGCCCAGTCATGGTCCGATAACAGGATCTGATTAAGTAGCTGATGATCATCATCCACTTGATACACCACTGTTAAGAACTGTTGGGTCATTTAGTATTCTCCGGGCCCTGCCTGAACGGATTTCAGTGAAACCGTCACGAACAACCACAACCATCCCACAAAAATCAAAGAGCCAGCTTCATGAATTACCGACAGCTCTGGCAATTTGACACAGGTCAGGAACAGCAGCACCGACACCACCGCAAACATCGCCTTGGTGGGGTTGCCCTTGAATGCTGCTCGTCGGAGGGGTTCTGAATAATCACGGCCGTCGTCTGCTGCCCTCGAATTCACCAGCTGATTTTTTCGTGGGTTGGCTACCACCATGCGTTTGTTCATTTTTGGTTATCCAGAGAAAATATGTCAATGACTTCTGCCAGAGCCCAAGCAAGACCTCGAACATAACCGCTTTGTTCGATCATACTACAGCCGATGCCGTCTGTGTTGCTGAACTCGTTATACCGATCAATGGCTGCCTGTTTCTCAGACTCGATGTTACTTCTCAGGTATCTGACATCGTGTGCTAACCCGGCAATACTATGGTCTACGTCATCGGCGGTGTTGGGTTTTTGGTGTTGATGCTGCACGGTGGCTAACTTGGCTTCTGCCATCAAAGCACGCTGTCGCCAGTTTTCTATTTCAGTGGCTGCCGCCAACAATGAAGCGGCATTGCCAGCAGCCGGTATCGCCAGATCCTCAAGGTTCGAGAGGTCAGTGTCTTCACTGATTTGATCCATCAGCCGGGACACACCCAACAGCCCGCGCAGATATCCTTCAGACTCAACTGCATTCAAAGATAGACCCAGAGTTTTGACCTCAGAGTAAAATGTTTGAGCGGCGTTCAGAGTGCGTGACACTTGGTCTTTGAGTTCTCGCCACTTGTGCAGGGATTTTACTGCTTCTTCCAATACCACAGTTAGTCGATGGTGGGACAACCCGCTCACTGCCGCGGAATCTTTCGTCTGAAAGACGGCATCATGGAAGTTTCCAGAAAGAAAGTTTCGGAGTCTGATGGCCACGTCATTGGCTGTGTGCCCGTCAAATTCAAACAATGCCTGGTCCTCTGCTGGGATCTGAAACAAATCCCAGTCTGAGACTTGATAATGATTGCTGATTTGCCCTGTAGGCAGCATGGCCACCACAATAAACCAACCACCGCCGAAACACAATTCTCCGTCGTGATGACACAGCGATTTGTGTACATGGTATTTGCCAGTATTGGCCCACTCGTTGAACAATGCTGCATTATAGACTTTTCTGAACTCGTAGAGTTCGTCAAAAGTGTGATATCCATCAGACATGCTGCCGATGTTGGTGGTATTATGGTCTTCCATTGTGTGTTCCTGTTTTATGAGTGATTAGGTCTTTTTGACGCTGCACACCGCACACATGCTGCACAGTGCATGCTGCGCTTGTGCCGCATAGCCCCAGCGGTACTCAGCGCATTCATATGTTATAGGTCATACTTGTCTTGCAGTATAGCTGTCAACATCACACCTTCGGGAGTGAATTTCTGAGGATCTGATTTTAGAATCCAAGTCATGATGTTGGGGCTGAATCCACTGACCAAGGCCACACCCTGCTCAGTGGCCCGAACTGGCACGTTGTCCTTGGCGTTGAGATTCCAGAACACCACATTAGGCACAGCATACCCAGACGTGGTGTATTGCTGCCGTATCATCTCTATGGCCGTCGTGTCCGCATCAGTGCACTGATCGAACTGAAGGTCCGTGAGAATCAACAATACTTCCGGCATCTCATCAGCGGGGATACGATGATCCACAGCCAGCTGCAATATCTTGCCCAGAGCTGACTGGAGGTCAGTATTGAGTCCCCAGCGGCTGCCGTTCATTTGATCCATTTTTTGTTTGATGTTACCAGACACAGTGACGAATTCAGGCTGTTCGGAAAAAGTCAAGAATACGTCCTTGAATACTCCGGTGTTGCGATCACTCAAGTAGATTCCCAGTGACACTGCCACATCCAGGCACGTGGCATCGTTGCCACCGAGTATTGGAGATAACATGGAACCACTGACATCCAACATGGGTAAGATTTTATGGTCACCCACCAAGTCGGGCAACGCGTCCCATTGAGCAATGGCGTGGTCAATGACGTTGGCATCGGCACTGTGCTGCAGCGCGGCGATGATCTCATAGGGGTAAATGGCTCCGGCATTGACTTTGGCCGACCCGTCACGAGATTTCAACTTTGCCACGTACTCACTGAAATTTTTGGTGTGCCTGGAGAATGCGCTGGCGTATCTCCTGGAAGCCATGCTAGGTACCGAGCTAAAATTGATACGGTCCCAGTCACGGGTACACATCTGTTGCTCAACCACCTGCGTCATGTCCACTATCATCCTACGATACTGCTTGGGAGTTAATTTAAGAAATTTTCTGAACTTATCAGCAACTTTGCCCTTTCTGGGGCACCACTTGGCCGCCAGGCGCCCGGCGGAGATTTTTTCAAATCTATCCTGGGTGTAGTTGAGGTCAGCCAATGCCTTCTGCGCATCGACGATGGCCGTGTTGATCATGCTGAACGCCAGCTCCTGCAATTCCGTGGTCGTAACCACCAGTAAATCATCCCATCTACCCAGATTGGGTATCTTGAGCATTAGCTTCTTGGCCGATTCCACATCATTGATTTCCAAATATTGCAGGATCTGTCGGAATATCTCACGCTCACCCATGCCGTCGCGAATATCGCGAGCATATTGTGCAATTCGCAGAGCATACTCAGGATGTTCCACATAGGCAGCCACAAACTTGGGAATGATGTCGCGACCTCTACTGGCCCCGATGGCGAAGAACAAATCCATGCAGGCATTGGCGGTGGTATGCAGGGCCACCATTCCGTTGGTGGTTCTGGTGGTTTGATTCTTGATGGCTTGGGCAAAAGTAGTCATAGTTACGGTCTTTGTAGTTTGTGTGAACATAATAGCAGGGGGCACTTGACTAGTCAAGTGCCCCCTGCTGCGGTTAAATCAGACGCCGATTACTTTTTCTTGGCCACCGGAGTCTGCGCCGCGTTGAACTCATACACTGGCCACTTGCCCAGGTCGTCCGCCGACACAGTCTGCCAGGCACGGTGATTGCCGGTGGTTTCGGAAATCATGTCCAGGTTCTGGACAAAGCATTCCCGAATCGCCTGCAGCGCAGCCACCGCCTGCGGAGACTTGTAGGGTCGAGTCACCAGCAGTGCCTTGGTGGACACCGAGGGAACCCCAGTGCCGCCCTGTCCAAGATTGCTGTAGTTGAGGCGATCCGGCGAATACACGTTGCGCAGCTTGCCCACCAACTGCTCACTGAACGTCAGGAACTTGTACTGTCGAGGCAGAGCTGCCACATCCTTCATGGGCTGGCCACCCACCATGACAATGGCTGCCACTTGTCCCGAGTCCAATGCAGCCTTGGCTTCGGTGAAGTTGTTGACCTGCAGCACAGTGAAGTTGATTTCACCCTGCAGCCGAATGATCTGGGCAGTGTCCATGCTACCGCCCCAGGCAGCCACTGCCTGTCCCTCGAGGTCATTGACTGAGTTGATCTCCAGCTTCTTGGCGTTGAATCCAGCAAAGCCGCCGACCTTGATCGGGCTGACCACCGGTGCAATCACATGCACCGTCTCGTTGTGCCAGCCCACCAGAGTCTTGACATTGAGGGTGCTGTTCTGCGCTCGGAAGAACAGAGAATCAGTCTGCACCACCGCCGCGTTGACCACGTTGTTGGCCACATCGTCGAGGTTCTGCACCGATCCAGTGGTGTTCTTCTCTTTCAAGATCCCGTTGCCGCATACTGAGGCAAATTGCCTGAACATGGTGCTGTAGGTACCGTTCTCCGCACCAGTGGCCACCAACACAGTTTGTGCCAGGGCCGGGGTTGCCAGAGTAGCTGCCAGGGCGGCGGTTGCGATGAGCTTGAATTTCATGGGTAGATCCTCAGTTGATTTTCAGTTTCAGGGCAGCATTGTCGCTGCTGGTTTGCGGGACATAAACTTTCTGTGAGTTGGGAGCGGTGCCGTCGGGTTCCATGCCACCGCTGATCAGCGCCAGTACACCCAGCACAGCTAGAACCAAAATAACTCCAAAAATTCTCATGTTACACCTTTACGCGTTGGGTGGTTGTGGTATTGACATCGATGGTGAGGTTAGGTTCGTTCAGTTGTTGCACCGTGGCATTGGGTAAATCAGCCACGGATGCTGCCACTTCCAGTTGGGCGAAGGCCGTGTTCATGGAAGCAAACACTGAATCCACTGCAGTGTCGGCTTTAAGCCGGGCGTAGAGATCCCCGGTGTCCATGCCAGCTGCACTGTGCGCTGCCTGGGCTGCCTGGCTCATTTCCCAGTATGCACGCATTTCTTGCAGGGTATGCTCACCTTTCTCGATGGCCAGTTTGGCCTCCTGCAGAGCGCGTTTCTTCTGTTCCACAACTTCATTCATGGCCTGCAACTGATTGGTGAATTCAGCGGCGCGGTCAGGATACCTGGCAGAGAATTCTCTGCACTTCTGCTCGAAACTTTTCTTGGCGGTGACAGCTTTGATCACCACCTGCTCGAACTCTTTCCAGGCCTGCCGCTTTTCGATCAGCAGGTTGGTCATGGTTTCGATGGGGTTTTCTGCAGCTTCGGCAGCGATGCTGCGGACTCGCCAGTTGGCGAACTTCATGGCCACCCATGGTGAAAACGTCACCACCGATAGGCCAATGATGGCCGCAATCATCAGACCTATGAGGCCTTTGATGGCCAGGAAAATCACAGGACTCACCACCAAACCCGCTGCAATGATCAGCCCGATAGTGGCTTTCTTCTGGATCGACTCTTTTTTCGACGTTTGATTCACAGTTATCCCCATAAGTGTGTTTGTGTTTGTGCTGCAGTGTCAGTGTGCAGTATAGCATGCATTTTGATGCTGTCAAAATGTTATCGTGTTTTTTCTTTGACTAGCGTAGAAGCACGCATCCAAAAAGTGCGATTTTGATGATCCTTGTGCACCTGTATGAAGTCTTCACCATCGATGGTCTTGATCAAAGTAGGGTCGTCACATATCCAATGTTCGTTGGTTCGATCATTAATCAGTCGTACAGGATTGATTTTGGGTTTTCTGGCTCTCATGATATTCCTCGGTAAATAATCAACTCAGGGGTAAAAAATGAAATACAAATCTGGATACAAGTATATCCTAGACACCGACTTTACTTATCAAACCAGAATGCTTCCGTTGAAGCCAGCGATCATTGACCAATGGGTCAGTTTATCCCCGTCAGGGGTGCTGCACATCAGCAAAGGGTACGCCTGGGACGGAGCCAGCGGCCCGGTGTTCGACACCAAAACTGTCATGCGAGCATCATTGGTGCATGATGCGCTGTATCAGCTGATGCGCGAAGAAGTTCTGGACGCCAGGTGGTTGCATGCAGCCAATGATGAGTTGTATAGAATCTGTCTGGCCGATGGCATGAGTAAGTTCCGTGCTTGGTACATACACCAGGGTGTTGAATGGTTTGGACACTATTTCATCATACCGCATATACCCAATGTGGTTATTTTAAATCATGACCAGTGATTTAACAAAAAGCCGCGAAATTCGCGGCTTTTTTCTATTCAACTTCGGAATTTTGTGGTTCTGAGTTCTGAGAATCCTCGGGCGGATCAGGAAGATCTCGTCTCAGTATAGCATCCCATCGTTCTTGGGATTCGTCTGACCGCTGTCTGGATTGATCAGCGGTCATTGATCCTGCTCCCGTGCAGTTTTGGGCTTGATGGCTGCCACCATCTCAGCTTGAATCATCAATTTTTTGTACATGGCGCGAGTATTCTGGTTATCGAAACGCATCAGTGTGCGTTTGGTGGGCTTGCTCATCTTAAAGTTTGCGGAGGCTTTCATGGTCAGGTCCTTGTGGGTCAGGTGACAAACGTCAGCAACACTGGGTTCATCGGCCCTTATTATACAGACGTCCCAACAACAGGTAAACAGCAATCACCGGTGCATAGTACCTAAATTCCAACCGATGCCCGGTGACGTCAAAAAACTGTTTTTTAGGATGTGTGTCCAAAGTCCAGTTGTCGAACCATTGATTTTCAAAACACCCCACAATGTGCGCACCGTTGGATGATTTGACGCGATAAATTTCATATCGATGTGTGACCAGCGTGTTCCACAGGAATCGCCACAAGTTCTCCCCACTGAGGTGCCAGAAACAGGTGATGGTAAAATCATCACAGTCTCCCTGCATCACTGAATTTTTTTCCTTCATCACAGACCAATAGTCCAGGGGCAACTTGGGATCCAGGCGATACCTGAATTTCCGCCCCAGTGTTTTCACAATTTCTGTTAGTTTATTGTTTTTCATTTCGGTCTAAACCAAGTTAATCTTGCCCGGCCAGCTGCACCAGGTTTACCCCAGGTGCCGGTGCCTGGTCCTCCGCCCCCACCGCCTGGGGCAACCCCTGATTCTCCGTTGTTGGTGTTGGGCCACGAGCCCTGCCCCCCGCGACCGCCATATGTCGATAACCCAGCAGGCCCCGGACCATACCCACCTTGCTCACCACCACCGCCACCCCCACCGCCAGCATATATTGCCGAGTCTCCGGGACGTCCGCCGGCGGTGCTGCCTAACCCACCGTTGCCCCCGCGCTCGGCGGTCCAGCTACCGGTTACGATCGGCACCGACAACTCTGAATTACTAAAGGACCCACCAGATCTTCTGGGCAAGGCTTCCCGGTAATATCCGCCGTTGTGTCCGCCCCCGGCCACTGCCCCAAACATTCTGGTAGATCCAGCAACAAGATCAGGTCCAGCCACCGATGGCGCTCCCACTGTGGGAGCCGAGATATGTATCACCGAATCAATAACAACTTTGGGAAGATCCGATACCGCCACGGTGAATTTCACGTAAGCACCGCCGCCTCCTCCCTGTCCGCTGCGTCTTGATCCGCCACTGCCCCCGTGCCCGCCGGCCCCCCAGAGTTCCACAGTCAGGAACGTGGCAAACTGCACCACCGGTACATGTGAGCCAGGAGTTGAATCATAGGTGTTAATCACGGTGTCGAAATTGGTGTGTATGCCTCTGATCAACGTCCCCGGCGTCACATTGGGAAAATGCTCGGCCAGTATCAGGCTACCGGCAGTGACCACAGTGGGTTCGACATCTTGATGGTACACCGTGTCATAGGGATTTTTGGGAAACTGTCTGGGTCCTGCTGCCATGTTGTGTCCTCGATGTCAATTAAACCATGACCACACGGCCACGACGAGCCATGACATAGGCTGCCACCGCGGGTTTGATCACATATCGATGATAAAAATTAATCATGGCTGCAATCATGTTGAAAAAACTGGTGATGATTTGGTTGGTTTTTCGGCGTTGCCGATATTCTTGGAGATCTATTATCATGGTCTGGTATTTACCTCATCTGGTCAGCGTTTATATGATTCTAGGTGTTTGACCAACTTCTTCAAAAACAAATTCCAAACTTTGATAAGTTGCCGATCACGATCGTTTTTGACGGGGCGGTGCCGGGCTGCAGCAGCCAACGGGGCTATCTGGTCCACATATTGGTTGGTGCCCATCATCAAAGTTCGATTTTTGGCTATGTCCCTGATGGTTTGGTCAATGCGGGCGTTTAAATCGCTGGTACCATGGCTGGAGATGGCTCTGGCTACGGATTGTGCAGCATCGGCAGCAAACGCTTCAATTTCTGACACAGTGCCCAAATAAGTTAACCTCTTGGTGGGATTTCTCGGGTCCTGAGCAATATCGCGCGCCAGCATGCCGCGTCGCCCGCCTCGGTATTTCCGTTGATCTTTTTTAATCTCAGGTCTGGGTTGGTTAAGGTCAGGTAGCTTGGTATAGTCTGAGTTCACTCCGCCCAGCCTGGTTTTACTACTCAGAGCCTGACGAATATCCTGCTCCAGATGTACTGCTTCGTGCAAGAGATCTTGCATCATTTGATTCATCACATCAGTCAGTGGATTATACCTGGGCGCCGGCAGTCCCAGAATTCGATTGGAAATCACGGTGGCCATGGCTTCTCGCACCTGGGCCAGGGGATATTCCAAAACAATGGTGCTTCTGGGCATATCGTTGGGGATGGGGGTGCGACCAGTGTTCAACAGCACTCTGGATGGCCGACCTGAGTAGTCATAAAACGCATTTCTCTTGCCCCTAGTCAGGCGGATTTGCAGATCCACTGCGCGGTTCCAGTTGGTTTTTTCAAAGCCATCTCCCTCGAACCCTGGATTTGTGACAATCATACCAAACTGTTCAGTCACGTATGCCAGCACAGCCACATACCATGCCTCCTCGAGTTCAGCAGCAAACTTCACAGACAGATTGATCAAAATACCCATCTCCAGTATCTGTGATTTAAAATCTTGGACTATTCGATGTTTTATTTCCAGATATGCATCATTCAGTTCAGTGGATTTGGCTGTGTGCTGACCACGAAGTTTTTCTATCTTTTCTGATAAGGCAGCCAATCTAGCGATCTCAGAGTCAGCATTCAATCTTTTGGTAACCAGATGGATGTGAGTATCCACAAACTGATCTTCGTGGCCCAGGATGTATTCCAAATGGTTGGCCAGCTCGCTGGTGCTGGCTATGGCTTCCAATATTTGTGATAGTCTCATGATGGTATTTATCCATCAAAGTCAATTACTGCACGACTAAAGATCGTGCAGTTTTGCGCTCCACAGATAAGAAACCCCTGAAGAAATCAATCTTCAGGGGTTTCTTATCAGCGGTCTTGGTGGGCCCGACTGGACTTGAACCAGTAACCCACGGATTATGAGTCCGTTGCTCTAACCAATTGAGCTACGGGCCCACCAAGACCGCTGAACTTTGGTGTATCCTAGCAGTGATATATTTAGTTGTCAAGCGTTTTTTTGAGCTGCTAGGATTTTTTTTCTGATGACCTTGTGTAATCCAGGATTCACCTGCAGTGCATTGGGCAGCAGCACATGCCTGATGTAATTTCTCATATGACGATGATCCTGATTGCTGGGGTCTTCCAGCCAGGTGATATTTCTACTCTGGCATCGTTGAATAAAATCTGACTTGGCGGTGACCAAAAAAGGACGAATCACATTGTCACGCACTGCCGGAATCAGTTTACTCTGACCATGCAGAGAACTATGAATCCAGGTTTCCACGCAGTCATCGAGTGTGTGTGCAGTGATCACATGACCGGGAATTTTGCTCAAAAACGCATACCGTTGCTCTCGCCAAAACTCTTCAGGAGATTTATTTCGGGGCTTGGATTGAGTCAATCCGCCGGTGATTAACCTGATCCCACGCTGGCGGCAGAACTCAGTGACAAACTCCAATTCCTGATCAGCAAACTCGTTGCCGTGATGGAAAAAAGCAGCAGTGATGTCGCGGTTTTTTTGAAGAAAGTCCACAGCAGCCACACTGTCCACACCCCCGCTGATGGCCACAGTCAGGGTTTGGGGCACGGCCATCAGCAGTTTAATCATATACGATTATCAGTCAGCAAGTCAAAGTTAATACCATGAGCGCAACCATGCTCCACAACACCATCGGGCACATGGCCAATTTTTATTGCTTGAGTCATCGCACCGTGACCACTGCATTTTCTCACAGTTTCGGCCACATCAGCACTATGGTACACGCCAATCACAGCAGTTGAATCATCCTGATCACGTATGTAACTGGGCAGGGGTTTAACCACCACGTAAATCAGTTGATCTGTTTGAAAATCATGCATGTTGTCCTCGCAAAAATAAACAATTATATGATTATTTATGTTGCGTTGCAACAACGTGCCAATTTGGCGGAATGTAGAGGATTCGAACCTCTGTGCCCTCGCGGACTCACTGCTTTCCAAGCAGGAACAATAGGCCAACTCTGTCAACATTCCGTGAACGTACCCATGCCTTTTCTAATCACAGCGGAGGTCTCACCGTGCTACCACAACAGTGTGTGGTTGGGTACGTTGTGTACAGTTTACTTATTATTTATGGCGAGGTCAAGACTTTTACTGATGGTGCCATTGAACTCGATTAAACATTGTGCCGTTGTTGGTGACAAACATGGCCATTTTACGACCAGGTCGACTGAGCTGTAAATATCTCAGTTGTTTGAGGTCACGTAAAGTGAACCTCCACTCAATGGTTTTCATCTTGATGTCTATTTCGTCAATTTAAAATCGGTGGTCAACACATCTCGGAACAAAGCACCGGTTGCGTGCTCGTCCAGCATGTCTGCAATGAAGGGTCTCAGGCCATACCAGTCAATTTTGCCCCTCAACTCAGCCATCTTGGCACCCAATTCCTGTCCCTGGATCCCCCCAAACAACTGAGAAATCACTTCTCCATTGAATCTACGTCCAAACTCAACTGCCTGCCGGTGCGCCAGCGCAGCTTGGTCATACCTCTGCCGAAATTCAGGAAACCTGTCGAACGCACGGTTGAGATGGTGCACACGATCCAGGGGAGTGGACGATTGGTCCGCTGATAATTCCGGATAATTGGAGTGCAACCAATCGGACATGGCCACCTGCATCTTGCGTTTTCGACTGCGTGCACGGGCGGCAGAATTTTGGCTGTCGTAGAGAAAATTTTTGGCGTTGAAATATTCAGATGTGGCGGCGTACTGGAATATATCGGCAGCAGTGAAAAACCCCCGAAGATAATGATCGTACGAGTATCCCAAAAACTCCAGGGCACTGACATAATCATCGGTGACCAGCACCGTCTGGATTCGTTTGGTCTCCACCTCTGGATCATTGAGATTGTACCAAAGACCAGAGTTGCTGAATTTAAACCCCATCGAGGCAGCAACTCGGCCGATGAAGTTGCCCAAGTCGTTCCAGGAATAGTAGTTGAACGAAAAATTGTATTGATGTGGTGGGATGTTGATGAGATCAATCTGAAAATCACTGAACTCAAAAGACACCACCTCACCATTGACCTGGATGTCCTTGGAGTCGAACCCATCACACCCGGCTTGGCGACAAATCTTCACCAAATCTGGTGCCACGGTTTTGGTGACCATGATGTCCATGTCACCGTGTGACTCTTTCGTAAAGTAGGAGGGAATCAGCTGAGCTATAACGCCAGCTCGATTCAGCCTGGTCAGAACCTGTTTGGCCAGGTGCTGGTATTCATCAGCATCTTGAATTCTGCGTGTCTGTACCATCAATGCATTGCCGCCCATGCTGATTTCCTCGTGATGTTATTGTTAGACTGGGCTGAATTCCACCAAGGTCACCGAGCCACCTTGACTAGTCACAGACTCGGCGAAGTTTTCGATCATGGGAATAATCCATTCCCGACGACCCCGGGCCAGGCCCATGCCAATGTATGGCAAGCCAAACCTACGTTTACCATAAACGTGCTGTAACTTCTTCAAGATCAAGTAAAAACTCTCATACTCAAACACATCCTCGCCCTGAGACGTGTTGAACTGAGTATAGGCGTTGACAATGAGAAACTTCCCAGCGTCAGCAGTGGTGAAACTACCCAGCTTGAGAATGTCCCCAGTGGACGTTTCCAGATCTGCCGCGTAGGCCTGGGGATATTTGTTTCTAATTTCTCGAGCAATGCCCCCGCCCATGACACATTGACAGTTACATCCGTGCACTATGATGTCAAAGTCACCAGATTCGGCCATTTGCAACAGATTCCCACGGGCATGGTGTAGCATACTTGTCCTGAAATGTCACTTGAAAAATTTGGTGCCTCGGGCCAGACTCGAACTGGCATACTCCCACTTGTAAGGAGGGCGCTTGAACCTCTCAGCTACCGAGGCAGGACCACAATGGTCTTGGTAATTCACGCAGCAACAGGCGAATTACAAAAACCACTGTCATCACGCCAGTGGCGTTTGAGATTTTGTTTATCCTGTGTTCTCTGTGCTTTGTGACTGCGGCCGTGCGCGCCAGCTGGTTTAAACAGTGCCAGCGACACCAGAGGATTTCTGGGCGGTGAAACCATGCCTGTTTTTTGTTTCTTCATCTGAGTTCCTTTGGTCAAGTTTACAACATCATCTGTTGAGGGGGCGGGCGCCTAGCTATCCTTTCGGCCTCGCTAGATTGTCTCGATAGAAGGAGTACACTGTACTTCGCGGTAATTAGGAATGGCTGTGCCATTGCCGCTACTTAGGACTCAACCTCTACGTCTATCCCTGTGATCTGTGTTGCAGTTAAAAGTATATGTTAATGGCTGGTTGTAGTCAATGTTTTTGGTAAAAATTTTAAAAATTCCTGAGGCAGCGGGGCGTTGATCAAACTACGCTGAGAAAACAAGTATCGCCCGTCACACATAAAACCCAATGCCTGCCAGTTAACCGAGTTTAAGCAGCGACATAATTCCTGTAGATCAACCGCAGCGTCTCTGGGAAAAATAGCCAACACCGCCCCGTCAAAGTTTTCACAATCATGAATAAAAAACGGTGAATGTTGACGAGTTTTTCCGTTGACATAGATTCTGGGCCCGGTGTTCCTGGGATAACCTCGGCCCCATTTCCACCAATTGGTCTCATCAAATTTTCGCATCTTCCTGGATATCAATTTTGTCTTGTGTGGCAGCAATGATGCTGGTGGTGCGTGATCGTCATTGCTCCATATCATTCGACGTGTTTTTCCAGTTCGTCTAGTGGCAGCACTGACGAAATCTAAATTACCCAACAGTTCATTGGCAAAAATATCATCGGCTGCCGACACTGCCCCAACTTTGACTTCAGCGATGTCTCCCAACAACACGCTGTGAGCGTGCTGTTGGGCATCAAATGCCAGGTAGCCATTGATGTTGGTGAATTTTCTACATTGCCAGGATATTGATGTCAGTGCTGTGGCTGGATCCGTACATCTACTCAATTCGGAATAATTGACTTGTCGACTATGATTACCTTTTTCAAAACGCCAGACCATGCAGTTGGGTGATGCTGTCTCGAAAACTCTGGAGTCGCCGAGATCTATGACATCAGTGATGCTGCCCTGATCGAATAACCAGGTATTGAACTCCAGGCAGGAGGTTTGTTTGAGAAAGTCTCTGGGTGTGACAAAAATCAATTCACCGCCGTGTTGAAGATGATGCAGAGATTTTTCTATAAAGTGCAGGTAGAGGTTCATGCGCCACTGACATCGCTGCGCTATCAACTTCCGGGTACTTTGCGGGATGTCCCGGAATCTCACATAGGGAGGATTCCCAATGATGGTTCGAAACTGCTCTGATGTGGGGTATTCAAAGAAGTCCATGACTTGGCTGCCTGGGGGAGCATGCCTGCAGTCATATTCTATGCCCACACACCCTGGGATTTCTTTGAAAAAGGCACCGTCACCACAGGAGGGCTCCAACACTCGACCAGTGTTGGTTTTCAAACTCAGCATGACTTTCACCAAATAATCTGGCGTGAATACTTGTCCCAGCTCGGAGACATTGTAATGAGGTTGATGCGTGTTCATGGTCTGTGGTAAATAGTTGGTCAAGTCTTATTTACCGGAGGCCATCGTGAAAACTCATCCAACCATGTTGCTGCTGTCTAATATTTTATTCTCTGCATTGATAGGAGCATTGATGAGCATCTTGATATTCCTGCCCAAATAACCCTATGAACTATCGAAAATACATCGACTTGGTGGAGGCATCTGATAAATCTCTGACGCTGACCACTGAAAAACTGCCCTATGCCAAAAATGCACTGGCTCCGGTGCTGAGTCAGGAATCCTTGGTGTATCACTACGATCACCTAGCACGAGGCTATGCCCAGAGATACAATTCTGGTGAGGGAGACCGAGAATTCAATCATGCAGGGTCATATCTGCATAATCTGTTTTTCCCTCAGTTACAGCCGCCGGCTGCCGGCAATCGACCTCAGGGCAGGTCTCTGGAGTTGATCAACCAGAAATTTGGCAGCTGGGATCAATTTAGATCAGAAATCGAGGCCACTGCCATGGCCATACAGGGCAGCGGTTGGGTGTATCTATCTGATTCCGGAGTCATTAAAGTCATAAAAAATCACCAGATTAAAAAAGACATTGTGTTGTTGATTGATTGGTGGGAGCATGCCTGGGCCCTGGATTATCAGCATGACAAGGCCAAATATTTGAAAAACTTTTGGCGCATAGTCAATTGGTCTGTGGTAAACCACAGACTCGAGGGCAAGTAATGAAATTCTCTGATTTTATCTCTGAGGTATTTGAACCACAGTCAGCATTTGACATTAGGTGGTATTCTGACGGATTTTCAGATCGAGCTGATGCTGAAGCCGAGGCCCGAGATCGATCACTGGGAATCATAAGCATCAGGTTTCATCAAATCAGTGATCAGTTGACTGGCATCAGTTTTTCCCGAAACAGGTCGTATGATGTAACCAACCAGGGAGATGCTGTGAGAGTGTTGGCCACTGTGCTGGAATCCATACGACAATACCTCAGCAGATACCCTTCACCGGCGTATTTTCTGTTCGCCGCAGAGGGCAACAGCAGGATCAAACTCTATAATAGGATGGTGAAAAGATATGCAGCCAGCCTGGGGTATGATACCCTGGACCCGGCTCAGATCACCGATGCCGAGCAGGCCGTGATGTTTGCCACCGGCGAAACCACTGATCCTGATGAGATCGATCACTATCGATTTCAGATGTCAGATCCCGGGCTGTATGTGCTCAGACGCCGGCGCACAGCTGCATCCACCAAAGGAAACTCCATGAGATTCAAAGATTTCAGCAATCAATCATCAGACAACTCCGCCACAGAATCTCGCAAAGATCCCTGCTGGGCTGGATATCAACAAGTAGGCCTGAAGAAAAAGAAAGGTCGAAAGGTGCCCAACTGTGTGCCCACCGAAGAACAACTACAGGTAGGCGATGGGTTTGTGTTGGGGCTGGAGGACCTGGATATTGTCACGCAGGTGGTGGGCATCACCGAAGACGGGGTTGTGATACACCTGGATCAGGCGGCTCTGGACCAAGTCACCAACGTCATGGTCACCGAAGCCGAGTATCAGGGCAGAACAGTGACTCTGAATCGTCCCATGAAAGGTGATGTTAAGAAATCCAAGGTCTATGTCAAGGGGCCCACTGGGCGCGTGGTCAAAGTTAATTTCGGCGACAAGAACATGACCATTAAAAAGCATATACCTGGCCGCCGAAAATCATTCAGGGCCAGGCATAATTGTGATAATCCAGGCCCCAAATACAAAGCACGCTACTGGAGCTGCAGGGCCTGGTGATCGGTTACTGATCAGTCATCCTCGGGATCATATTCAGAATCGTAATAGTTCTTCAACGCCTGTTGTAGGTTTTGGAATCCAGCGTCGTTGAATTGAACCAGCCATTGCCCGTGCCGATCCATCAGATAGTTGTAATCTTGAAAAGTTGCGGCTAGGTGGTAGTCGTCCTCGGTTTCGAACTCGCAGGGAGGAATGAGTTCTTCCCCTCGGTCCCTGGCATAGAACTCAGTGTCCTCAATGGACCTACCCAGTGAGCTGATGGATCCATGCTGGATCAATTGATCCACCAGATCACTGGTGGCGTAGTGATCCAGGAGAATTTGTCCATTGTGATCCAGGTATCCGTCCCAATGACAATAGATTTGTCGGACTCTGCCATCACTGTATTCCAGTGCGATGGTGCTTCTTGTAGCCATGATTAAAGATCCTCCATAACAGGTTGGGATTGCTGCTTTATCTGTTCAACCACCACATCAAACGACACCGGGGTATAGTCCGTGTGCTCCGCAGACACACAGTAATACCAAGGATCGATCTCCCCGCCAAGCATGACCCTGGAATCATGCAGGTGGCCGTGTATGTTGGCCTTGAACCTGGACTTGGAGTCCGGGTGCACGGGGATATGGCTCAGGATCATGCCGGCCATGACATGATAGCCACGAATATCACGAAAATACGGGGTGTAATCATTGAGCCTGAATATATCATGATTGCCCTTGATCAACACCTTGTCTCCGTTGAGTTCAGCACACTTGACCAAATTCTTGCGAGCAATGGCCACATCTCCCAGGATGTACACCTTGTCAGTGGGGCCCACGGTGGCGTTCCACCGTTGGATGATCTCCTGGTCCATGTCGTCTGCTGAATCCCAGGGACGAAGTTTGCTGCCATCTTTGCGCAGGAATTTGCACACTCCTGCGTGGCCCAGATGTAGGTCAGCTATCAAAAAAGTTTGTTTCATACCACTCCTGAATTCAGGTCAGCATCGTTTAAACACTGTGATGGTTTTTTGCGCGGGTTTGACAAAGAACCATTCATGGAATTCACTGCCGCAGTAGCTGGCGTAATATCCATCAAACTTCACGTACGCCACTTCATCGCCACGCCGGAAACGGTACACGTACCAGTATTCATCTCCCTGCCCCTCACCGCCGTAGTTGTCCTCCAGGACAACAGAGATTTTCTGGGCTCGTAGCTTCCTGAGAAGCTGCAGATTCTCCTCATCATCGTCGCTGTCCTCGTCTGATTCAGAGTCACACAGCTCCTCTTCCAGATCGTAATATTCTTCGTAAAAGAATAGGCTGATGACCGCAGTGCGATTGTCATCATCCTGGAAAATTTCTTCCAACACTGTTTTGAGATCTTGTTCCATTTGAACTGCTCCTTGTGAGTGATTAAATTAGCGTTGAACGGACTTGTACACTGTGATCACTTGCTGAACGGGCTCCACCCACTCCCATTCATGGAATTCACTGCCAACGTAGCTGGCGTAATATCCATCAAATCTTACAAACAGTTTTTGGTCTCCATGTTGGAAACTGTACACACTCCAGTATGCATCGCCCTCCCCCTCGCCGCCGTAGTGGTCTTCAAAGCACACAGTGATGTCGTTGTTGATCAGTTCTTCACGGAATTGGCGACGAGGGTCTGTGGGTTCCACGTTCTCTATCCACCTATTATCGGTGTTGTATTCTGCGTTGAAGAACTCATTCCGCACAATACGTTGATACCGTTCCTCATTCAGGATACGATGAAGTTTGTGTTCAAAGATGTGTTCCATGGTGATACCTCCTTTGGTCTTCAGGGGTTGAGTTGATAATTTGACGCACACAGTCAATCTTGGTTTGATCAAACATGCCCAGGACCCTGGGATAGTGATCAATGGCAAAATCTCTGAACCAACCTGAACACAGAGTGGTGCAGACTTTATCCACTGCTTTCATGAAAGCACGCCGGCCGGCATACTTCCAATCATTGGGCACCAAAAAGCGTTCAGTGGCTATGACATAGGCTTCTTCAGCCACGCACTCTAATTGCTGCTGAGTAGTCAGCAGCTGCCATTTGTCGAAGTCACACCAGGCCAGTTCAGGGTTTCTCAGCAGCCGTGTGTACCACGGCTGATCTTGATAAGCAAACAATTCATGCAACCAATCATGTTCATACTTTTTGGTCACCGCATCCGAAAAGAATTTATCTTTTGTCTGCATGAGATTGGGGGTGCCCTGCGGGCATGATTGCCGGGTCAGAGCAGTTCTGCGTTTTAAGTAGTCTAGGTCAATTTTACTACAATCCCGCAGATGTTCTGACAAATATTTGTGAAAATGTGTGATGTGTTTTTGAAAGCGAAGATCTCTCCACAGATGACTGCGCTTGATCAGTGCCAATCCCAGCAGGGACATCACTTGTACTTGATGTACACCAGAATCCCCCCTAAACATCAAATGTTGTTTGGTTGCATACCTCTCAGCAAACTCCTGATTTAACAGCACACTGGGATCGTGCCACTCTGATCCAGCGACTGGCTCATCGGAGATGATGTCCCAGTCCGCTGTCATCGACACGTCGAGTTTCGGGTGCCAATACTGTAATGCACGAGATCCTATCAATACTTTCATCACACACCGTCAAATGTCAAAAGTTGATTCTACCCGGTGATGCCCCACTTGATGGGCCAGTACCATGGCCATCAGATGGCCTGTGACCCACCCCAGATAGTGTTTATTATATAGGTCAACACTGCAGCTGTCACTGTTTTTCCGCCACATCCCATACAACATCTGACTGATGTCATCAACTTCTGGGTGATGCAGCATCCACCACATGCCTGTCAAAGTTGCGCACTGCGTCTTCAACCGGTGTCGGACATCCCCCCAAATTTTTCGTCGAAGGTCAAAAAAATCCAATGCTCTGCGCCGATATTGTTTGATCAGCATGTTTTTCACCATCGCCCGGGGAGCATATCGATTTTTGGGTACCAACCAGCTGGCTCTGGTTGCACGCATGAATCTGATTTCATCCAGCCAAACGTCCCTGTATTGATTTTTGATGGTGAGAACTGCCTTGTCACGCGCTCGTCTAATCTTGACGATCTCGCTAGCGGCATCCACCATGATCTTGGGATACTGGTGTTCGGAGTCCATGATGGCCTTGGCGATCTTGATTGCTCGTTGAATCATAGTTGATCTCCCATCACTGATTTAAACGAGTTAAGTGCTGCCAGTGTTCCGGCAGCACTTCCCAACACGTGCTCTGATCCTGCGGTGGCGGGAATTCCACGATTTCCACAGCACACAGCAGTTTCCCAGCGATGATCATATATGGCTCTATCTGGCAAATTTTGCTGAACTTGCCTGAAACCGCAACATCAGCGCCACACGTCAGTTGGCGCACGGTGTTGAAATAGCACCAACTGTATGCCGTGAATTCCCATTCTGGAGATTCCGGTGCACCGTTAAAAAACATGTGGGGCGAAAGATGTTCTGCTGAGCCGTGCGGCTGTGCATGGCCTTTGACCCATGTACTGGTTTCGGCATCGTCGAGCCCACGAACAATAATGAGTTTCATAATTCACACCTAGGATGTTATCACCAAGCTGACGCAACCACCGTAAACCCATCGCGCGTCAATTCACGAACATTTCTCAAGAACTCAGCCGCAGCCTGGCGCCCGTAGTGAACTCGTCGATGACCAGTTGGGGTGGTTTGATCCAAGTCGCCCAGCGCGTACACCGGTTCCACTTCATAGTCGCCAGAACCAGCCAACCAATCTGCGTATGCTCGAACAGGATCTGCACTGTTCATAATTTTCATGGTGTCACTGGTGGGAGTCTGCCACACCGCTATTTTCAACTCTTGCACCGTGGTTTTACCGGTTTTGACCACAAAGATTTCTCGTGTTGCTGTGAAATGTATGTTTATGCTCATCTGAATACCCCCGCATCTGATATAGGAGAGTTGCATGGCTGTGTCGTTTGAGATCACAGCCATCACGGCTGATTACCACCATTCCCACCGAAGCCTCGGTGGCAGCATGGGCTCATGGTCCGGGTCTTTGGTGAATTTGTGCAACTCTATTTTTTCCTGTTTGCGAATCTTGTGTGACCTGACGGTCCTAAACCATCGACTGGGCCCACGCATGCTTGGCCTGCTTTCTCTGTGAAACTCGTACCAGCGATGGAATCTTTCCTGTTTGTTCATGGCACGATACGTGGTCCAAACATAGGTCACAGTGGTACGAGAGCCCTGTCTGTGCACCACTCGTGTGGCCTCACACTTGGTGTAGAGACCATGAGTCTTGAAACCTTGACGATCCCAAGAAGTGGTCAGAGTGTCTTCAAAATTTTTCCTGCGTATTGTTCTAGACATGTTGTTCTCCGATTGTTATGTAATCGAGAACAACAATAATGAGATTGCGGTGGAATGATCATGAAAACAGCTCGGTCAAAGGATCGGTCATTTTGGTAAGCCAGAAATCACATTCTTTGATAGCTGACCTCTCCACTGGACCAGTGGGACGATGTTGCTGTGGGATCTTCATCAGCTGTTCTGGGAGCAGCTCTCTGAGCTCGGTGTATTTTCGAACGAAAGCCCCACGCTTGAACCAATAGGGATAATCATTGAAATTGATGCCATGATGGAACCGCAACATCTCCTGTTTTTCGTCACTGGTCTTGCCGTGTAATTGTCGATGGCTGAATTTGGCCTGAGCAGCCATGCTAATGGCATTCTTTACGCAATCTTGTTGACGCCATACCAGGTTATTGTACGCCTCGGTGAGATTGGGCACAGCAAAAACCCTGCAGTCAAACACTGGCATGAATTGCACCTTATCAGGCAAAAACTCTGGCAGGTGTCGATTCATCACCACACTGGCTGTGGCCGCCAGGATGCTCTCCAGCTTCTGGACGCGGCCGCCAAACGGGTATTCAGTGGCTGAACCCGTGGGCACATACCACACCAGTGTGATTTCATCAGATTGATGAAACGCTATGGTTGCGTTAAACTGACTCACCAGTTTTTTGGTGATCAGCATCATGAGATCACGCAGCCTCTGATCGAATGGGCGAGCGAGCCCGCGAGTAAAAGTATGAAATGATTTCCCATCCAACCTGGCAATAAGCGGCTGGCCCTTGAACACCACTGCGCGAGTGGTGGTGGCCTCGTATTGCTTCATGCGATTGCCCAGAGCATCAATATTCTTTGTCATTTCTGGTCCATGTTTTTGAAGGATGTTAACCAATCCGGTGGAGAGTCTCTATGTGCTGATCCAGCCACAGAATGGTGTGGTTCAACAGACGATGCCGTGCACGACCATACCTGGTGTATTTGCTCCATAGATTACGAGAGCGAACGAATGCCAGACCGTTGACTGGTGTTCCAATAACCCGGGCCAATATTCGTGTACCCCAGGAATAGTTGCGCACTGGGAAGCTGAGTTCACCAGAAAACTCTGGCCAATCTAAAAATGCCTGCAACAACAGAGCATCCAACTCTTCTCTGTGGTGCTTTTCTGAATATAAAATACTGCATATGCCATATGCCGGCCTCCAGCCAGGTTGGAGGGCCATTCTGGTTTTGGCGGCCAACAGCAGATTACGAAGATATGCGGCCAGCTTGATCTGCTGATCGGTGTATTCACTGCCCATGATGTGATCTCTGTTTTTAGACCAGTGTATTATAGCACAATGTATGTGGGCATTGCTGAATAGTCATTGACTTAAATTTGCCTGCAGGTCGTGATTTTATTTATCGGTGTGGGTATACACCTGCCAATGCCAGCGGCCGTCTACTTTGATCACCCCAGTGGCATTTTTTACCGGGCATCTGACCCAGGTCAGCGGACCGCCCCGGGGATGCGTCAATTGAGCCCCGGGGTTGCCGCCGTGATGTATGAACACCGCGCTGGGCGCACTGTGCAACAATTCAGTGGTCAGCCATTGTTTCTGAGTTCGCCAAGGCCGAAGTTCCGGACCAATGGTATTATCATCGATCATGGTTACCACCGGATAAAAAAGCCACGTTTGCAATGCGCTTCGCCATCACCATCGTCGTTGGCCAGGGCAGCTGGGACAAATTTATGAGCCAGGTCGAGACCAAATGACACGTGGAATCCCAATCCCCGCAATTTCTGGATTATCAGCTGGTCTCGTTCATCAGGATACACAGCAGAGCACCACGCCGGCACTGGATCACTACTGCTTGCCACAAAACATTCCCTATCGCCAACCAGTGCTGCCAGTCGAATTTTGGGGTCTATGTTTTTGGATATGAATTCCACCACATCTGCCCCACTGTCTTGGAAAATCTTCAAAGCTTCAGCTGCTGTGATCATATGCGTCCCTGCTGTGTAAGTTATTAGCCCACTGTGTGTTTGGGGGGGGGGTGAATACTGTCAAACGTATCGATTCTCAAAGATTTAGCAGTGACATAGGCAGCCACCAGCTCAGCAAATTTTTCAATGGCCAAGGCCTGCTGGTCGTAGTACGGTTGCAGGCCGGCCTCTTTGGCCAGACGATCAATGTCTTTCTTGGTCATCTGAGTATCTCCAGTTCTAGAATTTCTATGGCTTCTCCGATGTTTTCAAAAATATACTCAGGGCATGTTGTCCTGTTGCCCATGAGCACGGCTTCGGCAGACACCAGCGCACACATAATTTTCAGTGCATCAGATTTGCTCATGGGGGCAAATCTTGGATCTGGTGTCACAGCCACACCGGTGGAGTTTGATACCGCGGTGTTGATCTCTCGGTGGTCGTTGTACGAAACATTCATGGTTTTATCTCCAGTATTGTGCTCAGACTGAATTTTATTTAAGAAATCCAGATCTTCGAAGAAAAAGACAGTGGCCATAACCAAGATGTCTAGCGTCCTTGAGACGGTGCATGTTCTTCAATTCTTCTGCATGCTCAGCTATGTATTTTTTCACCGCTTGGATTTCTTTTTTCGTCAGAGGTTGCATGACCATCACCCATAAACTACCACGGTCTCACTTCTTGTCAGAGTCAGAATTGCTGCCCGCGATGCCTGCGGCCAATTTGGTCAGCTCAGCGACCCTCTGGGCGATGACTTCGGTGTTCGCTGCCTGCTTGGCGGCTGCTTTGATTACACCGTCAAATGCGCCACGATATTGGTTGGCCATGGCTGCAGCAATATCGCGTTCAACTGCCTGAAGAAAGTTGGGTGAAACGCAAGCTCGCTGGATGGACTCTTTCATAGCCTCGACGATGTGCTGCTCAGATTCGAGCATGGCCTTCTCTGTGGCTTTTTTCAGCAATGCACCAGCCCCATAGCTGTCGCGCAGCATGGAATTGATGGCACTCTGGATGCCGGTTTGAATCCACATTTGGATGGTCGCGTCGGAAATTTCAATGCTCATGGTTGCTTCTCTTTATCAAGTATGCACTTCTGCCAGGGTCTCGGTACTGCTGTAAGCCCACATCTTCATGTATTTTTTCCTTGCTGGTTAGCCAGCAGTTCGTCTTGCGCTTGTTGAAGGCTGATGTTTGCTTCCATCAATTCAGCCACAGCGCGTAGATAAGCGGCTTTGTATGCGTCACGCTCTCGAATAACACGCTGGTGAACTACCACCTCCGGGGGACCGGGCTCGTTGTTTTTGTCAGCAAGCTTGGCTCTGAGTGAGTTTAATTCGTCAGTTAGCCTGCGGTTGTCGTCACATTGCTGATTGATAAACTTGCCCACAGCAGCAGGAAGTCTGTAAGCGGCTTGCCACGCTTCCCATGTAATTTGTATATACGGTCGGTCGTACTCTTGCAGATTGCGCGGATTGTACTCAAGTGTCCATCTTCGTGGTTCTGCTCGAGCCCACAATTCGAATTCTTCACGCATCTGGTTCTTTCCGCCCCCAGTCGCTATGCCCGCATTAAATCCATCATCTGTCATCACTGAAATCCTGAAAATCTTTACACTTTTTCTTCCACCCCCAGTTGGGGTCGAGTGTGGACTTCGGCAAGTAGAATTTAGGACGATGGTTTAGTTTACACACTGGATTTTTGAGATCATTGATCTCAAAACCACGAAAATGATGACACTCGTCGCAGTGGCGCGTCTTGGGTTTTTTCTGCTCCAGAGCTTTCTGGGACAGAATGTCTTTGGCCAGTGCATGCAAGATTTCACTGGCTATACCAGCTTCCTTGATGCCAGCAACATAACCTCCCACCATTGGCTTGCTGACTATGATGGTCCCGTCTGGCTGAGGTTTCATTTTCCATCCAGGAGGCCATGCCTCAGAATTTTCACGAATTTTGCCCATGGCTGTTCCTCATTTCTGCGAAAATTGCAGCGTCAAATTCTTCAGCGGTGCTGCAACGTGGCCAGGTGTCGCCGTCTCGAATGAAGCGGTAGGCGGCGGCCTGTTGTTGTACCACCTGTAGATGAGATCGCAGACTCTGGATCTCATCCGCCGCCTCTTTCAAATCCTCAGGCGGGACTCCCAACAGCCAGGTGTTGGCAGCAGCACGCTGCAGCAATCTGTCAACAATGTCAGTCATGATTGATCCTCTGTGGCTTTGTTAATTGCATATTCACACACGCGAATTTCTTCATCAGTCATCAGCATGTCGTTGCTGTTCTGCAGCACCGCCATACGCAGAGACCTCAGCAAATCGGTTTTCACTGCATGCAGTCGGCGTAGCTCTGTGGCCATGTCAGCCATGGCTTTCCAACGAAAGTCTTTGGGGTCTTCGACGTTGCGGCAAAACCGCTCCGCCCATTCAGCTAGCCGCAGTGCTTCGTGCTTTTCAGCCATTTCCAGCTCCCTCCCGATCTCAGCCGCAGCACGGACTATCACACATCGAGTGAGTTCTTCACGGCTCATGTTTTCATCCCACCATGTGGCGTGAGGCTTTGGCGTCTTGCCAGCATACGGTTTGCTGCAATCAATTATTAACTTGAGATCCACAGCTAATTGTAACGCATCCGCATTACTTTTCAAAGGATTCCACTGAACCCAACATTGCCCGTCATTTCGAGTAATCAGTTCTGAACTGGTTTTCCGTATCCTGTAACCCGCGGCCTTGGCAGCAAGTTCCAACATTTCGTGGTCGGTCATTTAGACTCCGGTATCAATGTGTTATGACAGTTCAATGTATTTATTAACAAATGTATGTGTATATCACTGTTTTTTACAAAAAAGATAAATAAAAGTATGAAACTAAGTGAATATGCAAAATTAAATGGGGTTCATTATCAAACTGCCTATAGATGGTTTGTTGCTGGACTGATTCCTTCGGCAAGACAATTACCAAATGGTACTATACTCGTCGACAAGACTGGTGAAAATAGAACAGTAGAAAAAGTTGTCACATATGCGCGTGTTAGCAATGCTTCTAGAAGAAAAGAACTGGAGTATCAAGTTGCCCGTCTTCATGACTTTTGTCAAGCAAGGGGGCTACCAGTATCAGCGTCGTATAAAGAAGTTGCTTCTGGAATGAATGATTCCAGAAAACAGTTGTGGAAAATGATAGATTCTTGCCCAACAACCATAGTCATCGAAAACAAAGACAGGTTAACAAGATTCGGGTTTAAATATCTTTCTCAATTGCTTGAAAAACAAGGAACAAAAATAATAATTGTAAATGAATCTGAAACTGACGAACAAGATTTAATCAGAGATTTGGTATCTATCATAACATCATTTTGCTGTAGATTATATGGACTCCGCAGAGGTCATAAGAAATCAAAACAGATTGCACAAGAAATAACTTCAGAATAATATGATAAAATCGACTGCTTTTTCTACTAAATTTGCAAATCAAGACAAGCAATCTCGTCTTGATGAATTTTTGTGCAACTACAGAACAGCAGTTGAGTTTTATGTTGAGTATTTGTGGAACAATTTGAACAAGTCATTTGAAATACCAAAGTTTATTTCTACCAAAGACGTTTATCCTATCGAAACAGAGTTGTCACAAAGAGTATTGAAGTGTGCTTCTACTCAGGCATGTGGGATAATTCGTTCTGCAACAGAAAAAAGACGCAGACAATTATTTGTTCTCAAAAAATTGATGCGAGAAGGCGCAAACACACAGCAATTACAGCGGAAAATAGACACCATTCCAGTGGTCAAGCCTCGTGTTCCAAAGCGATTACCTGCTGAATTGAATTCGATTTGTGCTGTTTTGCATACATCCAATAATTCCTTTGATAATTGGTTTGTATTGAGTTCTCTTGGTAAGAAATATGGAAAATTTTTTATCCCAATCAAACAGACTCGCCATTCACTGAAGTTAGCAAAGTCGGGAAAACTAATGACTTCATTCTTAGTTTCCACCGACACCATAAATTGCAGATACGAAATTGAAAAACCAGCAAAAAGGACTACAGGAAAAACATTAGGCGCAGATCAAGGCGTTACCACCTGTTTGTCTTTGAGTGATAGTCAAGTCACCAAAAAATGCACACATGGCCACGACTTGCATACCATCAGTTCTAAATTGTCAAGAAAAAAGAAAGGCAGCAAAGGTTTTCGTAGAGCACAAGCACACCGAACCAACTACATCAACTGGTCAATAAACCAATTGAACTTCCAAGATGTCAAAGAAATTAAGTTAGAAAAGTTGTTTCAAATGCGGAAAGGACAAACTACGAGTAGGTTTCTTTCCCATTTTAGTTATAAACAAATCCACGATAAATTGTCAGATAGATGTGAGTGGTCTGGCATAACCTTCACTGAACAAAGTAATGTTTACAGAAGTCAGAGATGTTCGGATTGTGGATTTGTACACAAATCCAATCGGAAAGGCAAGGAGTTTATTTGTCGCGAATGCGGAGTAGTGCATGACGCGGATATAAATTCTGCTCTGAACCACGAGGCGGACTTGGTGGAGTTGCCGGTGGGATTTCGTCATTTAAAATTGAATAAAACTGGATTCTTCTGGAATCCACGGGGTATATTTGATTTAAATGGACAGGAGATTACAGTCCCTGTCGTTTCGCAGCAATAATATATTTGTATATATCATTTGTAACTGTTGGCGTGGCATATTTCATATGCACCTGAACCGTCCCAATGTCGACGGAAAACCCAGGGTCCGGAGGTATACTTGCGCATCATTCAATTCACTCAGTTATTGTATTAAAACGAAAACGGTCGGCCACCTCCAGCAGTGCATCATCAGGCAGATGTGCCACCAACATGCCAACCAGTTTAGTCAGGCACACGACTTCGGCTCGCAGTGTTTCGATTTCACCTTGAATATAACAGCTGGAGTTGTAAACCGCACGATCAACCAACTCCTCCTTGCTGAAAGAATTGTTGATCAACCCACTCTGATATCTTTCCTTGAATTTCATTTTCATACCCCGAAAATTTCTCAACACAATTACTAGAGCAGCCACCCCTGAACGGCATGACACATGGATATGCCTGCACCGATCAGCGAAAATGATACCACCAGCAGCCTCGCACTTATAACCGCACGGTTTGGTAGATATTCCAAGGGCATGGCAAAACAGGCCACCACCAGAAAGACAAAGATCATCACAAAACTTATTCCCGCACTCATCTCATACGCCCTCAGATTTCCGTCACAGCGCAGGCATTGCCTTGCGCACCTTGCATATTATAACATATTCAGCACATGCCAGCAAATTATTCCACTTGACCGTGAATTTTCTCGGTGCCGTCATTCAAATGACTGCATCTTCTGGACATAAATCTAGAAATTTCATGCTTGAGCGCACTCTGTCAATTTTTGTACAAAATGGCCTCTGGCGGATACGTCATGCCCTCGCTGGCTCTCAGCAGCACTGGCAGTCCATCAACTTCGTAGATCACGTACACATAATGTCTGCTGACACGACTTTTTCCACTGCGCTCATCATACCCCTCGGAATGGAATCCAATGAACTTGCCAATCACTTGTTGATTGGCCGATTTTTTGGGGGTTTGGTCCAGTACGTGATAATTTATCACGTAAGATGGTGCTATGATCGCTGCAGCCAAGATCATGGGCTTGAAATTCCACAAGCCATAGTGCTGTGCCAGGTAATACGCCAGCATGAAAAAAATAACCACAAACACTATGATCGCAAAACCAGCATGACTCACTGGAATATCTGCCAGGGGCTGAAATGAATACATGATCAATACCTCACTGAAATCTCAAAGGTCAAACTCGAATTCCAGGGCGCGTAGCTCAGAAACAGTGACATCATCCATGCCCAGTACCTGCAAAAACACACACCAGGCCACAACTTCCTGCTCGTGCCGGTAAACCATACTGTAGTCGTCGGTGCCACTGACACCCACCACATAGTCACTGTTGACTGGGTATTCCGGTGGCGAGAATGTGACCATCACCAACTTGTCGTCATCGTGCAGTAGTCGAAAGCTACCGTACCAATCTTCGCTGGTATTTTTAAACACATGCAGAGGTTTCATCACTGCTCCCATAATTTGCGATTTTAACCCAGAACGCGAATCACTACTTCCATGTCAATGTAGGCATCCGGGCAGTGATTTTTGATCTGGTCTCTCCATAGCTCAAAAAACTTCACTGCCGCCGAGCCATCCAGCGTCACTGACACACGAAAATCAATGCGCAGCCTTTTTTCCCCTTCGGCGACTCTGTCGCAGTGAAAAGTCACTTCATCATAGAGTGCCCTGAGCCCTTTTTTCAAAGAATATCCAGAGTGCTTATCGATCCACACGGTACCAGATGCTGTGCTGCTCACTGCCATGTCATCACCTTGATTGAGTTACCACCGGGCACTTGGTTGATCTGATAGTCGTTCATAGGGCACTTGATAATCTTGCCTGATCAAATATCTTTCGATTGAATCACTGGTGACACTGAGGCGCCGTCCTCGCACTGATAGTCTCCAACCAGCGAAATGCCTGAAGTTATTCCAGGCCATGGGTCTGCTTCGTACCATCTTGAGCTCTCTGAGCTCACCAGATCCTTTGATAGAATACATGCGACTGTTTTGTGGGTCGTAGAAATACCCAGGGAACCCACGCAGGGCAAAAAGCTCACAAGGCAGTGTAATCATCTAGTCTTTCCATTATTTGATGTCGAAACGATGTTTGATCGCAGTAGCAAACTTTTCTGATGGTTTATAGTTTAAATTACTTGGATCGCACTGTTCAAGACAAACATCGATGCAACTCTGAACAATCAACTCGGCAAACTTCTCCCTGTCAAACTTTGTGTGGATGGTACTTAACCCATCCGCCCTCATATCAAAGTCACAAGGTTCTTGATACCAACACTGTGCTTCTAGTTCTTTAAGCTTTTCGTTCATCACTGACCCTCAATTTCTCATTAGGACGACATTCCTCAAATTTTGCCTTTAGACGGTTATACTCTTCTCGTTCGCGTTCTTCTTGCATCTTTAACTTTTTCTGTTGCCGTTCCATTATCTGCCGATGTTTTCGGATGCGGGCCTCTTGTTCCTCATCAGTTTCTGGGCCGTATCCTTTAATCGTAACGTCTACGACTCCAGACCATTCTTCGACTTCAGTAAAAAACAGAATCTTTTTTACTTGATAATCCTCAAAATTTTCGACACATTCGTAGTATTCTCGTAAGACCTTTACAACCTCATCAAAGGATTTATTGTCAAAGACCTCACTCAACTTGACAACATATTCCACGCGTTCAACGTTTTGTTTGCTTTCGTCGATCATCATTTAAGTCCGCCATCGTTATCAGTGTGAAGATTTTTTCTTGTACGTTATCTGATCCAGCAACATGGTCACCTGCTCCACAAACGTTCCGCGTGAGATAGCATGGGCATACTTGAGTTCCCGCTTGAATCCCTTGTTGGTTCGATGTTCGTGAAAGTACTGAAGATAATTGTTTTGACGACTAAACACCCAGTTGCTGACATCGGTTTCTTCCCAAATTACTCCAAAAGTCTGAGAATCAGCCCATTTTTGATAGTTAACCCATTCATTCAATCTGTGGATGGTGAAATCAGAATCCACATCTCTGACGCTGTTTTGATCCCATGCTCCCTGAGGTAGGGAATTGACGAAATCCCACATGTTATTGAACTGAAAATCTGGATAAGCCAGACTTTCCATTAAGGTTCCATGCTCTAGATTATAGGCAATCTCAGCATATTGTTGCGGACTTATGCGCAACACCGTCATGATTGTGTCATCGGTGGCCGACGTGGCCACTCGATATTCACGATAGAACTTAACTGCAGATGCCAGAGTAGCCGGGGAGTATGCTGTTCCATCATCAGAATCCAGGCAGCAGGGGCCGTAAACCTCGTCCAAAGCAGCCGGTGATGGCAACAGTTCCATCAGCTCTTTGCTGGTGGCAGCTATCTCAATATGCCAAGTGGAATGGTATATGATCTTAAAAGGCATAGTCGGTGACTCAGGTTAGTGGTTAAAAACCAACTGGGGACAACAACAATTCACAAATCAGTGTCAACTCCCCGAAAATGCTGCCAGATATCTTGTCGAATACTGGTCAGTGCATCCAGAGTCCACTCAGCTGCCATTTCACCTGCGGCCGAGTTTCCACAGGGAATTCGATAACATTCTATGAATTCCACACAACGATCGACCACCAGATTGGCGAATTTTTCTAGTTTGGCGTTTTCTTCATTGCCGGGGTCGAACATGGCTACATAAAGTCCTGCTTGCTCGGCCAGCTCTTGTGTGTTTTGATTCATCATTGATCCTTGACAGGTCCCACTAAAACTTCCGAATGCCACAGTAGGTTATCAGCTATCTCTTTGCTGAACTCCTTGGCTGCTGCACGTCCGGCATCAGTATTAGCTCGAGCATGGTGTATCCAAAGCCATGACTCGCTGTGTCGTTGACATCGCTCAGGGAAACCTTGCCAATCGACCGTGTGTCCTCTGAGTGCTCGGCCACATAAATCAGCAAACATGCCGGCAACGTTGGCGTAACAGATGTTGGCAATTTCTAATCTCTGTCGATCGGATAATTTTTTCATCAACCACTCTCCCAATAAAAATCATCGCCGTTGGGGTTGCTCCACCGCAGAGCCTGCAATCTTGTTCTTTCTCTGGCCGCATAAAATGCCGTGCTCCAGGCATCATCCACAGAACGGGTAGAAAAGTTAGGATTATTTCGTACCAATGCCATAAACACTTGGTCAGCAAAATCACGTTCTGCTGTGGTCAACCTAGAAAAGTCGTCATCTGGCATACCATGCCCCCGCGCTCATTGGTTCATCTTGCTCCGATTAACCGGGAATTCTGCTGTTACTCATCTTCTTCAAGATTCTCTGCAGATATTCTCTGTGTTCCCGGTGCCATCTTAGATAACTCTCATCCTGATGGTTGACCATGGCCTCTATGATGTCACGTTCTGGCCATTGACAGACTCACGGATACACTGAAAAATGGTCTCAACTTCCTCGTCATCGACAATAAAATTGAAATGAATCATCATTTAACTCCAAAATGCTCTTTAATCTTTTCATAACAAACACGAGCGCCATCGCTTTCGCGGCTAAAAAATGGGGCGAAATTTTCGGCTGTGATTAAACAGATTGCCGCACATTTCTCAACAAGCAGCTCTGCAAACTTTTCAGCACTGAAACAAGTGGTCTGATACGGCATATTGTTAGACGGATCAATAGCAGTATGCGGCACTTGAGCTTGTCTGTATAGTTCAAGCATTTGAACTTTCATCATTCGACTCCAAAGTGGTCGGCAATCTCCATCTGATGAGCACTGGTTGGAACATCGTTGCCCATGTAAGTGAACTCTTCCTGCGCCGTTTTAGCGGTTGCAGCCATTACATCCAAACATTCTCGAATAATCAACTCTGCGAACTTTTCTTTATTGAAAACAGTGCCAATAACCGATTCAAATCCATCCCTGAATAGAGGAGCTGGCTCGTAGCACTGGTCAATAAGTTCTTGAATTCGTTTATTCATTATCCTTGACTCCAAAACGTTTTTTGATGAGGTAAGAAATAAGCATGGGCAGCGTTCCCGAATAGGCATATTCTTCACTGATTTGGGCACATTCCCGAACAATCAACTCTGCGAACTTTTCTTTATCAAATTCAAGTCGAATATGAGGACCACTTGGATCGTCAGTGCAATAGAACGTGTGCGGATCGATTCTATATGCAATCTTTATAGTTGCCTGTTCAGCAAGTTCTTTAATTCGTTCATTCATCATTTTATTTCAGAGTATCGTCAGATTCCGACAGAACCCATTCATCAAGCTCACGGTCATATACTGCGCCCAACTCTGCTGGGGATCTTACATGTGGTAATGGAAAACTACAGCCAGTCTGCATATTATAACCGTGGCTCACTCCGAATTCAGTTTGTCCTGTTGGAATTCCTTGTTTATCATACACAGGATAGTGCCCACAAACAACAATGATCATTTTTACTCCGTACTAATTTTTTCCACCGTAACTCTTACGATTTCAAGATTATTTGTGTTTATGTACGGATTGCATGCAGAATATTCTTTGATTTCAACCACAAAAGCTTCGGCCTCTTCAATGGTATCGAAGAGATCAGTTGGGTACCTGCAGAGAGAAAAGTAAAGTTCATCTTCAAATTCGTCGCCAACATCGTCGTAATATGGGTGGTTTTCATTCAATGCTACATAAAAAATCTTATCTTGACCCACAATGTTTGCACCTCGCACGGTATAATATTGCTCGATCATTTTTGCTCCGGATTAAGTTTTACGATCAAAATCTAGTCTTTGTAATTTACAAGGCGATTCATCATCATTTGGTTTAACGCTTTGTCAAAATTTTCTTTGTCTGTTTTCGTTACCCACCTTACAAATTTTGGATCATTCTGCAAATCCACAACTTTTTGATCGTCACCAGTTTTTGTAACTGCAATCTTGTTATACCCTATGACATAATCATCGAGTCTTTCAATATACCATAAAAGAAACGACGGCGGGACAAGTGGTTCATCCGGATAGATTTCATGAAAAACATCAATGCAAGTCTGATGTATCTGACGTTCTGTAGTTTGCGATTCATTGTGATTGGTCATTTTAATTCTCCGGTTATTCCTGTTTTGACTGTGTGATCATCATGTAGATCGAATCAATCACCAGTGATAGTGCGAGAAAAGGTGTCGTTTGACACGACCACACTTCTGACATCGGAGATAGTAGGCGCGACCAACAAAACCTGTCGGTCGTACATTGTCATACAGATTGATGACTTCTGTTGTGTCCCACTTGTGGATGCAACCATGAAACAGCAGCTCTAATAATTTGAACATGTCAGCTTACCTCGATTTTATTTTTGCACACAAACCCAGTTGATCTCTCTCACGCGAGAGTTGGATAGTTTGACAGCGGCCCTGCCGGCTGCTTCACACCTTTCTTTGGAGGAAAATTCCGCCACCGTCAGAGCGTTACTGTGTCCGGCACCTGTTGAGATGTTGACCAACAAGATCAAAACAAATGCAGCTGAGTTCATTTTTACTCCCAATGTTGAATCACTTGAAATTGCGCATGCACACTGTACTTTGATTTCAGCTAATATTCAACATAAAAAACAACCCCAGTGTGGGTATCCAAAACATATCCTTCAAATGTTTCGACATTCAAATCAGAAAGAGTTTTGATTTTCGACACGGTCAACCGGCGTCTGATGTAGTCAGCCGTCGACTCTCTGGCTCGATGCCCGCTCCCCCAATCACTGATATGAGCCAGTCTGTGCATGGCATCGGTGCAGATGACGACGAATTCCAGCCAGGATTCCTCTGACATGTCGTCCGCAGCTCGCTGAGCCACAAACTTGATGGCTGCTTCCAGTGAATGATGGAAGTCGTTGTCAGTGAATCTGAATGCAACAAAGTTATGTTCACTAATGTTGATCATTATGGCCACTCAAAAAATTCACGATTGACTCAACGCGCTGAAGTTCTGACTGCTGAGTTTCGGAATTTTGCTGTTTCAGATATTCAGTGAAATAGTCCAAATTTTCCATAAACTCGTCTATGCGACTGTCCAGCCATTGGTCTTCTTCAAAGTGGTTGGGCCAGAGAGCCTGTAGAGCCTGGTCCCGGGAGTCGCAATAATGAATGATGTTGGCCACCAAATCCGGCACTGATCTGACAAAATCCTCATCTGACAGACACACTCGTTTCCAACCGTCGGTTTTCGGGGACCACCAATCGAACATGATCATTGACTTTGATTCAGAGTCGTCCTGATCTCGGGTATCCATAGTTATGTAGGGATGGCACCAGGGCCGATCCCCCCACTGACGTCGAAATTCTGCAAAGAATTCCATCAACCACGGTTGTGCATTTTGTGGTTGTTTATATCATTCACCGGTCTGTCCCCCAATGAACCGTTGTCCTCATAATTATAATCAATCATTGATCTTCCTTTTCAAATATTGAGCGTAGACGTTCGTATTCTTTGCGCTCTTTTTCTTTCCGCTTCATTTCTTTTTTCATTTCTGATTCGATTCTGGCATTCATTTCTTCGTCAGTCTCTTCACGACGATATACAATTATCTCTGTCACACCACCATAGAATTCTATTCTGGCGCGTTTTCCGTATTTTGAAATTAGACCAGAAACAACCGATTCAACCTCGCCAAGAGTCTCACGTCCGGTGATGTAGGGATGCTCGTGGACAGTTTCGGTAACAATCTTCTTTACAGGGTTCACAGTCATTGTAATCTCACAAAAAATCGTTAATGTGGGAAAACTTGTACCCACCGTTGAATTTGGCCATAGGAAAAATTATGCCATCAATTTTTCCACTTCCACCAACACTCGATGAGCGAATTCCTCGTACCAGGCACTGGGCAATCCCAGCTCTCTAGATGGATTGTGCAGCAGAGAGTCAACCAATCCATTGATGTCTAACACACGACCTCTGGTCTGTGTGTGCACGCTTAAATCCGGGGACTGCGGTGTCACCAATCCGCCCACTACTCTGAAGTTGATCACCGGCGCAGCATGATCTTCGACGTTCTCAGCGTTCATCAAGGTGACGTTGAGATCCAAATACGGAAACCTGCCAGCAATGGCTGCCCAATCTTCATAGATTTCCGTGAGGCTGGGCCATTTGCCCACATTGTCAAAAAATGAAATGGTGCCGTTGGGATGGCACCATCCATGAGGACCGCCGATGAAACAGCAAGAGGCCCAATCATTGGTGACATAACTGGTACGTATCACACCCAGCGCATCCAGCAAGGACTGGTATTTGACCCAATCAGTGACTTGATATGTGTGCCCCTCGGGGTATTTTTGTTCGATGTTGAGTCGATCCAATCCAGATTGAGATCGATACCATCGGTTGAATTGACTAGCATTGCCGCCAGCATAATCACTGGGATCAGTGAGGAAAGAATCAGTCAAAAAGATAATTTCCTTGGCCTGTTCCGGAGTCACTGGCTTCCCAGTGACTATCATCTGTGACCATTTGGCCAGGCTGCCCACTGCCAGTTGTTGCATGTGTTCCGTCACAGTGTCGTGAGTGTTGATTTCATTCATGGTAGTCACCTTGTTGAGTTTATTTTTCAGTTTGTTTCAACCACTGCCAGCAGTTAATGATGCTGCCATATTAGTCGATGTTGAAGGGTAGATTTGATCCTGACTCTATCATTAATTTCCATAAACTTTGCTCACCATCGATCACTGATATCCTGATATGCGTTTAACGAATTGATTCTGGCCATCATCCATTTTGGTAAAAATTCAGCTGTGGTAGGATCTTCGTCTGTAACTGAAACATCAGTCTCCAATGCGTATATATCGTACCCGCCTAACACATTGACTCTGATTACCGTCACATTCAAGGGGAACTCTATTATGTCTGTCACCTTGCCCACTGTTCCAACACACTCCAACATGTGCGAATTGTAGACGTCTGGTGTGTAATCCTTGTTTGCGAAATAAAGATACATCAAACACGGCTGACTTATGCAGTTAATCTTCACTCGGTCGCCAATTCGCATGCAATTTCTCGGTCAAGCTAATCAGATCAAATTTCCTTTAGTTTTTCAATGACAATGGTCTTGGGCCAAGATCCTGAATCAGTGGCGCTGTATGATCCATTGTGCTCGTATAACACTGCTCGTTCTGGGAAAATAAACTTCTGCTTGATGTATTTTTTGGCGAACTCAATGGCTGTGTTCAAGTCATCTGAGCCACCAAGTTCGGTATATCGTATATCATCTGGGTCTCGACATGTTTCTGCTAAATTGACTTCGGTATAAATTCGATACATCACTGTTCTCCAAAATAGTCATTAATGAACACGGTTCATTTTTTCATCGAATGTTTTTTGAACTCTTCTACCCAGGATTCATCCCAGCAAAGATATTTCCGGTAGTATTCTGCTGCCCGCTCAAGATTTGAGCCTGCTTCCCACATAAAAAACATCTTGATCCTCTCACGTTGATATTCATCATATATTGGACCAAATTCTTCTGGTCCAATATTCAGAACTTCTATTTCAACCTTTTTGAAAGTTCTGCGCATGTACTCCTTCTCGTTATCACGAAAACACAAATCTTCAAACCAGTCATCGTGTCTGTGGGCGAACACAATTCTTGGCTCATCCAGAACTTTGACGAATGTGATGTCACCGTCGTCGTAACATGCGTGATCAATATATTTCAGAAGACTCGAAAATCCTTCTGCAGTGTTGAAGCTCGATGCCCAGTCATGGGGCAAAAATGAATATGGATTTGCATCTGTGGTCAAAAACCATTCTGCAAGCTTGGCTAAACCAGATTTATGGCCATCGAGCTTGAGATAGTGCTTGATTTTAGCAACAGATTTATCATAGCTGAGCTTAAACGTTTCGAATTTATCCATTACGAGACTCACATTTTTGTGTTTTATACCACACCCACGCTACTTTGTGAATACATCTTTGATCATGGCTGCGATTTCCTGAGGAGTGCCGGGTCTTTTTCTACCATCAAACGTGTTCCAATACCCACCACGGACGATCACATCGCAGCATCTATCGATCAACAATTCTGCAAATTTTCTTTCAAACTGAATAGTCTTCTCATCATGGTCCATGTGATACCCATATGCCTGGCATTCTTCGATATGTTACCTAGCATGAGTATGAGCCTGCTGTGCGATTTCTTTGACTATTTCGTTCATTTTTCTGGGCCAGTGTATTCTTCCACATAGAAGCGGTTGCCGGGGTTTGGCTGCATTTCTGTTGCTCGGAGAATCGCCTCTGAATCTGATTCCCCTGGCTCCACCAAGGTCACAAACACTCTCCTCCAGCGCCAGCTGCTATCATAGAACACAGCACGTCGAGTTGCCCCATAGTGTTCCTTGAGAATCCGTCGAATGTCCCTGGCATACCACAATGCCACGGCTTCGGAGACACCAGCATACTCGAACCTGTTGGCCAGGAATTCCAGCATGTCTTTTGGCGTGGTGGCCACTGGCGTGTTGCACCCACAATCACAATCACTCATGATTCGTCCTTTTCGAACTTGCGACGCAGTCGTTCGTATTCTTTGCGCTCTTGTTTGAGCTTGTTTTTCTTCGCAGCCAGCTTGTCAGCTTTCTTTTTCAGTTGTTGTTCCAACCTGGCGTTCATTTCCTCGTCAGTTTCTTCACGAATGAATCTTATGCATTCTGTGAACCCGTTGTAGTCATCATAATCAAACTCAATGGTGGCGTTGGCCCCATAAATAGCGGACAGGTTATTAACCAAAGACTGGATCTCTCCGAGAGAACAGCAGCCAGTGATGTAATTGAAGTCATCGACTCGTTCGACAATTTTTCTCCGAGTCTCGGTATTTTTTTCTTTCATTGCAATCTCGTAAGGTAACGGGGTCTCCACATTATACGCAGATTCAGTGCGGTAGTCAAGCGTCCAGGTCATCGTGATCGTCACGATACCAGTCATCAGTATCTACATCATCCCAGGCACCGCACACACACTCATTGGGTTCCAAAGCATGGCAGATACATATGGTTGAGGGAATAGCCTGCCCGGCTTCATCTAATATCAATTCATAGCCTATGATCATGCCCTCTTGGTCCCACACGGGTTGTTGGTGGTACTGAGGGTTTTCACTGGAATCATCCAGAGGTTCAGGAAATTCATGCATGTGATGGCCTCTGCCAAGTGGTCACAAAAAAGCCAGGCATGCCTGGCTTTTTACATCAAACATCATTGTGATGATTTCTGGTCAGTCATGCCCAAACTGTAATCATGGTTGCGGATTTCATCCAGCTGCGGGAAGGCATCCTCCCAGGTAGAGGGCGTATTTTGCGCACACATCACCACCTTGCGCCATAGCCAATCCACCAAGTCGTAGTCCGAGTCGCCTTTGAAGCCAGCCGAAATACAGCTTTCTGCAAACCGCTTGCCCTGCAAGGGTAACATGCAACACAATGATTGATAGAAGTCATCGGGTGCATATTCATCACTGATCATCGGAGAGGTTTGCCAGACGAAACTGGGATCATTGACCAGCACCAGGCCCCAGTCACCGACTTTCATTTCATTTCCATCCCGTCGGGCTCGAATCAGCTGCCAATCTCCAAACACCTGGCCATAGAACAGCGGGTTGACCAAACATTGCTCACACATCACACAGCCTCGATCTGTTTGAATATGTCACGAAGTTTGTCAGTGTGTTTATTCACTGGACGGAGATGCTCCAGATGATATGACGAAGGGCCACACTGATGGTTCACGGCATCGATATACATGGAATAACGGCCCTCATGAATATGGTACAGCCAGTCAGGTATTCCAGATTCCTGCAAATGATTTTGATATCGTGCAGCCATGGTGGTGTCAATGCTGATGCTGTGCAGAGTGCATTTTTCGTACAGCTCTTTGATCACCTCGATCCACTTTGTTTCATCAAACCGATTCCAGCTGCGATTAATGGCAATTTCTTTGAACTTGGCACCGCGTCCAGTTTCTTTGAAACCCAACAGTGTGGCTCTGATCTGCAGTCGATGACATGTGGTCATCAAATTTTTGAACTCGTACTCGTTCATGGCTGCAGGGATAATCTGCACTGTGAATTTTCTGAGATCATAGTTGCGATACTTGAATATGGTGTGAATTCTTTCCAGAGTTTGCATGCTTCTGGCGTCGGCACTGTAGGCAAACGCGCCAATCAGAGGCAATATGGTGTCAGCACGCTGCTGATCCTCCAGCCAGTCAGTGCTCTTTGTGGTGAAGTTCACTATAATGCCCCGACGACGGCATGCACTTATGAATTCCACCAATCTGGGAAATTGCGTGGGTTCACCGCCGCCCACTGCGATTTCAAATACCTTGGCTTCAGACAGCAACTTGGTGTAGGCATAGATATCGCCGTCATCCATGTGTTGGCCAGCAATGGTGCTGCCCTGGTAGCAGTAGGCACATCCATGATCACAGTAATCAGTGACTTTGATATCCACCAGAGCCGGAGTTTCCGGGGCATAGGGTGCTGGATTGTCTTTGAATGACAGCACCACACGATCACCAGTGCCTGGACTATACAAGGTCCACCAATCACCATCACGGCGACACGTGGCCACTGGACGATCTGGTCCCCAGTCACCGAACGACAGCCGCTTGCTTTCAGAGTCCAGATCATGCTCCTCGTCGTCGTTGTCGTTGCCGCCAAGAATGTGCACACCGTCTCTGACCAAGTAATCTCGAAATTCTTCAAAGAATTCCAGACTCACCTGATTGGTGCCAAAAGCATGTGGCAGAGCAAACAACGACTGATGATCCACTGACAGTTCGGGGTATCCCCAGCTACTGAGCTCCACGTCAGGCAAGTCCAGACCACGAATGATGGCGTTGACCAGCTCATTGGGCAGAGACCGGCTGAGGTTTTGATGCAGTGTGGCTGTCACATACGCAAGTTTGGCTTGCGATGAACTCACTGTAAAGTAACTCCAACCAAAGTCATTGTAGTCATCCTGGGGATGAATACTGGCATCAAAAATAATGCTGTGGCTGCTGCTGCTGTTGGTAGCGAAACCCAACCTAACATTGTGAATTTTCATATTTGACTCCAGTGAACACAGGTAACAGTGTTCTGTATGTTAGCACTATTCACATGTTAAGTCAATGATGCAGGAAATTATTGTTTTCTGGGCTTACCACGGGCAGCGATGCCTTTGGCTGTATCAGATTTCACAGTGGATCCAAAAGCTGGGCGTTTGCCATAGGAGAACGCCTGCCCACTCATGGTGGCATGCTGCTGCCGGAACTCATCGCTCTGATCATATCCCTGTGCCTTGGCGCGCCGTAGGTATTCCAGCATTTTGACAAAAATATGATAGGTTTGCATGGCGTCACTGATACCCGAATGCCAATGCTGTGCCGGCACCGAAAATACATCGCCTAATTTGCCCAGTGTAAACGACAGACCAGGTTTGCCGTTTTTCACAACTTCAAACTTTTTCACCATATTTGCCGACGTTGCATCCCCAGCCGCCTCACCAGCACGCAACATGGGGTAGATCCAGGTCCTGGCCATGGTCATGGTGTCCATGACTTCACCAAATTTGGGTCTGGGTATGCCCAGTTTCTTCAGAGGTGCAAACATCTGCCCCATGTCAAATCCCACGTTCTGCCCCAACAACACCGGTTTTTCATATTGTGATATAAAATCCGCAAATCCCTGATACACTGCACGGATATCTTCACGCGGGGCATCATCGTCGCCGTATCGGCTCATCCTAAACAGATCAGGAATGTTGGCTCCTCTGGGGCCTTCGAGACTTCCGCGATCCTGAGCTGAAATATTCTTTTTTTGAACAGCAATTTCTGCCCGAGTTTCAGGACGCAATTTGATTTTTTTGTGAAAAGTGCCTAATTGCCGGCCAGTGTCAGCTTCAAAGGCAATGGCTGCCACTTCAGTGACCTGAACCCAGGGTAATTTAACGCTGAGTCCCGATGTTTCGGTGTCAAACACCACCACAACCTTGCTGCGTATTTTTTCCAGAATGCTGTCCACCGTCTGACGAAAATACAACATCTTGTTTCTTCGGGTGTTGTCTCTGGCTTCAAGAATTTCAATTATTCGCATGTTACTTCCAGTTATCCAAGTGATCTTGCGGCTGTGGCTGCTGTGCCCTCTCATCTGAAAATTCAAATTCATCAGCGGACCAGCCCATCCGAGAAGTCACTGGATCTGAGAACACCAGTATGTTGCCCCTAAACATGATGTTTGACTCGGAGATATCCAATGATATGTCATCGTCTGTTTGCATCATCTGAGCAATCATCTTGCATGCTTGATCAAATTCATCAAAAGAACGAGTATAAGGCTGAATCCATTTAAATGCTACAGATGTGGCGCTGGGTTGACGACCTAGTTGTAGGTCATTGATATATCTAGAACAGGCTACCGACAAGTTGTAGGCCAACGATCCCTCAATGGGTTCAAGTTGTTTCAATTTTATCCCATAGTACGTGTCGTTGATTCTGATGGGATTGCCCAATGCCACAGGAAAATGAGGATTATTGGCGGATTTGATCATCTCCAGGAATTTTCTGAATGAAGCGTCCTCGCTGACGAACAACTTCAACACCTGATCCTTCTGCTTTTGATACACTCCAGCAAAGCTACCCCTGCCTATTCTATGGTACCCTCGACTTCTCAGGAAGTCATCGGCATCCACGATGGATTCGGGTCTGGTTATTTCGTTTATTTTCATTTTTGGTTTAATGGTCACAATGAAATGCAGAAAGGCCACCCGGGTGGCCTTTCTGCATTTCTGATAGAACTGAATTATCACAGTGTCAACGCCACTGTGTATTTACCTGAACAAGCATATTTGGACCTCTGCTATCCCATCGGCGATGTTAATTTTCGATATTCACGAGCCCCCACCTGGGCAAAAATCATGCGTTGAGCTTGGTGAATTACAAAACGAAATTCAGTTTGATGATCCGGATGTTGAACAGGAAGTTGAAGAAACTGGTTCCATGCTGCTGCCAGCGTTTCTGACACCTGAATTTCATCATCTGTCATTTTTATCTGTGGAGCGTAAAACTGCACGATCTTTAGTCGTGCAGTAATTGACCTCTAGTTGAGATGTCACAGGCTGGGGCTGGAACATCAGTTATGATATATCATAGGAGCAACAAGTGTCTTTTCTCGCCTGCAACACTTTGCTTTTGTGTGGCTACTGGTTGTGTTGGGATCCCGCCACTGTGGGTTCATAAACCACTACGACTTTTTCTTTTGGTTCCACAAAGAACCAACTGTCCAAGTAAGCTCCACTGTAGGATCTATACCAACCATCGAATTTGACGTAAACGGTGCGGTCACCGTTAGAGAACGAATAAACTGACCAAAAGTCTTCCCCTTGGCCCTCACCGCCATAACTGTCTTCGTGGGCCAGCGACACCGCAGCGGTCTCTAGCTTGTTTCGAAACTTGAATTCGGCATCGCTGCAATACTGCGGCCGGGTTGGCGAGATTTCAGAGTGGAACAAGCCGCTGCGCACATCACCATCACAGTCCACCAACAGCTGTTGGACAAATTTTTCGAGATCAAATTCATTTGAGGACATGATTCAATTCCATGATTATGGGTTGTTGATTGTCAATTTCGGTGTCAACTATCAATGGTATCTGGAGTTTTGGTTTCAGATCCACAGTATCTACAAATTCTCAGTTGCTCACATGTTTAAAACCGATGACTAAACAACACTGCTGTCTTTTTGATACTTGATGACAGCATTGGGCAGTACCAGACCCAACGGCACCACTATCCAGGGTTCAGGTTTAGACTGCCAATAATCCTTGTTCCAGAACCCGGGGGTTGATTCCCAACATTCTATCAACGATGTCATGATCGCAGCATGACGGTCTGCTGACTCCTTGTTGTCATATTTTAAATATGCCGGTTGTGGATCTGTGGGGCTTACCACGCCCCACATAAATGTGGGCTCCATTTTCTCTCACATCATTTTAATCATCATGGAGCGGGTAGAGAGAATCGAACCCTCATACAATGGTATTACCATTTGCTGGATTGGAAGTCCAGTGCCCTACCAATAGGCCATACCCGCAAGATTTGGTGGATCAGGTTGGATTCGAACCAACAATGTTACCCAGAGGGACCGGATTTACAGTCCGGAGATGCACACGCCATAGCATCAACTGATCCATTTTGTTCTGGCCTGCCCGACAGGGATCGAACCTGTAACCTTCGGTTTAGCGTACCACTACGGTTTTCACCGTCAGATATACGAATCCGCTGATGGATTCTATCACAGTTATTCTGTTTGTGGTCTGGAGTGCGCCTTCACCATATAGTGCACAATGCCTGTGTACCTTCACCGTTAATTAACGGTGCTGGGACATTACCCCCAGTTACTCTATTTAGGTGCTTCCCTTCCACTCTCTACACCTTCCTACTTGTTTGCAAAAGCATAGCCACACTATCTTACGATTGGTGATTCTCCCGTTGCAGATCAATATAGGCTTGGCTCGGCGTTGGCATGTATCTGGTTACTGGCGGGGCTCGAACCCACGACAATTTACCAACAAAATTCTACCAACTGAACTACAGTACCAGATCAACTGTTTGGTGCAGTCTTTCTTAGCGTTCGCCGACTTTGAGAAGATTCACCCATCTTGGGCCAGTTGCACTTAACGTAGTAACGCTTTCGCGACACCATCAAAGGCGTATGATCCACTGGCCAGCTACGTCTACTTCAAGATGTTTTACCGCCTTTCGGTTGCACTGTTACGCCATACATCGACCACAACTATGCTATTATGGGGGATGACTACCAATGCATTTTTCGGTGGTGCTCCGATTATTACCAAAGACCGATGCTCTATCCAATTGAGCTACGGGCAGCTAATTATTAAAGAACAGTGCAAATTCTACGTTATTTATACGCCGCGGTCAATGTATTTCACGTGGCGTATTGGTCACATCGCTGGGTCAGTCTTGATCTTGTTCAGCAGCCTCTTCCATCAGAGACTGCTCGAACTCGGCTTGATATTTCAGGGCCAATGCATGGCCTGACCATTGACTCACCCCCGCACGTTCCAGACAAGTCAGCCAAATATCACGACTGGTCAGATGTTCGTACTCTTCCATGGACATGACCAGCATGCCGCCGGGCAGGCTCTCAGCCATCCTGTTTACGCTGTTGGCCAGCACGCCGTGATCTTGCAAATTCTCAGGGGACAGAGTAAACAGCATCTTGAGGTTATGATTCATAGGGATCTCATATTTTGGTGGAAAATAGACATCCAGGATCCGTATCCTGGGGTGATTTACCCGTGGCTAGGTGCCGATGATCATGGTCACTGCCACGGTTGCAAACGCCAGCACCAGAGCCACAGTGCCGGCCACGAATTCCACGTCAATGACGTGGCGTCGATTTCGTGTATTGGTATTCATCATTTTTATCCAAGTGCTGACTATTCAACACCAAATCGCTGTTTGATGTCGGACACTGCATTATCCAATGCCCGATCCCATTCATCACTGCTGCCATGATGGTTCATCATCACTTGAAGTATACATTCAGCGATGATGCGATGAGCAAACTGCTCAATGGAATCCTCACCGGCCAGGCAATACTCATACCCGTGAGGCAGCCTATGACTGTCCATACCACAATCTTCAGCAAGGAATTTGATTTGTTGATTCACAATTGACTCCGATGCCAAATTTCAGTGAAAGGTGCGCTTCAAACTTGCCATTGGCCGGTGTTGTGATCCCAATGACGATGATCATAGATTTCCAACTCCAGAGACCAGCTCAGCAAGGACAGCGCCACTGTCAGTCCGGCGTGATCTCTACGCCAGGTATACTTGGCACTGACTTCCACCAAATCAGAGGTTCGCAGCAATGTGAAAGTCCAGTGTTTGTGCTGAATCGGTGTTACTCCGTCCCAGCTCTTGACCTCGGAATACTGCTCCGGAAACCATCCCTGAATGCTTAAATTCAGACCTAATATCATTTTATTGACCCCAAATCACCAAATGGTGATGGTGTTGGCTCTGGTAAACAATCGCACCGAGATCATGGGAAAATCCATGACTTCATTCCAGGCCACAGACTCACCATTGATGATCAAACTCTGATTCTGAATCCAGCGGCGCAGCTCAGAATTGCTGGCGCGGCCCACTTTTTTACCTTCTCGGGTTTGAAAGTGCATGGTTTCATGCAATTCTCGCAAAAATTCCCAGGCGGTCATGATTTTTCAAAGTCAGTGGGTATGGGATTACTCTAATTCAGCGTAACGGATTTTCCAAAATCCGAAATTTTCTTCGATCACTGGGCAATCCAGCAGAGTCATCTCAAAAGTGTCAGGATCTAACTTGAAAGTCACCGGCAGGTTCGGGTACCACATAAACATGTAGGGATAGATCTTACCCGGTCGATCTTTGATCAACTGCAGAAATTCTTTGAAATCAGTGAATTTCCTGGTTTTGGCAGCCAGTTGATGCTGAACACCATCCACCACACACAGGGCGCAGGGACCGGGCATGTATCCCGGAACTTGTATCTTGTGTGCAAACCAGTAGGAAGTGCGAAAATCCACATCAGTGACGTTTTGAAGATTCAACCCATCATTGGCCTGGTGGATGTCCAGGGAATATTCCTTGAGTTTTTCCAACCAGGCATGTTTGTTCAGCGTGGTGTCTATTAATTCGCTCATGTTTCTCTCCATGTTGTCGTGTGTGGTGCGGGTGGTCGGGATCGAACCGACATCCCATTATCGGGGGCGGGTTTTAAGCCCGCTGAGTATACCAATTTCTCCACACCCGCACAAGTTCACATCCCTACATTCTACGACCGTGCATCAGTTGGTACCGGGGAAGGGACTCGAACCCTCAAGCCTTGCGGCGGCGGATTTTGAATCCGCTGCGGTTGCCCATTTCGCCACCCCGGCACTGATGTCATTGCACGTTGTTTCTCATCCACTGCCAATAACTATCAATGTCCATGTCACAATCTCCTATGTGGACCTGCATTAAAAACACTGACCAAAAACGGGATGCTGCCTACCTGGCGTTGTCAAGGACTCGAACCTTAAATTTTGCTGAAATCATCCCAGATATCTCGTTGGAGCCACACGAGGAAGTCGAATCCCCATAAGCTGATTACAGGTCAGCCGTAATAACCATTATACGAGTGTGGCTCTGTACTGCATTGCAGTTTGCACATTATACAGCAATCTGCAGTGTTGTCACTGTGTTTGCTGATGATCTGTCAACACATCAGCAATGTGTGTTGGCAGTGATTGAGGGATTCGAACCCTCGGGCCGTCTTATCAACGACCAACACCTTAGCAGGGTGCCGATTTAAACCACTCATCCAAATCACTGTTGATATACCAGAGAAAGTAGACCGCACTCGCTCACCGCTGTCACAGTGATCACCCCCTGGTAGTTACAAGCAGAATGCGGTCTAGTTTCTTTGGTGGATCCACGGGGATTCAAACCCCGCCTTCTGGCTTGCAAAGCCGGTGTGCTCTCACTAACACTATGAACCCAACTTGTTTTGTGAGTCCAACGACTCACCTCACGGTACTGGTCGGAGTGCTCAGATTCGAACTGAGGTTATGCCTGCTCCCAAAGCAGGTGCCATGACCGGACTAGGCGACACTCCGATTATTCTCACACAAATTTCATTTCTATTTACCACCGATAAAAGCACATGCTCACCAGCTGATTAGCTCAGCTGAGTTAGGTTGCTGACTCCCCAACTTCAATTATTTATATTAATTGATATTCAAGCATACTCTCGCCGTAATAGGGCTTTTCATCGCGCTGGCTAGGCTGCTTCACTGTGCGGTCCCGGTTAGCCAACCGCTCAAGGCCGACAGTCAATGATGAATATGCTTGAATATCAATTTGGTGGGCGAGGAGAGATTCGAACTCTCAAGCCTTGCGGCGTCTGATCCTGAGTCAGGTGCGGTTACCAATTTCGCCACTCGCCCGTGTTCTGTGCATCTGAATAACTGATCCCGTTGTTCGGCATAACGCCTTACGAGCCCCGGGTAGCCCGGCGCTGGCTTGAGCCAGCTTCATGGTCATTATAATAATTTGCTGAAATTATTCGCACAGAATTTCTGTTTTACTGCTGGTTGTCCTGGAGGAGGATAATGGAGTCGAACCATCAACGGGGGTTGGCCCCGTTGGGACGGTTTTCAAGACCGCTTGACCACCTTGGTCCCTATCCTCCAGTTGTTAAAGAGCTGCTGCTTATTGGCCACAGGCCATGTTGTTTATTGCACGCCACAGTTTACAACTTATCAGCTGCTGTGTCAACTGTTGCGACAACACAAATTGTTGATCTGTGGCTGCACGGCCGTCCAACAATTTGTAAACACAATGCATGTTACAGGGGTTTTTGGTCACTGTCAACACTTTCCTCCATAAAAACTCAAATTTTTTAAATTCTCAGGGCTGGCCTTGGCTGACTAAATGGAGTCAGTTGATGACATAGAATCTGCCTCCGCTGCGTATTACTGCGTTAATTGTAGCAGTGTATTTAGCATTGTCTGAAAATACACTGCAAAAATTACGGTTTCTGCGAACTTGGTGGTGCACAGCCAGCATGGCCAGATCTGTTCTCCACCCCCAACTCAGTGAGATAGTGGATCTGATATTCATTGAGCCACATGAAATTATGGTGATGCTGGCGGCAATACAAACCCACATAATCGCTCTTGCCCAGGTCTATGACCAGGTCGCAATGCTGGTGTCGGGGAGATCTGGCTATAACACGTTCTATGTCCACGGTGGTGGGTCGGGGTCGTCTGTGATAATACATCATTGCACCATCATATGTTGATGCTGATGGTAATGACCTCTGACTGTGATGTCAACAATTATTTTGAACAGACCCCGTGATCGTGGATTGCCTTAAATCCCCTGATCAGAACTTATATCTCAGGATATCAGGACCAGGTGTCAGTACATTCTGGGTATCAATTACTAGGGGAGCTGTCGCTCCCCTGCTCCTCAGTAAAACTCCCAGCTGTCGCTGTCGTTTTACTGGGAGCTGTTTCTGCTTCATGATCTACGGTGTATCTAGTCTATGATATGCTGTTGTGTCTTATGATCTACCTGGTGTCGGCATTAATGATGTGTTTTTTGTTTTTCATATTCATGTAGATCGTAGAGCGAATATGACACTGACTTCGCAGTGTCATAAAAAGAACTGGGCCTGTATGAGATTTGTTTCATGTGAGTCGGCTTCGCTCAACGACAGCAGGTATTTTGATTTGAATTTCCATTGTTTGGCACTACCCTTACCATAACCTGCGGCGTTTTTTAAACGTTCTCCGTGTCACTGAACGTATACAATGTTAAGAAATTCAGCGAATAATTTGCATTACTCGCATTGATATCACTATCAATCAACCTGTACAACAATACAAACGTGATCCACCAGGGGGGTGTCCCGTTTAGGCATCCCTGTGCTCACACACAGGGGTAGTGTATTGAGGCCCGATCACAGCTATCGGAACTGGATACTGTCTCACATCAGAACAGGTTCTCCAACGGAATTACATTCGGCCCGTCAACCTTGTGCTGTAGATACTCCATATGCTTGTTTGTGGCCAAGCTGCCCTGAAATTTTGACGACTGTGGCGTCTAAGTGTGCCTAAGTGTGCCTAAGTGTGCCTAAGTGTGCCTAAGTTTGAAAAATTTTGATGGAATTTATTTGTGATCTTCAATGAACGTATTGTAACTGAAAATTCCTGCAGGTCTATCTTTTTTTGAAAAATTTTGGGGATCGTCTGACGATCCCCCGACTGTTAGAACTGGTGGCGGATGCCCACACCCCAGGCCTGCAAGTAGGTGGCGTCGCCCAGTGCGTAAATGGTGTTGACGCTGGCCACCGGCGAATTCACAAAATTATAGGCAGTGTCGCTGCCAGTGCTGGCTCGGGTGTACACCCCGTACACCTGTGTGCGGCGGCTGAGGTGATACGCATAACCTGCAGTGAGTTGTGTGATGTCACTGCGTTCAGCATTGGTCACGCCCTGAATTGACGAAGATCTGGCCCAGGAGATTCTGGGCTCGTGATTGCCCTGGCGATAACTGGCTCCCAGCCATATGGTGTTGTTGTCACCACGCTGTCCGTCAAACGTGCGGTATTGATTGTGGCCGTAGATGGCCGACAGTCGGGTATTGGCCACACCGGTGTAGTTTGCACCCACCATGTAGTTGGTGGCCTGTTGTACAGGGTACTTGCGGCCAGTGGCGCCCTGTACAAAGTCAGTCTGTTGCACGGCTGCAATGGCTCTGAAATTTTCACGGTGCCAGCCCAGATTGGCCGAAATCACTCGATCAGTGGCAGTGGTGGTGGGAGCCTGATTGGTTGGGCTGTTGTTGCCGGAAAAACTCACACTGCCATGGATGTTGTTGCGATTTCTGGGCAGAGAATACTGCACACCAGTGGCTCTGGTGCTGGGAGTGAGATCAATGCCAGCACCGGGGAATATTTCCATGCTGACCATGGCTGAACGATAGGGGGTGGACATGTAACCGCCACGAATTGACCCCAGGTCATCTAGATTGATGCCCACAAACGAATCTCTGAGAGTGCCAAATGCAGTGCCGTTGTTGGCAGAAGTCTGCCCACGTTCGTTGCCCAGGGAGTTCACACTGGTTTCCAGCTGAAAATCCACAGAGTTGCCTGCGCTCAGAGCCTCGTGACCACGGAAACCCAGTAGGGAACCGTTGGATCTCAGCTGAGAACTGGTGGCGTAATCTCTGGTACCACCGTGGGTTTTGTTGTTCTGTAATGATACATCCATGACACCGTAGACTGACACGGACTGAGAACAAACTGGCACACTGGCCAGAGCTATGACTGCAGCGAATAAGATTTTTTTCATAAATTCCTCTAGATCAATGGAAAATCCAGAGTTATTTATGTAAAAAAGGGGCCCTGGGGCCCTGTGTTCATTGGTGTCGGTGGATTATAGTTCTGGGAACAAACACTGATCGATGAAACAGTCAGCCACTTCGCGACTAAACCCCAGTGCCTCGATCATTTTGGTGATGTTGGGATTCATTTTTTGCTGACGAGAATATAGATTTTGATATTCTCCGCTGTCTTCAACTTGCCCTTTGGTGAGATTGATGTGGTCCAGGTAGTATTTCAACGAAGCAGGGGCAAAATCCACTATCTGTTGTGCTTCTGCAGGGTCTCTGATGTTGGCAGCAGTGACAATGCCGGAGGAGAATATAGGCAAACCCCACTCCGGGATGCTTCTGACGTTGCTCCAACTCAACTTCTGCACCTGATCACTGAACCAGCGGAGCATTTGATGATTGCAATCAGAGGTCGGAGAAAAATCTATGAAACAGCCAGCAATTTTGGTCTTGCTGGCAAACACATCAAATCCGTATATGGGGGCAGGGTTGGTGGTTCTGGGAAAAACACAGCAATGCATGAGCCAAATGCCCTTGGAGTCCATGGCATCGATGACAGCTATATGCGCTTTTCGGTAAAGGCAGGACTTCCAGACTCGATTGGACCACCCATCATAATTGAATTCTTGAAAACTTGGATCGTAAATCACGCTGCCAGTGGCATACAGCATGGATTCGAACTGACTTTTAACTGTGTTCAGGGTGGCCCAGATGTTATTCATTTTTCTTCTTCGAGTTTTATCAGCAGTGGATAGGGATGCTCTCTGGCCATGCGAGTGGCTTCCACAGCTTTGGCTTCAGCAATTTCAAAACTGTAGATCCCAGCAACGGCGCTGCCGGTTTCGTGTACCTGCAGCATGATTTCGGTGGCTCTGACCTCATTGTGATTGAACACCTGAGACAAAATATCCACCACCACGGTCATGGGGGTATAATCATCGTTGACAAAAATAACCTTCCATTTTTTCGGTGGTTGCAGGCGTTGCGTGGTTTTTTTGTTGGTTTGAATATCAGTGGCAGGCATGATTGGCTCCAAAAAAGGGGAGTTTCCTCCCCTTGTGGTGTTACTTGATTTCCAGTTGACGTGCTTTTTCAACTTCAGGCACGGTCCTGGTCAGCGTGATGCTGAGAATACCGTCTTCCAACTTTACCTCATCAACCACAACATCTCTGGCCAGAGTAAAAGTTTTTTTGAATTTACGTGTGGAGATACCTTGATGTATGATCTCACGTTTCTGGGCACCCTCTCGGGGTTGAATGTCACCGACCACAGTGATCTTGTCAGAATGTACTGTGACTTGAATATCCTGCCTAGTGAACCCAGCCACAGCCAACTCGACGAGTATGGTGTTGCCCTGGGTGGACACGTTATAGGGTGGATATTTGGTGTTGTGCTCCAACGAATGCGCGGTTTTTTCGAACTCCTCAAAAATGCGGTCGAAACCAATCAGCGAGCGAGTCAAATCTAGTACAGTAAAAGATGGATTCATTTTTTTCTCCTATTTAAGCAAAAAAGTGGGCGCCATGCCCTTTGTGAAACCCAATCGGCGTCTCACAAATTTATTTATCCCCAGCGAATCTTGCCGGAGACATGTTTATGTTACACGAGAAAACACATCTATGCCATGAGATTTCAGCTGCCTGCAGATGTTTTGCACACCCACTGCCTGGTTCCAGGCATCCTCCAGTGCGTGATGTTTCAGAACTGGAGGTCGATTGGCAGACATGCCCAGGTCAAACAAAGTTCTGGTGCATCTGACCTGCCAAAAGTCCCAGGGAATGGCTTTTTGAATCTTACGAAAAATGTGTTCGCAGATCACAGTGTCAAAAGATGCACCGTGACTCCACACTCGTTTTGCGCCCCGAGCGAAACGATGTAGCTCACTCATGGCATCATTTATATGAACTCGGTTGTCATCAGAAAACGCCTCAGCTTGTGCGTCGGCGCTCTGACGCCCCCACCATGCCAACGTATCGTCGCTGATCGTGAGGCCGATGCCATCACAGCTGTCTAAATCCACTTTCACATAGAAGCTTTGCATGGATTGATCCACCAGTTCTTCACCAAACGGATCGAATCTAACTGCACCGATGGTGAGAATGGCAGCATCTGGGGTGGTGTTGAGTGTTTCCAGGTCGATCATCAGATCACTTAGCATGTTCGCATCTCATTTAAAACCATATATTAGCAGGTTTTACGGAAACAGTCAATACAGCTTGTTGGGCAGTTGCAGTGATTTGAGTTGTCGAGCCCACCTAGCCGATGCTGCAGCTTTTTTTCGCTTGCGATACGTGGTGGGCTTCTCGTAAAACTCGTGTTTTTTCAAGTCCACCAGTTTTTTTGCGTCTTCAACTTTGTTTTTGAATCGTCTCAGTGCACGATTGATGTCTTCTCCTTCTTTCAATATCACTCCGGTGCCTATGAGGTGCGTACTAAATTTCATTGTTTTCCTTATGGTTCTTGATCGTCGTTTTCTTGCTCGTCGTTTTCTTGTTGCTCTCGTTTGATGGAATCCACAATCACATCGAGATTGTAGATTCGGTTTCTGCTGAGAATACCCCAGGGGGTGTCTTCATCTTCAGTCAAATAAAAAGTTTTGGAACTCTGCAGCAACACACTGATGAAATTCTTAGTGATGTGATCGCAGTTGTCGATGTCAATGATGATGGTGTCGACATTGCTGGACACGTTCAACAACCATGCTATGTCAGTGTCGTCTTGATCGAAGATATACACATTGGTGTCTTCGTCAACCACTGACAGTATGGTTTGAAACTGAATTTTAAGTTTGGTGCTGGGTTTGACCAGCAGATACCCGAGGTTGAAGTTGAACAGGGTATCTGGCGGGCTAATCAGGTTAATTTTCCCTAACATGTGTGGTCTCTTTAAAATAAATCTTCTGAAATACGAAGCATGGTATTTACAACAGTAGGCAGTGGCATTATCACACATGCCAGCGTGTTGGTCAAGTCATGCTCCGGTGTGTGCTTGGTGATTGACTTGTTCTCTGATTCTGAATATTTTTGACGCAAATTCTCTGAGTTGATCTGGTGGATAGTCACCAAAACTGTACTTCTTTGATTTAATGTCTGAAACAAACTGTTCCAACTCTGAATCCGTGGACGAGCCCAGATCAAGATCGTTGAATTGATTCTGCGAATACACCACCATCAAGTAGTCTTTGGGTTTGAATTCGTCAGAGATCGGTGACAGTGGGGAGGTTGGCTCACGCCGGTCGGGTTCTGTGAGAACCTGTGTGGGCGGAAGCAGTGCTGTCTCAATCACGGTCTCTGGCTGGGTCTCAACATTATCTGGTGTTTGCATCAAAGTTTCAGGGGGTATTGCAGTCTCAGGTAATACCTGAGCATTACTTTGTGTAATTTCAGTTTTTTGCACTTGCAAGCTATTGTTTACAATAGGTTTATTTTTGAGTTTTTCTGATTTTAGACGAATAAACGTGGTTTGCGCAGCTAATATCATTACCACAGCTAATGGATCAAACACTGCAACGATGACTATCATCATCCAGGTCACTGCTTTTTCCAGGATATTGACATCAGGGCTGTCGCCGTAAAATAGCTTGGTGATGTATTTTATGGGCCCCACTTCGGCTTGAAATTTTCTCAGATCTTTGGTCAGCAGTGATCTTTCTGATTTTAGGGTGGCAATGGTTTGTTGTGCCAGATCTATTTCTTTCTGAATAGATGCGCGTTCCTGCGCTTGACTGCGGCGCAACTGTGCGGCTCTAGTGGCCCCGCGTTCGGTTGTAGATCTGGCAATGGTTTGATCCACAGCAGTGTTGAGCTGTGCTAGATTTTTTCTAAACAGCTCGACGTTTTCCTGCTGTGTGAGAATTTTGGACTCGATCAACGACACTTGATCCATGATATCACTGGATGGTAGTGATCGTTCAGAATGTGCGCGAGACAAGAATCCGAAACTGCTGACGCAGTTGATCAGCATCAGGACTATCACAGCCAAACTCATATAATACTTGATGAATCTGGGTGCGTGGAGCCAGTTAGATTTAAGCCAACTGGCTCCGACGAGCTTGGCTACCTCCAGAGCACCGCCCATTAAAAATATAACAGGCGATGCAAATATGGCAGTGAATCCCAAAACACCAAAATACGCAGAGATTCCTGAAATCACCAATCCGGTGATCAGTAACAGGCACGCGAGGATCATGATGTATGACCAGGGATCACAGTATCACGTTGGATTCTGTGGTCACAGTGACATCGGCAAACACATCTGCAGCAGCAGCCGGCGCTGTTACTGTGATGAATTGTTGCGTGTCGGCTCCGACATTGCCGTCATACATCCTGACGTTGGCTGTGGTGGAATCCAGGATACCCCTCACCACCTCGTCTTTGATTTTCAAAGCAGTGGTGGTGATGGCTGTGACTCCGTCTGCTGCAGTGCCGCCGATTTTTATGAACTCGTCGCGTTCATACCTCACTGTGAATGCCAATGCAGTGGCCTGGGTGTCACCAGTGGCTTCAGTGATGGTGATGTCCATGACCTGAGCATCGGTGAGATTGCTGAGGCGATTGACGATGTTACGAAACCGCATGTTACCGCGTGCACGATTTCTACCGCTGGCCGTGCTGGTGGGCAACGTGGCGAAACTGTCAGCAGAGTTGGGAGTAACGCCACCGCCGGTGTTGGTGTCAGTGGCAGGATACCCGGTCATGTCTATGGCAATGCGATAGTAGACTGGGCTCAGTTGATTTTGGTCTTGTTGAAATCCAGATGGCATGGATTGATCTCCGATAATATGTTATTTATCGGTGTACACCACATGGTTCCCAACTTTACCTAGTTTTTGTAGATTCCACCCCGGAGAAACTCTGTGACTGTGAAAATACAGTGCAGAATTAAACTTGGGCAATCTGAGTCCGTTGAGCAACACTTGTTCAGCTACTTGGTAGCTTTCCTGATATTTTTCTGGAGACATGGCCTGATTTTTTCTCTGGTTACAGTACCAGGAAAATTGGCATTGTCGTCGATTATTTTTGGTGGTGCTCTGACTCACTACCCCGCAGATGCTGTCGGGGAATTTTTCGTTGCTGGCGCGATTAATGGACACTTGTGCCACCATGACCTTGCCCTCAAAAGGCTCGCTGCCGGCTTCGTGGTAGATGTTTTTGGCCAGGCATTCAAGTTCTTTGATCATGAACGAGTCTTTGCTGGCAGAGTCTGCTACGCCCACTGATGAGATCGCAGTGCTCAAGATAACGCACAGGGCACAGGCCCCGATTTTTATTGATTTTTTCATTTCTTTCCCTTGTTTATCGTGCACACTGCTGCACTGAAATAAAGGGAGATGACGACTTATATTCCTTTAACTCAAAGGTTGCCAACCCAAAGTTGTGACGTCTTCTCCATCGACACAACACCTGTCACATGTTGCATCTTTGGCGAGCATGGCTTCCCGACTTTCGGGTTTCTTCATGGCCAAGACTCGCAGAAGGCACAGGATTGCTCCTGTGATCTTCGACTATCTTAGTTTCTTACGAAACATTGTTGCAAATTTAATTTTAGTTATTTTTTTAGCATCAGTCAAGCTGATGTCATTTCTTCTTAAATTTATCAATGATCCAGCGTTGAACCAGCGTGGATGCCACGACTTTGGCTATCAACTTGCTGATGAATGTTTGGATCAGTGTTTTCATCAAGAACTGTATCATGATTTTCTCCGTCAATACTGGTTATTATAGAACAATCCGCGTCGGTAAACCTTTGATTTTCTAAGATTATTTCCGACCAGTAACGACAGATAAATAACCAGTAACTTATTTATCTGGACTTCAATGAGACCTTTGGTAAGAATCGGTGATGTCGGTGACGGAGTTTGTCGAGCCGGGCACGAGGATGTAGAAGAGGGCGATGACAAGCCCATGATCACCACATTGATCACTGGCGCTGCCACAGTGTTCACCAACTTTTTAATGCAAACCACTGTGGGGTCAGTGGGGTCCACGGACTGTGGTCATACCACCACTGAAATCACTGGTTCTCCCACAGTGTTTGCTGAGTTTATGCCAGTGACCAGACTGGGAGACTACGGCGAAGTCAATGAAGGGGCCGGCGGTGAGTACACCACTGTGTCAGCCAGTTCAAATGTTTTTGCAGGATAATCCATAATGACCGAAAATTCCACAGTATCACTGCCGTCGTTGTCCGACACCATAAATTCCATCAAAAGTGGCGCAGTATTTGCTGATGTGACTGCCGCTTTATCCGATGTGACCAGCATGGCCAGTCAGTTGCCACAGGAATTCACGGCGGTGTTTGATTCAGCAGTGAGCTCGGTGACCGCCGCAATGTCAGCAGCTCAGGCCAATCTTCCAACTTTGATGTCGGTGGCATCCACCCAGGCCAATGTAATCAACATGCAGTCAGTGTCATCCACTGGACAGCCAGCCACCAACACAGCATTGAGTGTGGCCTGCGGCGCCCTGGCAATTTTTCGAGATGGGCCAGCCATGCTGAGAGCCAAGCTCAATGAAATCATCGAGTCCATCAAGGGATTTGCTGCGGGGTTCAACGTGTCCATCGAAGGGTTGCCGGGTATCGAAGCAGCCAAAAAAGTGGCAGCGGCCATCAAAGGCACCGTGTCGCAGATCAGCGATCTGGTCAAAGATGTAGTCACTGCGGTGGATCAGGCAGCCAAAGACTTGGCGCAGGCAGCATTGGATGCATTTTCAGCAGCCAACGCAGGATTGAAGTCCATGTATGACAGTGTGGCCGGTGCAGTGCAGAATGCGGCCAGCGGGCTGGTGTCCGGAATCAATGGTCTAGTTGAGCAGGGCAAGGCCGCGTTCAGAGACGCTATCAAAGACATCAAGGCATTTGCTGCAGGAATTCAGTTTTCACTGCCCAGTGCCACCCCGTGTTCCTCTGAAGCCAAAGCAGTGGCACTGGATCAAACCAAACTCACAGACCCTAGCAAAATCAGCGGGGCAGTGTCAGTACCGGCTCCCACTACAGACAATGTGATGACTGGTCCAGCTGCACTTGAGGGGCCTGAGGAAACGTTGCGAAAAAATCCTAACATTGAACGAGTAACCAAAAGTGAGCTGCTCAAGTTCAAAGATCAATATGTTACGCCGTTGTTCAACGAGCATGTGGCTGAGAAAAATGCACTTTTTTCAACCGCTGAGATGGATGAGTACAATGCGGCCAAGGCAGAAAGCGATAGAATTATCGTAGATGTCCCAGACCCAGTCGATAGAACCTCTGATCAGCAAGCCAAAGTAGATGAATTCGAATCCATACGATAGCGTATAATTGCAAGTGAACAATACAAGAAAATAAAAGAATTAGAACGCAGATATTCTCAAATAACACAACATTACAGTCTTCTGCGAACCGTATGGTCCAGGGACTTACCAAAGTCAGACTTACCGCAGGAAACGTTGATATTGTTGTCGAAACTCAGTTAAACAAAAAAGCCGCAGTTGCGGCTTTTTTGTTTAAATCATCTGTATGCTGGTGGTGGCCTGCGTATAGGAGTCAGATGTTGGTTTGTTGGATGGCAGGATAACCATTACTCCGTCTTTGGACAGCGGTATTGGTTGATCTGGGTCCACAGTAAACAGAAAAGGGGCCATGGCCAAACCGTTGTTGGAAGCCACCAGCACCCTGGGTTTTTCCAGAACCCAGTGGGTGGAGGTTTCTTCAGACAGTCTGGCCACCATTTCCTCCCCAGACTTAAGTTTGAGAGTCACTATGGTTCCTTCGGTTATTCCGCGGGTGATCAGCATTTAATTTCCTTGTAGTTTTTTCTTGAGTTCGGCATAGCCGCCGATGTGGGTTTGATCCATGAAGATCTGAGGAACGGTTCTGGCATCAGGCACTGCGCTGCGCAGATCCTCAACAGTCCAGCCATTGCCGATTTTTCTTTCTTCGAATTCAATGTTGTTGGCTTTGAGTAGATATTTGGCTTGATCACAAAACGAGCAGTGGTCTTTGCTCCAAACTATTGCTGTCATTTTTTATCCCGCCCTGTTACCAGGGCGGGTCCATGGTTGATTAGGTAATTTCGCAGCCATTGGCACCGCAGGCCAGTTCACCATTGAGGTTGGTGACATCGTCTTCTTCACGAACCTGCGTCAAGTCAATGTCCTGAACATATTTCAGCATTTCATGATACTGTTCAGCAGTGCAAGACTCAAACGGGGCCTGCACATAAGTACCACCGTCATAGGGTAGCACAGCAATGCCGTTGTAGTCATTTCTGTTCGCCCACATCCAGGCACCAGCTGATTCCCATTCTTCTGGCTTGAGAGAAATGGTGCATGAGACATTGTGACGTTGTGCTCCACGATTGTGTCCAGGATGGATCCAACGCTTGCTGACATCCAACACTCGTTCCAGTAGATCCAGGGCACTTTCAGTGCGCAGTCGGGCGCCATCAGGTGCGCGCTGCGGAACCGACAGCACTGATTCAATGTGTGGCTTGAATACACAGTCCTCAATGAGATGTGGTATGGTGGATTGCAGGTATTGATAGATGGGCTCGAACTTACCGATGCGCATGCGTCGAATGTAGTATTGGTCGTGCCATGCATGGATACCCGACGACGTGCCCAGCACACAGCTGGAAGTGCCGCTGGGCTTGGTTAGCGTGGTTCTGGCAGCAGTGTTGATGCCCAGTATGGCAGCGACCCTGGCGTTCTCTTCGACCACAACCCTGGCAGCAGCTTCGAGGTCCAGCTTGGTCACAACTCCCGACGCAATACCAGTCATGGACACACCGATCAGCGCATCTTCTTCAGTGACTCGTTTCCAAATTGGGCGCAGGTAATGGAAATCAGTGTACGCAGCCTGCAGTGTACCAATGAAAGAAGCAGCACAGGCACGTTGATTTAGATCTTCCTGTGATTCGACATCTGACGCATTGATTTCTGTAAGGTTACAGAACGAGTGCGCCCGGAGGGTGGCCTCTACGCAGGGGTTTGATAGCACATCCACATCATTGGTGAAATACACGCCCGGCTCTCCTGAGCCAGATTGCTCGATTCTTTTCCACAGACTCTTGAATTCATGCTCGGTGATATTGGCACGATCCAGCACAGCTGAGTTATTGGCTCGCCCACGCTGAGGATTGAGCTCCCACCAGGCGCCGGACTTGCAGGATATCATGTCCAAGTCAGTGTGGCTGAAGAATGCAATCATAGCAGCACGGCGAATACCACCAGTCAGCACAGCGTCGGCGATATGACACATTATATCATGACATTCCAGAGAAGTCAGCTTGCGGCCAATGGCGTTGTTGAGGATGGATCTCACATTGTCGATGCAGATTCTCAGCGGATCCGGTCCCGGAGCTTTGCCGCCGGCGGTGATCAGAGCAGTGCCTTTGGCGCGAATATCGCGGTAATCAAATACTGGATCAGATTTGTGTCGAGTGTAGGCTTTGATCAACACCTTGATGGCATCAGCCCAACCTTCGATGGAGTCAGCCACCAGAAACCGGCGTTGTTTGTCGCTGGGGCCCAAAACCGGCGGCAGACGTTCTATGTGATGATTTTGCACCGAGTATCCGAAACCAGTACCGCCCAACAACAGGAACATGGCTTCGGCAAAAATAAACGGATGATCCACTGGTGCATACGCGCAGTTGAAAATTCTGGCATTGTTGAGGTCGATGGGTTTGCCAGCGAATTGCATGCTGCGCATGCTGGGCAGAACCTTTTTGGTTTCGACGAATTCGTCGTACACCTGATTGATTTCCTTGGCCAAGGCCGGAAACTTTTCCAAATGCATGTTTTTGTTTCGGGCACTGAGCTCGTGCCAGTTTTCTCGCCTGGTCAACTCGGGCACGAACTTGGCATACTTGTTGAATACAACTATATCACTGAGAATTTTTTGAGAGATATCCATTTTTGCTCCGTATGATGAATAGAATTCTCCTCGAAATCGAGGGGTGGGTCGATATTTACTGATTTTTGACTACAAAGGTGATGATTAAATCGGTGGCATGGTGTAGCTTTTTACCACACTCAGTGAACCAGGAAGTTGATCTGCCGGTATCCAACCGTCGATGAACCCGTATACCATGTCATTGAAATTTAACAAATAATATACGATCTTAGTTTCATTATCAATGGAAATATTGATGGTGGCAGTCACTGAATTAAATTTGTCGCATAGTTGCAGGGTGTAACACACGCCCAGAATTCGATTGAATGGGCAGAAAATGTTTTCGTTGATCAGTTCCCAGGCAGTGGGCCAGGTGGCTTGATCGTAGGGGTCGGTGTAAATCTTGGTTTTGGGTAATCTTTGAAAAAACTCGGAAACCTCGGTCAACGGGTCATTGCTGGTTTCCAAGTGATTTCGTAGGTTGATCCATTGGATAAATCTTTCTTCTGACTGTTTTTCTTGTAGTTTAAACATCAATGCCAACTATTGAGTAAGAATACGACAGCGTAAACTGATTTACTGATGAATTTTGGTAATGCAAGCTCACTGATTTTTGATCTTGCTGAGTGGTCAGCAAAGCCACAAATTCAATGGGATCAGGATCACTGGCAGCACCGTTGACGTCGTACTCGTCGAGTATTTTCACTGGTTGACCGGCAGTGTCGTTGATATTTACAACGAACGCCATGGTGCCGCCACGAGTATAGTCATTGCCTGTGATCAAGTATTTAAAGGTGAATTCAGTGATTTGATTCAATGCCAGTCTGGCGATCAACTGTGGCGTTGTGGCTGGTACTAGGTTTATGATTTCACTGTCAAATGATTCTCTGGTGTAGTTACCTGAAATTTCTGGAATATATTTGACACCAAGATTACTCATCGACATCAATGAGGATCTTTCGAATTCATCATTGATACTGACGTTACCCGGTGTGCGAAACTCAATGATCGATGTCGATGGTATGGTGCCAGTTAAATCAGTGCCTACATTGACGAAAACGTTGTGCTGTGACATGTTTCGCTGTCCGTTGGACACAATTATTGCCTGGCGCCGAATTCGGTCAAATGTGCTGTGACTTATGGTGTTGTTGGTGGCAACATAGAGATCTGCAGTGCCGAATTCCGCACCTACCCGAGAGTTTTTAAACAGGCAATGCTGAAACTCATTATGCGACACTGAAGTCAGTGCCAGAACACCAATGCCTAGACCTTGAAATTCAATATTAGAAAATAGGTTTTTATTCAAAGAAACATCACTGAATTGACTTTCGAACAACCGGATGCCGGCGACACTGTAGTCATTGGGCGGAGTATTGATACCGTCGGGGTAGATTATCTTGATATTTTTAAATTCGCTGCCCTTGACTTCAGACAACAGCATCCCTGTGAATTCACCAGGATCAGATTCTGTGATTTTATACAGAGAATCAGCTTTGATGGTTAGGTCTCTGATCTCAACGTTGTTGATGACATCGGGGCCACCGAGTATGATCCCGGACGCCGCATTTGAAAAAATTAGAACAGTGAGGTCACGACCAGCACCGGCCAGGCGACAACCGCTGGGAATATTGATAGAATCATTGAACTCGTATTCTCCAGCATCCAGCATCAACTGTGCGCGATCAGTCAATGAGTTTTCAGACAAGTACGACAGTGCGGCGTTGAGTCGCAGTGTTCGATCTTCAATAACTTCAGAGGTTTCAGCGGTTTCCCCTCTGGGATACACTCCGAAGCTTCGAGCATTGACTGCGCCCTCATCAAGACGATCTTGAACCGACCTATTGACGCTGACTGTGGTGTTGAGCCGATAACGATATTGACCCACTAGATCCAAAATACTGTCGTGTTCTGTGAGTATTTTGGTGTTGCCTATATTGGGTGCTCCTTCGGTGAGGGACCCGTTACCGATGAATAGTTCTTGGCTGTCCACAGCCCAGGCCATTTCTCCACTGGCCAGCTGTGGCATTCCTGAGTCGTTTTTCTTTCCTCTGCGTATTTGTATTCGGCTTATCTGGACTACAGACATAATAAATCATCCTTTTTGTTATTTATTTGTGGAGCGTAAAACTGCACGATCTTTAGTCGTGCAGATGTAAGCGACCAATTATCCCTGTTCTGCTATGTATCTTGCAATGGTTCCTGTTGATGCATCACCAGTTGAGCAAACAAAATAGCCAGCAGACCAAAACGCATGGCGTTTCCAGAAATGTTTTCTTAATTCGGGTGCATGGCCCGCCCACACTTTTGCTGTGGTCACTTGTTTCAGCAATCTCACTATTTGAGAGATGGAGACATTTGGGGAATAATCAACCAGCAGGTGAATATGATCTTGGTCAACTTCCATCACTGGTATGTTGAAGTCATCCGTCGGCACATGTAAAATTGATTCTTTAATTGCCTCTGTTATGTGCGATTTTGCTAGTAATTTCTTCCTGTACTTGACACAGAACACAAGGTGACATTTAAGGGTATAATTTCTGGCCATGTTGGGGTGATTTTTCAATTTTTGTATAAATATATTTATGTCATGAAATGAAGTTACATAAATAATAGTATGAAACAACTGCTGGCCTTCAAATACAGAATTTACCCAACAGAGGATCAACAAGTCCTGCTGGGCAAAACCTTTGGATGCAAGCGAGTGATTTTTAATCATTACCTGGACGAACAACAAAAGAGATACCAAAACCAAGAGCGGCACCTTTCCAATTACGACATCAACAAAGACATCACCAAACTCAAAAATCAAAAAGAGTGGCTGAGAGAAGTAGATTCGATTGCGTTGCAGATGGCAGCCGAAGACTTGAGTGTGGCATATGAAAACTTCTTCAAATCCGTGTCTGGTAAAAGAAAAGGACCAAAGATCTCAGCACCCAAATTCAAATCCAAACACGCAAGACAATCATACCGTACTCGTGGTGTTCGAGTAAACGAAGATGGGTCGTTACAGATACCAAAACTCAAAGCAGTGAAAGCAGTGATACACAGACCACTGCCAGCAAATTCCACAATCAAATCAACCACTATATCAAAGAACACAGATGGAAGATACTACGCTGCCATCTTGGTCGAAACAGAGGTACAATTACAACCAGTGAGGAACAAAGAAGTTGGTTGTGATGTGGGTCTCAAGGATTTACTTATCACCAGTGATGGTTTGAAATTTAAAAGACCAACCGACTTGCCCAGTATTGCAAAAACCAAGCAATTACTCAAGGTCAAGCAACGACAGTTCGCAAGAACTAGCAAGGGTAGTAAAAATCATGAGGCATTACGGCTGCAAGTGGCACGATTGTATTCCAAACTCACACGGCAAAGAAACGAGTATTATCATCTGGTTAGCAGGTATCTAGTTGATAATTATGATTCTATCTATGTCGAGGACCTTTCAAGTAAGAACATGCTGCAAAATAGGAAGTTGAGTCGAGCCATACATGAGGTGGCTTGGACTACGTTGACCAGCATGATCGCATACAAATCGGCATGGGCTGGTAGAACACATCATCGAATTAGCAGATGGTATCCAAGTTCTAAGACCTGCAGTTCGTGTGATTACAAACTTGAAAAACTCGATCTTGGCACCAGATCCTGGACTTGTCCAAATTGTGGTGAACATCATGATCGAGACATAAATGCAGCCAAAAATATACGTCGTGTTGGTCAAATGGACTGCTACGGAACAGAAATAAAGTCGCAGGCAATAGGCGACTTGGGAACAATCCCAATGGCCCTACAGAAAATGATCAGTAAAATCCAGAGATCTGGCATATGCTTGTCAGTTGATCATGGGAGTGGGCAAGCTGCACGATCTTTAGTCGTGCAGTAATTGACCGAACCAGACTGGCGAGGGCGTCGGGGATGTTCGCTATTATTCCTGCAGTCGGTAGTATTCACTAACTCGATCACACCAACGATTAGTCCAATAGTCAAATTTACTGGGTTCCAAAATAAATTCTTGGAATAAGTAATCCTTGGTACACATCAAAATCACACCCTTGCGAATATTGGTTCCGTGGATTTCGTTATGAGCCAGTGCGTATGAGACCAACTGCATCATATAGTCATCGATGTATTCAAGTTTTTTGGGTTTATTGGATTGCTTGTAGTCCATGATTGCTGGTTCTCCGTCATGGACACCCACGCAATCAGTGGTGCCAGCATAGAGTTCAGGGAAATACAACGACACTTCACTGCCCCAGACTTCATCAATTTTGGTGAATCCCTTTTCGATGATGATCTTGGCCATGGTCAGGCTCTGCATGGCATAGGGGTTGGTGACTGATTCTTTGAGAGCAATGCCGGCGATGTGATCTTCAATGTATTTGTGCATGCGAGTTCCTCTGGTTGCAGCTTCAGTGGTGATCTCGTTGGCGGTCTTTTCTCCGACGGTGTTGCGCCAATTGGCCAGAGCTTCTCGACTTTCTTGTGGTTTGGTTCGATCCAAAATAGTAGTTACGCTGGGCAATTTGTGACCCGACGGGGTAAGATACAGTCGTTGCCCGTTCACACTTTCGCGACTCATGGGCTGATATTGATACTTGTTGACTAGCAGGGACATCAGAATGACCTTGTGAAAAAATGAGCCCAGACCAAACACATGCCCTGGGCTCAAGATTGTTATGGAACAACAATTTTACAGTCTAAATCATTGATCACCGGCTGATTACACGGGAGGCAGCTTTCTTTGCTGACCCCTGTATGGAGTCCATGGGAGATTCGGTGTCCTGGGGTTCTGCAACTTCACCCTGTTTGACCAGGGTCAGTCCCTGGTCATTGTAATCAGCAACCAATTCCTGCAATGTCGGATCTCGCTCGTATTCAGAAACAAACTCTCTGTAGTCAATGGACTGGCCGGTTACGTTTTGCAGAATATTACTGATAGCAGCCCAGCTGAATCTACCTGAACTCTTGGTGCTCTCGGCTCGGCCTCGTAAGTTGGTCAAAACACGAACAAGGTCCGAGCTCTCATTTACTTTTTTTTTGAGTTAAGAATATTTTTTGAGTTAAATCTGCGTTCGATGCTCTCGCGTTTGGCCCGACCAGCTGCCTCAACACCACCTGTGGCTGCTGCGCTGGCTCCGAACTCGTCTCCGAATTCTGGCTCTCCCGTGGCCGGAGGAGTTGCACCCATGGTTTCAGCTCCTGGCGGGCTGCCTTGCGGGCCTTCCTCACCAGTGAGTATGCTCACTGCCTGAGCCAGAGTCATGCGGTGTGTTTCCAGGCTGTCATACAGTGCTTCCAATGCTGGTTTGACGGTGTCATTGAACTGTTGGCTGACTTCCAAACCCAGCTCATCTCTAATGGAGTCAACAAGATCCAGCATGGTTTCAGCTTTCATGCTGGCCACGTCTTCCAGCCATCCGGTGATGCGATCCACCATGTCTCTGGTGCTCATAATCACAGCTGCTTTTTCTTCTTCACCTTCAAAGATAACTCGTTCACTGAGTACCTGTTGCAGCACACTCATGGCCTCATCCACGGACTCTTTTTTGGCCATTTTCGAGGCGGTGGCGTACATGACTTCGTCACTCTTTTTGCCATATCTCTTTTTGAACTCGCCTCGCGCTTTTTTCATGCCTTTGACGTATTTTTCTCTCTTTTTCTTTTCGTCAGGAGTCAAGGTGCGTTCACTGATTTCTTGATTGATGACATTCAGCATGGCCCGAGTTTTCTGATACTCGTGATTTTCATGAACTGCGGTGTAGCTGTTGGTTTTTTCAAAATTGCTGATTTTTTCAGCCAATGACCGTTGCGCCTGGATCAACTGGTTTTCATTAAACTTGTGCAGTGACAGGCGGTAACCAAATTGCTGTGCCAGACTTTCGTTCAACACATCACTGGTGATTTTGATGGATAGGTTTTTGATTTGCATGGTATAATCCTAAAGGCTCGTTATTGTTATTTACCAGATTTGATTTCAATCAAATTATTTCGTTATAGCTGCTGGTAAACAGAGTTTTGAATCTGCTGATTATCTGCAACTTTGCCTGCAGGGATCGATGTTGTGATTCTGCATACCTGGCAGAATACATGTCTTTGAGGTCAAGATCCTTGGTGTTGGTGCATCTGCTGCGGAATCTCACACAGTCGTCGCAGTGTTTTTGATACACCGAATCCAAATTTTTGATTTTGTTGTATTCGCAATAATCCTGCCGCGAATAAAAGTGTGCAGCCATGACTGCGCAGACTTTGAGATTAAACCCATGCAGCATCACATTGGGTTGACGCAGACTCAGCAGCCAGGATCGGTCTTGAGATTTCGAGATAGCAAACTTTCGATATATCATGGTGCCGTCGGGCAGGGCCTGCAGGGGAATTTTTTCTTTGAGTTCTCGGTCCAGTATAAAGTCAGTCATGGTGAGATCTCGTTGGCCATTACTCGGGGGTTGTCGGTGCCGATTTTGATTACCAGGCTTTTTCTTATCAGTGATTCGATTACAAATTGTTCTCGTTCACTGAACACATGCAAGAACGCAGGATTTTGTAACTTCTTGAGTATCTGCTGTTCTTCCAGACTGGTGAAGATGGAGAAAGACTGTATGAGTTCGTTGATTTTCATAGGCCGGCCAGCTTTCTCATTCTGGAGACAAAGTTATCTCTGGCTTCATCGCCACCGATGGTGCTGGTGGTGTTGACAGATTTAAGCTCTCCACGATTGTCGCCAGTGGCAGCTGCTACTCGATGCACATCTTCGTTGGCATCTCCCAGTGCTCCGGGCTGAATGCTGATTTGACTACCTGGTTTGATAGTCTGATTTGAACTGGTGTTGCTGGGGGTAGAGCTGCTGGTGGGCACTGCGGTTTGTGTCAGACTCAACATGCCGGTTTTGGGATCTTTGATTAAACGATGCGCGGGCACCGTGATGTCTATGCCTTTGGCTGGATCATTGATGGTGACCTTTTGATTGGGCCCCTGCCCCTGGGCACCGGTGACTTTGCCCATCACCGGTGCGGTTTCTTTTAGATGTTTGTTCATAACATGCCCTTTTGATTATTTATCCCCGGTGATGCTTTGGTTCAAATGAAAAACAATGTTTCCGTGATCTGGGTTGGTGATGAAAACTGGATAATTCTGTTCTATGGTTTCATTTAATCCCTGTATGTAGGGCACCAAGTTAAAGTCTTTTTTCAGCAGCCCCACTGGGTCGTCATCTAATAGATATAGGTTGTCTTGTTCAGTGTACCAGTCGAATCGCCAGACCTGTATGATTTCGTGGTGCCGGAATCCCACCAGTGATCCTCTGACATTCAACAGTGCCGGTCCGTGGTTGTAGTAGATGTTGGATCTGATTCCCAGAGTTTGAATAACAGTGTTGAAATTCTGTTCCTGGTATCGTTGTTTTTCTTTGCCTGATTCCAGGCGATATTGTCCAGTGTGGGTGATGTCAACCAATGAGTATAATTTGTAGTGCATTGCCAGCGCCTCACATGCCTGGGATATTTACCCAGGCATGTGATCAGCTCATTTTCATCAAAATAGTCACCACAATCGACAGAACCCCAGCGATCACAGTACCAGCAGTGCCAATAATGACCTTGGTCAGGCTTTTTTGCCCTTCCAGTACATCGTTGTGCATGACTTCGACTTTGCGTTCTAGGTTGTTTAATCGTGTGTCTAATTGATGATATCGCAGCGCACACAGATCCACGTGTGCTTCCAAACTTTCTTTTTCCAAATTAGTTACCGGCGCAACTGGCATGGTATCCTCCAAATTTAATTGCATGGTTGCCTAATCTTTATCGGAATCTTTCTTTGGACCGAACAGCGCCGTCAACATGATTTTGATATCTTTGATACTGCCCAGGGTTTCTCTGATCTTGTAGGCAGCAGACTCGTTTTGCTTTACCAGTAAAACAATGGTGTAGATGATCCACCACCACCAAATGACTGCGATGCAAAACATGGAGGTGGCGCCAATGGCCATGGCGATATCGAACAGTGTTTCAGTGCCGAACACCCATATAAAGAAGACGCCAGCCAAGGCAGTGATGGGCAGTATTGTGGCAAGATTTGCCCAAATACGCACCTGGCGGACTGTTTTTTCAGATATATCAGCATTAGGTTTCATACCGATATTTATCGACTATGGGAAAAATAATACTTTAGTCTACCAATACTCAAAAAAAAGCCCTGCATCAGCAGGGCTTTTTGGATTGCGGCGAATCAGGCCACGGTGAGACCAGTCAGGGCAGCCGGAACGACCGAGACGTTGGCCACAGCGATGCCGGTGGCATCAGCGATGGCTTGCTCAACGATGCTGTAGGTCTTGGTGCCCACCACAGCATTGCCTTCAGTGACACCAGGGTTGGTGTTGAAGTCCGGGGCCATGTAGCAGAATTGCGTGGCTGACGGCGCAAACACAGCAAACAGTTCGCTGGTGACTTGCAGAGCACGGACCACCTTGGACCACTGGCTGTTGGACAGTTCAGGGTCAGTGTCCAGGGCACCACCGGTGATGGTGACCTTGTACAGGCGAAGGTTGGGGGTACTGAAGGTCAGCAACGGTGCAGCACCGTTTTCCACAATACCAGCCAGTGCAGCGCCTGGCGACTGGCGCACGCGCAGATAGTTTTCAGTTAGTTTAACACCACCGCTACCAGCGATTTCAGCATCAATTAAACTCGGCATAATGTATTCTCCTTATTTTGCCGCTCAGTTACGAGCTTTATGTAATTATTTATCCAAATTTTGAATTTTTGTCTTCTGATGATCTTAGTTTGAAGTTGCCAGATGTCAGTGCCGACATGATCTTGGGCATGATGTCCACATTGGGTATATCAGATCCGGCTGCGTTGATAACACGATTGGCGGCCAGTCTCAGGTCGCTGGTGCTGGGGGCAGTCATGGTGATGATCCTTCGTATTTCAATCAGAGCAGGGTTGCGTATCTTTAGAGATCTCTCCAACCTAGGCAGGAAGTAGAGGTCACACTCGCGATCCTGGCTGGCATGTGATATGTATCGACACAGTTCGGCCCGCGGCACCGAGGTGTTTATCCTGGCTTGTTTGGCATGCTCTGAAGAAAATAGTTCTGCAACTTGACTGGGTTCACAGGTCAGTAGGTATATGAGATTGTGCAGATCAGTGGCGCTGATCCTGAATTCTGCATAGTCTCCGTACTTGGCAGTGGCATTGGCATAGCTCTGAGCCAATTGGTGACCAATCTGTGTTCTATTCAAAAAAGTCAGGATCAACACCAAAAGATACACCGCCTGACAAATTTCTTCATAGGTGTGCTTGACCCCGTGGCTGTCGGTGATTAGCCGAGATTCATACATGGTTTTTAAAAACATAGATCAGCTCCTGTGGTCAATTGAGTTCTTGCCTAAATTTTTGAAAATTTTCTTCTCTTTTGTCTAGTCCCAAGAGACCTGGATTAATGATCTTGGTCACGCGTCGGGTATCGCTGAAATCTGTGATTGCGGGCTTGACTTTGGTTTTCCAGTACCACAGAGATACCTCAGCTGCAATTTCAGGGTCTTCCATTAGTTCTGGTTGATCCACCAACGGATACCCCAGTGCACGTTGCGCTTCGGCGGCGTTGTGTTTGCCGGTTATCTGTAAAAAAGCACGCCCGCGATATTCAGCACCGTCGCCGGGATTGGTGTTGCCTAGTTCTTTGGCTTTTTTGGGGTTAAACCGTATGTCGTATTTTTTGAAATATTTGTTATCTCCGTATTCTTTGAGAGTACGAAAGTCATGGGTTTCGTGTGATGCCTGGGCCATGAGTTGAGCGAGCTCGTCACCTTTGATGCCCATTTTTTTGGCGTAGTTTAAGAAAAAGGTGGCCACTTTGGGTAATTGAAGATTCAAGCCAGTGTGTGATTTTTCAGGATCCAAATTTGTGGAATGCGATGGCTTGGCAAAAGGGGCAGTGGGGGCCGTAAGATTAGTGATCTTCTGTGTGATGCCCTGCACATTGGGTCTGCTGTTTTTGGATTTACCCAAATTTACCAGTCGTTTGATGACCTCGGGCCCATTGGCTGGATCTTTGGCATAGTCATAGGCAGCGCCACCCAACCCCAAAGTGGTGGCTGCGGCCAGAGCCGCAGCTTTTTCTTTCCACCCTTCCTCGATTATTTCGTTGATTTTCATAGTGATTCCATAATTCCTACCTTGGTATTATTTGTCAGAGTCGGGGGCATCCTGCACCTTTTTTATACCTCTTTTGAATTTGTTCACATCGCTGCTTCTGATGGAATTTATAAATCTTTTTTCCAGCTCAAACGCCACTTCTGGCGAGTATGTTTCGTGAATCAATGTCAGTAGATTTATGGCACTTTCGATGAGATTGCTGCCCCGGTTTTCGATCAACAAATCTTTGTTTTTACTGAGGCTCAGCGAGCTCAATTCTTGTAAGATAGATCGAGTTGTTTTTTTCATGATGGTAGGGTTCCGTTTACTATTTACTCGTATTTGATGTTCTAGAGTTGGTTTATTCGTTGTTGCGGTAGGATACAATTATGAATGTAACTGGCACAGTGTTATTATGTGTAAACAGTAAACAACACAAGGACAACCATGCTTACTCTAGACCACATTGTTGATTTGTACGAAAATTCAGCCAAAAAAGTGACTGAATCTCTGATCCCCGATAACGCCATGCGTATTTACGCAGATGCGGTGATCGGCATGCAGGCCATGGTGGTTAAAACCCACATGCAACTTTTTGAATCGGCCGGGTCGGCCATGGCGAATCTCTACAGCAAGAAGTAATCTTTGACAACACACAGACAACACACAGGCAACACACATGGCTAAGACTGGTTACGAGATTCGCACAGAGGTATTGGTTGCGGCGGTACAGGTGGCAGACCTCATCATGAGGAGCAAGATGGAGATGCACCGGATACATGGTCTGCCCGGCGGCCACAAACTGGATTACACCATCAGTGCCGATCAGATTGTCAGCATAGCTGAGAAGTTATATGCTTTTGTTGAAAACAAGTAGTCAAAATAAAAGGCCCCGCGGGGCCTTTTATTTTGACTGTGGATCATCGCCAATCGCCAATGTTGGTTTCGGTGCCAGATACCCCTATGGGGTAAATCATCATCATGCTGGGTGGAAACACTGACACTGTGCCAGGGTCAATGCTCCAACCCACCTGTGGATCCAATGTCCCGCCTCCAGAGACTTCTACTATACCGGTGATCAACAGAGAATATGGCGTAGCTACGTTGGCCGGTGGAGTCACAGTCACTGGTGCGGTGTAAGCACTGGTCAGTGATATATCAATGATGTTGGCTGCGCCCATTGCGCCTACTTCGGCAGCAGCCGTGGTGGCGGTGTAGGTGATTCGGGCCAGCGTGGCAGTGCCGCCCCAGGACATAGCCATAGTTTGGTTGTTGCCGCCCGATGACCTACTGATGAATGTTTTGATTCTAAACCAGTATTTGGTGTTGGGGGACAACATCACACCTACACCCAGTATGCTCTGCGGAAGATTGTTGCCCGGTGTAAATGTTCTGACGGTTGAAAGACTATAGAACTGTTGTGACGGAATAATACCACGCTGCCCGTCAAAGACTGTGGAAAAAAATCCCTGCGGGGAATATTCAACTGCGCCCGCCATCGACGCAGTCAACAGCCCGCCCGGAGTCAGTTTGATCGGCGGTGTATTACCAGTGCCGGCTGGTGTCACCAACGGGCCACTGAACTTGACTGCCTTGATTCCGTCTTGATTATCTATGGTGGCCACCACGGACATGACTGTACTGCCAGCTGGGTTGGTGTATATTTTTATTTGCCCGCCCTGTGCCGAATCTGTGAAATCTTCTATGGCGTCGTAGGATATTCTGGCAAACCCGGTGACCGGCATGCCAGTGGCACTGTACCCAACTGCAGTCAATCTCAGGGCAGATTCGCCAGACTTGATGGCAGTGGGCGCAGCAGTGGTGCCATTGTATCTTCGCCCCACAAATGCAGCGTTGCCGCCAACGCCGTCATTGTAAATTCTCGAGAATAAACCGGGTTGCCCAGTCACATGTAGCATGGTGCCAGTGACCATGGGCGGTAGTGATGCACCAGTTTGGTTTCCTATAATCTCAACTGCTCCCAGCGTGGGGTCAATGTCGGATACACGGATTTTAATTTTGCCGTCAGCACCGATTTCAAATATTGGTGTTCCCAGCACGCCCTGGCTGGTGGGGAACACATCGATCTCGCCCACCAGGTTAATGGATCCGGTGCCGTTGGATATCAGATTTAAATCTTCATTGGCATTGACGGTGGAAAGATTATTGACATCGGCAACAAAGTGCCCAAACGCCAAGTTAATGTCTTCGGCCTGCAGTACAATTCTTCGACCACCGGGGGTGACACCGTCCGACAACCTCAGGGTACCCAGTGCTTCGTCCCAGAATATGCTGCCGTATTCTCCTACATAGTCAGTGGATGACACCGTGGTGACGCGCCCGGCTCGTAGTTTTCTTATGGAAGGCATGAATTACCCCAGAACGTCGTTGTCGTCACTGCCGAAGAACACCACTGGTAACCCAGCAGATTTTTTGATTCTTTGCAGGTCACATTGGTCCTGGTCATAGACATTGTCCACACCAGCTACCTTTTTCAAAAGTTCAAGTTTCTGCTGCAGCGGAGGAATCATCACTGGTTGGTCAGATTCTTCAGGCTCGTCCATCTGAACAAGACCTGGCTTACGGTTGGGCTTGGATTCTTCACCATCCAGGTCAATTATTTTTGCTAAAATATCAGATATTTTCATTAGTGATCCAGATTAGGGGTCATACCCAGGGCCTGCCCAAGATCAACCCCTGGGAGTTGGTGGTGTCCACCACTGAGTTTCCCTGATAGTTGGTGGGCAGCTGAGACAAGTCAAAACTGGCTCTGGGGTGACCCAGAGCCAGTCTTTTTTGCGCCGACCGCGTCAGTTTGGCTATCTGACGCTGTTGCTTGGTGGGCAAAGTTGAAATTCCGTTGGCAGCCATGATAATCCTTGAGTATCATGAGTATTTACCTGAATTTACTGAATCATGAAATACTCTTTAAGTTTCCGATCACAGCTCGACGGTACTGATCCGTCATCTCATGCTCGGCCATCAGTTGATTGAACAGTTCCACTGATTCAGCTTCTCTACCCACCCACCATGCAGCCACAGCTTTTTGAAAAAACAGTGAATACACTCCTGGGTATTCCACGTCAGTTAACAGTGGTGTGTGCTGGTGTTCGACGGTCATGGCTATGCCGATGTTGGCAAACATGTAGGATTCATACCATTCGCCTCGTCGCTCGTGATGCTGGCTCAGTAAAAGATATCCCTCTGGCCTCGTGGGATGCACACTGATGGCCTGTTGAAATCTTCCCAACACCGTGTAGTCTCTGCGAGTCTGTTTCCTAAAACAGATTCCGCATCGCAGTATTGATTCGTAGACCAAGTTTTTACGTCTGGCGCGCTCTGCCGCTCGTATATAAAATGACACAGCTGATGCGGTTTGTCCCTGAGATTCATAAGCATACCCCAACCAAAAGTTGTTGAGATCCAGGTCAGGTTGTTGAATGAACTGTTGTAGGTGTTGATCTAACATGTGGTTTTCTCGTTATAGATTCTCTGCAGCATCAATGAATCACGGTGTTGATATTTTCGATGACACCGTCGTCGTGGGGGTTGGGGAGAACATCCATAAATCCAGCATGTCTATCACCACTGATTCTGGTACGGTCAGCAGGAAGGCTGCATTGTCTTGGAATCCAAAGGAGATGATAAATTGTCCCTGATGCAGAGCCAGCCCGCAGGCAAACTCGATTTCGCCGGTCATGAAATCAAAGGTTTCACTTTCGGCCAGTAGATTCCATGTTCGGTCCCAGAGTATGAACCTGTGACGATACCTTCCGTCTTTTTGGCCCTGTTGGCTCTGAAAGAACTCAACTTCATGAGTTATGGCCACATAATAATCGCCCCAGGGCACCACTTGCGAGCTGCCACGAAGATCGTTGGGCATGGACACTGCTTTGGTTTGATCTACATGCACGGTCACACAGGTTTTCTGATCAGGATCCACCTGCACCACTTCGGTGGGGTTGCTCCATTTGACATAGTGATATGGTTGATCCAGCACCGGCATCCAATTTTTTTCGCAGTAGGTGTGGTTGTTGCCGGGGCCAGGTATGCGAAATCTGGATATTTCGGTAACAGCGTCATCGGTGATGCTGATCTCCACCAGATCCATTCTGCCCTGGCCTGTGTGCTCAGTGTCTCGACGAACACCGCTGACATAAAATTTACCCTGCCATTTAAACAGTCTGGCGTCTTCGACGCCGATGAATTTCCATTTTGGTGGAAGATCGTTGTGCTGAGTGTCGATGTGATGGCATTTCACCAGGTTCAGATTCTGGTCAAACACACATAGATAATTGTCGGTTCGAAGATTTACATCGTCTTCGGGGTGCACATAAGTCAGTGGCCCGTACTGATGGCGGAACTGTTTGTTTTCGCTGTGATACAGGGTGTAGTTGATGTGCCGAACCACAGCCATGATCGCACCGGTGTCGGGATCAACAAACACTGACGGGTTCAACAGGCCAGTGCCCTGTGTACGTGCCGAATCAATGACCACAGGCTTGATGCTGCCGCCCAATGATACTGCATGTTTGACGAAGTTTTTCATAGTCTATTTAACAAGGTAATTTTAACATGATTGATTAATTCAGAAATTTGTTGATCAGTTAAAAAACTCAAAATTCTGAGATCACAGTGGTTGGGTGGCTCGAATACATGGTTGGTGTCAGTGTACCGGCCCTGCTTGATGGTGTCCAGCCATATGGTGAAATCTGCTTGAAAAATTTCACGCATTTCTGCCAGTGGGGCTACAAAATCGCAGATCACTGCCTGTGCTGATGAATCACGGGCCAACTGTTGCATTCGGTGGGTCTGTCTCAGTCTGCCCTGGTGGGAAAAGTCCCAGTCGTTGTTGAGTTGTCGTACTGTGTCGGCGTTGAACCAATCCACTGAGATACCAGAGTCAGTGAGACCCTGGTGCAACCTGCTGGCCAGTGTGGTTTTACCAGATCCCGGCAACCCCATTATCAGTATTCGTTTCATGTCAGTCCACAATTAATTGATTCCATGGCGCAATGTACCCATGACAGTGTATGATGTCAAATTCTTGAACTTTGGTCAAGTCTATGTTTTTGTAGATGCATTCTTCAATGGTGATGTTTTGTTCAAACAAGGTCTCCATGGATCTGCTGATCATCAGCGGTGCATCGTCGATCAAGTCACCACACAGACTCCAGAGTCTGGTGTGAAAGAAGCACCTACCCTGCTGGTTGATTTCTCGTGTTTTGAACACGTATTTGCCCTGGTGCGGACGGTATGCAGTGATGTCGAACTTCTGGCCAAGTTGGTATCTACCTGACAGCTTGAACACTCGACGAGGTCGAAATCTCAAGCCGTCCAGCCCCACCATCAACATATATGACTCACCGGCGCCCTTGATGCCATGGTGATTGAACCAGCGAACATCACGTCGTTGCCCGATGTAGATGAATTCGTCTACTAGGTTTGACAAGATTTGTTGTTGCTGCGAGTCCATGCACTGGGAGGAGTTGTCCACCAGAGTGATCACAGCTCCCGGTGCCTGGCGACGTATGGATTTCACCGTCTCCACCGTCTGAAAAAATCTCTGAGCAGGATGGATCAAACCAATGCTGGTGTTGACGGTGGAAGTGATGATAAATGCATCAGGGTTGGGTATAGTCATTCCACCATTGCTGCCAGTTGATGTAGGGATCCAGTTGCTGATCAAATTGCATGTGTAGTGCTAGGCTGGGTATGGGATTGAATCTAATGGCTTGATTCTGTTGCCAAATATTCCAGATGGTGTTGGATTCCTCATAGTGTTCGAATCGGGGATTCAGGTAGTCGCCGTTGTATTTCAGCGCCAAAGTTTCGAAAAGTGGCCAATGATCCCTCAGCAACTGGGGAGAGGCCATGATAACGTTGGTGGTGAATACCCCAGTGCGCCAATGACGATGAGACCCATGAACCACAAAATCTCTGCGGGTGGGCGGGTTGTATTCTGATGGCTCATCGAAAGGATAGATCACGACATCTGTGCGCTGAAGTCGCTGGCAGAACAAGTCAAATGACTCAACCATTTCTTGAATGGCAGTGGGCACATGCAGGTAGTCGTCTTCCACTGAGTAAAACAAGTCACTGTCAGTGTCGCGACACATCAACCATTGTTGGTGTGCTGAGTTGTTGTACCCGTGTTCGTACAATGGCACAAATTCATAATCTATTCCACTGTGGTGCAATATGTCAAGTATCTGACCCACGGTTTTTTCAGAAGAATGATCGTCCAACACTGACAGTTTGGTCAGAAAGTTTTTTGTGTTTTTTATCGAGTTGACCAAAGATTGAGCACATCCAACCACCAACTGTGGTTTTTCAAAACCACAGTAGCGGACACGCCAATCTTTGTGTACGTTGGTTCTATCACAGGTTCTCAGTACCACATGCAGGGATTTGACCATGTCAGCTGATCCAGTGGTTAGTGGAACTTTGAAACACATAAGACCCAATGTGATTCAATTTGATTGATCGATCCACATAGACTTTACCACCAATGCTCCGCCATTTTCTACAGAAAAAGTAATCTTCGGAAATCAATATGCCATCTTCGATCATTGTGGAAAAATATTCTTTGTTCAATTTTCCGACATTGTCGAATTGATTTGCTGTGTAGGTGGCCACCACGTCTGACAGTTTTTCAAAAACCTCACGTTTGATCATCATGAATCCAGTGCCGGATTCTCTGACCTCGATCAAATCCCCAAATTGCGGGCTCATGTTCACACGGTTGTAGATGTAGGGAGATGCGTACTTGGGCAAGTCCTGTGGCGGAACTCCGCGTCTGGCTGCTTGGTGGATGGAGCCCCAGTCCAACAGTTTAGCTGGGTATCCACCGCACACCACATCCAGATCATGGCTCAGCAATTTGAATACATCCTCAGGATCAAATCCAATGTCTGCGTCGATGAACAGCAGATGCGAGCAGTCGGAATTCATGAAAATGTCAGCTATGTTGTTGCGCGCTCGAGTGATCAAACTTTCGGAGGTGGTGAATTGATAGTTCAAGTTCACTTGGCGGTCCTGCACAAGTCTGGCCAGATTTAGGTTGCTGAAAGCATAGTGTGCGGTGCACTGTCCGCCGTACATGGGAGTACCGATCATTAGATTAGTCACAGTTAGATCCTTTTGGTTTTAATTCGATGGATGAGCTGCTGCAGTTCTTTGTCACTGGCAGTGCTGCAGGCAGCGTCGTAGGTCATCGGTGGCACAAACATGTCTGTGAGATCGGAATACTGGCTCACAGTGGGAACATCAGCCCAGATCAAAAAATCTGGGTTCAGGACTTCTCTCATTTCCGGTATGGGACAGCACATGTCGATGATTGTAAGATCGGACTTTGAAGCCCGAGCTTGCTTTAACAGTCGATGACAGTGACGAATTTGTCCGTTGACTGTGAAATCCAGGTCACGCGCCAGATGGCGCTGTTGCATGGAGTTGATGACAGTGCAGGATTCAAAGCCACATTCAGCAAATCTCTGACTCAGTTGATGAGTTATTTCAGACTTGGCGGATTCTGGCATGCCCATGACCAGTATTCGATATTTTTGATCAGCAATCAGACGATAATACTGCACCAATCCATCTTCCAGCGAATGAAAGACCCAGGGCCTGATAAACAGCCCCTGATTTGGCTCCAACATGATGTTGGTGTGAATCTTCCATTCAAACAAGTTTCTGTAATTGAAGTTCATTCCCTCAAACACTGACCTGGAGTCAGCTGGTGACAGCTCGCCCATGGAGGTGTCGGAGATATGGTGCCATAGGTTTACCTGGGTGGCCTCCAGTGCCACAATAAACACCCATTCATTGGGAGAATCAAATGATTCAAAATGAATGGCGTGATTGAATGGGCGGCGTATAACGCCAGATCGATCAGGGTCCACCGTCACACGTTCGCCCAGAACATGGTACAGCGTGGTTTCGATGTTGGGGAAAATCAAATTAAAATCAGGCAGCTCATACCCGTATTCTTTTTCAACAAAGTTGAACCCCTGCACCACGTTTCTGAGATTCACCACATCCTGTGGTGGAAAAAACCCATCCGCATGGATGAGTTTCACCATAGAACGGTTCCTGGCCATCACAGTCTCCAAACTTCCATGTTGGCGTATTTTTGCAAGATGTCCGGCGGTAGAATGGATTTTCTCGGCCGATGTTCGACCTTTTGTCGAACCTCATGCAGGGGTATGCCGATTTCTTTGTCATAATCCGGCCAGGCGCACCCCACGTCATTGAAGTTGTGATTGAACTGCTCTTCTCCAATGAATGAATAGATGGCCTTGAGAGTTTGTTTCGGGGACTTGCACAGGTTCTCGTATTCGATCAGCATGATGCGGTTTTTTTCGTCGCTAGTGATGGCTTGCTTGAGCCCGATGTAGGGGAATCCCACCACGCCCTTTTCATCCATCAGCATGTCAACCCGTTCATACACGGTGCGACCTGGGCCACCAGTCACAGTGTTGGTGGCCATGGGGTATTTTCGATGCGCAACTTCAAACGAATCCAGAATACTGTTGATGTCACGCACGCAGGCAATCAACTTGGCGTCTGGAAAAAGTTGCCGGATTTGCGGAGTCAACAGGGTCCAGGCGCGATTGGTGTTGAACACCACTGGCTGACCCACATGCCGGTAAAACCCCTCGAACATGCCTTTGATCAAATTTTCTCTGCGCTCCCAGGGAACTTCGGATTTCATCCCCGGGTCATTGCCCAAGGATTCCAGAGCACCTTTGACCAGGTTGGCCAAGGGATCAGTGATGGAGGAATGAAACCTTGGATTTTGTGACAAAATAGATGACAGCAGAGTTGATCCAGACCTGGGCAGTCCAGTGATAAAGTGATAAGTTTTTGCCATTTTATGTTTCCTGTCGTTGATTGAGAAGTTGTTGAACCTGTGTCTGAATTTCCTGCAATGGATGACGCCAGTCGCGGAGTTTTTGTTGTTTGTTCACATGAAAGTTACTGCCATACCAGGGAGTAGAGCTGTCATTTCTGGATGATGTCCAGATGTAGTATTCGGCAATGGGCACAGCCACAAATGTGGTTTTGCCCATGGCACCAGCAGCATGCACCAAACTGGTGCAAGAGCTGACGATACAATCCATCTGATCAATGAAATCCAGCGTGTCTTCCCATGAGTTGATTCTTGGTGCTAGATCAGTGACTCGCGGGTTATTTACCGTGGTGCGGTCTATGTAATATATGTCAGCAGATTCAGGCAAGTATTCCAGCATCTGTTCCAGTGGAATCTTTCGATATTCGTCCTGTGCAAAGTAGGGGTTGCCTGAACACTTGATGCCAATTTTAAATCTGTCGCCGTCCAGTTTATTTCGGGCACTGCGCATGGGAGTCAGATATGTGCCGCGCCAGAGATCGGATTCTGTGAGTCCCAGTACAACGGGCAAATTCATCAATCTGAACCAATATTGCGTGCGATCCACTGAGTAGGGCTCTGACACAATTTCCACCCCATGTCTGCGAAACAGACAATTCTTGTCACGATAAAATTCAGTGTTGGGTGAATACAGTATGGGTGTCATGCCCAACCGTTGGATGTGATCAAAAAAACGTATGTTGATGATTTCATCGCCAATGCCGCCTTCACCGCTGACATACACAGTTCTACCGGGTCTGGCAATGCCGTCCCAGCGTTTCATTTTTAGCTCAGTGTCGAATAGTCGGCTGGTGGGTTTCTCAAAATCCAGAAATGCCGACAAGCCCTGCATCAGTTGCCCGGATTTTAGATATTTTCCTGACAGCATGGGGGTGAGATCCTGCTGTTTTTCAGGAAACTGTTGAATCATGTCCAACACCATTTTTTCGGATGCTGCTTTGTCGCCAGTCAGTGATGTGTTGGCTGCCCGCAAACACAGTGCGGAGAAGTCGTTGGGCTTGATCTGTAGTTGCAGATCAATCAACTGCAGCGCACGATCTGGATAATTCATAAGGTTGAGGGCATTTATCAGATTACTTCTGGCTGCGTATTTTTCTTCAGTGGTCAGAGCCAGGGCGTAGACGGTCTCAGCGCATCGAAAATATAAATCTCGATACTCGGTCTTCTGAGCCAGTTCACCAATGGCATCATATTGAAACATCTCTCTGGCATTCTTGAAAGCATGGTCCAGAATACCATACGCCAGAGGCCTCTGGTCATTGTTGACCAGATCCAGCACCAGGGCTTTGAGGCCTACGAGGTCAATTGGAGTCATTGTTCTTTAACCACCACCAAGCGTATGTGATATTCACTGATCACGTTGTTGCGTTCACTGATGTACTCTTCCACAAACTCTCTGGGCTGATTAGCAAGGTTGACTCGATACTTCTCTTCTGGAACGTAATTCCATTCCAGAATATCAAAATCCACGTTGAAGTATTCGCCCAGTTGAGAACTGGCTGCACCAGTTTCCTTGCAGATCTGATTGAACTTTTTGCTGAAAAGTTGCAATCCCAGGGGGGTGATGGGCCTGCGGTGTGTGGGGTCGGCCAAGTAGGCATCGTGGCGAGGGTGCGGCACCCTGATGTCAATGATTGCACCGTGTTGGCAAACACGATATATTTCCTGCAGACAGTGAAAGTATCCTTCGCCCAGGTGTTCCAGCACGTGGTGCGCCACCACAGTGGTCACTGTGCTGTCTGGAAATGGCAGATCATCGGTTTCTAGATTCAGACAGTGATCTGGGTTTGACTTGGGGTCATAGTCGACGGTGACAAACCCGTCGATGCGTGAGTGGCCGGAGCCGAGATTGATTTTCATGATTACCTCTGTGTTTATTCTGTATTCTACAGTCACACAGAGGCAGAGTCAAGATTTGTTTCAGAAAGTCAATGCAGCTGTCTGGCTGCTGCCGCCACTGATTTGAGCCCAATTGGTGATACCACCTATGACGCTCACTGGTGAACTTTGGTTAACTATGTTGCCGTTTCCTAGTTGCCCGTTGGCATTCAAGCCCCATGCCCAGCATGCACCTGATGTGGTAATACCCAGGCTATGGCTGCTACCGGCACTGATCTGACTCCAATTAGTGATACCGCCTATAACTGATGTTGGTGAACTGCGATTGGTGATGGTGTTGTCTCCCAATTGCCCACTGCCGTTGCTGCCCCAGCACCAGACCATGCCGGTGTCAGTGAGCCCCAGGCTATGGCTGCTGCCGGCGCTGACCTGGCTCCAGTTGGTGATACCGCCCACCACTGACACTGGCGAGCTTCGAACCACCACAGTTTTATCTCCCAGTTGCCCGAAACTATTGCTGCCCCAGGCCCAGGCCACACCATTGGCAATGCCCAGGCTGTGATTACTGCCGGCACTGATTTGGTTCCAACCAGTGATGCCACCTATCACTGGCACCGGTGATCTACGACTCACTGCGGTACCGTCACCCAGCTGCCCGTTGGTGTTCATGCCCCAACTCCAGACCGCACCATTGGCTATACCCAGACTATGTGTGCCACCGGCACTGACTTGACTCCAATTGGTGATGCCGCCTATGACTAAAACTGGCGAACTTCGATTGGTAACCGTGTCGTCCCCCAACTGACCGTTGGCATTGGATCCCCAACACCAAGCCAACCCGGCGGCGGTGATACCGATACCGTGAGTTGTGCCAGCACTGACCTGCAGCCAATTGTTGATGACACCAGATACGATTGTCGGTGATCTTCGGCTGGCGGTAACATTGATACCCAACTGTCCACTGGTGTTGCTGCCCCAACCCCAGGCAGTGCCTGCATCAGTGACTGCCAGGGTGAAGTTGTTGCCAGCACTGATCTGAATCCAATTAGTGATACCGCCTACGACTGACACTGGTGAACTCCGATCCACTACATCGTTGACCCCAAGTTGACCGTAATGATTTCGCCCCCAGGTCATGGATTGCACATTAAACCCATCGTTTCTTAACAGTCGCCCGTCTAGTCCTATCCATTCATCCTTGCATGAAATCACCAACACGTTAAGTTCTTTGACAAAGAACATGCTGCCAGACGGAAGTGCATACATCAGAGGTTGTGGTTGGAGATCAGGAAGATCGTTCACGGTGTCAACAGCTATTACTCGGTCAGGGGTTGTTTGATCAACAGCCGCATCCAGTAACAATACTTCTTCTGCGGTGATGTTGCTGACCACAGAGATTTCCCGTTGTAGTTCGATTTTCAAAGCATCAAAGTTTAAAGGCATGCAGGTTTGGTCCAGTTGGTTTAGTATTTATTCCGCCATTGATCAAAGAATTTAATTTACAGGGATGAGATTTTAATTATGCAATCATCTTAGAGATAATGGTGCCCAGACTGTGCCAGCCGCCAGCACTGACCTGACTCCAAGTAGTGATGCCACCTATGACACTCACCGGAGAGCTCTGGCTAACTGTGCTGTTGTCGCCCAGCTGACCTTGGCCGTTGCTGCCCCAGGCCCAGGCCACCCCATTGGCTATGCCCAGACTGTGAGCGAGGCCGGCACTGACCTGGCTCCAGTTGGTGATGCCGCCCACCACCGACACTGGTGAGCTCCTGGCTGCTATGGAGTTGTCGCCCAGCCTACCGTTGAGGTTACAGCCCCAGGCCCAAGCCACACCGTTGGCAATGCCCAGACTATGGCTGCTGCCGGCACTGACCTGACTCCAGTTGGTGATGCCGCCAACAACACTCACTGGTGAGCTCTTACTGACGGCAGTGTTGTCGCCCAGTTGCCCGAAACTATTGCTGCCCCAGGCCCAGGCCACCCCATTGGCAATGCCCAGGCTGTGGCCACCACCAGCACTGACCTGACTCCAGTTGGTGATACCTCCGACAACACTCACCGGTGAGCTTTTGTTCACCGCGGTATCATCTCCCAGCCGCCCGAAACTATTGCCTCCCCAGGCCCAGGCCACACCATTGGCTATGCCCAGACTATGCTCGGTGCCAGCACTGACCTGACTCCAGTTGGTGATACCTCCAACAACACTCACCGGTGAGCTTTTGTTCACCGCGGTATTATCGCCCAGCCGCCCGCTTCCGTTGTATCCCCAGGCCCAGGCTACACCACCGGCTATGCCCAGGTTGTGGTGGTAACCAGCACTAACCTGACTCCAATTAGTGATACCACCTATGACTGACACTGGTGAGCTGCGGGGGATCGATGCACCGTCCCCCAGATGCCCGAAACCATTGGTGCCCCAGGCCCAGGCCACCCCGGTGGTGGTGATGCCTATCCCGTGGTCGCGCCCAGAACTGATCTGTGCCCATTCAGATATCCGACCAACCACGCTAACCGGTGAGCTTTTACTCGTAATGGTGAGGTCACCGAGTTGCCCGAATGTGCTGCTACCCCAGGCCATAGGCAAATTGCTGACCGTAAACGGGAATAACAGCCAAGTATTGTTGTTATTGAAATATAACTCCCGAGCATTTTCGTTGAGGTATAATTGCCCATCCACTGCCAATGGCAGCGCCGGCAGCTCGCTGGTGGATGAGATGACATTGATATTCCCAACCTTTAGCTTTTCCACCGCTCGGGCGGCAATAGCCAGGGTCAGTGGATCCGGTGACTGGGCCAAGACAGCCTGTAATTCTAGAATGGTGTCTGCGATGTTCATGATTGTTATTTACGCCTTTATGGCCAGACTGTGTTCTGATCCCGCACTAACCTGCAACCAAGTGTTGATGTTACCAGCGACACTCACCGGTGAATATTGTTCCAAACTGCTGTTGTTTCCCAGTTGTCCGAATTGACCGTTGCCCCAGGCCCAGGCCACCCCATTGGCAATGCCCAGACTATGGCCACCACCAGCACTGACCTGGCTCCAGTTGGTGATGCCGCCTATGACACTCACCGGCGAACTCCGATCAACTGTGGTCCCGTCTCCCAATCGCCCCGAGTTGTTGAATCCCCAGGCCCAGGCCACACCATTGGCTATGCCCAAGCTGTGGTTAACCCCGGCACTGACCTGACTCCAGTTGGTGATACCACCCACCACTGACACTGGTGAACTTCGACCCACTGCAGTATCATCACCCAGCGCCCCAAATGTACTGTCTCCCCAGGCCCAGGCCACACCATTGGCGATACCAAGATTATGTGTCCAGCCGGCACTGACCTGGCTCCAGTTAGTGATTCCTCCTACCACCGTCACTGGTGAATTGCGACGCACTGTGGTGCCGTCGCCCAACTGACCGCTTCCGTTGAATCCCCAGGCCCAGACCACCCCGCCGGCGATGCCTAAACTATGTAAGCCACCGGCACTGACTTGGCTCCAGTTGGTGATGCCGTCCACCACTGAGATTGGTGACGCCACTGACCTTTGATTTAAGTTGGTGGCCAATTGCCCTTCCAAATTTCGCCCCCATGCCCAGGCCACGCTGTCGCTGGTGATGCCCAGACTATGGTAACCGCCTGCGCTGACTTGTACCCAATTGGTCATTCCACCAAGCACTGATACGGGCGAACTATTTCCACCACCAAACACCCCAGTGCCCAACTGACCGTACTCGTTACTCCCCCAACTCAAGTTCGTACCATTGTTGATGCCCAGGCTGTGACTGTTGCCGGCACTGACCTGACTCCAATCTGACAACCCGCCGGCGACACTCACCGGTGAACTGCGGGTGACGGCCTCGCCGTCACCCACAAAACCAGCGATGCCGGCTCCCCAGCCCATGGCATGTGTTGTGATCTCATCGCTGCGCAGCAATCTGCCGTCTAATCCTATCCACCGGCCACGGCAAGACACCACCAGCACATTCAGTGACTTGACAAAAAACACACTGCCTGAGGGAAATGTGTATTCCAGGGCAGAGGTCTGCAGCGTTGGCAAGTCATCAACTGTGTCCACAGTTACCACACGATTGTCGGTGACATTGTTCACTGACGCACTCAACAACAGCGCCTCCTCAGCGCCAATGTCAGCCACTGAGTTGAGTTTTTGCTGAAGTTGGGTTTTGAGGCTGGATATGTTTATGGGCATGACGGTTACTCGCTGGCAGGCTGTGTGTTGCCCTGGGGTTCAACAATGGTGATGGTCAGCAGTTCTTCAGCAGACTGCGCAGCATCAATTTGGTCACAGATAGCTTTCTCCCAGACAAAACATGACTGAACATGATCTTCGCCAGCCTTGACCACCTGCCCCAGATCAGATTTGGATAAATTCAGCCAGGCTTCTGGGAATTTCCAACCAATGATATCCGCCTCAGACATCAGGAGATATTTCTGAACAAATATGTCTCTGGATCCACGATTGGTGTTGATGGTGACTTCTACGTTCTGAATCACCGTCTTGGCTCCGGAAATTTCTTGGTTGTATCGTTCACTGGCAGCTAGATTTTTGAAGTTTTGTCTAGCTGACTCCAGGGGCATATCAGTGGCTCGATATTCAGCAGTGACCGTGTCATCGTTGATGGTCCAATACGGCCCCGACAGTCCCTGAGTCATGGGGTTAAATTCATCTTTGATGACTTCAGCCTTGACAATCTTGGTGTCGGCATTGATGATCATGGGGATGATGTCATCAGACGGGGTCCTGGGCAACAGTACATTGCCTGGCACCACTGACTTCAAAGAGAATGTGAAAAATGCCCGATTCCATTCTTTGGGTCCCACTATCACACGATTTTTATGAATTATTGCGTACATTTTGGTTTTCCTTTAAGATACGGTTATGCTTTTACTTGATCAGAAGTAAGGGCCAGCGCCCACGGGGACATGAATTTTGACGCGCTGACCTGTACCCAATTTGCGCCGCCGCCGATTAAACTTGCCGGTGACGTGCGACTAACTGTGGTCCCGTTGCCGAGTTGACCATAACTGTTGTTGCCCCAAGTCAGAATCACGCCGCTGGCCGTGAGACCTATGCTATGATCCCACCCGGCGCTGACCTGACTCCAATTGGTGATACCACCAACAACGCTCACTGGTGAACTACAGGTAGTCACAGTGCTGTCTCCTAGACGACCATCACCATTCCAACCCCAGGCCCAGGCCACACCATTGGCAATGCCCAGACTGTGGGTGCCGCCGGCACTGACCTGACTCCAGTTGGTGATGCCGCCAACAACACTCACTGGTGAGCTCTTATCGACGGCAGTGTTGTCGCCCAACTTACCGTTTACGTTTTCGCCCCAGGCCCAGGCTACACCGGAGGTGGTAATGCCCAGGTTGTGATCCCCGCCGGCGCTGACCTGGCTCCAGTTGGCGATGCCGCCGATGACACTCACTGGTGAACTGTGGCTGACTGCTGTGTTGTTACCTAGCTGCCCCAGGTTGTTGAGCCCCCAGGCCCAGGCCACTCCGTTGGCAATGCCTATGCTGTGATTGACACCGGCACTGACTTGACTCCAGTTGGTAATACCACCAACGACCGTGACTGGTGAACTCCGACTAATTGTGGTATTGTCTCCCACTTTTCCGTTGTTTGCTCCCCAGCCCCAAGCCACACCATTGGCTATGCCCAGGCTATGGCTGCTGCCGGCACTGACCTGGCTCCAGTTGGTGATGTTGCCACTGATGCTAATTGGGGAACCTGAACCGTTTATTTGATTGGTTCCCCCTTCGCCGTAATTGTTGCTGCCCCAAGACCATGCTCGACCGTCGCCGGTAACACCTAAAGCGTGCGTCTCCCCAGCACTAATCTGAACCCAATTATTAATACTCCCCACCACGCTGGCGGGGGAACTTCGGGCTGTCTGCACTCCACCATCACCTAGTTGGCCATTGAAATTACTGCCCCAGCTCATGGCAAAGTTGCCCATGACGGCTGGGAACACCAACCAATCGTTGCCTAGGTTGTAGTACAATTCCTCAGAATTTTCGTTGAGATAGACATTACCGTCGCTGGTCATGGGCAGGGAGGGCAGCTGATGAAACGAGTTGATGACATTGATTTGATCAATCTTCAACTTCTCAATGGCTTTGGCTGCGATCATCAAGGTTTGTGGATCACTGGTTTGATTCAGTGATTTTTGTAATTCTATGATCAGGTTTGATATTTTCATTATTCTTAGAATCCTTTGACATCGGTAAACAGCGCAATGCTGTTGTGAATGCCACCAGCACTGATCTGACTCCAATGGGTGAAACCACCGACGACACTCACTGGTGAGCTTCGGTTTGTCGCAGAAGCATTGCCCAATGATCCTCTGATGTTGCAGCCCCAGCCCCAGGCCACGCCGTTGGCGATGCCTAGGCTGTGAAAGCCACCAGCACTGACCTGACTCCAGTTGGTGATACCACCTATGACACTCACTGGTGAGATTTGATTGATCGTTGTACCATCGCCCAGCTTACCACTGAAATTGTAGCCCCAGGCCCAGGCCACTCCGCCGGCGATGCCCAGACTGTGGGTGCCGCCAGCACTGACCTGACTCCAGTTGGCGATGTTGCCCACCACCGACACTGGTGAGCTCTTACTGACAGTGGTGGCATCGCCCAGCTGTCCCCGGAGATTGCAGCCCCAGGCCCAGGCCACTCCGCCGGCGATGCCCAGACTGTGGTAACCGCCAGCACTGACCTGGCTCCAGTTGGCGATGTTGCCCACCACCGACACTGGTGAATTGCAACTCACCGCTGTGTTATTCCCCAGCTGCCCCCGGGCGTTATTCCCCCAGGCCCAGGCCCCTCCGCCGGCGATGCCCAGGCTGTGGCCGCCGCCAGCACTGACCTG